ACGCGAGAACAGTTGGAAACGCGGGTTCTCGAAGAGAATTGTAAAAGTTTTGTATTCGCACATGAAATTCGTGTAAATCTACTTTTTTTCTATTAAACTCATTTACTTGTGTACATCGGCTCGTATATGTACTTAGCCGAGAGAAAAAATCTCAACACAGAAATAACTCCTCGTGGAATGTGACCAGAGGGAGCAACAGAAAAACTGCCCCCTACGAGCCAGGACACATGGAGGAATAGCCACCTGTCACGACCCAAGAGGGATACCCGAGTGTAAATGGGTGTTAATGGGTGTTAGTGAGTGTTTTTTGGTGTTAGAGTGGGCAGAGAGCTGGGAGACAGAGAGCAGAGAGCGCTGATATACTACTCTATTCTTGTATAACAGAAGCGTGATCGTGAGTGTGAGCTGAGGTGTATGTTCTTATAGTAGATGATGCGTCTCTCGTTATAGTGGCGCTGTCTCTTCCTTTAAGCTTGACCGCTCGTCATCTTGTAGCGTTTTTTGATATTAGCCGCGCCGATTTTGTGATTTGCTTTTACCAGATCACCGACTTTCATTCTTCGCTCTCCCTAAAAAGGTGTTAGGCAACCAGACCACCTAACTGACTGTTTCCAGTCCCACCCGCAGATTAGCAATCATGGAGTTTATCCCTCTCCCGCTTCATCCTTACAATCGGGGTAACTTCATTTTATAATAGAGTGGCAGGATTTTTACCTGCAAGCGACCAAGTATTCCCTTTTAAGACTCTTATTCCTTGGTCCGGGTCGTATATCATCTCAGTAGAACCCTGCGTAATACCGCCTCACTCTATTTGTTACAATTATACTCCATCTGGGAGCAAATGTTGACATTTTGTTCCACTTATTTTCTCAACATAACTATCTGGTTCCAAAGTTGTCTCCCCGTGTGCCCAGTGAATAGTCAATCGGTCTTCAAAGTAATCATTATAGGTTTTGTAGAAGTTTTCTTCTACTTTGAGTACTATCCCAATCCCTACTTCGTTTTTAGAGTATTTGTGCTTTGCTTTTACCAGATCACCGACTTTCACTCTTCGCTCTCCAGTTTTCTCGCACACTCAACAGAACAGTTCAACATCGCCAATAAACTATTCCCGCCTGTATAACCATTTCCCATATCAATTCCGAGAGCCTCGGCAGCCTTGAATAAAATTGATTTTTCCAGTTCTTTACGAGTTGGAAGTTTGAATGTTTTTCCACACACTTTGCATTCTTGATATAGAATCTCAATGTTGTTCATTCTTTATATCCTCCTTCGTGTAATCTTGAACCTCCCGGTAAAACCGCACAACGATAAGAATAAATCCTTTCGCCGTCTTCTTCTCTCATCATAATTGGATCTCCAAAAATAAGATGTTTTCCTTTGTGTTTCTCGTTAAGTTCGTTTCTGAATCTTTCAGCGAGTTCTGCTGTTAGTCCAACTTCCGCATCCAGAGCATAATACCTATTGGAGCAAATTTCCTCAACCACTTCTTTGTTTGGCGAGGATTCAAAATCATAAACCTGAGTTATTGCAACACTTGCTTCTTCTTCGTCTGGCTTGAAGTAGGTAAATGCGGGAAGAACACTTGTTTCGTATGTGAAAGTGAGTGGGCAATCACCTTCTTCAAAAAAACCTGATGATTGGAATATCCTGCGAATTAAAGGAAAACAAATGTATGCTAATTGACTTTCATTTACATCTTGGTAAGTAGATAGAATATGTCTTGCTTCATTTTCTAACAATTGACTCATAGAATATTGCTCGTCTTCTGGTAGTTCTTCTAGGAGCCTTGTGTTCTCCCATTTGTTTTTAATGTCCTCAATGTTGTTCATTTTCTTTCTCCGCAAGTTTCTTCAACCACTCTATCTGTTCTTCAACTCTTTCTGGTGTGTTGCCACCGCATAGATAGTCGTCTTTGCCGTCGTTATAACCTTTCTCAAAAGCAACAGGGTCAAATGCTTCTGCTGATGCTGGTCTGCGAACATCGGCAATCCATTTAGCAAAGAGTTCTTCAATAGGAACATCGTGGTATTCTGTGTTTAGTCCTCTGTGATAACCAGCATTATAAGAGTGGTTGCTTTTCATTCTTTATTCTCCAACCAACTTTGTAATGTCGTCGCAGAACTTCAAGATCATTTCAGTTCCCCTATCGTCTTCTGCGAGGTCGGCAAACTCTATCGCTGCTCTTGTGTCGTCTTCCAACTTGTTTATGCGAGAAAGAACACTTCCGTAGAGATAACGAAATTCGTTTAGTTCTTTTTTTAACTCTCGCTGATAATCAAGTCGCTCCTGTGGAACGCCAGTATCAAGAAAATTATGAACTGATAACTCTCGTTGTAGCTCTGTATTCTCTTTTTTGAGTTCTTCTACTTGCTTTTTGAGTTCTTTGATTTCGTCAGTCATTCTCTTCTCCGCAAGTTACTTTTATGTGTCATAGTGCCTACTCCGAGTGGGCGTTTTGCTCATAAAAAGCAACTAAATTAAAAATGTTAGGCAACCAGACCACCTAACTGACTGTTTCCAGTCCCACCCGCTACGATCGGGGTAACTTCATTTATAGAATTGTATTATGGGAGTAGATGTATTTACAAGAGAGGAGTGTTTTTGGAGAGGTTTGTTTAATGAAGAGGCTCTTCGGACCTTCGTGCATGATCTTCACCATCTTGATAACCGTCCCAATACGCATCAACGGCTTTGGGTGGATGAGTGGGAGTTTGTCTAGGTTCACCGTACACAATAGCGTCATTCCATCCATCTTCATAGTGAGGATCTGGATTGGGTAACTTAGGGGATACAGTAGCTTCTCTAATAATTCTTCTTAGTTGTCGCTTTGTGATTTTCATTCTACACTCCGTAATGCAAGTCTACCAAGTGAGGCGCGGATCCTGGTTCTTCATGGCGCATCATTGAATCGATTTCCTCGATCCAGCTAATGAATTCAGGCACTTTGGATTTCTCTACGTCTCTAATGACAAAATTTTGTGGACTCTTGTACTCGATAGGTCCTGAAAAATCTGCAAGACCCGCTTTCACCAGCTTATTTGTTTGCAAACGTACAGCCATTCCGCCGGGCTGCATAGCTTCTCTGATAATCCCTCTAAGCTGTCTTTTTGTGATTTTCATTATTGTCCTCCAGATCGTAAAGATAAATATATCGAGCGCAGCATATAGATATACCAAAAAAGAAGGAGTGGCAGGGTTCTCACCTGCAAGTGACCGAGTATTCCTTTGTTAGACTCTTATTCCTCGGCCCGGGTCGTTTATTGTCTCAGTAGAACCCTGCGTAATACCGCCTCACTCCTGTTGAATTATTGTAACTCAGGTGAGAGCGTTGTTCAAGGTGCTTTGTGCGGTGCTTTGTGAGGTTTCACCGACTTTCACTCTTTACGCAATAAAAGCAGAGAGACTTTTTGTGTTTAGCGACAAATCGATTTTTGCCTGCTCATACAATTTGACCCTTTGCTCTATCAGGTTGTCAACGTAAGCAAACTCAATGTCAGAGGCGCGCAGCTTTCTGCTTTCGCTTGTAACTTTTTGCTCTTTGTATTCACCTTTTACTAGTATCTGATATACTGCGAGGAGTGACATCACGGTAGGCATTACAACTTCGAGGATTTGTGTGATCACTTTCGTCGCCGGTTCAATAACTGGCTCGATGACATTCTTAGCAATCCACTCGAGTCCTTTGCCCACAGCGCCGGCAGCGGCGAGAGCTCCAAGGATTGGACTCACGGTAGCCAGTGCAGCTTTTTCCATGAAACCGCCTGCATCAATTTTCTTACCTAATGCAATGATGCCTTTGATAAGTGACTGAAACCCGTCTTTGAAGAATTGTACAAACTTAGCAGGTTCAAGAATGAGATCTTTGACTACTGGTATTTTACCCATGGTACTTGTGACAGCGCTGAAAGGACTTTGTGTCAATCCAGTCAGTAAGGTTTCAATCGCGGTAGCAACTGTTGCCCCTATAGTCGCATCTGGTATAATAGCCTGAATGAGGTTGCCAATTGTACGGTTCAACTTCTTGAGGATATTCTTGAGTCCCTTTTTTAGTTTCTCCGCTAGCTCATCTACTTTTCCTGTCGCGCCTTTACCAAGAGCTCTCAAGCCTTCACGGATGATTTTTCGAACCTTTTTGTAGAAAGCAGACCAGCTTTCACCATAACTTTCTATTGCGTCACCTATCATTTTCGAGAATTCTGAGAAATTCGTTTGAATAGATGCCATTGAAGAGGTTGCACTAGCAAGGTCACCCGCAGTGAACCCTACATCAATTAAGGTTTCTGCGAAGGGTGCAGCTGGAGCTCCGGCACCAGTTGCGACCAATCCGTATTCAGCGGCGCCTGCTACTGCCCATTGGACGATATTTAGAATCGCACCTTCACCTGCCGTTGCCAGAGCTTCAAGCGCGTCGTCAACAACTCCTTCCTGGACAGTGTACACCATAGGGATATGATGCATGGGTTTTCTCAACTGAACACGGGTTTCAAATAATTCTATGTGCTCCTTTATGAGAAGCTCTTGTGCATAAGTCATAGTGTTTCCATCCTCTATCTAATTTAATTATCTTATAGCTCTGGTTCTTTAATATAAAATATCCCGTCTTTCTAGAAGATTTCAATCTTTGTTCATCAAATCATAACTCAGGTGAGGAGGTTGTTCAAGTACTCACCCGGGATTGAGTCGAGATTCCAGAACTCTTCATTCGGAAGAAAATTTACCATGAGTCTAGTTTTGCGTCCCCTCTGCTTCCTCTAATTGCATTGTCGACACCTCCAGTAGAAAAGCTCTTGGTGCCATTCTCGACCCTAAACCTTCGAAAAAAGTCTAGAGGACTATGAATGATATCAAGGCCGCCCTGCTGAAGGTCGACCCAAGTTTGCTCACCCGTCTCTTCGTTCGTTTCTATCCTTATGTATCCAGCTTCAAAAAGCTGGACTTCTTCTTCTGTCAACATCAGCACCTCCCGCTGTTATGAAGTCTCTTTTCAAGTCTCAGTTCCGTAACGGTGTCGCTTTTGCGTTATGGGATCTCGACACCACAGCGAAGTCGTTGCTTCAACTGCACCGTCCCTAAACACCTTGATAAAGTCTGACCCGGTGGGTCGTGCGTTGATCTCAACGATTACGCCGAGAGACCAACCGTTACAGACGTCGTAAACCTCGACCAGATCACCAACTTTCATTGTAAAACCATCCAAGCTATAGCGCTAAACAAGTACCACGATATGTAAATGAATAGACTTCTGCAAAGAGTCCCCAAAAGGAAGGTCACAGCACTATGACCGGCGTCTTATAATTCCGATGAGAGCAAAAAATCTAGTCATAAGACTCCTTGAAAAATGTAGTTGTTGTTTGTGAAGTGGGTTGGGAGCTTACTTGATAGTATACTCGAAGTTTGCAGTCGACGCGAATGTCGCTATCTCTGTGGCACCGTTCCTGAGGTGGAACTTTCTAGCCATGTCATTGTTTGGAGAGAGTGTTACGATCCTGTCCGCTCGAGGACTCACTATTTGAGAGTACTCCAAGATCTTCTTTATGATCTCTCTTCCTGCGCCGCGGCGGCTAGACCAGACTGTATAGGGTACCCATACAGAGCCGTCTAGGCTAGTCAGGTTGCTCAATGACATAATATCTTGAGGTACGCTAAACGTTCTAGCGATGCAGCAGAAAGCATCATATCCACCGGCAGGATTTCTTAGACCGTATACTTCTCTTCCCGGGTATGTCTTGTAGGATACGCCCAGTTCAGGGCGGACTGGATCACCGTCTTTCCAAAGCTCAGGACGGTTGGTAACAATTTCAAGACGGTAATCACTCATATTCTATTCTAATCTTAAGTATGCTGTTTTACACTGCTGGTGGCATCTATTCTTCACTAATCACCTCGATTAGATCGCGGCCCGGACTTAGAATATGAAGAGCTTCACGCTCAACACAATACATCTGATAGGTTGACATCGGATCGTCGTCGTGAGCAACCTCGACTAGAAAACCCGAATACCAAGTATCATCATCCGGATACTGAACTCTTACCAAGTCACCCACTTTCACTCTTCACCCTCTGAGACGAGGGTGATCTCTTCATCAGCACAATAAATGATATGTCCACCGTGAAAGTTCATCAAGACCCACTCCCACTCCCACTCCTCATCATCGCCGGGATATGCTCTGTCGATAATCATGTACATCTCATCAGCACTAGACCCCACAAACCGGACGATGTCACCAATGAGATGTATCACTTCATAAACTCGACGATAATAGGATACATGGTGTACCCGAGTAAGATACCTGCGCCAACGGTGATAGCGTTAACGGTGGTAGCGATAACGATGTCCCTTACCTCTTCTTTCACCATTCGGTGCTCCATCCTTGGATAATGTATTTTGTGGCAGCGATACCCTCATCCTCAGAGGATGAGTCAGATTCCTTGACCCTCCAACTTCGAAGGTCTAGCTCCTCAGCGATCTGCCGTGCAAGCTGGTGGGGGTCGGAAGTGTCTCCGAACTTGATCGTGAATGATACTGTTTCCATTCCACTCCCGGGAGTATTACTATTATACAACAGTCAATGTTCTGGTTACACGATTATCAGTAATTCGTCCTACACTCATAATCGATGCAGCAGACAGACACCAGCTCGCAATTATCAGTAAGCAAGTCTTCTGAGGTCGAGCACTGCTCTTGTGGAAGTTCTTCAGATGGATCGCAGACGACAGCGATAGTGCTCAGCTGGTTGTTACAGTACAGTACAGAATGCGTATACTCTTCATGCTGCGGTGAACAGTCTTCATCTACAGATAGCTCCATATGATCGCCACACCCAGCGAGAAAACCCAGAACCAGAATCAAGGTGCTGGATTTCATCGGGCTCTCCTAATCGCAACTTTCTCTGTTGGTGCATTTTGAGGGTCATCCCTGTCTCGCCTTTTGAGATAATCTTCTATCTCGAACAACTTATAGACAACATATAGGTTGGCTCCAACAGAAAAGAGACATAACAAAATGAATGCAGGTATGTTAGACATAATCAGTACTCCTCACTTATTTTTACCTCCAAGTCCTTTGTTTCTTTATGATTCATAGTACCATACTTGTTGGTAGGTTTGCACGATTTTAAATTTTTTTGTTACTAGTTGTCAGCTTCTTCAACTAGTTCAAGGTCTTGAACCCACAGAACATTTGTCTTTCCGTCTTCCCACAATACAGTAGCAGAAGGAAGCGATGTATATACCGAGTCCCATTTCGGAGTGTGTAGTTCAATAACGATACCAGACCGGTACTTTATGTCCCACACTTTCGTAGAGCCAGATACATGACCATTGGCTTTAACGATGCTTCCGAGCTTGATCTCATCGCCATTCGTAGTCTTCAAAGTCTTCTCCGCACTGTTCATACATCCAAGCTAACGCAGCCTCTTCTTCATCTTTGTCTAGAATGTCAATGCGGTGAAATTCACCGGTACCCGGGATCTCAAATTGTAGGGTCACAGGATACCACTCTTCGTCGGACACCTCAAGCTCTTTATCTTCCCAATCGTCTTCCATCTTATCTTCACTTTCAATCTTCTTCATGGTCTGTGATAACGTAAAGGTTCCAAGCTGAAAATATCTCGATGCCCGCATCTGTCAAGACGTGTACGAAGTGTCTCCCGCCCTCTCCAGTTTCGTTAAATCCGATGACGACACCAAGAGGCGAATCCTCGGTATCAGAGGAAGGCGAGCTCGCGTATAGACCGACATAATCACCAATCTTCAAGTTCTTTTACCCACTATTATACGAGCTGTTCATGGAAGCTCCGTGAATCCATCTGATCGTGACGCTATTATCACAGCTTCAAGACTCTTATATTTCGTGCCTCCGGTAAAGAAAGCTTTCTTTGAGCCTCGAGTCTTTCTGTAAGTGATAGGTTTACCATCAAAAAGTAAGTCAACCCAAGTCTGAACCCCTGCTACCCTTTCAACACAGATATAACCACTAGCCAGAAGCGTTTTTTCAAATGCATTCAAGGGATGTGTGGTTTTTAGCACTCTGTTCTATCCAGTTAGATTATAGAGAAAGACATCGGCTTGTACAGACATCATAGCGGAACGCTACTGGTCGTTGCCAGAACGGGAAGCTCTAACTCTGATATTTCATCTAGACTCTGGAGCAGACGAATTTTCCCAGGATTCCTATCCATAACGGATCTCATTTTCCATCTGGCTGGTGTCGTCCAGTATCCTTTCACTTCTAAATAAATGTCATACTCTGGGAGGTAAAAGTCAGGGATGTAGTTTCTAGTCTGCGCTTTCTTATCAATGTATTGTAGCTTTATGTCTTCGGTTCGTTCCCACTCGACATTCAGCTCGTCTAGTTTTTCAGCACACTTAACTTCCCAACTGCTATCCATCTGGATAACTTTCCCATCGCTAACTCGAGTGTAGTTGACCTTCTTTATCGACTTCCAGAGCTTCGACTTTTTTTTCTTTCGGCGAGCCATGGTATTAAATATGGTTTACTTAATAAATTTTGGTTCTGGCGTACGCTATCGCCTTGCTGACGATCGCTGTCTGATATGTCTCTTTTATGTTCTCGTGGTGGATTGTGAAGTAGCGCGCTCCGGCGGCTTCTGCCTTTGTCGGCGCGAAATGTCCTAACTCTTCCACATACATATCATACTCTTCAGTGTGATGATAGATGTCTGGTCCGCCTTCAGTCATGTCAGCCCATGTCTGGGTGCCTGTTGTGTCTGTCTTTACGCAGATATATCCTTGGTACAATAGCGTGTTCTCATGTTCTTTTCTTATGTAATCACTTTTAAGCAAGTCTACTTACTCCTCTTGTCCCATTCGACGCATGCAGACGCAATCTCCCAGAGCAGCACATCATCATAGGCAGCTCCGAAATGTTCGCCTCTATACCCAGCCCGAAGTAGGTCTTCAAAAACACCACCGAGATGTCTACGTATAACTTGCAGACTTGCTTCAGCTAGGGGTGGACCTTTCTGTCTGATATATAAAACCCCCGCTTTTTCACTAATAATCAGGCCTACGTTTCGTAAAGAAATAGGCTTCCAATTCCCTTCTATCGCACACCAGAAATAATCCCCTTCTAATAAAGAGTGACCAGACAGCACTTGTTCCCACCCTTTCGGTATACGACTTGACGGTACTCGCATCATTAGTCACTTTTGGGGCTGAGGACTGCCCGTATAGGATACTCATAGATTATATCATTCGAACTCTTGTATTTCCCTCTACTCGTGACAACGATGTTACCAGCCTCATTATGCTGGATTTCTACTTCATAAGACGAGCCATGTCTCAACTGCGTTTCTGGAATCAAAACACCGCTTTCTATTGGTTCATTGGAGAGGTGGATAGAGATAAACTCGCTCATTCCTTCTTGGGCCGCTGTCCTTGCATACTCAACCTCAGCAGCAGATTGTGACGTCGCAGAATGAGCCTCGAACCTGTTGGCGCCCTTTATAAGTAAAGCCGCGTAGCATAACATAAATACTGAAGCGAGCGCAACAAATATCTTAGTTTCTCTTAGATTAAAGCTCATGGCTTCCCCATTAGTAGCAATAGCCACCAGAAAAATTATATCTTGAAATCACTGGATTGTATAGCTGGCTTGACATATTACCATTATACGAAGCTTCTTCCATCTGTACAGAAGAGCCTGCGTTAAGGCAGATCTCATCGAGTATAGACATGAGATCATCATACATCTGCTCAGAGTTAGAAGATAATGGGAACAGTCTTCCACCTGTCGGGTCTACATAATCGTCCCACCTCGAAAAAAAGTATCTTTGTGTGAACACATAAAGTGTAGTATCTGGTGATCCCTCGAGGGCTGCTATAGCTTGTTCGCTAGTCACTTTCGGTACGAGGAAAGACTGATCCTCCTCGTCTGTAAACACTACGATAACCCTGTCAGCGTTATGTCGCCAGTTTATTCGAAAGTCTTGTAGACTCGGAATCGATCCGGCGTCAGAGAAACCATTGAACCACTGTGCGGTTGACAGGTCATAAGTCATGTTAGATGAAATAGTCGCGACAGAAAGCAGCAGCGCGTCAATTAACATTTCATGGGTTGCTCCAGTCTCAAAAGCACCAGCTGCAGAGAATGCAGCGATAAAATCTGAGAATGATGTTATGTCAGTTTCTAACCTCAGGTATTGTTTAGCCTGTGAAGGATCTTGACCTTCTCTTGGAAAAATCCGAGGTCCGGTTATTAATCCCCATTTTAACTTACCCTCTGCAGCGAAATGGTTTGCAAATCTATTCATCGCCATCTTTACAGCGTTGATCTGGTATGCCATAGATCCAGACCAATCAAGAATGAAAAGAATGTCTGTGTCTGGAATCTCTCGACCAAAGTCGGTAACACCATCGCAGTCATTATCACTACCGTCGCAAATCTCTCTGCTGGGTACGATCTCACCTGCACAAAAATCGTGAACAAAACTGCCGGCTGTTGTTTCTCCGTACCAGCGACCTTGTTCGCAGACTTGACTACCACCTCGACACACACCTACCCCTATAGTATCTTGAGGACCAGAATAGCAAGGCTTGTTTAGTCTCTCATCGATTAAACCGTCACAGTCTTCGTCGAAGTTATTACAAACTTCTGGATTAACAGGCATTCCTGCGTATCTGTCACAAGTGTCTGGCTCATCATGCTGGACTATCTCTGCCGGTAACCAAGCGCACAAAGCGAAGCAGTCAGACATTCGAGTTGTCAAGCAGTCTTCATCTTCACACTCGCACGTCTTGAATCCCATCCCACAAGTTAGTGGTGGTTCCATACAGGGTAGCAACGCGCCGACCATCTCAGGTGGGCATCCGCAATTAAGCTCTTCATCAATCAAACCGTCGCAGTCATTATCGAAGCCGTCGCAGATTTCTTCGGATGGCTGTCTTGCTGTACAACCCACCCAGGCTCCGTTTTCACAAACCTCTACACCACGCTCACATGTAGTGACACATGCTTGAACCAGATCTTCATCAACAAGACCATCGCAGTCGTTATCGAGCCCATCACAAGCATCTTGGGGTAACAATCCACATTGACCACATTCATTCAATTGGTGTTCGTCTATTTCGCCATCGCAGTCATTATCTTGGCCGTCACAGATCTCGTCCGCCAAGACACAAACGACGCACTGTCCATAGTCTAACCTTCCCTTGTCACAACGCACCCTCTGAGTGCCCGGGTTACCATCCACCTCACAATCATAGAAAACTGTAAAGTCTTCGTCTATGCCCGGTGGACAGTCAAACATATGGTTACAAGAACTTTCGTAGATAATTTCTGCCGGAGGACATGATTCATCAATGTTTCTATCACACGGTACATAGTCAGTATCGCAGATGTCTAAGACAGCATCTTTTGCCAAAACTTCAGTACCTCTAGGAGGGCAGTACCATGTTTGATTTTGACAGCATCTGGGGTGACACTCACAGTACATATCATCGGTGTTCTGGATGTCGAGACATGGATCAATGAACATATCTATAGAGGCGTCTTGAACTGTGACTATCATTACATCTGCAGCACTGCTGTCATCTTGAGTGATAGTCCTTACACCAGAGTCGACGGTCATCTGAGAGACTTGATCTTCTGAGCACCCGATAGCAGCAAGAAAGAAAAATGAAGCTGCTAGTCTTCTGTTGGTCATCTCCCCCGAATCTTTCAGTCCAGCTTTTCTGGACAGATACAGGCGGCTAGCTTTCTGTTCAGCCGCGCGTTTTCATTCTCTAAAGCTACTCCGTAGTTTATTATTGGTCCGCACTGCTTCTGTACGTTCTCTATGCAACTGCCCAAGCCTTCTTTGATCTCGATATTTTCTTTCAAAAGAAAGAAGATCGCCGAGGTTGAGATGATCGCGGTAACGCTAAGAAACCATAGTTTTTTCATAACTTTCCTTCTCTCAAGTTAGTGAGGTACCTCTTGCACATCACTTTCGTGGAATTTCTCAACCCGACCGTCAAGACAAACCACGATGTCGTTTCCTAAACAGAAAGTTTCTCCCTTTAGAGTGAGAGGCACAGTCCGCTTAATATCCAGTACTAATCCAATCCCACGTTCCTGGAAGACAGGAGGATCAACACAACCAAGGCGAACCCGAACATTGACTAATTCTCCAACTTTCAAGCTTCTCCTTTATTGGGCAAACAAACTACCAAAAACTACCAACAAGTAAGCTACAGTTACAACACTAGCAATACCGAACTCTTTATAATTTAAACTCATCTTACTCTCCTCTATCTACATTTTCGCACTGAACTGTCAGAACTTCTATTTCACTTACAATCGTTGGTGGGTAAGTCTCTAAGGTTGTTACCCATGCTTCTACCTCATACTCATATGATTCTTCAAGGTGACGACAGTATACATTCTTGAGGCCTACCAGACCCTCTTGAGAATCCACCAAACCGCTCTCGCCGTGGACGATGTCAACCCTTTCGCAGTAAGAAGAACTTTCTTCACATTCTTCTTGTGTGGCATGAACAGGAGAAAGGATGTCATCAAAGCTTACCCACTCTTCATAGTCACTCCGAAAGTGCACTCGAAGCAGTTCGGGATTATGATCCCCAACATCCACCATGAACGCTCCGACTTGAGCGTATATCGTATGAATGTCTTCGCTGGTTTTAAGAGAAGAATTCATGAAATGAAAATCTCCGTTCGCTTTAAGGTTCCCTATATCAAGAAGAAAATCTACATAAGGAAGATTCTGAGTTGCTACATCATGATCTTCAATCAAAGATTCTTCGCTAACTGTAATATCAGGGTTTTCTCCGCATGCAGCAAGAATAATAGAAGTGAGCAATAGATAGTTTTTCATACTGACACCTATCCTTCGTATTTAGTCATTCGGTCTACGATGTAGCCAGTGAAGATATAACCGTCGTCATGTTTGACATTAGCCATCGTACCACCGTCGTAAAGTTCTACCACTGTGAATTCTGGCTTTGAGCCCTTCTTACGATCTGCCAACCGGGGAGCTCTGTAGTAAACTCTATCTCCAACTTTGATCTTCTTGGTCATCTTTGACCTCCTTCCTTGTGGTTGCTATCCTTTATATTTTTATAGTACCACGCCAGGGAGTCGTTTGCACGATTGTGTAATTTTTGTTAAATTAAATTTCAATCGTGATCGTGCTGTTACCGACAGCCTTCGACTCAAACTTTGCTGACCAACCTGACAACGCATTGACTTGTCCTTCGTTAGCCGACCTCAAGTTATCTACTGTAGTATAAAGACGTGCTGTCAAAGTTGTATAACCTCGTTTGTGATCGTACTGTTCTGTGCTGAAATCGATAAAGTCGCAGAAGTCATATGCATTCTCCTTAATCTTTTCTAAACAGTAGCTGTCAAATTCGTACGAACCGCGCTCGTAGTCTTCCAGCATGTCCCAGTCCCGAAGTGTCTGAATCAGGTCTTCTTCAAACTTAATACCGGAACGAGATGCCTCCACCAAGCTCTCGATCACAGTTGTCTCCTCCATTACGGTTTCGTCTTGAGTGTCGTTGTAGTGAATAACATCCGCGCCATCCTCCATGAAGAGTTCGACTCGGGTATCACCCGATACCTCTGTTTTGTCGAAGGTATTGTTCAGTTTCTCTCGTCGACTAACTGCAGTCGAGACTAGAGCTAGCTCCTCAAAACTACATGGAGTGCCGCTTCGATACGGATCCAGCCAGATGCGCGCACCTACCCCTTGCTGAACTGATATCTCGTACACAGTACCTTCCGCATCTGTGCCGATATCTCCGTTATGTGTTACTTTTGCACCAACCTTAAAAGGTTCTGCTGCTTTGATCTTTGCCATTCTTGCTGCGAAATCTGTACTCATTATCTTAACCCTTGTCGTCGTTGACGTGTCTTTGGTTCTTTGTGGTCTTTCCACTGTGCATAGTATTCTTTAGTTTCTTCTAAGATCTCAAGGTATTCAGCGTGTGTGATGTCCCCCCTGTTCATTCTAATTTTTAGCAAGCTCTTTTCTTGTTTCAGCGCTTTGCCCTTCTTGCGATAAAAGCTGTCGAGCAGCGTTTCTTTTGTCCAAGCCATTACATGACCTTTCAATCAGTTCACTTTCTGTATTTACGGAATCGTTTTATAGTTGCTGTTTTATTATAGAGGCGGGAATGAGAGTTTACAGATTAATGTTTGCTTCGGGCAACTAGAGGCAGAATCATGAATAGGAACATGAAAAGTGAAGGAGCAGAACTAGCGGTGGTGCAGCCAGATCCATTAGAGTATATAGTTTCAGTGGGCGGCGGCGCTTCTGGAGACTCTACGCTCTGGCCCCCATCAAAATAATCCCATGACATATCTCTAAGCCCGCTAAACTCATCCTGCTGCGTCTCTTGAGCTTCCTTTGAAGCCTCAGAGGCTACGGGATCGCTCTCTCCTCGTGTTTCAGACATCATCGAAGGAGCGTCAATGTCGACCTGATCAGGCTCAGATTGCTCATCTGGAACTGGCAAGACGGGAAATTCGTATCTCTTTCCTGGGTTCTGCTCTGGCTCTTCCTCTGGCTCTTCAGGCGTTACGATTTCGTAGAAGGGTCGATTTATCATGATGGGTCCGATGCTTAAACCCACTTCATGGTGAATTGGGTTGTACCATCCCGTATCGAAATTTGAAAGAATCTTGATTTCGTTGAGTGTAAACATCTCTCCTTCTGCAACTTGAATGCTGAGGAAATACTCATGGTAAGCCGACTGTTCATCTCGAGCAGAAAGGTTTAGGTACATGTCCCAAGCCATCAGATCAGCTCGTCCATCAACAAAGATCTCCCACTCCCAGAGCGTAATGTTGTACTGGGTCTTAACACTGTACTCTTCATTAGCGAACCCTTTGATTTGTACTTCACCCTCTGCTTCTACATTACCCTCTTCGTCAAGCTGATATTCACCGTGGGCGACTGCGGCGCCTTCAGACTCAATACCCAACCCATACTCATTCTTAAGTGTGACTTGCCCATAAGCATCGATACCATACGTTTCAAAAGGGATGGACCAGTCCCACCTGAACGCACCTTGTTCAAGGGATATATCAGTATGGGCTTCGACCGACATCACCGGATGTTCCCCCCAGTCCTGCCACTGGTCTGTCCATAACCTACACTTGACTCCATCCGCCCACGAAAACGGAGCCCATTGGCAATCATCGCCAGGAGTGACTCTCGTCTTGATAACGGCAACATAGAAATCAGAACCACGATCAATTGAGGATTCGAACCAGAAGAATTCGATGATAGCATCTACTGTATTTCCGTACTGGTCTGAATTTCCCGCATACAGAGTGTTACCCTCAAAAAATGCGTAGGGATCTGTTTCTCCGTCCGGATCATTGATAGGCTCAAAATCAAAAAAGAAGACGTCGGTGTCTCCCTCTAATATTGTAGCTCCAGAATATGACGTCTCACTGTCGCTGATATCCTGTGAATATGCGGGGAACGTAAGAGAACTAAGTGCAATAACACTAAGAAAAATGAACCTCATCGTCTGTCCTTTATAACGGCAAGCTGTTAAGCTCAAGCCGTGTTGATGTCTGCCCTCCACCCGATTACAAACTTAGGGGTTCCGGGAACTGTGTTTAATTATTCACTAGACATCTACAATATCAATCTTCAGCTCTGTTGTTTGTCTCGCATTCTTTAGTCCAACCGCTAGCTTTGCGATTATGGTCTTAATTTGCTCTCTTGACTCCTCAGTATCTTGAGTTGCAAAGTTGACCCAGTCGAGCGTCCTTATAAGTTTTTCAACTTCATCCTTTGTAAGCGTAATCTTCATTTTTGATAACTTTCTTGATTCGTGTTGAGGGAGCGCTTTAGGATCGACACATCAAAAGCGCCGAGCTTGGTTTTACCAGCCAACTTCAAGGGGGTTGCCTCGGGATTCTTCTCAAACCAAACTCTCATTTCTTGTCGGAATTTTCCAGGTCTCGTCACAACGATATCATATACCGCCGCTTCCTTGGGCCCCAATAAAGTCGTAATACTCTGATCCTTCTGCTTTGTAAACACGACGTCATAAATCTTCTTACCTGTGATCACTGAGAAAACAGTCTCATCGGCTCCCACTTTTTTTCTCATAATCGCGAGCATTGTAAGAAAGTCATAGACTTCACTCTTTGACTTTGTCACATAGGACTTGGGATTTTTATGAGGCCTTGAAAGCTTCACTTTTACATTGTTCACAGCGGTAAAAAAGAGCTCAAATTTAATGACTCTGCTGGGCTTTCTATATACTATTTCTGTCTTCTTCGGTGAATCCTCAGGAGATAACCACGTTGCCATCTTGTTATCAACAGCGTATAAGCTACCCCACTTATCATTAGTCTTCATCTCACCATACAAGCGTTCCTCAGAAGTGTATAGTGTAGCATCTCCAAAGTCGACGTTGAGAACTTTTATTTGATACTCTAGTTTTTCAGCACCGTTAGCAAGAGAAGAAAACAGTAGTACCAAACCGCCTACGATCATAGACAATTTATTCATGAGTCCCCCTTATTGAGTAACAGAGTCACACTCGGGCAAATTTTTATAATCTTTTTTAATCTGCTCCAGAGTCGAATCTATCCTGTCTTCATTTTCACGCATTCTCTTCGTAAGAGACGCGTACTCAACAAACTCTACCAGCGCTGCTATTTCTTCGGTTGAGAGCTTCTTTCTATATTTCGGCATTTTGTTTTTGCCGTTTTCAATATAGTCAGTTATGACATCTCTTGATTTTGCCCCAACAGCCGAGAATAAGTCGGGGGGAGCCTTGAGCTTTAGCCCAATCTTTGTCGCTTCTCCGTCGACGCCATGGCATTTCTTACAATGCTTATTCCAATTATCGTCTACAGTGTTTATCACATCTGCATGTGCAACTTCGGCGCCTGCACACAGCGCTACTATCAAAAATGCTATTCCTCTCTTCATAATTGAGTATAGCGATTTGACAACTCTTGTTCACGTTTTTTTTCTAAATTTCTAATAAGGCGCTGAATATACCACTCTGCTTTCCTTAGGTCTTCAAGCGGTTCGCCTTTGAAACGATGTCTTGCGACATACTTTATGACGTTGCCTTCAGAGAAATTGAGATCCCAATCTTCGATAGCGTCAATTACTTCTATCTTCCCCTTGTTGTAGTGGGAAGGGTGGTCTACCTTTTCTTTCTTCATGCGTCACCGGTTCTATAGGATCAGCTTTAAGCTGACAAAGCAAGTTACAAAAAATCTGGCCCAACGTACGTGAGCCCTGGGGCATCTCTTCACCGCAGAAACTACAAAAAGGCTCAGTTTGGCAATTCATCTTCTTCTCTGGCTAAATCTCGTTTTCCAGCTTTTTCTACGAAAGCAGAGCGCTCTCTTATGACATTACCTTCATACAAGATGTCGACGTGACCGAAGAGCTTATTGTGCTCTATCAGAACACCGACTTTAGACTTCGGGGTAGTTGACCAGTCGTTAACATCAGCTAAATCACCCCACTGGTGAAACCTCACTAAGTCGCCGGGCTTCATTAGACTTCCCAAGTGACGGTATTTTCCTTCACGACGTAAGGGTCATCTTCTTCGTAGGAAATGATTACTACACTTTCTGGTTCTGGGTGGTCATTCTCTGGAGGTCTAGAGTAGCTGTCTGGAACGATTACCAGCCGCAAAGCTGGTCTGCCGTCGGGAGTAATTTCAACAATCGTATCGTGTCTCATGTGGCCTCCTTAGTGATTTGCCCTATAATATAAAATATAAAAGAAATAGTAGCAGATTACAAACTATCTTCCAAAGACTGCTCTCATGGGATATGAGAATAAAGTCATACCATTCTTTTTGTATTTTCCCGTGCTGACTACCAAGAGTGTTTGTTGATCGATCCAAGTCGCGATGACTTCATAGGTAGTGTTATTTGATAGGCTAGTCTCTGGTATCACGAACCGATCAGACACGTCAGAGTCAGACAGGCCGAGAGCAACAAAATGGTTGAGGCCTGATTGCGCTGCTGCCCTTGCTAAAGATATTTTGCGGGTGTTGAGTACAATCTGTTGATCTGTGTTCACCATCGACCAAACTAGATATGCACCAGACACAATCACTGCCGCTAGAAATAATACGGTCACTAGCGCAAACCCTTTACGGCTCAACAGATATCATCCTTAGCCGTCGTGGGACGCCGGGAACATTGCCAGAAGTATTCAATCTAAGGTTTCGATTTATCCATTCTAGAGTCCGCTGCTTACACTGGTCTAGAGGATTATTTCGTGCGCACTCCCTCTCGGCGGGCTTTACGAATTCGCAATAGCATCGAAGGTTATTAGATAACTGTTGGTCTGGCGTCAGGTGGACTTGCGGAGGAAGAACCTGATCTGTTCCTGGTAACCAGCGAGGGCATTCAACGGCAGGTAAGCTGGCCAACAACAACACCAGCGACGCGGTCATCGCTCTTTCATTTCTAGGATAATACCTTCTTTGAAGCCGCCACGCCTCAACGCTTTTTTCTTAGCGGCAGCTTGCGCTTCTTCTAATGAGACGCCTGTAATGTTGAGAAGGGTTTGAAACACTTCGTACAGATCACCCGCTTCCTGCTTCACATCTGAAAAAGCGATCGCATCAGTTAGCTCTTTCGCTTCTTCAGTCAGCTTCTTTATTAGAAAGCTTACATGCTCTGTCTTGCTATCGACATACCGCCATTTACAGGAGTTACCTGATTCTTGAATAACAGCTGGAATGAAATCACGGACTAACTTTTCCACTTCACCTCACTCATAAAGCTCTGAAATTTTTCTGACTGTTGTATTAGGACTCTTTCTTTCTGGGCACAGGAAGTCTATCACAAGAGTTACATCATCGCTATGAATATCCCATGTCGCCCTAGAAACTGTTCCTTCCACAACATGGCTCTCTTTGCTTCCTGCTGGACGGTACCTAAATTTTACCGGGACTTCTCTTAGCTCGGCACCTAAGCTGTTTTCGATCAATTGCATCTCACGCTTGACTTTTGACTTGTACCGTTGCTGTATAAGATCTAGAATCGCTCGCGACACGTCCTATCCTTTCTTTTTATCCTCGTATAAGAACTCGAAGTTTTCTATGATGTCAGTCGCCACTCGGTAGGAGACAGCCTCTTTGCAGGAGTCTGAATCCAGATTTAACTGGTTTCCAGAGAAGTCATCCAGCGCGGCTTTAATAATCTTTCTAATCTCTTTATGGAACTCTGTATTGGTCATACGACATCACCCCTTGCCTTTCTTCTTTTGAATAGTAAAGGCAAGGGGTGAGTTGTTTATGAATCAAGAAAGTGTAAGAGTACCAGCGTCAGTTTCTACAGAAACCGTCCACTCTGAACATGCAGGGTCAATTGCTAAAAAGTTCTCAACTGGAACCTTGACAGTTGCAGTCAGCGTCGTAAACCCACGCTTGTGATCGTATTTCTCAGTAGAGTAATCTACAAGCTCTACATCGTAGAAGTTTTCCTTGATCGTCTCTACAAGGTAAGACTCGAAATCAAATGAGCCCCGCTCATAATCCTCTAACAGGTCTTGATCACGCAAATTCTGAATAATACTTTCGCCCTGCCACGAGTCTCGGACATCGAGCCCCTTTGTTAGAAGAAGGGAACAGAGAGTTTCAACGACGTTAGTCTCTGATAGCGCTGTCTCAATTTCTGTCTCGTTAAAGTGGAAAACGTCAGCACCCTCTTCGTAGGTGAGAGTTACGAAAGTGTCAGTAGCGACGTTGAGGTTCTTGATCTTATCTGCGAATGATGTCATGTGTTTTTTCTCCTTTTACACCAAAGCCCGAAAGGCATTTCAATAATAGTCTTGCAGGTCGGGCTTTACAGACATTTAATACGTTCTTGGCTTATGGTCTTTGTCGATCGCAACAAATACTACTTTATCGAATAGCGCCACAAGAGAATTAAAGGAAGTGATGTTAATAACTTCTGCCTTGAAGGTAATACTTGTTTTGCCACCTCTCACGATGTGGAATGAGACTTCTAAAATGTCACCAGCTTTTGCAGTGGAGACGAACTCTATCTCACCAATAAATCTAGTTGCACAAACACCCTTCGTAAGCATGCGAGCTTGCATTCCGCACGCCTCATCTACCCACTTCATCAAAACGCCACCGTGCAGAGTACCGTGAGCATTAAGGTCAGGTTGTGTTACGAGGTATCTGTTGGTGTAGATCACTTTTACGCCCCTACTCGTATTTGATCAGCTCGTAGATGTTACCCCATGGGTCTTTCTTATATTGGGATATTGACCCATCTCTGTGTAGGGTCCCACTCTCGAGGTCTGGCACATCAAACGCAAAATGAGGCGGATGTTGGTTTTTGACGACGAACGCTAATTTGATATTTTCAAACTGAACGATTCCCCAGGTATCGTCGACATATAACGGTTCTGCAGAGAAGTTTTCTATGTACCACTCAGCTGCCGCTCTAGGGTCTTCAACTTGTAGCGCTATGTGGTCAACCTTCATCGTCTTCCGAGCCACTGGACAACATCCAGAAGCGCTGCTAGTGCGTCTTCATCACTCATCCGGTGGTTATCACCGACATCCATGACTTTCACTCCCCACTCTTCGTTTAGATACTCACTATCTGCATAGGGAACTATAGCATCATTTTTCGAGTGTAGGACAATCGTTTTCTGCTGCTCACATCTAATGTCCCAAGCTTTACGCTGATTTTCATTCATGAATCGGCGCCAAGCTGGAGCGATCAAGACGACAGCAGCACCACAAGTATTAACACTCATAGCAACTGCTCCGCCTCTCGACGACCCAACTACAACATCAGGACTCTCTTTGTCAATAACATCTTGCGCAATTTGGACAGACTCTTCGAAGCTCTCTCTGGGGAGCCCCGGGTTGAGAACCTCACACCCATTTTCTTTTAAAAACCTGGCTTTCGTTCCACCCGGCTTCGATTCAAGTCCATGCAGAAAAAGTACTTTCATGTTAACTCCTAAGTCAACCCTTTCTTATAGTACTATTATATACAATTCTGCACGAGTTTGCAGGTATATCAAAAATAACTATCAGCTTAGTCCCTGGATCACCAGATCGTGGATTTTGGGGTCAACTTTCTCTCTCCAAGAATCATCTCCCGTTGAGATCTTTGCACGGATATCAGTCGCTGAAATGAACCCAATATCCTGCGGTGGCACGTGTTCAACGATGCCATATCCTACCCCACGTCCGTAATTCACGCTCTCAATGTCGGGGATAGCCATCACAACAACATCCTGATCAGCATATGCAGTCTCAAGCATCTCGACTGTTTGCTCTGTTGTGAATGGGTTCTTTTCATCAGGAGGAATGTCTCTTACACATATTAGGACTGGAACTCCCTCATCCAACTTTTGACCTATTAACCACTTATGACCATTATGTAGTGGTTGCCATCTTCCTACGAACATTGCTCTTCTCATCTTATGCTCCAATCACTTTCATCTCTCTTAATTCTTTGATTATTAAATCTACACACTCTTGAACTGTCAACACACTTGTGTCAACAACAGTAGTGTTCTCTCTCTCCAGGTCCGGCGCTTCATAGGGAGCGTCAATACCTGTAAAACCTTTAATCACCCCGGCCCGAGCTTTTTTATACAATCCTTTTGGGTCTCTAGATTCGCAAGTTTCTAGATCTGCATGGACGTGCACTTCAAGGAAGTCTTGTTTACTTGCACTTCTGGCAATCGAACGGTCGCTTTCATATGGAGATATAAATGCTGTTATCACGATTGTACCTGCTTGAGCGAAGAGGTTTGCGACTTCACCGATCCGCCTGATGTTTTCAGCCCTATCTTCAGGCGAAAACCCCAGATCTGAGTTTAGACCCATCCTCACGTTATCACCGTCCAGAAGATGAGTTTGTAAACCCATCCCAAATAAAGTGGACTCTAAGGCGTTGGCTATGGTTGATTTTCCTGAACCAGACAGTCCAGTAAGCCAAATCACGCATGGGTTATGCCCATTTCTCGCAGCTTTCGCTTCTGTCGTCACAGTTTCTGAGTGATAGTGCAAGTTCGTTGCTTTCATTTAGTTTGGTTTTCCTTCCCTGTGTTTTCTTTGTCTAGACCGAAGTCAGACAGTCTATACCACACTCTTTCGTGAAAATAATAAAGAGCTGTTTTTGAAACTATTTCGAAGAGGCCTATTGATAATCCCACCAACGCATCGCCGGTCACTATCCAGCTCACAAGCATTGTGTCTAGTGTACCGACAGCCCGCCAGCTTAAAGCCTTAGCCATATGGCGCTTTCTAGATACCACTGTTATCCCCTAACAGGTCACCTTGGTACGGACAGTGTCTGCATCCGCTTCCGCAACAGTGGCCTCGATTTGATAAATAATAACTGGTAAGTACCAGTTTGTTTATAAAGGGATCATGATAGAAGTTAGACTGTGAACAATTAGCTTGAGTATGTAGATCTTCAATCACACTCTGTTGCAAGGTGCCTGATAGATGAAGTACACACGACCCAGTCATGTGGGCTCTGGTGTTTTCAATCATCACCCTCATAATTCACATTGACAACTACGAAAAGTATTCCGCTAGCTATTATCAAACCTGCTAGTACAAGATCTCCAGCGACTTGCCACACGATTAACCACCGTTTCCTCCCGAAGCCTTTGCCTCGTATAACCGCTTAATTTTATCACGATATTTAAGCACCTTCATGCTGTAGTTCTTACCTGCTTTTGTTGGTGGCCGACATCTAAACCCTGAGAAATATCCGCACAGTCCTGTCTGTACATCTCCCTTTCCGTATCTATAGATCCACCAAGCTAGTACCTTAGCTCCCACGCGGACTCCCGTTCGAGGTACTTGAAGCTGTTTGCAGGTATATTTGACTCTCGATGTAGCAGAGCCTCCAGTATATTTCGGCATGACTTGAGTTAGTCCGCACGCGCCGGCGTGACTGACTGCCGTAGTCTTCCAATTAGACTCTACAGTTATCAGTCCCATTAAGAGAAATGGATCGAGATTATTTTTCGTAGCTTCATTGAGCACTTCTGGCATAATATCACATACCTGTTTCTGGCGAGTGTTACTCATGTAGAAGCTTGGGTCTGAAAAGACCGTACACAGAGTCGCTAGTAGCAGACTGGTAGTCATTGTGGTTCCTCCTTGCCTGCGAAAGGCATCACAAGCGGTTCACTGTACATAGTTTCATAGAACTTTGCATACAGGTACGCAGCATCCCTGGTACTGAGCTGCCTTAACTCTTCCAGCCGTTCTTCTGGCATGTTCTCTATTGCACCCATGAGAAACATGGAAGAATACATGAACCAGATCTCTTCCTCTCTGCTAACGCATACAGATTCGTCTGTAGGACAACCATATATGTCGAGACAGTCGCTGATAAACCCTAACATCCATGGGTCTTTGGAGAAGTATCCTGCCTCTATTTTTTTGTCATCACTCATTTCTTGTTGCTTATTCTTTCAACAATCTTGTGTAACACATCTAGCACATCTTGATCTGATACTTTCTCTTTTAGACGTGCTCTCAAAAGATTATATCTCGCTATGTCTCTTTTTTCATGGGACCTCATTCGGACCCTCGCGTCAGACAGTCTCATCACAAGACCTATGATCTCATGGTTCCCTAAAGCTTTCCTCAACCTGACGTCAAGACTAGCTTCTGAATCTTGTCGGGCTCCATATAGTACAAGAGCCAAGATGCAAAATAGCGTACCGATGATCAGTATGATAACAGCTGTAACCATTTGCTTCTCCTTGGCGCATACAATTAAATATATGGTGAGGAGCGCTAGATCACTGTTGGTTCTTTACATCATCAGGTACACAGCTTGGGCATACAAGGTGAACCCTTCCATCGTCGTATACAGCGATGCGCCACTCAAGGGATTCTTTATTTTCGCGGTCGAAGACAGTCGAGCACTCATCACACCTCTGAGGCATCCGTTCTAGAGCTTTCGATACATTCTTCATGGCTTTCTTTGCCAGTTTCTTTTGTGCTCGCTCTTTATTTCGCTTAAGCGTTCTACTATTCATTACTTCTCTCCTTTTTACAGATATCACAGCCCCTACCAGATGTGGATTGGAAACTGTAGCTAGTACCACCAGCTGCTGCATTCATCATATGGACTCTATAGGACCGAAAATGTTTTTCACACATTCTGATATTGAGCTCGCTAAACTTATCTGTTATCCTTACATCTTTCATTTATGCCACCTTTTGAAGACTGTCGACGAAATCATTCCTGTATTTGAATAGAGCAACTTCTTTCTTCTTACATTCTAGAACAACATCTACCTGCTTACCAAAGCTCTCGAAAGGAGTATAGTACCAGTCAGAGTGCGCTACTGCGTTCGCGGTAGGGTCTTCGTAGTTCTTACGAGAGTTTGAATGGTGACACTGCTGCTTGGCACTGCGCTTTTCCCAAGTTTCACGAGCAAGATGGAACGCATCGTGGTAATCCAAATCCTGCGGGCCTAGCTCATGGTGATGAGAGTCGAAGACTACTGGAGCCCCAACTCGATTCGAGACACCTTCAACCAGCATCTTGGTAGAATATAAGGCGGGCTTGTCGTCATTTTCCACAGTCAGCCGAGCTCGAGTAGTTTCACCAAGACGTTCGAAGTTCTTACAGAACCTCTCCAGTGCTTTGTCATGCTCACCATATGCTCCACCAACATGGATATTAATCTTAGCCATGGGGGAGGCTGGTAGACCCATGAGGTCCATCTGCGCGGCATGATCATTAAGCTCTTTGATGGTCTTAAGAACTACACTTTCGCTTGGTGAAGCCAGACAGTTGAAGGGGCCAGGATGGAAGCTTAGCCGCTGTCCGGCATCCATAGCGATCTTACCAGCGTCTGCCATAACCTCTGCGATCTTATCAATGTCTGGAAGATCGAACATGTCATATTCTGAGAACCACGGAAACAAGCACGATGTCATACGATAAACGCTGACACCGTTTTCGTTGTTCCACTTTATGACTTCACGAAGATCTGTAACATTCTTCAGAGCTAGCTCGCTAGCATACGAGATGCCTTTTGCTGCAAACGTGCGTTTGATCATGCCACGATTGCACTGAACTTTGCGAGATTTCTGGAGCGTCATGTTGATACACGCATATCCAAGGTTGACTGATGACATATGAACCTCCTGATTTATTTTATTTGTTTTCGCGGGGTTTACAGATTACCGAGGTATAGCACTAAGTGTGTACACAAAACTAGCATGGTCGTGAACGCACTGGCGAACGCCAACTTGGTTACTGTATCTCTGTAGATTGGATTATTGTATAGCAATTGTCGCTCCTTTAGAAAATTAAGTGGAAGACCCACGAAGAAAACAAATACAAGAAAAGAAGCCACAGCAGACAAATAAGCATATACGCTGCTGACCCGAAAAGAAAGAGCTTAAAGAGATCCCAAAACTTGGCACCGAAAAGCCAGGCTATAAGGAAGAAAAAGAATAAGAACTCTAACACTAGCGACCTCCTCTCTATATTACTATTATATCAAAGGAGGGAGGCCTCTTGCACGATTATCTAAGAGCATCAAGCTCTTTACTACACTTTTGCCAGTTCTCGAAGCTCATGTCGTCCGTTGCACGCATACACTTTACAATCTCTCCGCGCGCTTCATCGTTCGGTTTGACATATGCGAAATACCAGACAATACAAGCTGCAACCATGAAAACAACGGCTGCTAGACCTTCATAGTACTCTGACCTCATGTTACGCATTACAACTCCTTTTACACTTTACCCTCATGCCAATCTCGAATGTATTGAATCAGCTGAGTAGATGGTGCAAGAATATCAAGCGGGATAGTATCCATCCCCTCGAGTAGCTTAAGTTGCAAGCCGTCAATATCTAGCTCGACGCAACCAGCTCCGGTATCGACAGTGATGCTTTTGATCTGCAGCATCGGGAAAATACTCACTTGCGTAGGCGGAGATTCTCTTGGTGCTGATGGGTGATTTTGGTCAATTAGCATCTTGTCGACAGCGTACTTTGCTTCTCGTAGTCCCACGGACTCTTGGCGTTCGCCATCGACGAACAGAATGCCGTTGTTCCTGACAAGCTTCGTGGCGGAGATCCTGCACGATCCTCCACCAACTGGGTTCTTCCCTTCATCCAAGATCTTTTGCAGATCTGCTCGGTCTTGAGCAGACATTCGAATCGTACGGGCCATTACCACTCCACTGGATCGTTTGCAGGCGGTCTTTCAAAAGGATTGATTGTCTGCGCTTCACTCATCGAGCGTGGGCGCCTAACAGCTCCTGCATTGATCAATCGCTCTTTTACGAACTCTACTGTGGTATCATCACATGCGGGGTTCAGCATCGCTAGTAGACGATCAAGTTCATTCTCAGTCATTTATTCTTCCATCCATCGTGAAATGTTGTTGTGTTCTTCGTTCGTGATCAAATCGGCGCGGGGAGTTGGGGCAACGCACTTGTACAATCGTGGTTGGCGATACCAATTGCCGGGTTCCTCCTCAGCGAAGTGGTCAACGACCATATCATGAGCCCACTTACGTAGAGTAGCCATGTCAAAAGGGCACTCAAGCGCAGAGTGGCTTGCGTTAAGAGCTGCGGCCTCATCTCGTCCGCGGGTCCAGTAGCGGTGGTCATCGCTGTAAGCGTAATACCAGTCGTGTCGCCGGAGCGCATCTGCAAAATCTTTACGAGTCATTTTTTTTCTCCTGTCATCTTCTTTACGTCAAGGGGGTGGGCGGAACAGACCTTTCCTGTTCCAAAACAGAGCACTTCAAAAGCCTTGAAGCAGTTACCGGAGTTCTCGATGCCGACGATAATACCTTCATCTACAATCCCAACCTTCTTTTCCACCGTCACCAAGTCACCGATCTGCATTAAGCACCTCGATCATCGTCTCGGGCCACATCACCATCAAGCCGTCAGAGTCCAGAATATTCCACCAGCCGTTCCAGTTTCCCTTTGTCTCACTAACCAACACACCAACCCGGGTTTCTTTGAAAGACCCTTTGAGCTTTATCACATCACCGACTTTCATTAACGATCTCCAGCCAGTCTACGCGTTCAAAACAAACTTCATCACAGTCGAGCCACAGAAGCTTGACACGTTCACGGTTGCCATGAGGCCCACAAGGCACCGGTTCTTCTAGTATCAAGCCCACGCCTGGATCATCCCCTCCAGACATCTTCACCAGATCACCAATCTTCATGCATCATCTCCGAAGGTTGCAGCCCACTCTTCATCAGTGACGCCGTTGATGAGAAACTCCCGGTCAGAAACCGAGAGATTCGGCATGACATCCTGAATCAGAGCACCATTCTGCCAAGCGTTGAGCTGCTCTTCTGTAATGTCCAGCTCGCGAGCCCGGACCACACCAGTAAGGATTGAACGACGTTGTACCAGCATTTTCAGCTCCACCCAATGTTGACAACTGCGCTGTTGTAGGGTTCGTGATAAACACGCTCACGATACCCTTTGAGCGCTAGTGTCTGATTAACATAATCATCGACTTTGCACCACTTCTCACTGTTGTAAGAGCAGTGCCACTTCCCTTCCCAACGGAACTCGTTAATGTCAGTCGCGTTAGGGATTCCGTTCTCGCAGTAGATTTCGAGGATCGAGTTGGGCGACCACTGTCCCGGGGCTCTGTCTGCCTTGTGGACATCACTCTTCAGCGCCTTGATGAGATAGTCATCGACGTCATCACAACCGCATCCGAAGACCTGTTTCAGGCCATCGCGATAGGCGTTGGCAATCGTACGCCAAGAAGGAAGATTCCTCTTTGTGGCTGGAACTGTTACAGCATTCATTAGATGACCTCCACGCCGTTGCATTCTCCACCGAACAATCGAGGAGTTCCGTTGACCGGTGGAAAGATGACCGATGGAAAGTCACTCACTTCCATTCCCCCAAAAATCGACTTGCGGACCTCAATTTTGTACCGCCAGCAACCCTCAATCTGCTCGAGCCCAGTGATCTGGCCTTCCATGTAGCAGGCTCGTTCGCCATCAAGATCCTTGTTGCCGTGGAAGTCAAAGGACCGAACGCGGTCGCCAATGAGGGGTCCGAAAAGTTTGGGCTTTGCTAGCATGGTGTCTCTCCTTAGTGGGGGTCTTTATTCCTTCCCCACCTTCATTTATATAATACCACAGTCAAACCAGCTTTTGCACGATTGTCAAGCTCTGACGACATTTTTTTATGCTGCTTCCTTGAGGTGCTTACACTTTCTGTGCCACCTGAATCCAGGACAGCTGCATGTTAGACCGTGGCTAGTCTTTCTGACTGTATACTGGCGGACCTGCCACGTCTTTGTTTCATACACAGGCTTTACGTAGTTTACGTACTTGTGAGCATCTTCCAAGCGAGTGCCCTCAGGAACTTCGACCCAGCGGCCACCGACGATATACGTCTTTCCACTTACGGTGCTTTTAAAGATTGCTGGTGGCATCTGCAGTATTGGACGGTTATCAGACATGCGGTCTTCCTTGTCTACATGAGAGTTGATTCCCTCATTTCCTATGTTACCATTATAACAAAGTAAGCACCTCTTTTGCACGATTGTCAACCAGCAAATAGATCACGCCGCATGATGTAAGTCTTTGTATTATTTCGTTGCATTTTTTTCAAGAAGCTCAACTCTCTCTAGCACGAGAGTTTCGATCTGACCAGAGATTAGCACTTCTACAACATAGCCGACCATGAACCTCTTACGTGGCGGTGACACAACAACTCCAGCCTCGTCATGAGTGAGGCTTAATACGAGATCGCCAGGCTCTAGATGAAAAATAGTAACACCGTTCTGGTTGCGCCTGGGTCAGGAGCTTCTACCATGTGTTCCCAGTCACTCGAGTGGACAAGAGCATCAAAAGTTTCGCGATCATTTATAGTTTCCTCGATCCCGTCTTTTCGGTACTTAAATCGACCTCCACATTCTTCGGTGAGAAGAACGCTAACACCGAACTTACACCATGACATGTGCCCATGACTTCCAACATCCTTATGCCACCACACTCCAGCTTCTGGAGTGTCCTGTAAACGCCAGTATGAATTGTCAGTTAGCTCAAACTCAAAGTGTTCTCTCAAGCTATCTAACACCCGGTTGACGACGGGCGGAGTCGACTCTAAGAAGGTGATGTTCCAGTCTCTTCGAGCTGTTGATACCAAATGATTCGCTTCTTGGTGTGTTATAACATTCGGAATACGTATCCTTAAACTCTTCGATATTTCCATCTTAAAACCCAAACATAACGTTACAGTCACACGGCATCTGTCGGCACGTGCCACAGTACTCTTCAATAAATCGGAGTTTCTTTTCTCTAGAGAGCTGCTTGAACTTATACTCTTCCTTCAGTGCTTGTGATCTATCAGCACAAGGAAAACAGACTTTCAGCCTCACCGGGCGTCTAGAACGTGTGTACTTTGCTCCCTGGCTTCGAGAGTTGTGTTCTTTTACCCTCCGTTGTACATCTGTGGTCGTCCCTGTGTAGAGACTATTATCACTGCATTCTACAACATAAACCCACCAGATAGTGTCCTGTGACATACTACTCTCCTAAGATGATTCTAACGGACGAATCTAAGTTTACAAATGAAAAAGGGGGAGAAGGCCGAAACCTTCTCCCCCACCCGAATAGCTGACCGTCGGATCAAGCGATATCAATTGCGACAGGCGCTACCTCAGGTCGGCGCGGCACTGTGATAGAGAGAAGTCCATTCTCAAATCGGGCCTTCGCCTGTGCGAGGTCGAGGTTGTCGTCATAATTGACATACGTCTTACTGAAACTACGACGAGCGATGCGGCGCTCACTTACACCACCTTCGTCGGTGTTAGCGGCAACAGTCAGAGTGCGTTCTTCTGGCTTCACTTCAATGGTGAGGTTCTCCTTAGAGAATCCAGCCAGCGCAAACTCCATGACCGTATTTCCATCCGCGTCGCTGTAGATATCAGCTACCGGGTAACCCTGCGTAGATTGTTTTACATGGGTCGGCATATCATTGAAGAATGTATCAAATACATCATCAAATACGGAACGTCCAAGAAGACTTGGGAATGAGACGTTTGTACGTCGAGTAAGTGCAGTGTTCATTGCTTACCTCCTTTTTATTCAAGCGAGTTACTGCTAGATGTCAAGAACCCGTTATGGCGTTCCTGCCATCTGTATAATAAATAATCATAAAAATCAGTTTGTACAAAGAAATTTACTCAGGCCTCTTTACGACGATTTCTTCTCCCGGACTGAGGCCTGACGTATCGAGAGGAAGAGCAAGATAAGCTCTTTCGCCCCTCTTAATTTTGGGCTTGGGACCTGGGACGATCCTATAACCAAGGGATTCAGGATGCCACTTTAAGAGTTCCCATGACATCATACTAAACCTGACTTTGGCTAGTGCCATGCCAAATAGTGTTCCGACGGTGAAACCGAAACAGAATAACAGAAAAGTTATCATGTGAACCTCCGAACAAAAAAAGAGGGGGAAGAATTAACTTCCCCCTCAAGTAGAACTAGCTATTCACGGCTACTTCTGCTGAACAAAATTGTAAAGCTTCTCAGCCTCAGCAATTACGTCCTCAGTTGTGAATGGTGAAACCGGAGATCTCGTACCTTCTGGCTTGAGATGCTCATTTTCAAAAAGACGTTGTGTCTTCTGGTCAACAATTCCAATTGCCATACCAAGCAATTCAGTGCGTAGTTCGTAACCACTCTTATTTTCTTTACCCATTTTTTTCTCCTTTGTGTGTGTGTGTTAATGGGTTTAGGCACCTATCGAAACCATTTCAGCCCGTGCCTTCCTGCGGCTTGTTTTATTAGTCCTGAGATTCTTCAGGGTCGGCGCCTGCATCTTCGTCTTCTTCAACGCCGGCGTCTGCCCCAGCCCCAGCTTCCGCTCCAGCATCAGTCTCAGTCTCAGATCCAGCTTCTGCTTCAGTTCCAGCTTCTGCTTCAGTTCCAGCTTCTGCTTCAGTTCCAGCTTCTGCTTCAGTTCCAGCTTCTGCTTCAGTTCCAGCTTCTGCTTCTGCTTCTGCTTCAGTTCCAGCATCAGTCTCTGCTTCAGTTCCAGTCTCTACAGTCTCATCTTCACCATCACCGCAACCGACCATGAATCCACCAAAACCATAGATAGCAACTCCGGCGAGCAGCGTCAAAATAATGTTCTTCATTGATTTTCCTCCTTTCTTTTTAAACAATAAAGATGTTCACAACCTGTGAATCCATCAGATATTATCAGAGCACTTCTGATTGTACAAGTTTACTGCTCAATACTTACAACTTCGATATCGAAGTTTAAGGTTCTACCAGCAAGAGGGTGGTTCATATCAAGAATAACACCATTGAATGCGATAGCTGTAACAATTGCAGGGAACTCTTGCCCCTCGGGTCCAGCCCCGGTAACTTGCATCCCTGGAGCTAGCTCCATATCTTCAGGAAAAGCTTCACGAGGAAATACTTGTACTGCCTCAAGTTGACGTTCACCGTAGGCGTCTTCAGGTGCAATGGTAACAGATTTCTTCTCACCGACCTGCATACCCAAGACGGCATTGCTGAAACCTTTGATCACCTGCGCTCCCCCGACTTCAAAGCCGATCGGCTCTCCACGCTCATATGAGTTATCAAACTCTGAACCGTCCTCGAGGGTACCAACATAATTTACGGCAATCGTGTTACCATTCTCTACAACTTGACTCATTATTTCATCTCCTTGACTTCGTTAGCGTGTTCCTGAGTCGCTAAATTATTTGATGTGTCAATATAAGAAAAGCTGTCTATTTGTACATCGCATTTTCGTCAATACTACTCAGGATGTTATACAGCTTTCCAGGGTGAAGATCAGGTGTCCTATATAGCTTTATATCGTCCCACATCACGATCCTAGAATGTACCAATGCATATGCAATCCACTCTGAGCAATACCACTTCTTTTTGTGCTTTATTACAAACGGACAAAGCTGAGAAAGAATCATTCCAACCCAGTCATACCCAGAACCTTCGGTCATTCCTATGAACTTCCCTAATTGTTCAAGCTGGTATTTCCTCACAGGCTCGCGCCAGTGTAACTTAAGAGTCAGGTAGTCCCAATTTTCTGGGTTTGGATGATCGACGATCCTGGTCTCTACCGTAGATGAAAGGAAAGGACTAATACTGACCCACGTTTTCCCATCAGGTAGTACCAACTCAGCGTGGCTGTATTTGCTTTTCGTGTACCACTTTATGAACTGATGAAGACGACTGTCGTGGCTCCCTTTATAAAAAGCAATCTTGATGTTACTGTTTTCCAATTGCTGGAACCCTCTCTCCAGAGCCCTCAGGATATAATGGGGTGAAGGCTGGGTTTTCTTCAGGAGCTTGCGTTGGTTTTGCAAGAAACTCTTGTGAAGAAGGAGCGAGGACGACACCTTCTAAGAATGGGTATAGTATAACTAAAAGTCCAGCTACAAAAGTAGCAAGAACGATAGCTCTCTGTGTGCTATGACTCAATTTCATCGTCTGATTTTCCTCCAACTATCAACCTAAGATGCGGCTTATCATTTTCACCAGCAAGGTCTCTAAGCGCTTCGGCAGATGCGAGATACTCGTACCACTCAGCTAACCACTCGTGCTTCATAAGCGCGAAAGTTAAAAACTCAAACGTTTCTCGAAGATCGATGGGCCCGCCATCTGGATAATAGAACTCCACTCCTTCACCGCGAAACACTATCGCGCCTTCACCAGAGCTAAGTTTAATGTCTATATTCTTCATCTGAGTAATATTTCCCACCGAGTAATACTGTACACCATTTATTCTATAGGGAAATATGCTTCTGTACAATCAATGTACAATTTTAGGTAACTTGACAGATGAAACGCCAGCTCGTCGGATCGATCGTCATTTTTGATCCCCATGCAAGGACTACCTGCTTACCGGGAGTGGGCATAACACCTGTTAAGCTTGAATCTCCGAGGTACAAGACTCTTTCGCAACGAACCATCTCTTCTGGAGCAGGGTTATACCTATCGGTACAAACCTTGATGTACGACCCGACCACTTTACCAGAGCTGCCCTTCCACGGTATTTCTACCCAGACATAACCCGGGATCGGCTTGAGTAGCATTCCGGGCGCAAGCTCTTCAATTTTCATCGCTATCTCCAGTTCCTTACTCTATAAGTATTCTTTCTTCAGGAACCTGATGAGATGTTACAGCTTAGAGATTGCAGATACTGCTTCTGCGACGCGTGCTAGATCGAGCTCTCGAGCAGATTCCTCTGCAGCTGGATCTTCTTCTTTTTCTAGTCGGTTTTCCATAGCCGCCATCACTGCATCATGGTCTAAACCGAGTTCGTCACAGAGCCTCTGGTGCAAGTCATGAGCATTCTGTAGATTTTGGTTTAAGAAATACGAAACTAGAGTTGATTGGACTTCAGGAGAAACGTGACCAGCAGAACGAGCCCATCTCTCATACTCCATTCGGTCATCAGACTTAAAGTCAAGATCATCGAGCTTCTTTGGCTTCGCCTCGTCCTGCTCCATAAGTGAGGAGAGCTCTTCTCTGATTATCTTTCTGATGTTGCTTTCTGTTATTTTCATAGTCAAACTCCTTGCAGATATAAATATACGCCTTTGAGTGTTAGGTAAACACAAATAGCTCTCTTCTGTATAGTTACAAATAAGGGACCACAATGAAGCTCTTCCCACACATCATCCTATCAATATCACTGCTCGCCGGCTGTGGCTCTGATCAGACTCTAGTATACGAAAAAGTTGTTGAAGTACCAGTCGAAGTCGAAGTCGTCGTCGAAGTGCCAGTCGAAGTCGAGACACCGATCGAGGAAGCAGACATTTGGATTGATTCATTTGTACAGGTTTCTGCTGTCGATGGTGTCGATATCATATGGGTTATTGATACTAGCGGATCAATGCAGCAATTCCAAGATCGATTGTTGGTAGGCATTGAGCAAATGATGCTATCTTTACCCCCAACTGGTTGGCGGTTGATAATGATACCAACAGACCCGGAAGAAGCAGAGGTGGAACAGCAGTTCCCTCTGGTACCGGGTGATACAATAACTGACGCAGAGGACATGTACGCGGCGATGGGCACGGGAGCTGACGAAGAGGGTTTTGACGCGTTATATCACTATATGCAATATAATCCATACGCTGCGTCTTGGATGAGACATGATGCTGCGCTTCTCGTTGTTTTCGTTAGCGATGAAGATGATCAAAGCACTACATTCGCTACAGCTAATGAGTTTGTGATGTGGTATACCTCTAGACGGTTCGGGAACGTTTTTCTTGCAAGCATTGTTATGCAAGAAGAAGACCAGTCAGTGTGTGAGGTTCCCGTAGGGAGCTCAGACGTTGGTGTACGATACATGGATGCAACTAACCTGATGTTCGGTACGATCGTTGATATATGTTCTGAAGACTGGACCCCCGGAGTCAGTGCGGCGACCGATCAAATAGAACCCTATGAATCCATCACGTTGTCATACACTCCGATAGAACAGACAATAAGAGTATTTGTCGACGGGTCAGAATATCTTGATTGGACGTTCGACGTCGCAACTAACACTGTGCTTTTCACAGTCATACCCAGTGGCGGTGCTCTAGTTGAAGTCGGCTACGTGGTCAGCAGTTAGACTCTAACAACTTCAATTTTTTCAAGACCTTCATCTCTGGTTAGGTTCCAGCCAGTGGCCCTCTCACCCGGTTCATTCGGCGACATATCATTCACAAGATGGCGGGGCCCTCGAGCTAGTCCCATTACCAGCTGGTCGTAAGGAACTCCGGCACCTCTCAACTCTACCACTGTAAGGTCGCGGAGCTCTTCTGGCCGGGCTGTAGTAAGAATGATGGTGTGACCAGCATCCTTGATCTCTCGAAGCTTCTCAAGGGCTCCTGGGGTCAGCACCGCAGGCGAATCTCCGTATGTCTCAAACTTTCGATATACGAAAATCGTTCCATCGATATCAAAAAAATACGTGTGATACTTCTTCATTTGTTCTCCTTCTTCTTTTGTTTTTCTTCCCATTTCTGTCGAGCGCTTTCTAGCCTCTCGATGTCGACCCAGCTGTTAATGTTGGTTGGATTATGCAAATCTGCATTACCAAAGAGATCACCAAACTCGGCAGACAGCCAGACATCCATATTGTCTTTGTGTAGCGTAAGCATCGCTCGGTGAGCTGCCGCACGCCAGAAAGAATCATCAACCTCGAACTCTTCGGCCATCTTCTTGAATGTAGTAACCTCTTTCAAGACTGTCTTATTAATATTCTTGCAAGACTTTTCTAGTTGTTTCGCAAGAGTGTTTGTCTTCCGTTTGTCGATATCACCCTTGTTGTTCTTAACCGCGAAGGCCATTATTTTCCCTTCTAGCTTACTAGCTCTAGATCTCTTTCATTGAAAACGATTGTTTGCTGACCCCAGACTGGATGGGTGCTAGTAGACATATTCATCAAAGTGACTGAATACTTACTTTTAGCTTCAACCACCAAGTCTGACTTACCGACTAGACCTGCGCGTTGATTTCGCTTGTTGTCTTTGAATCGGACGTACTGTCCTGGAACAAACTTCGGAGGTGGTGGGCAGACGCTGTCGATCATCTGTGTTGCGTTATCCCACCACGTTCCCGGATAATAATCAGTGTGTGGACAAGACTCCTGGCCGACGCCTTTTGTGTGAAACCCTCGGACTTGACCATCGATGTCCTTCCGCCAAGAGAGGACTCTACCCCCGTAGACAAGGAAATCCTTGTATTCACCAACTTGAATATCGATGTCTTCACCAAGTCGTTTCTTAAGTTTCTTTACCAAAGTCTCGTACTTCATTATCGCTCTTCCTTCATAAAAAAAGTTTCGTACACACAATACCCCATGAACAGAGCAACACAGGGCCAAAAGTTGTAAGTGATCTGAATCATTGCTTTTCCAACGATAATCCAGTTCTCAATGTTCGTCAAGTTTTCCAATTGACCTCCTTACCAACATTTATATTATACAACAGTTTGACCTGTGCTTGCACGATTATCTTCCGTAAAGCTCAGCGATTCGCTTTTTTCGCTCTTGTTCCAGCTTTTCTTTTTGCGCAGCTTTGTGACTTGCTTCAGCGTAACTAACAGTACGAGCTATGATGTAAACGAGAGCGGTGATTGCTACGACAGGTATCAGTTCGATCATAAGCACCCCACGATGCTACTGACGATCTTGATCGTATCCATATCAACACTATTCTTTTCGCACCAGTCTCTAGCGGCTTTTCGAGCATCACTTACTTCCCTAAACTGCGATGACGCAAGTTCTCCAGAGAAAAAAATAGGTCCAATGGACCGACAAGACTCAATACGTATGATTTCAGTAACGTACATTTATTCATCTCCTGCTAGTGATTTCTTATGCTTCTTCTTACGGCTGTACTTGTTCTTGTCGCCATGATGACCAGCACCGGTCTTAAAGTGCGCGGTGACAGCAAGCCAGTTCCGTGTCTTAAACAACTTTTTCTGGTTCTTTGTTTTCATGACGCCCCCTTAAAATAATAGTTTCGAAGTACTAGCTTTTCATCTGCGGCTTTGAAAAGTGCACTAACCCAAAATCGCTAGACTTTACGTATGTGTTGTAATACTTCACTGGAAAGAGCCAGTTTACCCTACAGTGACCGTTGGTGATGTTCTTAATTACACCTATCTGGCTATAGAACCACTTAGAGTAGGGTGACTCTGTGTCTGTCCACATGACTGTATCACCGACTTCAAATCCCATTTCTACCTCCCAATATCTCTAGCGTCAGCTTTAGAACTGATGTACACATAGTTACCTTTATTATAAGCTGGGGCCGTGCACTTACTTTTTCTGATCGCCTCTTTCTGAGCGTAATCGTCTCCACAGCTAAGGCAGTGCTCGTATCCAAGAGCTTTTCTCTTCGGATTGAACTCGTCGCCGCAGTCCCAGCATTGTGGCCACTTGTCAGTCATTGTCATCTCCTACTTTATCCAGCATCAGCGCAGTATACGATATGGTTTCTTCGCCTCGTAAGCACACAACCCATTGTCCTTCTCTCTTGTTTCGAGTGAATGTACCAACAACGAGCATTGGTTTGTAGTATTCATCTTCAGGTGTCCAATCGCCTTTAAGCCGGACCAGATCACCCTTCTTGAGTTTCGGCATTTACCACCTCTAGCTCATCTAGATCAGCTTGCCCGAGTTCACCATCTTCGTACAAGATATCGAAATCCCAAGCATGGTCTTGACCATCAGTATCTGTCCAGCTAGCGGGAGTACGAATCACAAGACCAGTCTTGAAGTACGCGTGATCATAGACAACTTTGCCGACATACCAATTGAGCTGGCTTTTATTCATCGCTTTGCCACCTGCTCAGCAGCAATAGTCTTGAACTCACCAGTGGGGAGTAGCCAGTCATTGACGATCAACCCGTCTTTAGTGACATACACATCACTCACGCAGACAAGGCGCTGGGTTTCAACAGCTTCGTGGCGGTGGGTGGACGGGTTCCATTTGGTCACGGTTTTCTTGCCAACGTCTCCAGTCTTGAAGCGAGGCTTATTGACCTTCTTGAGCTTGCCAGAAACAGCATTGAGGAGCTTATCGGCCGCGGCTGCTTTGAGCTGATCACCCAGGTTTAGGAAGTTTTCGACATCGGTGACAGCTCGGAAAACCGCTGGGCGCTCTGCCCGCCACTGCACGGCGTAACCCTTGTAGAGGCGTACGGCGTTCTTGAGTTGTTCGATTGTTTCTTCGTCTGGTGTCCAGACGTTACCCTTCGCGAGCTGCTCGCCGTCAAAGCAGAGCCGAGTAAGAAGGCCCATCTGCTTTTCCGACATCGACTTACCGAGAAGAACTCGAGGTCGCATGTCGACGAGGACGTTGTGCTCCCAGTCGTAGGAAGTGCCAGCTGCGGCGAAAGCCGCAATGGCAGCATCAATCTGCGCCGTGAGCTCGGGGTTCTTGTTCTCGACAACCGGGACGCCCTCCTCGATGAGAGTGTCCAGCCAGTTTCGCTGCTTGGTGGATGTACCGCGATCACGCTCGAGCCGAGCGATCATATCACGGATGAACCGGTGGCGGTAGTCGTTGATGAAGGGAGACTTTGCCCACGCAGCCTCGAGGGCTTGAGCCTGCTGAAGACGAAGAGTGCGGGACTTACGGGGCATGTTGACTCCTATGGTTAGGTGGGGAACCATTTCCCCTACCCTCTTACATTCTTATTATACCACAGGGAGCAGTCAATTGCACGATTTTCAAAATTATTGGTTATTTATTTGTCAGAGCGGTCTTTCATACGAAGCTCGTTCTCAATCCACTTCTTACCGATGATATTCTTAACTGGTTGAGAGATGAACTTGTCAACGGCTTTCTGGACTTTTTCTGGAACTGGACCGTACTCTGTATTGTCAATAATCGCGATGCGGTCAGAACCGAAGAGTTGTTGAAACGCGCCGAGGTTCTTTTGGACATCACCCCAGATCTGAGATACGAGTTCGTCAGGAAGCTTGCGTTCACGATCTCTGTTTCTTTGTAGTGCCACTTCTTCTGAGGTGTTGACGAAAATCATGTAGGTATCGTACCCAAGCTTTTCAAGCTCACCTTTCTTCCGACTAATCTTTTCAAAGTCGTCTCCAGTGCCGTCGATGACTAGCCCTAGTCGGCCGCCCTGATATAGTTCTTGAGCTTGGCCCCTGAGAGTCTTTGCCTTACCACGTGGACTATCGGGTCCGACTGTTACAGCTTCGAACTCCTCTTTTGACATCTTTCCAAGGCTAGCAGGATCGATACCCGCTTTCTTGAGGAAATGTTCAAATGCTGGATCTGAATTGACAAGCTTCAAGCCGCTAGCAGTACCTGTCGCGTATGCTGCAACTTCTCTCGGTACACCAAAGATCTTCTTAGCAGTGAAGCTTTTTCCACTTCCTGGTCCGCCAGCCATAAAAACAGCTTTCAGGACCCCCGGATCATAGACACCTTCAGCGAGGAGAGATTCGCGTATAAGTTGTCTTATAAGACGTAAGCTTTTGCTTTCCATGAGGCATCCTCCTCTTCTAGCTAATTAAACTTCTTCGTCAGGAACCGGGGGCATTGGAGCCGGTGGTTCTACCACTGCATCTTCAGCGGGAGCCGCCGAGGCGCCAGCTTTACGCGACATAGCGGCAAGAACACGCTGGATAAAGTCAAGAGCTTCTTCAGATCCAACACTAGCAAGCTTAGTAGCGAGGTCATCAACGGGAGGAAGCGCTCCACCACCGCCAGCAACTTCTGACACAATCTTGCGGAGGTGTCTCTTCAAACGTACACGCTCAGGTATGACCTCGATGTCGGTAACCTCACCGGGATCATCGTTCTGGTTCAGTAAAGAATCGGCATCTGCATCGACAAAGATCTCCTCCTCGACGTCTCCACCACCGAACGCATCCTCTGACTGAGAAACGTCTTCAACACCTACAGTCTGCTCAGCGATGCGGGCCTTTTCTTCTCTGATTATTCTAAGTAATTGTCTTTTTGTGATTTTCATTTTGTTCTCCTAGTCCTAAAAATCGTCGTCATCGTATCCGGCACCAAAGCTCATGTACTCTGTGTCGGCAGCAGCTTGTGCAGACTCATACGCTTTAAAAAGAGCCTCGGCTCCCTTCTTAAAAGGACCTGCAGCTAGAGCATCACGGACTGCCGTGGCAACGTCAGGCCGGCCTGCCAATAGAGCTCCCATCTGTGTAGCGCACTTAATCATCTCTTGATCGGCAGCAGCAAAATTGAACTGCTCGTTCATAAGCTTCGCTTTCTCTTCCTTGATAATTCTTCGCAGTTGGTTCTTTGTGATTTTCATCTTGTCTTAACCCCGCTGTAGTAATCTGTATAGTGCGTCGTATTCAGCAATCATACCCACTGACTGGAATGCGTTAGCGACTGCCATGAGTCCAGCGTTCGCTGCCATGTCTTCAGCTTCATCTTCTTCAAGACCGTCTTCAATCGCACCTGTTTCGACTTCCATCAAAAGACTTTGTAGGGCGCTAGACAGCTTGTCGACTGTGGATGCGTTAGCGTACAAACCCAGGGAGCGCTCGGCGTCTGCCACAGCGTTCATCTCAACGAGAAGTTTTGTCTTCTCTTCTTTGATAATTCTTCTAAGTTGGTTCTTTGTGATTTTCATTTTATATATCTCCTGCAGCTCGTGCATCGGCGTCCACTTCTGCGTCGCCCTCTGCGAATATTTCAGCAGCTGCCTCCATGGCATCCATCACTTCCTCGGCGTCTTCGCTACCTGCTCTTGCTAGAGCAGATAAGGGTTGCTGTAATCTCTGGAACGCCATGTCAAGTGCATTTGGATTCATCTCATATACTGCGTCTTCGATGCGTCCTTCGATGTGTGCATTGACAAGATCAATCAGCTGTGACTGAACTGCATCGCCGAGACCAACATACGCCTGTCCAAACTGAACCAGCGGGCTCAGGGCTTCCATGTTCATAGCGCCATACTCTTTGAGCAGCTTCGCCTTCTCTTCCTTAATGATTCTTCTTAGTTGGCTCTTCGTGATTTTCATTACAACTCCCTTGGATCTGTCATGTCGATAAATTTCGGAGACTCTTCAGGCTGGCTGTTTTCCACATCATCAGCCAAACCTCGAAGTTCATCAGCAAGCTCGTAGAAATCCATACCAGCGTCCATGAGTTTGTCGACGACGTCATTTAACATAAGAAGCAGATCCTCACCGGTTTTCGGGTGACGATATCCACCTTCTTTGAGCAGCTTAGCACGCTCTTCTTTGATGATTCTTCGTAATTGGTTCTTTGTGATTTTCATCTTGGCTCTCCTACAAATCCACGGTCAATGTCAATCTTAATCTGGTCGAGCACTTTGTGCAAGCCAGCGTTATCCATCCCTTGGTCATACAGTCTGTTTAACTCAAACTCGATCCCAGAGACGGCGTCTTCTATTTGCGCTTCGCTTGGGCCGCGGCGCTGTTCTTGAAGCTTTGCTCTCTCTTCTGCAATAATTCTTCTAAGCTCTGACTTTGCAATACGCATTATCGACCTCTTCGCATTATCTTGACCGTGATGCCCTCAGCAGCACCTGTCATGATGTAAATTTCATCTCTTTCTAGACCGTGGTCAAGTCCGAAGCTTTTGTTCTTTAGTGCCTGAAACAGTTCGTCCCACATAGCGTCCATTTCAAGGTCCGCGTCGGTCCGGACTTCAGACATAAGCTCTTCCTTGACGATTCTTTGAAGGTCGCTCTTTTTGATTCTCACCTTACCTTCGTAAAACCCTCTGGTTCCAAGCGGTCGCTGCATGTCCATGCGGTCAGCGGTACCCTTATCGAAACCGTAGTCATATGATCTTGGATCCATATCACGCATATCTGCATTAGCACCATGTGGGCGATCTTGCATCGCGTCTTTGTAGCCAGCCTCATAAACAGCATCGTCCATCGCTGCGCTTTCTCTAACAATCTGTCTTAGTTGCGTCTTTGTAATTTTCATTCGAAACTCCCTCGTTTGCTTGCTGATTGCTCAGCTGTCGGTTGGACATTCACGCGAATATCTCTAGCGAGCTTTTGCAGCTCCATTAGCTTTTTTTTCATCATGTTACCTCTGACCGTACGCTGCTTGTCTAATCTTGTCCAATAGCTCAACAACACTTCTGATATCTACGGCAAGCTCGTTCAGGCCGGCGTCCATTAACTTGACATCAACCTGATCACTGAGCTGCTCAAGGTCACCAGCTGCGTCAGTAGCCGCTGTTTGTATCATACTAAACCACCCATCGTTCTTTAGCTCCGCAAGAGCTTGGGCGGCAACTTGAGGATCAAGTTGTTGCTCAGCCAAAATGCGAGCTTTCTCTTCCTTAATGATTCTTCGTAGTTGACGTTTTGTGATTTTCATCCCATACTCTCCGCTGCGAAAATCTTAAGGTCGTTAAGGTCACCGTCAAAGTGCCACAACAGTTCTTCTCGTTCATCTTCTTCGAACGCGAATTGCCAAGCGTCCGCAAGGTCATAGGCGATATCCTGCAGGTCGGTGTCTGGATTGTCAGCCATGTAATCAGACGCTGCGTCTTGTGCCCAATAGCGGAGTCTCTCGAGGAGATTGTCGATATCCAATCTTTCCCGATCAGCCTTGTAGGCAGCTGCCTGTTTTTTCATCTTACGGTTGTAGGCTTTTTCACGAGTCTCGTTGTCAAGGCGTATAAACTCATTCTGGTCTAGCTCAAATCCTTGATTACCGGCAGCATCAAGACCCACGTCTTTAGGGCTCAACCCAAGCCGCTTTACCAGGTCAGGCCAGGCTTTTTCAGGAAGATCTGCCATGCTGTCGCTACTATCATCAGAAAAGCGCATAACTTCGCCAGTGTCTCTATCAACAACATCAATCGCTTCTCGGATAATTCTTCTAAGTTGTCTCTTTGTGATTCTCATGCCGCCCCCAGACCACTACATTTCTTCGTCGACGTCGTTGGCAATCTCTCTCAGAATCTCTGCAATTAACGCCGGATCACCCTCATCGCTCTCTAGAAAGTCTGTGACAATCTGGTCGATCGCGGACCGTGCGCGGCGCTCCTCGGGACCCGGTGAGTACTGTTCGTTAACAGCTCTGCCACGTGCAAGCTTAGCGCGCTCTTCCCGGATAATTCTTCTAAGTTGGTTCTTTGTGATTTTCATTCTGGAACTCCTAAGTCTAAATCATCGAAAATCTGACTGGGCTCAACAGGATGCGTAGGCAAGTGCTTATGTCCAGTCTCATTTTATTTTACGGTGGGCTCAGACCATGCAATCCCACCATGCTTTTAAATATAATGGACTCCGCGCAAAGTTAACGGAAGTCCACGGCTTCAATCACATTTTTTCTTTTCACTTCTCTGAACTCTTATTATTTTCGCTGCTAACGCATCCGGGCTTACGCGGTGGTATGATCCAAAGAGCTTATCGAGCGCTGGATATGATACTGAAAAGTTCGCCTTTGGAGCAACATAGTGGTGGCTCAGGTGGTGATGGGACTGGCGTGATGGAGAGCCAGCATGCGCCGAGATGTGATTGTAGGCATACACACAGAAGAAGCTGATCATCCCGGCTCCGAAAGCGGGGGCAGCGTAAAGTGCTGATGCTGTGAGTGCCCAGATCGCAGCATTCGCCCACCATGTGAAGAAAAATGCTCCGGGTTCGCCGGGACGAGCGTGATGCCGAGTGTGAATGGCAGCCCACTGTTTGAAAACTGGATAGCGTGCCAAGGGTCCGTGAAAGATCACCCTGTGGAAAAAATAAAAAAGGAGGGCGCTAATAGCGTGCCCTCCCACAAAGAGAAGTAACTGTAGTGTGAGTATCATTGATGAGTGTCCTAAGAAGAGTAGGGCGCGCCCTTATATCTAATATAGCACTCTCAGCAGTCTCTTATACAGGTTACGCGCAGTTTTTCTCCATTCTCTTTGGAAGATCTGTCGTGTGAACTCCAGGGATCAGGGCCGCGACTTCAACATCGCCCTGCAGGTTCAAGTGCAAGTCAGTGTCCAACCACTGTCGAGCTGCTCGAATCCCTTGTGGGAGCTCGATGTATTCGAACTCATAGGTCCCATCAGGGTTGCGGAAGATGGCTGTGTAAGGTACTGTGATACGCATTGCTGTTCTCCTTGGATAATATTAACGGATCGTGTAAGTGTGTACAGAGAGCATTCTAGACAATACCCCTCGCGAGCAAGATCTGCCGAGCCTCCACCAAACCCAGCTCTTCAAGCAAGTCGACAGCGAACTGTTCTGCAACGCGCTCAACAATCGTATTTTCGTGGATGTGCCCGAGCTCGTGAGCCTCGACGGCAAGCAAATGATCGGGTGTCAGACCCGTGTTGAGGATCCGACCGTCAATGACGGCAATAGGTGCCGGGACCTCAGGACCGAACACAGCAAAGCCGTTGGGACGAGGTCCGTCAAGCAGCCGAACAAGCTCGTTGTCGTCTCCCTCTTCGATCTCAATGACGAGCGTCTCGCCGTCAAGCGCGCTAGTTCTGATTTTCACTAATCACCTCCGTGCTTGGGTCCGAACTTGAGCAGATGGTGAGGAAGCTGGTGCTGAACATGACCTGGAACAGTGTTGACTTCTCCCCCTTTGCCCACTCATTGATCACAAGGCCCATCATATCCAGGTCATGATCGTACACAAGATCACCGGGTTTCATCATCGCCCATCTCCACTCTCTGCATCTGACTCTCAGGCCAGTGAATGATACCGTGATGCGGTGTCATGACCTCCCACCAGTCATCAATCTTCCAGGGTGCCATGATGACTCCCACAACAGCTGTGACTTCGACCCCCATGCCCCGAACACCGATCATGAGAACAACATCACCGACCTTCATGCCAGCACCAACCCAGAACGGGCAAGGCGAATGACCCGACCGTTGTCATAGAGGACATGAACGTCCTTGAGCGCGTCAATCTCGACAATGATGCCAGGGATTCCCTGGTACCACGTCTTCGCCTCGCAGTTGCAGGTGACGATGTCTCCGACGTTGAGCTCCATTAGTACACCTTGCTGAGGCTCAGGATCTCAGCCATCACGTCGTAAGTAACAGTTTCTTTCCGTGTACTACCCCAGGGAATGTCTGCCGCGTCTGCGAACTGGTACTTATTGACGAGGCGCCGCAGCTCCCGGCTCATCTTGCTCCACTTGCCGTTGCAATGCAGAGTGACAACACGACCTGTCGGGCTCCGCATCGTGAACCGGTTGCGCCAGTCAGAGCCGTCAAAAGAAACGTGAACCTCAGCAGTCTTCATCACCACCCCCTAGCGCCGCCGGGCGCGGGCGCGCCGGTCGTCACAGGGAACGCACTTGTCGAGATCATGCTCGGTGGTCCGAGCGCAGCACGGGCAGTAACGGTAGTTATACCCCTCATCGTTGTCAACCCACTCGCCACGCCGGCGAACCTGAACCCAATTGTAGTTGCAACGCATTGTCACCTCTTGTTTCGTGAGTGGGGTCCAATCCCCACCAACATCATTATAATACCATAGAGCGAGTGCGTTTTGCACGATTTTCAAAACTATGCCGGCGGTTTTGCCCAGTGCCGGAAGATGAATATCGGGTAGTAGTCATTGTAGTTGTCAGTCCCGAACTCAAGCCAGACGTGAGCGTCATCAACGTCGACCAACCGGTACCCTTGACACGCCTCGTTGTAGACGTCATCGCCCTTGTACAAGTCGTACTGTTCCAGCCGGACTCGCGCCAGAGGTTGAGTGAAGAAGATCCCGCGGCTCTGGTCGGGGCTGTACTCGATCACGCCCAGGCAGCTTCGGTACCCGTCTTGGGGATCCTCAAGGACCCTGAAGACAATGCCGTCAATCTTGAACTCATGCTCGGCACCGTCAGCACCGTAGTAATCAAACTCGCCGCCGACCAGCGCCAGGAAGTGGTCCCGGGTTTGGGTCACATAGGGATCCGGATCAAAGCGGTCAAACCCATCCTGTGATCGACCAGAGAAAAAGTCAAGTGAGTTGCGCGTCATCTACATCCTCCACATCGCACAAGTGTCGCCAGTACACCCAGCGTTCAGGTCGCATTTTCTGGTCAACAAAAAAGTAAACGAGAGCGGCGAGCGTCGACCGGTTTTCCTCAATGACAAGGCCAACACTCCCGTAACAAGCGCTGAACTCGTTGCAGTTAGCGACAAGCGTGCCCGGCGCAGGCCCGGTGGTATCATCATAGCGCGTCATCGCGCCCGACGGTCGAGGGTCACCCGCGCCGTGGGGTAGGCAGTCCAGCCCAGGTCGGCACCGGTGAGACCGGTGGCGGCGGTGCGGGGCAGAGTCAGGTTTTCGGTCTCAATGATGTTGAGGACGTACTTGACGCCGGTAACATCGCGGCCCCAGACGGCGGTGATCTTGTCGGTAACGATGATGTCCATGAGCACTCTCCAGTGTTGGGGGATCAGCCCCACCAACATCTATATTATACACTAAGTGGGTGCACCTTTGCACGATTGTCGAGCAATTACACCTTTAACACATATGTGTCAATGGCGGTCTCGGGCAGCTCTTCAGCAGGGTCCATGGCAAACCACGCCGCGTCGATCGTTGACCCGTCAAAATCGTACCCAAGCGTGTCCAGGTCTCGGGCATAGTGGGTCTCCACAAGCTCGCGCAACTCGTCGGTATAGTAGCTCCGGTAGTCTCGGTGGCGGCTGCTGTTGCTGGCGCGATCGCTCGCGAGCGTGGTCTCATTGGGTTCAATGCCCAGAAAGCCCAAGAGCTCTCGCGTTGCCTCCGTCAACCGCTCGTTCCTCAGCACATAGTCAACAGTGACCCGGGGTGGGCGTTTTGTCGTCAGTAACTGGTAGTGCAGCGACTGCTGCAACGTTGCGTGAGCCCAGGGAAACTCAGGATCTGTCAGGCGTTTGATGAAGCCGTCAAAACTTGAGATGCCGTGAACCGCGTTGGTGCAGTCCCAACCGACCGGGCCGGCTGGCAGCGCGCCCCAGCGAGCGGCACGCTCGCGGTCAGCGGGGTGGTCGTGGCTCCAGTGACTCACAAGCAGCTCGAACGGATTCCGGCAGATGCCGACTCGCGTGTAAATCTCCGGGCGGAGGAGGTTTGGGACGCGGTTACCCTCGGCATCGATGCCTTGCAGCGTTATAGCGACGTGCTCAGCTCCGCTTGTGATCCAGAACGGGACCTTCATCGTGCCCTCGACGGCCCACTCGACAGCGTTGTGATCGGCACTAGTAAATGCGGTACCCAGGTGCTCGTGCATGACTCTGTTGAACCAAGTCCCGCCTGTCTTGGGAACGTGAATGTGAAGTATGTGTTTTCTCTCTTTACTCATGTCGTGGACTCTCCTCAACGTGTCGGAGGTCATCGGCGTAATCCCAATCAATATCCCCCGAGTCCCACATGACTTCAACACCCTCAGGTGTGGTATCGTCAAGCACGGTCAGGACAACTCCTGTTCTCCGAGGACCCTCATTCATGAGGTGAGAAAGCGCATCATCTGCCCACTTGATGGCAACTATGTCTCCGGGAGCGAAAGGGGTTCTGGGGTGGAACCAGTGCTCTGAGAGGGGGTCGATTCTAGAGGCACGCTTACGGCGTGACGATTGAATCACATCACTCTCTTTATTAGTAGTAATCTTTTTCCGGGTTGTCACCGAGGAACTCCTGCCATTTCTTCTTTGCTTCTGTGGCTGTCCATCCAACCAATCTGGCTCTGATTGTTCTGTATTTGCCGTCGGTCTGGTCCCAAACTGCCACGCTCGGCTCCATCCGATCGTTGGGATAACATTCCTTGATCTCACCGGTGTGAGGCTTCTTGGACTCCATCCGGCCCTCTAAAACGAAGTGTGCGATGTCACCGGTGCGATAAACTTCTCCGGCCACTTCCATTTCCGTGATAGGGTTGTATGTAATCTTCGTGGGCGTTCGTCGAACTGGCTTACTCTTATCGGCACTTTTCTTTGAGGAAACGCTAGAAGTTTTTTTGCCCCTTGCTTTCGCCTTATATTCCGCGACGAGAGACTTACGTGCGCCCCGTGCCGATGCTTTCTTACTTGTTGGTTTGCTGCTTTCTTTGCTCATGGCTATACTATAAGCGTTTGGTCGAACAATTACACTACCGAATGTGCCTTCTGTAAAACCAGCAAACTGGCGTACGGTAGCTCGATCATGTCAGTGCCTCTCATTACAGTCGCGGTTGACGGACGTCCCTTCATAAAAGATATTTCATATACAGTACCAACTATAAGTTCAAGCTCTTTACTCGACCACGTCAGCTTATCATGAAACAAAACCATATCTCCGATTGAGGGCTGGGCAGGCACACAACCAACGACATTCCCGGGATCTATGGAGAGAGGAACGCACGCTTGTTTAGAAACGATATACCTTACTGGATTAGAAAACTGGCTGGATGTAGACTGCACAAACACGTCATCACAGCCTACGTGCAAAATGGTACATACTGTCACAGAGGTTGATACAAGACCGCTAGCGTCGACCTTACCATTCATTACGGCAACATAGTTACCCTTTACAAATAAAGTCTCTTCTTCCTTATTGTTTTTTCCGCTCACGGCGTTGTACCCTTTACAACAAAGTTATCTATAGATAAATAGAGCGAAAAAGTAAAAAGGGGAGCAAAGCCCCCCCATATACTCATATAAGAAATGTTGTTACGCTGCGCTGCGTAGTCGGTCTACAACTTCATGAGCTTCAGATGAAGATACCCAAAGAGGAGCTCCGGTCTCTAAAGCGTATGGGATGTACCACTTACGATACCATGGGCCGTAAGATCCACCTGTGTGCATATTGATTACAAGGTCAAGAGCTTCCTCGAATCGATGTGGAGCCCTATCCTGAACCATCTCAATAATAGAAGCTAGTCCTGTCTTCATCTGATCCAAGTGTGGCTCTGAAAACACAACGTCTGTACCGTCAGGATTGGTAACTCCGGCAGACTTTAGACGTCGATTAACATTCTCAGCATTAGAGTCAGAAAGAGTGGCTAGCACAATCTCTCGGCCGATGTGCCTTGCTGACTGTGGGTGCATATTCTTATAGTTGTTACGATACTGCTTCATAAGTTCTCCTATTTGATTGCTAGAACTATTTCTATAATAACTCTAGAAAGAGGAGTTTACAAAGCTACTTATTAAATTCTACGCCGCCGGCGGTGGCTAGAATTTCCTCTAAATTTCGAATGGCTGTTGACAAGCAACGAGCTACATCGGCCTGCTTCACCATCGCGGTGTGAGGGCTAGTCGCGCCGTCGAGCATCCGGATGTGATCGTTGATTAAATTTGCCCTTAAGTTTAGAAGAGCTTGTACGTCTTCTGATTGCATTCTTGCCATTTGAGGATCCCTCCTGATGTTGTATCCCTTACCCTCATATCATATTAAGGAAAAGCGTAACGTTAAGGCTTCAGAGCTATAACCTTTATGCCCTTCGACCTGACTTTCTCTTCAATCATTTCCGCCTCTCTACGAGTAAGTGGAACAGTTGATCGAAAGTCTGATATCACCACTAGAGTCTCTCCTGCCTTCATCTTATCCAATACCTTCCAGTAAGAGTACCATATTTCTGTTGCGCCTGACGGAGACACCTTGTCAAGTGATTGTCCAGAATAGCAGTCTTCAGACTTCGAAAGGTATATCCTCGAACCGGGTTTAAAAGAAACAGCGACTATATCAGACCATTTTCTCCAGCTACCCCACATCGAACCAGAGGCATCTATTAAGTAGACATCTGCTTGTACCTTTTCAATCATGGTTGTTAACCGGCTTGTTCGGTGAACTATCACATCGACCCTTCGGGAAGAAGGATCATGACCGTAACTAGCTTCCGCCCTAAAAATGATAGAACTAGCCTTCGGGTATCCCATGCCCGTTAGCGTTTGCCGTACTTCAGAGACTCTGTTTCTTACCAGCTTCTCATTATAATCGTGGGTACCGCAACTATCTGTGTATCCGATGAGTGTGATAGACGTACTAAAAGAATGCTTCTTGATCCAGTTCTCCAGACTTCTTTTCTGACTCTCTTTCGGGACATAACCTGCCTCTGAAAAATAGAGAGAATGTCTGCGGTCTGTGCCTGTGCCAAAGGTCGATTGCGAAGAGGATACCGGGCGAGAAACAGAGCACAAGCATTCATGGAGCTGGCATCTATCCTTCGCTGTACCAGCTGCTAACTGAAACCTTTCATCCCAGTCTGGTAGCTCATGCTTGTAGAGTATATACTCAGACGCCTTTTCATCAGCAGCGGTGCTACTGGATAGTAGAAATAGCGTAAGCAGGCCGGCAGCAAATTTCACTCTGCTTCCTGTGAGCTTCCCACGGCAAAACAGTCGGCAGATACCTCGACAAAGTCGCCACTGAAGTCTAGATTTTCACTAGTTATAACGCAAGTAGATCCCGGTACAATGACATTCGCAGACTGGAGGCTTTTGTGAGGTATCTTGTGATCGCCATGAGCTCGCGCTGTTTCCAAAACCCTGATCATCGTTTTGTCTGTCGAAGGCGTAGCCAAGTATTCACCAGACGTTTGTCGATCACCGGTTGAGCTTAGATAACTATAGGCTGAGGCGGCGTATAAAAGTACTATTCCACCAATCAGCCCGACCTTATACATATCATTTCTAATATCTAACATGGGACATTAACTCCAAAAAGTGTGATAAATAAGTCGCAGTTAATTATGGCACGCGGGTGGAAACGACACCAAGAATTTGATCTACTTCGGCATCTTCTGAGGAGTCTAGTTTTGCACGCATCTTTGCAATCCGGAGGGCAATCTTGAAAGCCTTTACGTCAAGCTTGTCCTTGTAATCTGCGTACAGCTCCTTCTCTGCCTCTGCTAGCTCACGCTTTTCAGACTCGAAAGCAAGTACTTTCTCTACGAACTCTGTAACAATTTCCTGATTAGCCATTTTTTAAGCTCCTTTTCTCTTTTTTATAAGACTTGATAATAGAGGGACTATTGGCGTTCACCCTCTTGATTCTTCCGTTAACTAAAACAAAGCATTCTAAACAATCAGCACCTGTATTCTCAGGCGCCAAAACATCTACGATCACCATTTTGTTGCCATATCTATCTTCTAGAATATCTCCAGTATTTAGAGAATGTTCGCTATTCATCTTCTCTTTTGTCCCCTGATGTACTCACCGTGTAGAACGGACAGGAAGAGCTCATGTACACACCCGGGTCGAAAGAATATCCGAAACCTAAGTGCGTAAGATCAGTCATATCTCGTGACATCGCCAGAGGTACAACATGAATCCCGCCTATCTCGCCAATGAGAGAACGTAGTTCAGCCTTCAGCTTTTCTATCTCTTCTTCCTCCTCTGTCTTCTTGAGCCGTTTGTACTCAAGAAGGTCCACAACTTCTCCCATGGCTAAAACTCCTTTAACTCCACTATTGATATTATACGAACAAAAATGTAAAGTACAAATTAATTGAAAGAAGAAGACCATGATAATAATTCAGGACTTATTTTCTTCAGATCCAACCTCACTTCATAGATTATAGATCCGAAACCTGCAATTTTCAAAGGTAGGCCAGATGACTTCACTCTTAGCTTTGTGTGTGAACTTGTTCTCGCGGGAATCTTTAGACTAATTGTTCCTGACAACGTCGGGACCTTTAACTCGCCACCCTTCAGCGCAATGTCAATAGGGACACTCACTTGTGTATGCAGGTCATCACCCTTAAGCTCAAACAGCTTATTCTTTAGTACTCCCGCAGTTATATGTAATTCCTGACCACCACCTAACTCGACGTTGAAGATTTCTCCTGGACGAACGCCACGAGGGACTCGAAAGTCGATCCTCTGACCATCCAAGTGGAAGCTTTTCATGGGCCTGCTGTTCAGCTCTTCCAGAGAGAAGTCTATTTTCACCTTTATAATGTAAGGTCGCGTCTTTTGATATCTTGTCCCGAACATCTCATCCCATGATCCCCACTGGCTTCCGCGGAAGAACTCTTCAAAGTCTCGGCTTCGCGGGTTTCCAGACTTCAACTCGTAGTCTTTCCTAGCTTGCGGATCACCTATCATGGAATAAGCTTCAGAGACTTTCTTAAATTGTTCTGATGCTTCGGGGGCTGTATTTCTGTCAGGATGGTACTTAAGGGCTAACTTTCGATATGACTTCTTTATCTCATCTTGTGATGCAGACTTTTGCACTCCTAAGACAGCGTACGGGTCCATCTTATCAGACCTCCTGATTAAGCCTTAGAAGTCTGGACAGAAGATTCTTGACTCGCAAGCTCCTCGCATCAGTCTTATTTTTAAGAAACTCCTCTAAAGACCTACACTTCTCATGTATGATTAGTCCTGTCGAGGTCATAAATCTGTAAGAATTTGGAATATCAGGTGATGTTATTATCAGCTCGTCGATGATCTGAATCAGACGAGATGGGTCATAGTACTCTCTCTGATGGTGTCTCATCAGGCTTGGTGATGGTGTGACCTTCAATCAAGTCTCCAGAATATATCGTGAACCTTAATATAAACTGACTCACACAACTTTAGCAGGGCCGCGGCAGGCTTACAGTAAGCCACAGCTAGACCAGACGTAAACCACAAAAAGCCAGCAGATATGCCCATTCCAGATAAAAAGTCGATCACCACACAAAGCAGTAAAAAAGAGCCCCAGAGAATTGTTGCGATAATTGCAAAAGAAACTGCGCTTATTAGGAAATCTCTCATTACACATACTCCTCGAGCTTGCTAATTGCAAATTTCTCAGCTGTCACGGTTGTGTTAGTTCTAGAGTCTAGTATTTTGTAAATCTCAAACTCCGTCTTACCCCCGTGGACATTCAGCCAAGAATATCTATCTATGTCAGTTATCAAGCCGATAGACCTTTCCTTGACTATCATGTCGTCGTAGTATTGAGTCACATACACAACTTCGCCAATTTTGTAGGATTCACTCACTGCTCCTCCGGCTTGATGTCTTGCAAGCTCAGCGACCTTGAAGAACCATCAGGTAACGTCACGACGTAATAATAAGCTTGGTAGCTAGCGATGGGGCGATGTTCGTAGTATACCGTGTGGGGTATAAGACGATCTACTGTCACTTGAGAACCCTGATACAAGAAAGTATCACCTGGCTCAAACATCTTCTCTTCATTTGGGATTCTGCCATACATACAGAGATTATAGCAGACGAAGAAATAGTTTACACTTTCATTCTGTCAATAACTGGCTTATACGAGAAACTAAGCTCTCTGTACAGCTTGACTAAAACGTCTTTGCAAATCCGGACCACCACTTCTCGGTTCGCAGATGAGCCCATGCTCTTCTCAACTTCTTTCTGGATCTCGTCTACAACAGACTTTGAGCTAAGGGATTTCTTGAGCTCTGAATCGAAAGCTTTCTTAAAAGCCTTATCGATCTCTTTACGGTTGGTGGCACCTTCGATCTCTTTCTTTATCATCCGCTTGATTTCAGACTTATCAGAGCCCGTTAACTCTTCATTGATTAGTGTGGCCTCACTAATGTACTCACGTATTAATGACTCATTCATAATTTCTCTGGCTGCTGACAATAGCTTGTCAAGCTGTGTCGTAGACATTCCTCTTGCTAGCGTCCCAAGCCTCTTAACAACGTCATTTCTTTCTCCGTCAGAAGCAAATTCTTTATCTGCCTTTGGCAAATCAAAGAGAGACAATTGGTTATCATCAACGTCACCTAATTTACCCATCGTCTCCTTAAAGAAATATGACGGTTCATAAACAGCGAGAGATGCTATCGGTGTTCCTTCAGAGTAGCTGCCTAAAAATTGTTCAGCCTTACCTGTAAGCCTTCCATCTGAGGTCGATAGTCCGGCTGAAGAGAGTGCACGAATGATAAGCTTTGTTGTAACTGTCTCGTCTTTAGACATTTTTTTGCCAGTAGCAGTTCCCACTAAAGAATCGTACGAGCTTAAAATGATTTCAACATTTTCAGGGGCAACATTTTTCTGGATGATGCTCCTTATTTTTTGACTAAGATCGTCAGACGATATTGGTGCTGTCACGTTTCCCCACCCAATAACACGAGAGTTTTCTTCCTCAGAGTAAATACAGCCAATATTTCCCAGCTTTGTTCCTGGCGGATTTTCTTTTATTGCAGAAAAAAGTGCTGACAACTTTATATTGGAGCTTTGAGTTGCTTGCTTGTAGTTAGTCGGCTTCGTTGGAGTCTTAAAACTCGTCTTCACAGAATATAGCACACCTTCTTTTCTCACGTCCCAAAAAGTCGCGACAGAGCCGTCGCTACCACCCTCGGAAGCAGCAGCAGCCTTCTTACCTTGAGCTGGAGCGTCAAAGCCCCAAGCGGTTAATAGCTGTTCGCCAATAGACTCCCAAGCGTCCCGCTTATCGATAGAAGTATAGATAGCGTTGTTAAGGTCAACTAGATCCTCAAGTCCTTCAGAGTCGCCTGCTTCCAACATATCCTTAGCTACAGACATAAGATCCATATCTTGCTTGATTGGACCAACCTCTGCTGAAGATCCCCCAAGCCTCATCACCTCTTCTCTTACTAAAGCTCTAATTTCTTCGAGCATGTCAGATTCAGACGTGTCAGCTTCAGCTTCTATCGCAGCGATCTGACCTTGCATGTTCTTCTTACTGGTATGACAGGCACGGTGCTTTTTCCCTTTCTTGTCAGTATAAGAAAGGACATAGTTTCCTTTGTCACCGTCTGACTGTGTGCACTTTTGCTTTCTTTTATTATAAGGCATAGCTTTCTTACTCTTCTTTTTTTCCTAAAATCTCGCTTAATAGCTTGAACTTAACAGTTGCTCTTTTCGAAGCAGGCGTCGAAAATGTAGCGGCAGTGCGCTTAATCTCAATATCAGAAGAACAATCACGAAGTTGAGCTTTCATTTCTTTCCGCCACAGCTTACGAAACCTCCGCTTAAGACGATGAGCCTCTTCTGGATCACATGTCTCAAGCAGCTTGGCAACCTCATCACCGGAGAAGGCAGGTAAAATACCCGCTTGTAGTGCCTTTAAGCTCAATTCAAGATCAACCATTCTTGCCTCTGTCAGTTCTTTGGTTACTGTTCATATGAATCTCACCTTGGATTATATTCGTTAGACACTAAGTTGTAGCCACAAAAAGCGACAAATCAACATTAGCAGAATTAGCGCTAGCCTTTACAGCTGTGATATCGTTGAATGACCCGAAAGAAACACCCGCTGATGACCCTGATAGAGCAAGGTCTGTTATCATCATACTCGTCTTAGGAAGCAATTTCTGGACTGACTTCGAGCCCTGCGAACCAGACAGCAGGGTGATCGAAACATAATTAGTATCATCTAGATTGGTAAGCCTCGCGTACTTAAAGCTATTGGTAGCATAAGTACCAGCAGCAGCTGAAGAGCTAAGAAGCAGAATATCTACCTCATATGTAGGTACCGTTAGAATTCTCTCATCGATTTGCTTAATATTAGCAAATGTGTGGTACGCCCTAGACCCCCTCTTGACTCCATTAAGCTCAATGTCTTCAAGTATCTGGACTTGTAGAGTAGCTGTACTGATTGTGCTCGCCATATCTCAATCTTCTCCACGTTGGTGTTCAAATCTAAATATTGAGTTAACGAGGTTTATTATCCCCTAGTTGTCAATATGCGTCGAACTCTCGCGAGCTCCAGCAGCAGACTGCTCAATAAACTCAGCCCTTGCCTGTAGCTCTCTCACAGAAAATGCTCCAGAATAAGATATACCACTACGAATTCCCTTATCAATCTCAAACAGCACAGCTCTTGCAGAACCTCTTAGTGGTACAGTCCTACTTACACCTTCATTTGATGAATATCGACCTCTCCAAGCAACTTGAGCCTCCGGGCTTGCCATACCCCTGTACACTTTCGTGGGCCTCTCTCCAGGGTTAACAATAACCTGTCCAGGGGTCTCGGTGGTTCCAGCCAGCATTCTACCAACCATTACTGCATCAGCACCTGCAGCCAACGCTTTCACCATATCTCCAGTGTTCTTAATACCACCATCAGCGATAAGCAAAGCATCCGACTCTGACAACGCGCAGTCCAGAACACTCTGTAATGTCGGTACACCGTGACCGGTCATAATCCTGGTACTACAGATGGAACCACCTCCGACACCAACACGGATAGAGTTGGCTCCAGCTTCCGCTAAATCATCAAAAGCCCGTAGGGTGGCAACGTTGCCTGCCATTATATGAGTATTTCTGTAAGTGCGACTAAGGTTTCGAATAGCATCAATTGCAGATCGGTGATGTCCATGAGCCACGTCCACACAAATCCCAACAGCTCCTGCATCGATAAGGGCTCCTGCTCTATCATAATAATCTCCTGTTATACCTACTGCAGCGAATATTTCAGCCTGATCAGTTACCTCCTTGACAACTGCGACCTGCTCTTCGATACTGCAGTATCTATGCATAACACCGCGAGCTCCAGCTTCGAATAAAACTCTAGCCATCTCTGCATTCATGATGGTATCCATTGGAGCTGCAAATACCGGCAGCTTCATGGATTCGTCTGTCATAATCTCAAGAGTGAGATCGATATCAGAACGTGAGTGAACGCCAGAATACTTCGGTACGAGTAAGACGTCGTCAAAAGATAGGGCTTTACGGAACAAGTTTTTCTCCTTTTGCTTGCGGCTTAAGCCATAACAAGTATAAGAAAATAACCGTGCTTGTTCACTAACTTCCGTAAAGGGCTGATACCAGAGAGTACTTCTTGGATTCCGACGTGGGAGAAGGTTCATCGTGAGTCAAGATGCTCCAGACATTTCTTGAGTTAACCCCTGCGGGCATACCAGCTGCAAAGGTTTCAAAATCTCCAGCTGCCATGGCGGCGCGCATTTTCGTACCGCTTACATCTGGTGAACCCTCCCCTCTCTCAAACCTTGTCGGGTCTTCTTCTGCCGCAAAAACCACTTGTCCCATTCGACACATAGGCTGCATGTATTTGTCTCTATTCACTTGCGGGTAGTTCTGCATCGTGTCTGTGGGATCTGAATAGATGACGTAGGTTTCCTCAGCGTCACCCGCTTCACACGCTTTCCCAATGGTGTCATAGACTTTACGAACAGGAGATCCTCCGTACTCTACCCGGACATTTGTAGGCATAATCTTCTCTAGCTCTTGCTTCCAGACTTGAAGCATGTCTACACCCAAGATAGACATTTCACCTTTCCTTTTCCTATCAGAGGTAGAAACGAAAAGCACAACTTCGTCATTATCGGCAGCTGCCTGCTCTACAAGATAATGATGTCCTGCGTGATACGGCTTTCCAGAGACAGGAATCAACCCGACCCTCTTTCCCTTATCGACGAAGGCTTGCTCATTCAAGATCAAGTCGTAAATCGAAGCTGATTCACTAGAAGAGAACGCAGCTCGACCATACGATTCCTCGACCGCACTACCAGAAGGCATACCTGCTCGCTTTGCTCTCCCAACCAATTGATTCATCATCGCAAATGATCCGGTAAGCTTCTTAAGTTCTCCCGATCCAGGTGGATATTCAAAGACGATACCCTCCATCGTACTATTAATCTGATTCTCGATGTCAGTCAACTTCTCAAGCTGGCGGTCGACCATCTTACCGACCTCCTCGTCACCTGATGTAGCTAGTCCCTCGAGGTAGTCAATGGCCCTAGAAAGCTCATTCCGTTGTCGGGCCAATTCCTTATCAGTATCAGAAACAAAGTAGCTCTCCATCCCTCTGAGGACTTCAATCGCAAAGTCAGTAATCGCTAATTCAAGCGGCTTCATGGCTGCACCAACCGCTTTCCTGGCGTTGGCTTTAGTTGCCAACTTCGAAACAACGCCCTGCTGTTCTTTCGTCAAACCTTTCTTGATGTCCCTAACAGACGCAGCGCCCTCACGCTCGAACGCAGCGTCCATCATCTGGTCGACCTTATTTTCTGGTATACCGGCCTGAATTGCCGTGGCTCTCAAGCGCAACTCTGCGAGATCCCCAAGTGTCGCAGACATCCCCACTGGCGAAGCAATCCTCTGGATCGCTGCTTGAACTTCCTTGAGCGCTGTCCCATCTGCTAGCCTCTGCAGCTGGGCGATTACAGGACCCTTCACTAGCCAAGCTTCACCATCGACATCAGACTCAGCTTCATCGACAGCAGAAACAAGCTGTTGAAATGCGGTGCGGGCGTCTGGATCATCGACGGGAGCGCCAGAAGAATCGAACGTTTGGAAGTTATGAAGTACCACGTTGCCGGCATCATACACGATCATGTTCGGATTGCCTGGGTACATGACTTCCATATTAACGTATCTCGTCCCATTGGCAAACAAGTCATTTAAAGTCGACTGGTCAAGGGATTTAATAGCTTGAGAGATTGCCTCGAACCCCTTAGTGAAAGCGCTCTCCGCGGGGTGACCCTTCCACTTAGCAGCAAACTCATTAGGAGTCATTCCACCCTTCTTTAGGTCCCCGCCATTACGGGCAGTGTTGATAGACCCGTCACTCTTCACTGTCAAAAACAGGTTTTGACCATCAACCTTTTCAGTCGCCGATATGTCAGCGTTTGCTACACTATCAAGAATAGTCGAAAGTTCATCAAACGTAAGTTCTAATGACTCATGAAGATGAGCCATGTGGCCGCCAAGTGCTCCCATTTTTTCTCCTGTTTCTAATCCTATGATGTAAGTATTATATCAAGCGTGGTTTAGTTTTGCACGATTGTTGAAGATATTTAAACACTAAAGCCAGGAGGATTTTAAGATGCCAATTACCAAAATTAGAGCCGGTGCCATCACTGAGGACACCCTAGAAGATAAAGATGGAGACACGAAGGTAGAAGTTGAACAGAACCCTAATGAAAATAAAATTAGATTCTCAACGAACGGTTCGGAAAGAGCTATCATCGACGATCATGGGAATGTAGGCATCGGTACCGAGACTCCGTCAGAGAAACTCACTATAAACGGAGTTGAAGGACAGAGTGACGAAACGTTCATTAGATTTACCGAAGATGATAGTGATCGAGCTCTGATTGGGATCAATTCATCAAATAATATCCTAATTGAAAACCTATACTCAAACAAACATATCGTTTTTAAAGCAAGTGACGCAGGAACTTCCCGTGAAGGATTGCGATTGGATGGTGCTGTTCCAGAGGTTGTCGTTAACCAAACATCAGACTCGCTAGTTAACTTTCGAGTTGAGTCAGACAACAACACACATATGCTTTATGTTGATGGTGCGAACGATAAAGTCGGAATTGGAACGTCAACGCCAACTGACGTGCTTCATGTAGAAGGTACTTCAAAACTTCAAGGTAATACATTTGTGACAGGAAGTTTTAGCGTCACTGGGTCTGTGCAAATAAAATCAGACTCATTAGTAAACCAGAAGGCAATTCAGCTCGACGGACTCTCTCCGTTTGATGAAGTAACTATTTCTGATGCTACAACAGACACTTCATTTAGTTCTGGCCAGGGCACTGACAAAGCATTCACTATTTCTATGTGGGTCAATCTAGAAGAGATAGACTACGATGGAACAAACGGGAAGCATGCAGGTGGGTTATATACAAAAAGGTCTACTTCACCTAATGATGGCGAAATTTATATTGGGGTTGGAAGCGGTCTGCTACAAATTATTTTATATGCAGACCCAGATCAAAACGGTGTTGGAACCTTTAGTACATCAAACAGGATAGCGGTAGCCCAAACCTCTGCAAATAGTAAATTTTTCCACGCAGAAAATACTTGGTTTCATCTTTGTGTTACTTACGATGGAAGCAAAGCGACGTCCGGAATAAGAGTTTATAAGAACTCACATCCAGTTGGGAATGGAAGTATTTATGAGGGAGGCGGTGGATCATCAATCAATAATGATTTGAACGTACCCAACCTAATATATTTCACAACACAAACCTCAACGAACTATTCCGGGATGCCTCAAACCTCAATACCAACAACTTTAGGCGGCATCGATGTTAACGACTCAACAAGTAATGCGCTCGCTGGTAAATTAGCAGATGTGTGTAGGTTTAATCGCGTACTTACTCCCACAGAAGTTCAAGAACTTTACAACGACGGAAATGTAAAGAACATGGAAGAGTACTCTGCATACAGTGATTTAGTCCACTGGTGGAAAATGGGAGACCACATTGACACCACAGGTCAAGATGGAATAAAAGATTATGTCGGAGGATATCATGGCACTTTAGGTGGTGATGCATCGATTGTGTCTGAAGCAACACTAGGAAGTGATGTGTCGAGTACTATTCATTTTAACACTTCCGGAAGTGTGGGAATTGGAACTAGCAACCCAAGTGCTGAACTAGATGTAAAAGGTAATTCTAGGTTTTTAGGAGATTTAGAGATTGATGGCAGAATTGCGATGCAAGCAACAAGTGATCCTAGCACTGTAACCAATTACGCTCACATTTACTCCAAAGACGTTGCTTCTTCTGCTGAAGTTTTTGTAAGAGACGAAGCAGGCAATGTTACGCAAATATCCCCTCACAACGAAGAAGGTGAGTGGCAGTATTTTTCTAGAAATGTCAAAACTGGTAAAGTTGTAAAAATCAATATGGAAAAAATGATCAGAAGACTAGAAGAAATCACCGGTGAATCATTCATGGAAGAATGGTACGAAGATCCCACCGCCTAGACGGGGAAGAACATTGACAGAAATATCCCTGTGCTGTTCCAAACAACGACCGCTGTCAGGAAGCCGTTCAATAGTTCCCACAGTGAATCTTTGAACCTGAATACCTTACCCAGTAGAATGACTAAAAATGTCAATGACAGCTTAAATACCAAGAGCCCGATAAGACCATAATTTTCTATAACAGCGTTACCGACAGGCATCAACTCTTGCCCGTCAGTCGAGATCAAGGTATGAGTTGTTAGATAATCGAGAAGATTTAAAATAACAAAAAAGACTTGGTGGCCTATCTGTCTATGTAACCCTGTCTCATACATTGCTGTGCTATTTCAGTCTTGAACCTCGTGGTTGACCAATTGTGGTCGCGCTTATGGTAATAAATATCACCTGCGAGAGACTTACCAGTGAATTCTTTCCCGAGGTAATCTGATCCTATCACTCTTACATGGTCTGGTACGCTCGACAAGACCTGTGTAAGCTCTTTCTCAGTGTTGTAATATAAGACTTCATCTACGTACTTTAGGGAAAGTAAGATCTCTGTTCGCTCATCCGCCGAAAGTATCGGCTTTGCCTTAAGTGGACGTTCGATTGTCGGATCAACGTGAAGAGCGACTATGAGCCAATCGCATGCGTTCTCTTTCGCATCTTTGAAAAAGCGAACGTACCCCGGATGGATCACGTCAAAATTACCGGCAATTATCCCTTTCCTCATGTATTTACTCCTTCAAAAAATGATTAAAACATCTCGGCTGATACATATCTGCACCGCCGACCTCGATACCGTGGTCAGATCTGCCTCCGATCTTTTCCGTGTAGTATGCATCCGCCCCGCATATAGAACAGACAGCTGGACAGACTTCTACCTTCGTGGCGTAAGGCAGCATGGCTGCAAGCTCCTTATATGGTGTGAAGTCAGAGGACAGCTGTAAAGACGACGCCAATATTGTGTGACCATTCTTAAATAGCTGAACCAAAGCATCACCGATGCCACCTATCATAAAAGCTTCATCAACAGCGATAACAGCCCTGTCTTTGTCAGACGCCTGATAGAAAAAGGGTTGTAATGTATCGTACATCGACTCGGAGTTAATCCGGGTCGCAGGTATTTTTGCACCCCAATGGGTAACCACTTCAGAAGCAGAATATCTTTCGTCAACAATAGGCTTAAAGACATGGATATCTCTGCCCTGGTATTTGTATCGGTCAATCGCGCTTAACAGCTTTGTTGTTTTGCCACCGAACATCGGACCAACAAAAATCACGAACTCATTCTTCACTTTTATCTCCAGTGTTGTTTCTCTTTCTCATCGCTGGAAGCGCTGTCCGGACCCAACCAATGCTATCCGCTATGGTTTCTGTAACGGGCGCTAGCTCTGCTAGCACTTCATTAGTCCTATCTAGCTGTGCTGATGTCGCCTGCGTAACAATCGCGTTTTTATCCATAGCTTCAGTAACATTTTTGATTTCATCGACGTATTTTTCTTGCCATTCTCTCAAAAACTCAACAGATGTTCGAAAACGTGACATCACTTCCCTTGTCTCCGTATTAATTCCCATCTCTAGATCTGTTATAAGAGTTTCGATAGCAGATACAAGCGCTGTGGTCTGCAACTGTGTGGAAGTTTCAGAGAACTTCTCTAAGCTCACCCTTACCTCTTCCAGATGCTCCACAATTTTAGCGGTGCTGTCAGCCTCAGATAAATCATTAGTAACGAAAATGAGATTAATGACCATGCTCGTGCCGAGGCCAACCACCGACGAACCAAACGCAATCTTCAAGCCCTCGATCAAAAAAGGAAGACTCTCAGAAGTGTTAGTAATGTCAAAGCCTATTAGACCCTGCCAAACGCCAAAAAAAGTCAGAAGAACCCCAGAAGTCGCGGCTCCATATGACATCTTCGAGGGGTCAATGAAAGAAAATACGCGATTTAAGGGTGGTATGAGCGGAACCAAGAATATCAATGGAAGAAAAGTGGTCCATGTGATGTGCTCAATCATCTAAAGCTTCTCCTATCTTTTCTAGAGCGATATGTGAATTGACAACGACTGTAAACTCTACTCTTCTTGACCTCACCACGTCTTCAGAGCCGTCAGGTGCCTTAATTGTTCTAGCAAAAGACATACCGTTAGCAGTAACATTCTCTATCACCCAATCCCTTTTGTCCATAGGGGTCAAGTTATAGCAGAAGATAAGCGTAGAGCGAGTCCTTTCTTGAGACAGTTTCATGTTGTTGAAATAAGACTCTTCGATGGTGGAATCAGACCATTCAGAAGAAGTATGACCTTGTATTTTGACCTCAGCCACATCTTCTGGGTATCTACGAAGCACTTCTATGTAATTTGTCCACAAGTCAGCAAGTATCTTTTCAAAAGCTGGCGTCAACCTGTCGCTACCCGGCTCGAATAAGATAGCAGGATTGTTAAAGCGTAAAGTCAGAGTTTCTCTGTCTAGCGTAGCGTGCCACTCTTCAAACTTATGAGAAAAAGCTTCATTCAAACTAGCGTATATCTCATACCTGCTGTCTGAGAAATCCGCCGTAATCTTGTGGATCTTCTTATTTTTCTCTTCTAGCTGCTCAGACTTGTTTTTCACTTGAGAGCTGTATGTAACGCTGATCAGCAAAAACACCATCATCAAGGCAGACATCATATCAGAGATATTTGCCCAAGGAATTTGCAAATTTCTGTTACTCAAGTCTAGACCCTTTTTGTAGATGGTAAGAGGGAACCGTGGTTCCCTCTCATGTCTTTTCAGACTAATTAACGGTTACTAGAAGCGAACTCTTTTCACCTCTGAACTTGTCTCATTATGTGAAAATATAATAGTGAAAAACAGCCAGTTAACTAGAGATCCCAATGTTTTTCATCTGTTCCCGGAACAAAGACATTAGCTCAGCAGACTTGGAATCATAATCTTCTCTAGAGCTCCAGCCCTTTTCTGGGTAAAGAATTGTTTCTTCAATACTATCGCAGTCCGGTACTGTAAAGCCTGTTGGTTCATGAACGAATGTAGCGCAGTCTCGTAACTCACCGGTATGAATCTTCTGGATAATCTCTCTCGTAGTAGATATCGGCATTCTTCTTCCCACTCCGTAAGAGCCTCCCGTCCAGCCAGTATTCACCAGCCAACACGAGGTGCCGTGTTTTACCAACTTTTCCCTTAAGATAGCAGCATACTCTCGAGGGTGCAGAGGCATGAAGGGAGCGCCAAAGCATGCAGAGAATGTTGCTTGCGGTTCTACGACACCAGCTTCAGTACCGGCTACTTTCGCGGTATAACCAAGCAAAAATTGTGTAACAGCCTCGTCAGGTGACAGTTTCATCACTGGAGGTAGCACACCAAATGCGTCACAGGTAAGCATGATAACGTTCTCAGGGTGTTCATTGACATACCCTTTATGATCAGCGCCGGGAACACTAGAACATGCGTATGAAGCTCTGCTGTTCTCGGTAAGAGTGCCGTCATCAAAATCCGGCATCAGGTCTTCATTAAAGGCAACATTCTCCAATATTGTTCCAGGCTTATTGCACGCATCCCAGATCTGGGGTTCAGCTTCTTTAGATAGTCGAATCGTCTTCGCATAGCAACCGCCTTCGAAATTAGTCAAGCCGCTATCGGTCCACCCATGCTCGTCGTCACCGATCAAAATGCGATTTTCGTCAGAAGAAAGAGTTGTCTTTCCTGTTCCTGACAGACCGAAGAAAACAGCAGGGTTCCTTCGCTCTTTGTCTACATTCACTGAGCAATGCATCGGCAAGTGGCCAGATTGAGGAAACTCGAAATTTAGTACCGAAAAAATACTCTTCTTGATCTCTCCCGAATAAAATGTCCCAGTGATCAGAATCGCTTTCTTCTTGAAAGATATTAGTACTTTAGCTTCTTCCTCTTTTTTTGGGAAGTGATAAATCCGCCATGGCTGCTGTGTTTTCCCGAATCCCACGACATCCGTAATGAACATGTTCCTGGCGAACAATGCGTGGTGAGCCATTTCCGTAAAAACGACAATGTCAGTTCTATGACCTGTATCTCTAACCGCTTGCAGCTCTTGACAAAATAAGGGAACTATTGTACCCTTATAATCTTGGAACGCAGAAAGCTCTTCCGCGAATTCATCTTCTGATATCCCTCTATTGGCAGACCAGTCAATTTTGTCCCTCGTAATCTCATCTATAGCGTAAGATTTAGCAGAAGGAGCTCGACCCTTGTAGGTGCCAGTCTCAGTACAGATAGCACCTGTCTTTAGCTTTACGCTCTCCCCCTTATTCACTGATATCTCAGCGAGAATTTTTGAGTCTGTGTTATAATGCATCATTAAGATGTTACCTCTTTTTCGAGATTAAGTATTCGATACTTCAAGCACTTCCCAGTCACCATCCCAGTTTGTGTACTTGACACGCTTGATTCCAGACTTACGAATCTCTGACTCACAAATGGAACAAGGCTTTGCCATCGTCGGATGATCACTACACTTGGTAAAGCGCATCACCTCAATCTCATCGCCAGGCTGAGCGAAACGTAGAACGTTCATTTCAGCATGCATATGGGATCCCCACGTACCGTCTTTATATTGGCGCTTGAACCGTGGGTGTGTCTTATTAGTATTTTCGCCGACCTTAACGACTCGACCATTCCTTCTCAGAATAGCTGCTAGATGGTAAGGACGACCATTGTTCATTGCTAGCTGCTTAGCTTGATAGTACACTTGGCACAGTTACCTCCTGGTTTTATATTAGATAATAGAAATGTCGGTGAAGATTTACATGGTTCATTTTAAATCCATCGACCGAGTCTCGGCGAACCCGTTCAAAGTATTTATTAGACTGTCCATGCCAAGATCTTCAGGTTTCCTGATCACCATGGAAAGATTTAGACTCTCTCTATCAGGCATACCAGCGCTTAAAGACACAAGCTTGACGTTATTTTCCTCGAGGCAAGTCTTGACGTCTTTCACGATCCCAGGTCTATCATCTAGAGTAATTTTAAGAGTGTGAGTTTTGTACGTCGTCAACAAGGCTTTCTCAACCTTATTAATAATTGTCAAGATCACAAACACGAGGACCGTCGTTATAGCCCCAAGCTCTAAATAGCCGCTACCGCACGCAATACCTACGATAGCAGTCGTCCAAAGTGAGCTAGCCGTTGTTAGCCCCTTAACAGTAACGCCCATCTTCATAATCGCGCCGGCGCCGAGAAAACCCACTCCGCTGACTACTTGAGCTACAATGCGACCAGGGTCAGACGGCAAGTCTGGATTTGACAGAAATTGAGAATATGATATGGATAGTATTGCAGCTAGCGCAGCCCCAGTGGAGAGGATCATGTGTGTCCTAAGACCAGCAGGTTGGCCATGCACTTCTCTCTCTAGTCCGATCATAGAACCGAGAGAGGCGGCTGCTAAAAGGTATATCGCTTGATCTAGTACTTCGGGCATCAATTCTTATATAGCTCCTGCTCTTGCTAACAAAATGGAGCCGCCGAGAGGACTCGAACCTCCGACAGATCGATTACAAATCGATGGCTCTACCAACTGAGCTACGGCGGCAAAAAGTGGGGGTAGAATCGGGAAGGCATAACCTTCTTCATTTAAACGCAAAAGAACAACTTTTCCAAAGTTACTTCATGCCAAGGGGCCTTGACATGTTTCACATACACAGCAAAAAGCTTCCCGAATGTCACCAGAAACCGCAGGACCCTAAGCTTCTGAAGCCTACCCCCGATAAGAAGGTATTAAACACTTTTGTTCATCAGTTTTTTCTATCCTTTAATCTATCTATAGGATTATAGGAAACCCCAAGATCATTTACACCGCGCTAACCACAAAAAAGCTTCACAATAAAAACAGCGTAAAGAATGATAACAAAAAAGCCAAAAACGTCAGGAAGTTCAGGTCGAAACTTCATACTTCACGTCCTGGATCTTCATCTTCTACGTCGGTGGGCGGTCCTGGGAACTTAGGCAGCTTGACCACGATCAGGGACAAAACTCCTATAATAATTACACCAAGACCTAGAATGAAAGTTGCTGTATCCATATCACACTCTCTTATAGAAACTGGCTGGGGCACTAGGACTCGAACCTAGAACCTGCGGAGTCAAAGGCCGCTGCGCTACCTATTGCGCCATACCCCAACAAAATAAAAAATAAACTGGTGCCTGAGGTGAGATTCGAACTCACACGCTCTTAAGAGCAAAGCATTTTGAGTGCTTCATGTCTACCATTCCATCACTCAGGCTAAAAATCTTCTTGTGTTTCGTCATCATGAATAATCGCTTGACCGAACTCTTCAGCTAGTCTCGCAAAGCGATGAGCTTCCTGTAGCGCATGATTTTCTCCAGTGCGAACAGCTACAGCCCACCACTTAGAGTACAGTTCAAAGTAATCTGGCATACCCGGCGAAGGCGCTGACAGTCTTGTAACTAACATAGTGGTGTTCCTTGAAGTAGAATGGTGGGCCCACAGGGACTCGAACCCTGAACCTGCGGATTACGTACCACTATAGCTTTCGCTACCACCGAAGTGTTTGTGGTCTGGACTATCCCTTCACCCACGTGGGGTGCTGCCCGTCTAGTCTCTACACCTTCTTCTTTCGAAGCTTGGCTCGGGATTGTCATCAGCATTACCTGTTAAGAGTTCCCCGAATTTGAGCAGTTATTCGACATCAGTTACCTGATGAAGCTCCCATTGAAAGTCCGATGCTCTACCTGTTGAGCTATAGGCCCTAAATTATATCAATATTTGAAATAGCGAAAAGTTTTGGTACTCCCAAGGGGAATCGAACCCCTACCGCAGCGGTGAAAACGCCGAATTCTTACCGTTAAACTATGGGAGCGAAAGATGGCTGGGAAGGTGGGATTCGAACCCACGACCGAGCGGTTAACAGCCGCGCACTCTACCACTGAGTTACTCCCCAATATGTGTTATGAATATGTCGGAATGATGTTACTACCAGGAGGGTGTTTCTCCTGGGTTCACATGTACTAGGTATAATGTACTATGGCGCCAGCGGCGTTGCAACGTCACCGAAACACCCAATGACGATTTTGTTGTTGATAAATATATCGATGATTGGTAGCTGAAGCGGGACTCGAACCCGCAAGGTCATGTGACCGGGAGATTTTCTTACCCTCTACAGTTTTCACTGCCAACCGAAGTTGTTTGTGGTCTGGACTTTCTCTTCACCTTCAGCATTACCTGTTAAGGGCTGGCCGTCAAGTCTCTACACCTTCCCTTTCGGGCTTGGCTCGGGATTGCCATCAGCTTTATCTGTTAAGGTTTCCCCGAATTTGACCAGATTCACTCATGGGATTTCTCCCAAGGTGCTCAATATTTGATCAAGTTTTTACCTTGATCCCGCGAAGTCTCCTGTGTATACCGATTCCACCATTCAGCCAAAATTGGTAGGGCTAGTAGGATTTGAACCTACAACCTGCCGGTTATGAGCCGGACGCTCTGACCTGATTGAGCTATAGCCCCGTATTTTGAAGTTGTGTGGTATTTCCACCAACTTTTACTTTTAGATTATATCTCCAAGGACCTGTGTTTACAAGACTTCAGCGATATATTTTTTGAAGAAAAAGTGATGAGGTTCCCAGCTTCCTCATCTAGACACAGCCTGTAAGGTCAGTACTTCGACCACGCTTACGCAACCACGAGCCAGCATCACCTGTTTCTCTCTGGTCTGTGTCCCCCACATAAATGGCGCGCTCACCAGGACTCGAACCTGGGACCCACGGCTTAGCTTACCACTATAGCTTTCGCTACCACCGAAGTGTTTGTGGTCTGGACTATCTCTCAACCATATCCCATTGGGACTTAGGCCACTCCCGTTTAGTCTCTACACCTTCCTCTTTCGAGGCTTGGCTCGGGATTGCCATTTTAAAGGTTTCCCCGAATTTGAGAGTGTACGCAACATACTGTTTCCAATATGAGGCTCCTATTGCTTAAAGGCCGTTGCTCTATCCAGCTGAGCTATGAGCGCATTCACAATAACTAAATGCTTTTCGCTATTAAGTTTTCAAAGGTCGCGGTGGTTAGTTTCCATCCCCACCAACATTTAGATTATATCACAGTGGCCGTTCGTTTACACGCTTTAGAAGATTATTTATGACTTCTTGTTTAGACTTAGGTGACGACTTTCATTCTTCGTCTTCCTTTGTATTATATAAACCACAATTACAAGCGTGCCAATCTTTATGCCAAGGGCAATCTAGTGGATGCTCAGATAGCCCTTGATAAGAGCTTTCCCTTTGAGGAATCCATTTGATTTTCCACTTGATCTTTGTTGGCGCAATCATAGGCTGTGCTGTTACCATTTGGTCTGCTGTTGGGATCCAACTGGAATAATCACACCGATTACAGCCAATAGCCCACCCTTCGTCTGGCGGGGTTAGTGCTGTTATCTGCAGGACACCCTCGTCACACTTGTGGCACCTCATCCTTCGTTCATCCGCTTGACCATACGCTCGGCTGCTTCTTTCGAGGCTGACCTCGCATAACAGACAGGTTCATCGGTCTTGCAAAATTTCTGCATCAAAAAAATTCCCCAGCCGTCGGGCTCGAGGGGTCTAACTTCCCACTTCATTCTTTGCTCTCCACTCTGTAAACTCCGTCTTCTTCGATAAGTACCTTTGGTGGACCGTGTCGGTCTGTCAAAACTTTCCACCACTCAGGGCTCGCAATCGAGCACTCTTGACCGAAGTGTTTCTTAAGCCACTGATGTCGAGCCCAGCCTCCCAGCCAGCTTGTCGGGCGAGGGACCCATATTGACTTGATCTTATTTCCGAGCGCATCGACATTGTGCGCTTCTATGAATTCGCAGCTACGAATCACTTATAGACCTTCCTGTAAGCGTCGACCACGACGTCTCCGTCACGCTCATATACTCTGAACTGTTCATATACATGAGGTCGCTCACGAGGGTCTGCCTGCAGGTTCTTCATCACGACTCGCTCTTCAGGGTCTTGGAGCTCTAACATTTTGATAAGATCTTTTACTTTCAAGCTGCACCTCCGATGTACTGCTTTGATGCTTCATACAACATGATATTCGCCGTCTGAGCGGTGTTCAAGCAAAAGCCTGGGCCTCTCATATCGATCTCTACGCAGTCGGCAACATGAATAATCTCTCCAGGGACTCCAGATGTTTCATGTCCGGTAAAGATGCATGTAAGACCCTCAAACATGAAATTATAATCACGAAGCTTTTCAGACTTTTCGCAAAGCTCAGCAGCTACGATCTTCACGTGGTTATCTGTACACCACTCGATAAATGAACGAGGACTCTTATGCTGAACAATCTCTACGAGATCGCACATTGATCCAGAAAGCTTCTTTAGCTCTGCGCGGTGGGGCACAGATCCGACAACATGGACCTCTTTCACGCCAAAACATGCAGCGGCACGCATCACGAAAGCAAGGTTTCCATCATGCTCGAAATTAACACAGCCGATAATGACTGGTAGATACTCTGCTGTCTTCTGCTTTTCAGCATACCTCTCTCTACGTGTCATTGAACGAGTAGAAGGAGGGAAATCATACGTAATCATCTTTAGTCCCAAGGGTGGCAATCACAAGGATAACAATCACAGACTTCACAGTTGACCTTTTCTACGTCAGAAACAAAAGCAAAAACAGGTATCGGTGCTGGCTCATCAGGATGCTGAACTAGCACTTCTAATCCAGTGTTCGAGCCGTCGGCATCAATCACCTCAAGTACTATACCTGTGACACCTACCCACTGGTCAGGTTGGTTAGGGCCATAGTACTTTGGTTTAAACTTGACAATATCACCCGTCTTAATACTAAGCATTCTTAAACTCTGTTACTATGTGAGGCTTGCCCACATCATCCGCATTTCTTGGTGGATAGAACTATGAGCGTCAACATCTTGCTGGATCTTCTTACGGAGAACTTTATGTAGTCCCGGATTCACCCTTAGCGCGCGAGGCATGATCTCATGTCGGATGAAGTTTCTATTAAACCTCGTGTCGTTGTTACTCTCATCGTAGTGATACACCACGTCTTTCCTGTCACACCAATCTTCAAAGACGGCTTTCCGGGTTTGCAGAAAGGGTCTCAAGTAATTGTCTCTCTTAGAAGGAATAAGCTTAGGGTTTCCATTCAAAGAGGTGAACAGCCATGTCTCAGCCACATCGTCAAGGTGATGACATGTGACTACAGGAAGACCACCGCAACTGTCACTAAAAAAAGAATAACGAGCTTGACGCCAGAAATCTTCAAGTGACTGTCCCGAATCAGGGGATTCATCAAGATGGCCTACCACCAATTCTAGATTGTGTAGATCACAATACTTCGTTACTACCCTCTCGGCGGCGGAGGCGCCGTGGGTGCCGTGATTAAAGTGGAGGACCTTGACCCTTCTATTCTGTCGCAAAAAGTCAAGGGCTGCCATAGAATCAGCCCCTCCAGAAACGGCAACTGCAATCTCAGAAGGAAGCTTAAAAGAAAGTCGGATCATTGATTCATTTCTCCGATTAAACATTTGGTAGGGCTAGTAGGATTTGAACCTACAACCTGCCGGTTATGAGCCGGTTGCTCTGACCTGATTGAGCTATAGCCCCTCATGATGATATAGTATAAAAGCGAGCTAATTTGTACAGAGAGAAAGTAGTCTAAATTCATTACCCTCTAAACAAACAGACTCTCCATCCGATGTTAAGAAGTGATGCATCTTTCTCTTGACGTCGTCAATGTGGATCGAAACTGGACCGACATAAAACAACGTAGATTTGAACCCACGCTCTCGAGCTTTCTTGTGATTCATCTCATGGGGAATCAGCCAGCCTACAGGGATATCTGATTTTGTCTTACGACTGACTGCAACATCCCACCCAAGAGCTTCAACAAAGTCTCCGGGCTGACACTCTTTAATTAGCATCTGACTCCCTTGATAAAGCGTCACCTATGACAACACAGACACCGCAATATAAAACCAGCAGCTTAATGGCTACTTTAGACATCTTGCGGTAAGCTGCTTGTCTAATGCTCATATGCTATTTTATGTTTGGGGATATCAGTTTACAAATTTAATCTAGGTCTGCTCTCATCAAGTCAGAAAAACTATGAAGCACTTCTGTGCCGTCAGGGTATCTGACTCTGGCTTTTCGAGCTACGGAAGGTGTACCCTCTGTCGAATAGTGCATGTGTTGAAGCGGCACATCTTCAATAGCAACGATCGTCCCTACTCTATTCATCTGCATAAAGTGGTACACTGGCATCCCAACTCTAAACTTGTTCATATCTACTCCTGTTCGGCTCTTTTCCAAATATAAGGCACCCAGGCGTAGTGTTTACGCGTCTTTAGGTAATCGAGATTTTGATCATTGTCATATGCTTCACGTTCAAACGGGTTCTCGTAATACGCGGTCTTACCGTCCCTGTATCTAAACAACCCTATGATATGAAACAGCCCGTACATCAGCCATTGAAACACAAAAAGCATCTCTAGCTGTTGGCGGTAATGTATCGTCTCATGATTCTTTGTCTTCTCGCTCATCACACCACGACAGACAACAAGGAATGCAAAAGAAAATGCATAGACATCGATGGGTGCGATCTTGGACAACCACACTGGGAGTCTGGAATTCTCTATAAAAATTGGAAACATACTTACTCTTCCTCTCTATTCCACTTACTGTGACTTAGCCACCTGCTGGCTATATCATCCGCTTGTGATAAATCAATAAGCTTCGCGCCAACTTGATTTTCTAAATAACCTCTGATTAAATCATCAACGCTGCGACCAGTTCTGGAAGCCTCAGCTCGGAAACCGATTAGGAACGCTGGTACCTCGCAAGCGCTAGTGAAATAATCGTAGTAAGAATCGCCTTCGGCTGGCGGGAGCCTAGCACAACTCGGTCTCTCAAAGGGGCCGCCTTCTTGGGTCAGGTGGTGTACCTCATGTGCGACAACATTGGCTAGCTCACGCTCAAGGGTCATTATCTCTTTAGTTGTAACCTGGAACCCGGGTCTTAAACTGATCGTAATCTCCACACTACCACTTTCCCCACCCCAGCCAGCATGAGCGTCGACGTTCCAACCCGGATGCGACTCTTCAAAGTCTACTGGCACGATCTCTACGTTTACTTCGAAAAAAGGTGTAGAATCATCATCGTAATTCTCAGCCCATGCATCAGAATCTATAGGGTACGGCCAACTATAGTCGAAGACTTCATCTACTTCAATCTCCTCGTCACCCATTTCATCAGGTAAGAGGCTCATGACATCGTTAATCACATCATCTATGACATCGTTATAATAGAAGTCGGCGTCTGAAAGTCTATATTCTGACTGCTCTTGTAAGTCAACTGCTTCACTAAGCTTAGGCATGTCGTTGAATACTCCATTTACAAAATCGCCGGCTTGAAGCCCATTTTTTTTGAACCATCCTCGGTTAACTTCTAGAGCACAGGAAGCAGGACCTGGCGAAACGACAGACTTTAAACTAAAGGGTTCCATTTCTTGTATGCTCATAATTTCGCCGGTGTCAGATATGAATGCAATATCAAGCGGGATCCCTGTATCTTTCATCCAGAATGATCGAGGCTCAGATGTGGGCCACCTGAACAGCATTCCAGAATTTTCTTCTAGATCTGCGGCGTACATAAGGCCTTTTGCTCTAGAAGCGTCATCATCCGCTGCATGGACTACAAGCGGGACGCCTTTTATCGAAACGTTCACTCGTGCTCTCCATAAATCGACATATAGCGTTCGCCTCGGTCACAGAGCATAGTAACAACAACACCTTCTGGGTTGTTTTTTTCTATCCAGGCTTCGCTAGCAACAATATTAGCACCAGCACTGATACCGACCAAAAGTCCTGATTCTTTCGCTAATCTTTCCGCTCTCTCTATTGCATCAGCAGTACGAACCTTTATGATCTCGTCCATATCATTGTCTAATGCTAGAAATTCTTTCCCATCAGCAATCCCTTGAATCCCATGAGGCGACTCTTCAGGCTGGACCATGATTACCTTGGCATCTACAGAGGAGTCCTTTAGAAACCTACGGACACCCTCTATAGTACCGCCTGTACCTGAACCGTGGATGAAGGCGGATAGCTTTAGGCCCCGAGATGATACGTCGTTGTAGATCTCTGGTCCTGTTGTAGTAAAATGACATTGAACGTTCTCTTTATTACTAAATTGCTTCGGCGACCACACATTATCATTACGAGCTATAAACTCATCGCGCATCTCTATCGCTCCAGTGAAGTCATCATCTGGAGCGTCAATTATTTCAGCTCCGTAAACACGCATCATCTGCTTTCTTTCTTCAGACATGTTACGAGGCATAAATATCACGCAGCGGAGGCCTAAAGAAGCAGCTACCATGCTTAAAGCTATGCCTGTGTTTCCACTAGTCGCATCGCAAAGCACAGTCTTGTCATTAATCTCGCCTCTTTTCAAGGCAGAACCCACAACGTAGGTTATCATCCTGTCCTTGACAGATCCAGAAGGGTTGTATGTCTCTAGCTTTGCGTACAAATGATCAGCTATTTTAACCAAGGGCGTGTTTCCGCATAGCACCATACATTCGTTCATACTTTCACCTTCAAAACTTCCAATATCTCGATTGGAGTAGCAATATATTCATTCCACAAAGACGTCCTTAGCTCACCGTCACAGGTTTCTAACTCGTAACAGATGTTATTGAAGTCTTCGCCAGGGTACTCTAGACGATAAAGATTACAAGCACGGCGGCCGGTATCAACAGCCATAGATTTTATGTCGCTTCTGAAGCCAGCCCGAACATTTCCCAAAAGCTTTATGATGATATTCGAATCGGGACGAAAAAACGGTCTCTCTGCGACTGTAAACGTTGATATATCAAACGCAGAACCAGAATCAATGGCTTTTTGAATCCTCTCAACACCTCTGATTGTTGTGTAGTGGAGAAGTTCTTTTGGGTTGTTGGTGGAACCGTACAATTGAGTAGTGAACTCATCATCCATCAGGACATATGGCTCTAGATCTCCTCGAGAGTAGAAATACGCAAATCGCAAGCGATTTATGTCCTTAAAGTAGTGACCAAACTCTTTCCTCAACCCCCAAAAGCGGTGATTGACAAAGTCCTCCACAAAATCAAGGACGTTCTTCTTTGTTAGAAGGTCCCATCTCTCGACCTCATCGTTTAGTTGGTATCCGAAATATCTCTCTACGATCGCTATGAGTCTTGGGTCTGTATACTGTCCACCTCTGGTATCGACACCTTCTTTCTGGAGTTCTAGGAGCATCTCAACAGCCAGCTGCCACTCGTCAAGAGTAAAGAAACTAGAGTCTGGTTTCACATAACCGCGTACTTTCTCTTTGGACTCTAGAAGACACTCACGTACGTAGGTTCTTATTGTAGATTCGTTCACAAGACAATCCTTAAGATCAAACAACAATAATAAATATGCGGACCAGGTGGAGGATTACAGGTTAAACTGTATCAGTGATGCTTGTGACTGTATACTTTCTTCTTGTATACTTTTTTGTGTGGATGGGTCTTATATTTCTTGTAACCCTTGTGCTTCTTATGCTTGTGATAGGAAGGTCCATGTTTCACAACTCTATAGCTGCTTTTGTGGTGGTGACTGTAACCATGGTGATAGCCAGGACCGTACACAGTCACAATCTTTTTTGCGGGCACATACACGTACTCGTACTCACAGTCATCATAAACATAGTATGGTGAGTGAAACGTGGCGGCGCAGCCTACAGTCGAAAAAAATAAAACAGACAAAAACGCGATGTATTTCATACTTTACTTACCTCCTTTCTCTAGTAGTAATCGTCATAAACACATTCTTCAATTACGAACTCCCATTCGCAAATATCTTCCCAAAAGCAAGATTCATGAGAGCATCCAGCATAGTCACCATTGAGGTATTCCCAAGTGCAACAATAGCCAACTTCGTACCCATAGTCAGTACATGTAACAGGCTGATGATAGAAAGGTGCCTCTAGGGTTTCAAAATACGGATCACAGCTCGTGTATGTATACGTCTCTACTACGGTAACTTGCTCTTCAATTACCTGTGGTACGTCGGTCGATTCTTCTACCACAACAACAGGGGGCTCGTGATGATGAGCCGGGTAGTATACAACGGGAGCTGCTCCGAATTCACACCCGCCTAAGAGCAACCCACAGACTATAGTTACAACTGCTTTTTTCATGCTTAACCTCCTTACAAACATATAGTAGGGAGAACCGTAAATTAGATCATGAAATAGTACTGGTTTTCGGTTACAATCTAAAATTTAATTTTTAGTCACCTGGAACGCGTTTCTACAAACTCGGAGACCCAAGAATAATCTTGGTAGATGACTTTGCTCCGAACTTCTTGGTATACCACCCGTTCACGCTCTTAAAAAGGGCTGGAGCATTCGGGTCAGGATGAGCTCCGTGAAAGATAATATCATCCCCAGCAAGTAACTGCATTACTACAGCTTCATCCTCGACTGCTGGCGCACCACGCTTAAGCATCGCATAAGCGGGCTTGCCGCTAACTTCACCCCACCAGTTCGAGCCAGAGCCAATAGAGCCGCCAGCTCTCAACTCAGAAGATTTGTCTTTGTAAGCGTTAGCTGCTGCAGCTGTACCATCATTCGCGGCGGCGCCCATCTTCGTACCACCGATATCAGGCTTCGCAAATAAAGCGACGTCAGGTTCAGGATCTTCGTCGATGTCTGCAACTACCCAGAACCTGTACCTTTCAAGGTCGGACGGCTTCTTGACTTTAAAGTGACCACCAATTGGAGCGTATGTCGACTGCAGCATATCATAAAGGTCGTCAACGATAACAGATCTCATAGGGTCTCCTGCCTCAACAGAAACCCATTCACCCTTTGGTAAAGAGGCTTCAGGAGCGGGTTGCTCTATTTGCTCAAGAATTATTTGTCTTATAAACTGTCTTAGAACGTCCATTGTACTACCTTTAGTGTTAAGTATTCCTGTTATCTTCTACTTTTCATCTTTTCGACTTGTGTATAAAGCTTACTCATGAACTTACGAGTTGATTTATCGTCGGGCCCAAGAACCTCGATATAGTGCTTAACAGCGTTGGGCAGTCTATCATCAGACAGATCAACCTTTTTACTGAGTATTGCGTCAATCTCTTTAGCGGAGTATACAGCGATCAAGTCTTCGGCGGCATCGTGAGCGTGAGCATCGATCTCTATATGAGAACTCAAGTACTTCTTCTGCCACTCCGGATCATCCGCGGAGCCCGGCGGAATCTGGCGGGGATCTTTCAGCATTTCCTCAAAAGCGGCGGTGTCATCCAGCCCCTTATGGGCAGCCTGTTTTTTCATCTGTCGATAATGTACTAGCTCGTGTCTCACTGTTGCTGTAATATGACGGACTAGCTCACTGGTGTTCAGAGCTTGAGAAATGTTGTCTTCATCCTCTGATGTCATCATCTCTATGTCAATAGTGCTTCTTCCCGGGCGTTCTTTTGAGACGTACCACTTCGCGTCGATGAGCCATCTATTAGGCCAAGCAGGATGCTCGGGATGTAGAGACATTCCCATCAGATCATCTGTATCGTGTGACCTAACCAATATGTCCATGTCTAGACCAACCTCTTCCATAGCCCCTTCTAGAGCCTCAGAAAGAGCCTCTGCGGCAGGAGTAGCCATGACCCCTCCTGCCTTAGACTCATAGTAGTCTATATCATCTTGAGAATTCGGCTCTTCCCAAAAATTTGAAGAAGACACAGCGGCATCGATTGCAGTGAAGTATTCCTGAGGAAGAGCTGTTACCTCGCTTAATACCTCTTTTATGTATTCACGAAGTAGATTCATTCCTTCAACATCCCTCGTTTCCGCAACTCATCTATAACGGGCGTACCTGACTTCCTGTATACCTTACTGAGCGGTGATCTATCAAAGTGGTAACTTTCTGCATCCAGCATGGCAGACTTCTGATTGCAATTGTCTCCACCGTCAGGGGTCAACATATTGTTTTCATCATCTAGCTGGGCGATTGTTACATCAGGTCTATTCTTTTCGTAGTAAGACCAAACGTTTTTTGCATCTCCTGAAACTTCTTCGCGATCTGGTGCAAGTCCGCCTGTTGCTTCAATGGCGATATCATATGCTAAAGGACCGTAACTTCTTTCCGCTTCAGAGTAAGATACTATTTTCGCGCCCGAACACTCACCTTTGGACCAAACTCCCGGTGTTTCGAATTGGACAAACGCGACATTGTGTCCATCAATAATAACTCTTGCAGCGTTCTTGCTAATTCTAACATATCCCCCGTCCGCTTCGAGTCTATCAACCATTGACATGATCTTGGGATCAACAGATTCTTTCAGTAGCTCTCTTATGTATTCGCGTAGTAGTTTCATAATCCTTGGCTCTGCTCCCATGCTTTGATTTTTGACATTGTGCCGCCATAATCACTTCTGAGCATCTCTCTTACTTTATAGTTATCTCGCCAATCGTATTCGAAGCTGCCCCTGTCTACATCTTTATACTTCGATATCGCAGATGGTGGAACTGCATCTGTTGAGAATACGGCACCCTTACCCATCTCAAAATCTGGATCTGCCATTACTTTACCGACAGCAGATCCGTCAATCTCTAAAACAACTGGGGTTTCTGACTTACCGATTGTTTGAGAGGCGCCCTTCTCGTACTCTGCTTCGTCTTCTAAGACATCCCTAACAAAGGAAAGCCTATGCATAATCTTTGCAGTCTTCGAAGCTCTAGCGAGGGCAGTCTGTGCATCTGTGAACATGAATATTCTGCCAGGGTAACTTCTCCCTGCTGCACCCATCATATCACCTGCTTTTCCAGCCTTGCCTCGCCGTCTAGCTGACTGAGGTTCTAAACCTTGCGAGAGAATCGTCTCAGCTGTCACAGGATCTGTTACATGATATAGTTTCGCTGGTTTCTCGACTTCGTCTGTCTCCAGATCCATCAGCCCGACTTTGAGCATTGCGATATTGCTATTCATGGCGAGTTGGTCTCTTGCCACATGTAATCCAAAATTAGCAGCCCACTTATCGATCTCATCAACGACAGCGTCTAAATCAGCGTCAGAGAATTTAGTGGCAGGCTTATCGTAGGAGAAGTCACCATATCCGATGGTAAAGCTAGCCAATCTCTGGGGACCCCTATCTGCCACCGTCCTCTGCTCTATCTCGAAAGGCTTACGTTTCCCTCCTGCCGGCATCTCTACTTCTTCGCCAAACCCAGGAAATTTTTTACGTAAAATATCAGACAGTTCTGCCCATGGAAGTTCAGAGGACTTGACTTCTTTTAACAGCAGCTCTCTTATGTACTCGCGGAGTAGGTTCATTAGTTTGTCCTCACGAATATCAGTTGGCCTGAGCTAGCACCGAACTGTTGTCCCAGTGAACTCCATACACGGCCCGCATCAGCTGAGGTGGAACCGGCAGAATCGCATGCGTCCGAACCGATAAACACACCACCGCTAGACCTTGCGTATTGAATTGCCTGGTCAATGGCTGCCTGATATATCAACTTACCGTAACCTTTCCCTCTGTCAGCTTCGTTGGGGATCCAGACGTTATTCGTAACGTACATCTTTGGTGACCAGCTCCACTTGCTTGTCGCCTCGTGCCGTTCTTTGGCTTCAATGTACTCTGGAGATTGTTCAAGTTCCATAACATTTTCTTGGCAGTTCGAGTACCTACGAGTTGAGTTGACCTCTGCATAACCAACCATTCTACCGTCCACGCTGAAATTCACTCTGAAGTAATCTTCAGTTGACCCTCTGTGTAGAGAAACAGTAGTAGATTCCTCGGTCAGTAACTCTCTTATGTATTCGCGAAGCAGGTTCATCTCCAAGGCCCCGCTTGCCCTGACTTAGTACAATTGATTATAGCTTCTTCAGCAGTGTATTCTTCATAAGCTTCAGGTTGGAAGTTATCGTAGTACACAGCTTTTGGAATCCCTTCTGGCTTTGTTACGTGTGTTTGCCAGTCGAATATCATGTCACCCTTTTCAACCCAAGCATGCTCATATGACTCATCATTCCATTTGTTCGTCACTTTTCCGTGGACCACCTTGAACTTGTCTAGATCATCCCACTCTTCATCAGATGACTGTTGAGCCATCTTGATCGCATGGGGATAACATTGGCCAATGGCGATAGTCTTTTCAGTAAGCAAAGCCCTTACGTACTCGCGCAGTAGATTCATCACACTGTCCTATTATCTATCAACATGCCGCGCTTGATCAGTTCATCAATAACGGGAGTACCTGACTTGCTGTATATCTTGCTGAGGGAAGATGTATGCCACTTGTCCTTCAGCATGTCGTGCGCTGGAACTTGGCTGCAATCATCGTTGGGATTGTCGGGGGTGATCTGTGGTTCTTCGTAGTCAGGTAAGATATCCAGCTGGCGAACAATAACATCAGAACGAGAGTTCATGTATCTATCCCACACTGCCTCTGCCTCACCGGATACTTCGAATCTATCGGGCATTAAACCGCCTGATGCTTCGATCGCAACATCATATAACAGCGGCCCGAATCCACCATCAGCTTCAGACCAACCTACGCTTTGTCCGCCTGAGCAATTGCCATGATCGCTGAACTTTGGTTTTCTCCATTCAACCGAACCTATTGCGTTTTTGCCGTCCAGTCGTAGAGGTTTGTCACCGGGTTCAACCAACCTGACAGATCCTCCCTGCTTTGGGACCACAAACAGTCTGACTTTGTAACCTGCAGCTTCAGCTCTGTCAATCATTGACATGATCTTGGGGTCAACAGATTCTTTCAGTAGCTCTCTTATGTATTCGCGCAATAGTTTCATACCAGTTGTGTCCTCAACTTTATATTGGGATATTTCACAGCTAGCGCTTGCACAGCCGCTATATTTTTATCAGAGTCATCGACAAAATACACATCGTCATAACCGCTATTTATCTTGTCTTCAATCCATCGCGCCTTAAATTGTGGGTCGGATTCACCAAGCGTTACAATCTCAATGTCGTTTACGTTGAGACCAATGTCTTGTAAAAAGTTAATGATGCCCTGTCGAGCAACTTCAGCACGAGCAGTTAAGATCACAGCTTTGCGACCGTCTGTACCTGCTCCCAAAACGCGGCGGAGGATATTCATGTAGTCTTTGATTTCTCGAGGGTTCATTAACTCGCCGCCGAACTCGCTGTAATCGAACTCATCGCCGGGTTCAGGTATGTATATGGCCCACTCTCCAGGAGTCTGCTTTATCTGCTCACCCGTCGCTTTAGTAAGTATAATCATGGAATCAGTGACAGCAAGTGTGTCATCAAAATCGAAGACACGCAGCTTGTTCTCACTCAAGATTTCCCTTATATACTCACGAAGTAGTCTCATTGTTCTTCCAACATCCCTCGTCGTCGCAGCTCATCCATGACTGGCGTTCCAATCTTAGAGTACATTTTTGTAAGTGGTGAGCTAACCGAAAATCCATCTGGATGATCACAGTTGTCTTCTCTTTCTGGGGTGAGCTCGTTTTTCAGGTTGTCAAGTTGTTGGATTATCACGTCAGGTCGCTTCTTCATGTAATGTTTCCACACATTTCTTGCGTCTTTCGAAACCTCCAGCCTGTCAGACATTAGACCACCCGAAGCTTCGATCGCAACGTCATAAGCTAATGGACCCATCCCGAATTCTTTGGCGCCGGAAACTGATACTTCCTTGGCGCCAGAACAAGGTTGCCCATGTGCTCCCGGACTTGGGTTCCAAGATATACCTGCTACCCTGTTTGCTGGACCAATATAGCCCTCATACCAGTCTGAAACATCGATATTAGGGTCGTACACAGCCGTATAACCACTCCTAACAACGACCTTGAAGCCAGCCTTTTCTGCACGATCGATCATTGACATGATCTTGGGATCAACAGATTCTTTCAGCAGCTCTCTTATGTATTCGCGAAGTAGTCTCATCAATAATTCACAGCCCCGATTACTTCTGCATTAGGGTACTTCTCGGCCATCTTGTCTTTAAGATGCCCGATCTCTTTTCTCATCATCTTGCCGAAGTGAACGTACCCACCGTCTGGATCGACGTACCTCTCAAAGAATTCATCTATGAGTTTACTGGCAACGCCTTGACCTGTTGAATCACCCCGGGTCTTCATGTAGTCAATGTACCACATGTCCTTTCCTTCTGCAGTTTTACCGTAGTGGTGATAGTCAAGAAAGCCGATAACACAAACATTCGAAACTCCTGGGATTAGCTCACCTTTTCGTGGCTTCTTCAGACGCCGGCCGGTTTTTCCATATCTTTCCATCCTCTGATATTCCGTGAAATATGTGTCATGACCTTCTGGCGGTTCGGTGACTGATGTATCACAATATGCCAAGCGCTTCACGTTACGTGATCTATTATAGGTTAAGGGCGAATCAAGCTCATGGAACTCAACACCCTCATTTAGGATCTCTTTGATGTATTCACGAAGAAGGCTCATTGTCTTTCCTTTTTCCTCTAATCTTTACCCATGCACCCCACATCAGTGGTACTGCTAGCCAGTGTAAACAAAGGAGCCAAGCTGCTGGAACACCTGCGTAAAACACAGGGTGGACGTATGTTCCTAAAACGGTAAAGAGGATCGGGAAAAGTACATCCTCGATAATCTCCCACGCTAGAAATATAACAACAAACGCGAGACCGTTTTCTTTCAGGAAACGTTTAAGATTTTCTAGGGAGAAATGTTCTAGTTTGTGGCTTAATCGATGTTTGAGCCATGATAACAGCTTCATAGACTCACCTCGTACGTCGGCAGATCAGACATAAAATTCTGCTTTCTCATTACTGTAATAACTGCAAAATCGTCAGGACCCTTCTGCATATTCAGAGCGCCAACAATATTCAGCGGGTCACCTTTCCCTGTTTTCGCGGCGATCAAGAACCGCTCGTTGTTCCTGAGTTCGCCATTGGCATAGTCGTTTATGATGTTACCAATTGCAGCGTCAATAGCTCTCTGGATGGAATCACCCGATATCTTGAATCCGCGGCCGGAAGAATCCTTATGTCGGTGCTGACGCTCTCTAGAGTGCTGAGTGGCTCTGTAGTCTAGATCTTCTAAGTCTATACGAATCTTCATGTTATTGACTTTGACAATCCGAGACTGGCCGTCTGCTGACCCGTAACTGGCTTGCTCAGATAAAAGCTCTCTTACGTATTCACGAAGTGTACTTTCGGCAGTCACTTTGTGTGTAAAACGCTTGAACGCTGGATTTAACGTATCCATAACAAATTTCGCTCCTCCGTAAAGAGCTGTAAGGGTGTCCCAGACTTTTTTAACACCACCTGATATCGCAGACCCTAAAACAGACGTAGCTAGACCCTTAAGCTTCTCTTTTATAAATTCACCGGCTTTCTCTACTATCTGCTCTTTCAGCCAGCTCAAAAGACCCTTTACAGCCTCCTTGGCTTTCTCCAGTTTATCGCCTGCGGCCTCAGCAGCTCCTTCCGCTGCTGCTTTGATTATGTCAAAAGCTGGTACCACTTCTCCAATCTTCTTTTGACCTTCTTCGATCAGCTCACCGATCTCGTTCCAGATGTATTTCATGGATAATGCTAAGCTCATCGCTCCCACAGCTTTCTTCCACCCATCTAGACCATTCACTTTTTCTAAGATCTTATTGAGGCTTGTAAGCAAGCCGTCTGCAAACTTTATGAACGTCGGAAACTTGTCCGCCCCCAACTCAGTAAGCTTCTCCTTGACCATCTTAAGAAAAGACCCTATCGGTCTAATCATCTTGTTAAGTACCATCTTATTGAGGGCCGCCACAAACGATCCAATGAGGTCAGGTTTAGTGATTATCTGCTTAAGAGATTTACCGAATAATAGAGCGTCATCCTTCAGTCTCTTTAAACCGTCAAAGAAGCCCTCAAGAAGCAAGTGCTCTCGAATAATCCTTGACTGTAGCTCTGGAGTATAGTACTCATACGACTCGTACAGAGGGACTTTAATCCCTAAAACTTCAGTGATATAGCTTCTATCCCTTATCACAGGATTGTACTTACTGTATTCTAGCAGTAGACTCATTTATACTCCTCAGCATGACCTTCCTTGAGAAGCCAATCATTGACGCACTCGTCTTCAAGCCAGATCTCTCCGAGCCATCGGCCGAATTTACCCTTCTTATCCTTTTCAGTTTTGATCTTTACCCACTTGTTTCCGATTTTGTCTCGTAAAGCGTCTCTAGATTTTAGACCTTCCGTGCGCTGTTCTCCACGAACTTCTGGAGCATTAATGCGGACGAGGCGGATCTTTTGAGCTTTGAGCACAACTGACCACCCGAGATCGACGTCAACTGTGACCGTATCCCCATCGTACACTTTCCTAACGAACGCTCGATATGTGTAAAGCTCCGGGCTAGTAGACATTTGTTATCCCATCATTGCTGCGGCCATTGCATTGTTGGCCTTTTTCTTTGATTTGTAGCAAGCACGAGCCTTCATCCTGATTTTGCCTGACTTGGTTCGCTGGACACTTCCGACCTTCTTACCCTTATATTTCTTGGGGTTGTTTTCTTTCTCTGCCTTGGTCAGCTTGTCATCGACATAAGCACACCACTCGTCTCCGCGCTTGCGGACGTCTTCATCAAGCTCGAGAGCTTCACGGATAATGTCTCTAAGTTGTCGTCTTGTGATTCTCATTGTCTTTTATCCGCTATATCCGTAACGCCTTGAGTCTCTCATCTTTTTGTATTGTTCTTCTTCTTTGTCTTTTTTCTGTCGCTCAAGACTAGAGACCGTCATCGAACCTGTCGAGCTGATCAAAGACTTGGCGACTGCATCAACCAGCATAGTAATAATGCTATTCCGCCTTTTATCATCAAGCCCCTTCATCCTCTCAGCTTTTTTCTGTAGTTCATCCACAAGAACTTCAGCCCACTCTTCTATCGATGGTCTAAATCTTGTGATGTCACTAACTGTTGCCACAGACATCCGCTCTATGAGCAATCCCCTAACTTGTTCCTTTAAAACCGCTGTTTCAATCAGCTGCTTCAAATGTGTTTTTGTAACTTTCATTTCTTTGCCTTCGATTTCTTAACAACAGCCCAAGACTTAGAGGGAGTCGCTGAATTGACTCTTGCCATGGCCCACTGATGTGCAGTCATTCCTTTTCGAGACCCGCTGCTATAATAAGCGCCGAGACCCTTCCTGTATTCCTGTTTGACAGATCCAAGAGTGTATCCCTTTTCTTTCGCTTTTTTCTCCAAAGCCTTTTCTGTCTTCTTAGACATTTTCGTCTTCTTCTCAGAAAGAAGAAGCTCTTCCACAAAAGCTCTTAAAACTGCATCGTCGTTATCGATTGACTCTTTCTTGGTATCGGAACGAGGAGTGTTTTCGAACCCTTTCTTTTCTCTTTGTTGCTTTTCCATGCGGTCCCGGCGGGCATATGCTCTTTTCTCAAGCTCATCAGCTTGCTTTGATTTTCCGTCCTTACGAAGTTGCTTTGCTTTCTCTAGATCCTTCTTGGTCTGGTCAAGCTGTTTATCACGCTTCGAGCCCTGAGATGCCCCGTACTGTCTTGGATGCGCGGCCTTGGTGTCGACTTCAATCAACAAACTTCCGGTGCCCTTGATGACCCTGTGCCACTCGAGGGCAGGAATAAAGAATTGATCTCCAGACTTCATCTCCACGGGCATCTCATTATCACGCTGAATCTTCCAGCCAGCAGACTCGGTCACCGTAATAAGTCTGTCTTCTTGATCACGGTGCCAGACGAGCTCTTCTGAGTCTACATCGCCAGAAAACTCCCTAACAAAAACGCCCTCTGATATCGTGACTTGTTTAAATGGTCTCATAATCCCCTACCAAAATCTATAACTATTCTTCTTAAACCCAAGCTCTTTCCAGTACCTGGGCAGCCGACAGGACCAGTAGCCTGGCTTGGTCTTATCTTCCTTTGCTTTACTATCACAATTGTGCCGAGAAGCAAAGTTCGCTCGGGCATCATCATCGTCCATCTTTGCTGATAACCCACCCTTGGCGTCTCCAAAGTTAACTTGGATAACGTTACCCTTATCATTCTTGGTGTAGACCTTGTACTTCTTAGGCCCAGAAGATCTCATAGGAGAATTCAGGTCGACATCCCGGCCCTTATATTCTGCTTCGAAAAGGTCTTCATCTGGCATTGGCCAGTCAAGCGGTACCGGGTGACCATCATACATACCATATTCGCCCAAGTCAGTCTCAAAAAGATAGTACGACTCGAAGTAGGAGGGTGAGTAGGCTCCTCTGTGAGACAAAACTCGAAACTCTCTTACGAGGTCAAAAAAAGCTCTGGAACCGGGGCGATATATCGATTCAGTCATGCCTAGACCATTCGTCATATGATACGCGAAGTCTTTTGAGACAGCAGGTACCAACTGATCGAGCGTCTTTGTTAAAACATCACCTTCTTCCCACTCATCTCCAGAGTTTAAGCATTCGTAAGACGCCGTCTTTCCCTGGTCATTATCCAGAGCTTGGATGGTTAGGACTCTGCCAATCGATCCTCGATGCTTACAGTTTGGGTTATCATTGGCAACAATATCACCAACTACGGGCTCGAAAGTATGGCTTTGGTACCCTTCTTCTAAAAGCAGGGAAACTAGTTTTCTCAGGTCTTTCACAGGCATTACTCCAGCATAGTCTTAAATATGCGGTACAACCACTGTTTTAACCCTTTATTGCTCTGGACGGAACGTGCGACATGACCGTCTTTTACGTAGTTTAGCGTGATCCTGGAATTTACACCTTCTCTCAAGTGTATCTTGGACGCGCGAGCGATATTTCTCTCGCTGTCATCATAAAATATGATTTCCTCAGGTTGGTAGGCGATCGCATAATGAGATAAAACATTCGCCTTAGCCACTGATGTAAGACCACCTTCAGCAGCTACATCACCTACGGTATGGATGTGGTGATCAGGAATGATAATTCCTTGTGAATTAAGGAACGAAGCGATACCCTCTCTGTTTGTGGAGGGAATTACACACTTATTCACAGGACTCCAGACGTCAGTGTAGCCTGCCCTTGCCGTCAAGATTATTACCAAACAATCGGGATCTGCGAGATATTCCTTCAACTGTATAATCATTGAAGGGATTGGGGACACTGAATCTAAATCTACTGCCATTGTTTCTGAATAATCATATTCAAAATCAGATATCGACACACTAGAAAAAGACAGAAAAGTCTCGTAGTTGGTCGAGTTAACCCAGATCCAGTCTTCGTCTCGGGAGGCGATATCTAATCCGAGACGAGATGCAATGGTGAAAGCATTCTCGAGTAAATTAGACCTTATCCCTACGTGTGAGTTCGTAACGGCCAAGGTGTCGTCAAAATCAAACGCCACCACTTTCTTAATCTTCTTTTCCATCCTTTAGTATTATAAGAAGAATCATCCAGATGTACTTTACGCTTCTACTTCTCGTCGCGGCGAACGACACGAACGTTGATCTTGGGTTCATAATCATCAGGTGTTTTATCGACGATGCCCTCAAAATCGCATTCGTTTGGGAAGTAGTAGAATACGAACTCTCTTTTTGGAAGATGCATCGCCACTTGACTCGTCGTTACCATCCCGGCTTTGTCTGGTACTCTACGAAGCATGTTATCATTTGAGTCGTGATCAAAGTGTTGCTTCGCTAAAGCAGGAGCGACTTCATCAAAATCATTGACTCCAGCTAGCTCCACTTCTGCTTGAGCCTTTCTAATCTTAGAAGACATGTAATCTTTTGGGCGTCTGTCAGGAGTGTACCCAGCACCATGGTGATCTTTACCGTGGTTGGTTCGAACGTCGAAACCTGTTGTTGGGTCAAGCTTATTAATGACAGGCGTGTGTTCGGATGACATTTCTATACTGTAAACTGCGTCTGGAGTCCCTACGAAAGTATGACCTTTAATGCCGCCCTTATAACCGACAAGAGACTTGACAGCATCGTCTATGCTGGAATGCTTTAAGGCTTGAATCATTCTGGGACCATCGTCTGATCTCACTTTACCTTTCACTGCATTCTCGTCATCGCTGATGGATAGGGCAGCATTCACCACTCCCAAGCCGTGGGAGTTCATACCTTCAGCGTACCCAGTATCAAGATCCTCAAAGTAAACGACTTCTGTCCCGTCATCTAATAGGTCTCTGATTATCTCGACACGCGCATGATAGTTTCTGTCTCGAGACTTAGCTAAGATATTTTTACCCTGCGTCTCGCCGGCGACGATGATACACTCTTCAAGACGAGAAGACACCAGACGTTTAAGTACTGCTTCAAAAAGCTTGTCTTGCAAATTCTTCAAAAGCGGCTCCTATTGTTATACCACGCTATCTTAAATATCTCATGTATTACGACTTTATTCTACATAATATACTTAAAATGAACATGGGCCCGAACTAGTTTCGACAGGGCGACGGAGGGTTTGAGTGCAAGCAGGAAAGATACATCCTTAAAAGTTCAACAATTATAATTGCCAATAACAATTATCACTACGACAACGTTGCTCTAGCAGCTTAGTCGGGTGGTTGTCTAAAACCATCTATCCAATTTAGACTTTAGCAGGTGGTTCTGCCAAGAAATAAAAAGCCGCCAGTCCTCCCACTTCACAACGGAGGCGAAAAGCTATGGTGAATATCCTTCTGGCCGGAGAAATGACCAGACAAGCTTGTGAATGACTTTAATCTAATGTTGTTTTGGACTCCGGGGCAGTACCGGACGGGTCCACCATTTATCTTCTTTCCGCTGTATATAGAATGCAGTATGGAAAAGAAATTGAAATATGTTTGTAGCGTCTATAAAGATAGACCTATCTCGTGTATAGAATACCCTTGGAACTTCGCTAATTCTCACTTCGAAAAATGTATCTTTATCGATGTGGAGAACAAGAAGTTACGTACTATGGAAGAGCAACTAGTCTTGAACACAGAGGAAGAGATTAGTGAGTACTGTGTCTCTTGTGGCTTGTGCTGTCATTTCGGTCCAGCAAAATGCTCAAAATTGATTGTTATTAATGGGTAGCAAAGAATATTTAATAAAAGTGTTGTAAGAGGAGGTACCTGTTGAGCAGTTCGTGGCCGAAAAGAGGACTTGGTGATGTGTCTTCGTACGCCATTAGTGCGGTGCCGTATGTTACTTCATCTCTGGCCGTGCCTGCCTCTAGCGAAGAACCTATAGAAGTAGAATTCCCGAACATCACAAGATTCATAATGGTAACGAATAACCTCGCCGGCTCGAGCGGAAATGTACCGCTAAGAGTAGGGTTCTCCGCTAACGGTGTCAAAGGTGTCGTGAACAACAACTACTTCATCTTGAATAATCAAGAAAGCTTTGAGGGAGAACTTAGGGTCTCCAGTGTTTTCTTGCTCAGCGATTCGACGACTGGAGTTACTGCTTCAGTTGTGGCCGGACTTACTGGAATCGAATCGAATATGCTAATAAATAACTACTCAGGATCAGCAGGAGTCGGCTAAGATGGGATTTACAGATCTTAACGGTGGTGGCGGACCGAGCTCAGGCGGGTATGGGCCTGTCCCAACTGCCTTATATCGCTATTTAGATACGGACGGCGATGGTACAGGGACATCAAACGCGAACGGCAATTACTCTGTAACTCCAGAAATCTTCTATATACAACCAGGCCCCAGCGAGATTATTAGACTAGAACGTATGTTAGTTCTCGTAGGTGGTAGGAAGAACGAATTCTATACAGACTCTTATGGTGGGATCGCCGGCGGTCTGACTAACGGTATAACAGTCAGAATACAAAACGATTCTGGAACGCTCTTAGAACTCACCGACGGTATACCAATTAAAACTAATGCAGACTGGGGCGGCTTGTGCTTCGATGCAGAAGTTTATCCGTCAAGCAATGGTAACGTTGATAGCTACCTTAGGGTTAGGTGGACGTTCTCTCGTTCTGGGTACCCACTACGACTTGTTGGTGCGAATAACGAACGTCTTGAGATAGTGCTGAACGATGACTTCAGTGGTAATAGCGGTGGAGCTCTCTTCATAAAGAAGCAGTTGTTTCAAGTACAAGGGTACTACGAAGGGACAACTTGATGCAATTTACTAGAGATGACTTCAGAGATGTATATGCGACTGCACGAATGGCACATACAGGACAAAAACGTAGGTCAGGCGAAGATTATTTCACTCACCCGTCAGAAGTTCGTAACATAATAAGAAAATTCTACCCTAGAGATCACGCTGCACAGATGGTCGCACTCTTGCATGATAGTATCGAAGACGCACCAGGGTTGACTGTTGATAGTGTCGAAGAGATGGAACAATTTATAAGAGGTTCGATCCGAGACCCACAAGCTGGTCAGGTTGTGATAGACGCAGTGAAAGCGTTAACGCACGAGAAGGGCGCGCCTTACAGCGAGTATGTGGTTGGGCTATTGAACAACCAGCTTGCTCTAAGAGTAAAGCTTGCTGACATGGTACACAATCTAAGCTCTACTCCCACACCTCGCCAGAAGCAGAAATACGCAAATGCGATAGACCAAATATCGGACGTGGCCGGTGGAATACCGAAGGGTATAAGCCCCAAACATTGGGAAGCCCTGACATCTCTTACAGAAAGTAAAGAAATATCAGGGCTTCGAAAGCTTGTTAGAGAAGTTCTATTACTTCAAACCACCTAACATCGTTAGACCAATTAAACCAGGGATTCCTTCCTTCATATAAACTCCCGAGAATAAGACGTCCGCTCTACCACCGACATATGAGAACGCTGATTCGAGTCGTCTACTAACATCAGGATCTGCAGCCATGTTTCCGTCGACGATCAAAAGTAGTGTACCCGTTGTAGCAGTACCAGATGGTGTCGGGCAAGGTGATGAACGCAAGCATCCTTGATAGACGAGTGACCCAAGGTCATTTCTATTAACATCCTTGATGATCGTAGAGCCAATAACAATTCGACCAGGAGCTTTTAGACAACGCTCTAGGTCTTTACTATCGAAAGTCTGGATCTCGGTGTGCTCGTCAGCAAGCTTGAGAACTTGACTAAAGAGCTTAGCAAAGTTCTTATTAGCAGCAGGGAACATATTAAGCATACCAACTTTGCCTCGCAGAAGCTGGAGCTGTTTTTCATTGTCGATCACAATATGCGGGTGATCGGCAACATCCGACATGAGGGTAGAGTAATTCTTCTTAATAGCTGGATTTAGTAGCTCTTGAGCTGTCGGCTTTGAAATTATATAGACGACATTGCCAGAAGCTTCTACCGACCCGAGATAACGTGATAGAGAAGAATGAAGCTCGTGACAAGCTGAACCCGTACCTCCGCCGCCGCCAGCGAGTACGAAAAGCCAATCCACCTGACCAATACGCGTTCGTACAGCGTCTTCAACCATGGCTGAATTCTCACCGAGAACCTGCTTACCCAACTCGACATCTTTACCTACACCATCAGCGCCTGGTACTAATAGGAAGTGGTTTGCATCAAGTCCGCCAGGCTGGTCTTTCTCTGTTGTATTAACTAGTAGAGTCTTATTGAATCCTACATCAAGAAAGGCGCTAGCAAGCTTTCCACCTCCGCCCCCGACTCCGATGAAACCACAGCTTATAGCGGAACGTGCAGAGTTTTCAGGCAAGAGCCTTTCATCTCCCTCCGCAGGATCATCATCGTATGCCATGACGAAATCAAAATCGTCATCCGCCTGAGGTGTGTTAATGTATTGATCATCTTTGTTGTTACTTGACATATGTTCTTCCTCACTTAAGTTTTGTAAGCTGTTCTCTTTTGGGCTTCTTGTGTCGTATAAACCATGATAAGATCTTAGTATAGTAGAAGCCAAATTATTAAACCTTTTCCCCTATTAAATATGGAATAGCACAGAAATATTCCTAATCCCGCCACCATGGGGGAACTTTACCGGTCTTCCACTTCGCCATGTATGACTTTTTTTCCAAGTAGTATTTTTGATATGACAAAACTGGATCTTCATTTACTTTGCAGTCTTCAGGCATGCATATCGGGAAGTCCGTAAGAGACTCGTCTTTTATGCCGGGTGGAATGTTTTGATGTAGCCACCTATAGACAGCTTGAGATTTATGAGCTTTCTTATAACGAATTTTGTATTGTAAAAGAAGCGCCTTCATTAGTCGAAGGGCCCAACTATAGTTCGACACAGTTTCCCTAACCCATATCGCACAAGGGTGATTAACATGTGTCATTTTCCAGGGTGGCTGTTCGTCAACTGGTATACTCTGTAGTAGGAAATCATTCACATCGCGCAAAAGACGAAAGTCATCTCGATTTTTCCCAAGATGCTTAAGCCAAAGAACCCAATGAGCAGTGCACAAAAGTTGACCAGTTTCGATGATCATCTTTAGCACGTGTTTATCACAATGGTACGAAGCTGCTACATCAGGATCAGTGTCTAATACGAATAAATTCAAGACTCACCGCAGAATATTCTAAATGATTTTGTCCACCAAACCAAGCTCTAAGCACTTCTCGGCAGGCAGCCAAAGTTCATGCTTCAATAACTCTTCGAGCTCTTCTTCGTCTATAGTGCACTTTTGTAGATATATGTCTTTGACTGCTCGAAAGATGTGCTTCTGGTTCTCAATTTCGTCTATAAACTCATCATGCTTGCCATGCCACAAGATCTGTGGTTGATGTACAAGCATAAATGACCTCTTGGCCATGAATCTCTTTTTGCCCATAGAGGAAATTAGAGTGGCCGCTGAGGCGGCAGATCCCTCTATGTAGGTGTATACATCGGTCTTGCATCTATCGATCGCATCGCATATGTTAAGACCGGAAAAGACGTCGCCTCCAGGACTTTGAATATATAAGTGTATCGGCGGGTTTTTTGGTAAGCCGATCCGGGATGCGAGATAACTCATCTCTATATCTAGCCGTCTAATCAATCTAATCAGCTCCAGAGAAGACTTTTCTGTCACGGGAGAGTAAAAATATACATGATTCTCATCTGCATCGACTCCCGTAGTTGGAGACTTTTCTTCGCTCATAAGAAGAGCAAGTGCCTGCTGTTCTGATAGCTCCTGTTGTTCGAGCTCGACGGCTTCTTGCTCATTCAACCCGTACCTCTTCAAAGGTAAAGATTTTAGCCTGTTACTTCTTCTAAAGCGCATATTGCCTCCTTTATTACAAATATATTTGAATTAGCATGATGATAATCGATAAAACAATACACGACATCGTTTTAACGGTGAACATTGACTCTCCAAGGAACCACCAAGTTAATGCTGGAAAAACAAGGTAAGACACTGCAAAAACGAAAAACCGGACGCTCCACGCGGCTCCAAGAGATTGGTATCCAAATTTGGTCCCGAAATAAGCCAGCAAAGTAGTTGGTATCGATAATAATACTGCCAGTGTCAAAGTCTTTACTTGAGAGTGTCCCGCAAGTTGCAAGTTCGTGCTAAACCACGCTCCAACCTGTAGTAATACAAAACAGATAAAACAATAAAAAAGATTCGCGTTAATACTCATAATTTCACAACAATATCAGACTCATCGATAAGAAGTTGATCTCCATCTGGTAATAACACTTCGTAAAAAGTACCGATTCCCTTTAGAATGAGGATTTCAGTAATGAGACAACTCTCACCCGTTCTGAGTCTTACAACATCTCCTTTTTTGTGGTTACCTGCCATGTCTCTAAGTATGCCGCGGGAACTACGCAAGTACCGCAAGCAGCAAGTACCAGACAAGTATGTTGCCCTAGCATACTAACAAACAAAACTGATTCGTCTAGCAAGGGCTCTGGTAAAGAGAGGTGTTGAAAAAGATCTAATTGCTGGTTTGGCCTATATCTGAACAAGTGCCCAATCATAGCATTAAGTCTTTTACTCCCTTAACTCTGTCTGGCACAATCTCTTCCACAATCTCTTTAGCGTCGTTATAGTCTTGTGAAAAAGGGCTAAATGAATGTCGCAACCAATAAGTGTACACATTCCTATCGTACGTGATTACTTCATGCTTCTCTTCAGTCAGGTCAATAATCCAATCGATCACATTTTCTCTTGAGTATTCATCTATCACAAAAGGACATTGACCTGATGGAACTAGTATCGTCGCTGCTAGAGGTATCGAGACACCACGCTGACCCCAGTTAGTTGTGTTTACTTTTCTGACTCTTACGTTTTTTCGCTTTGCCAAATCTACATCCTTTCTTATTTAGAGCACCACACGACCATGTAAGGCTTCTCATCATACCTGTTGTCATCTTCTACGCAGCTTGAAGGTATTGAGATGGGTATCAGGTCTTCTTGAGTGAGCCAGCCCGGGACCGGGTTACCGACGCAGCGTGAAGTTATCCTAATCTTGCGAGAGGAAGGATAAAAGAAGCCTCTCTCACCCAACTCTGACACTCTTACGATATATCCTTCCTCTAGCTTAATTCGATTAATCATTTGTAGCTCCAGTCTAGTAATAGTAGAGAGCGAGTAAAGATTATACAGAAAGAACTCACTTCTTCTTGGAGCGGTTTGGACGTTTTTTTCTCTTCTTTGAGGCGCGCTTTCGAGTACTAGTCGTTTTAGTCTTCGTAAAGCCCATAAGCTCCCTATGTTCATTCTCGAACTCCAGACGCGCAGCTTCTTTTTCTTTCTGGAGCTTCTTTTCTGCTTTCAGACACTTCTTTAACAACATCCCAGCGTATACTCGGCCCGACTTATCGATATATAGTGTACCATCAAGGTGGTCGATCTCATGCTGTAAACAAGCAGCGGGAAAACCCTCTAGTTCTATCGTTTTAAGCTCTCCCTGTAAGTTGGTATACTTGACACGACAAGAAATGGGTCGGCGAACAAAAGCAGAGATATGGGGTACCGAGAAGCATGCTTCCTCGTTGCGCTGGTCTTCACCCCACGCTTCTATCTCAGGATTCACCATCACCTCTGCAGCAGGCATATCAGATAAACCCAATGCGTTAAAATTTACGATAACGGCGCGCTTTAAAATACCCAATTGTGGTAGTGCAAGACCATACCCTTCTAGGACGTTGAAGGTATCTTGCAGATCTTGGATCTCGGCCCAGTCTTGGTCACCCATCTCTGAGGTTGGAGGAAACGGTAGCGACTTCTTTTTTAGTGTCAGTCTATTCTCCAACACCGTTAAAGGCTTTCTGTACACTTTTATCCCTTCTTTGTTTCTGTTTCAGTCGACCAAACAATCGCGCATAAAAAGCACGATATCGCGCTGATGACAGATTGAGTCACCAAAGACTCTAGCAAAAAATGTGTCGTTAAAGTTGCATTCACAAAAGTCAATGCTAGGAACAACCACCCTTTTGCTGACTTTGGTATCATTCTTCTGCCTTAACAGTTCCCTTACGTGATCTCGGCTTTCTTGTCTTCTTTCTAGCAGAGCTAGAAGTAACTTCAGGAGTTGCTTTTCTTAAAGGACGAAGAGCGGCAGGGGTATGCCAGCTTTCCGACGTTCTCTTAGCATCAGAAGCGTTCTCTGTGGTTTCGTTTGTTGGACTAACTTTGCTGGGCTTCTCTTCTTTAGACAACTCTTTAAAGAACGTGAACTCAGAGATAGCATTTCCAACCATCAACTCTTTACTTGCACAGAAGCTGTTTAGATCTTCTTCATTGAATATGTTGTTTTGTAAAGCCCAACTCTTTAAGTCTTTTATGCGGCGGCGGTTTAGATACGCCTTGAGATTTCTCATATCAATTCCACTCTTCGTCTGGAGGTAGTCTAGTCATTCTAGAGAGTTCAGTCATCTGTGTAAAGACCTTCTGTTGATTTCTAATCTCCCGATCAAGAATGCCGTAAATCTCGTGTGGCATTTTCGTGCCATTAAAAGCATCCCACGGAGTTTCCCTAATCCAGAAAAGAGCCTTCTCCACGTTGGGAGGAGCAGCTATCAACATTAACTCTAATTCGTCCATAAATCGTTCTAGAGCAGTATCATCCCACTCTAGAACTTCTAAGATCGCGGTTCGCATATGAATAGACTGAAGTCTCTTGAAGAGCTCTGTCATCATAGCGTGATTCCCTCTTCGATGAGATCAGCTACACTCTCTTGAAAGCGTGGGTCCAAAGCAATACGATCAATCTCATCGGCAGACATACCGTACATTTCTGCGAGAGGTGCGGCTAGCTTTCGCATACCCTGCAGAAAATAATTACGCGCTGCTGAATGCTTCATCGAATCGCCGTTGTTCGTCATAACCTCAGCAATCTCTCGATACCCGAGACCCCCGCGGTCTCCGACTGTTGCATATCCATTCTGTGCTTTGAATCCTTTTGGCATACTCATTACTTAACTCTCCTTTTCATCTCTTCTTTCATTTGTTCGGTTACTGGAAACTCTTGGTGATTCGAAGGTTCTTCACTTAGGCCGAACCGGAGACGGATAATATTTTCCTCACGGGGTGTCAGCTTTCTAAGCGCTTGAGTCAGAATCTTCCTGACAGCTACCTTATCTAGCTCTTCTCCAGGATCGCTATCATCGACGCCACCAACAACCTCTGCGAAGGTACGACCACCAGAATCATCACTTGCAAGTGGACGATCCAGAGAGACAGCATTTGATCCAGATTTGTAGATCGCCCTAAGAGTCTCAGTTGGAATACCTACAGCGGTTGCAACTTCATCAGGCGATGGATCACATCCGAACTCCTCAGCGTACTCTTCTCGAAACTTCTGCGCCTTATACATGATGGCTCGAGCAGATGTTGGCATCTTAATCGCACCGGACTGACCTGCAACATGAGCTTGGACCGCTTGACGAATCCACCACACAGCGTAGGTACTGAACTTAAAGCCTTTACGCCAGTCGAACCTATCGACAGCGCGAATAAGTCCAAGGTTAGATTCTTGAATCAGGTCCTCAAAAGAACAGCCCTTATCACGAAAATTCTTCGCAATAGAAATAGCAAGACGAAGATTTGACTCAATCATCTTGTTACGGGCTCGAGCGTCGCCATTCTCGATAGCTTTCGCTAGCTCGACCTCTTCTTCTCTGCTGAGAAGAGAGTGGTTCCCTACTTTTTCAAAATATGAATCTAAGATCATTTGGCCTCCATTGTTTGTTACCAGTTAGCTAGAACCATTCCAACCAACATAAACATTATACAACAGTTCTGCCGCCTCTTGCACGATTATTCTTATTTTTTTGTAGGAATTTTTCGTGAGCTTTCTTTCTTTTTTCCCTAACGTCTAGCTCTCTTTGCAGATAACAAATATCGTTCTCAACTAGCAAAATCTGCGCATTAATTCGTTCTAACTCTGTCTTATCTGACTTTTCGCGAGCTGAACGAATAAGAGCACCTCTTTTATTTTCAAGGGAAAAAACTTCTCTTCGAATCTTATCTTCCCTAAAGAGACCCAAGTCGTCAAAATTAAAGGTTGGTTGCGGTTTAGACATATGATTTCTCACTCCTGTTTTAGTCTAACTGATCTTCTACCATTGTACAGCCAATTGAGAGTAGGTTTATAGAAACGCTTGAAGCATTTTGAAGTGCTAGTCTCGTAACCCTAACAGGATCAATAACACCCGCATCAAGCAAATCACAAACCTCGCCACTGATACCATTATATCCGTACCCAGCGGGTTTTTCACCAACCTCATCTAATATTTCGTCAGGAGACGATCCACAGTTTAAAGCAATCTGGAGTAACGGTTCACACGCGGCGGTGTATACAACTTTCTCACCGGCGCTGATTTTCTCGCTACTGTCTAGTCTTTGCTTCGCTAGTTTTGCTAGAAGAGAACCACCCCCTGCCACAATACCTTCTTGCATCGCAGCTTTTGTGGCGTATAGAGCGTCTTCAACACGATCTTTTCTCTCTCCAATTTCCGCTTCCGTTGAACCGCCAACTCGTAGAATCCCGATTCCGCTATTAAGACGCCGGAGCCTTCGAGAAAGAACTTGTCTTAGATCATCGTCTGACGTCCCCATTGCATCTTTTATCTCCATAGACCTGTTCTCACACTCTTCTTTAGAACCTCGGGCGCCAACGAATATCGTTCTAAACCGAAACGCCGATAGTTTCTTACAGCTGCCTAAGTCGGACAGCTTCTTTTCTCTCCAGCCTGAAGGATCACCGGTCAGGAGCTCGCACCCCAATAACACGCAAAGGTCTCTTAGAGATTCTAGACGTGCATTTCCAAATTCTGGTGCTGCGAGAACACATGACTTAAGAATGTTCTTTGTCGTATTCGCAATTAGCGCCTGCATTGCATCACCAGCAACTTCAGGAGAAATTATCACGAAAGGACGGTTCTCCCTATGCGACTCCTCCATAAAATGCATAATATGACTAACAGCGGATATCTTCTGGTCTGTTACCAAAATAGCTGGATTCTGGAGCTCACAAGCCATGCGAGCCGGCTTGTTCACAAAATAAGGCGAAGTATATCCTCTATCGAGCTCGCATCCTTCCACAACCTCTAGAGAGCTCGCAAACCCCTTTGCTTCGTCAACTGTCACTGTGCCGTGGTCTCCCACTGCTTTTATCGCTTCCACAATCAAACGAGCTAGCTCTGTCTCATGATTAACAGATATGTTTGCGACTTTAAGAAGCTCGTCATCCGACGTTATCGGTGTGGCAGCATCTTGTACTCTCTGGCACAGCTCAGTTGTTGCAGTCTGCATTCCTTCTCGAAGCTCTCGTAGACCTGTCCCATTATCAAGAGCGGTCAGTCCTTCTCTATACAGAGCATTAGCCAAAACAGTCGCAGTTGTTGTTCCATCACCAGCTTCTTCAGCTGTTCTTTGTGCTGCTTCACGAACTAATTGTACGCCGAGATTCGCAAATTTATCTCGCAAGTTCACTGCTCTAGCGACTGTGACACCGTCCTTTGTCAATATAGGGGGAGCAGAAGGCTGCTCAATCAAGACGTTGTGTCCGCTGGGTCCCATCGTAACTTTTACAGCATCCGTTAATGTCTCTACACCAACACGGACTCGTTCACGGGCATCGTCTCCGAAGCTGACGACCTTGTATGTTTGTTCTATCATCCCTTTAGTAACCTTTTAGAAGACACACTCTCTGTAACGTTAGAAGAATCAACGACGCGGCGGGTGTTAGAAACTACGTCAACAGCAACAAGAAGATCTCCTTGCCTCATCGCGATCTCAGTCTCTGTCAAGACGCCCAGGCTTCTTAATCGCTGGATTTCTTCATTTGATAAAACATTCTCGTCCATCTTTCAGACCTCCAAATGGCTTTGTGTAATTGTTCCAAGCTTTGTCTGTAATCATACTTTTCAAGTTCATTGACGTAAAGGTTTCCCTGAGCGTTTGAAGTGAATCAGACGCAAACCACATGTCTACCTCATCGAACTCTTTTTCAGACATCGCTCTTAGCTCAATCATTTCTAGATTATGAAGATACTGTGGCTTCATATCAGGCTTCTTCTCAAAGAAATCTGCGAGCGCATCTGCCTCAGTAAGAAGAGTGGTCGCCCTTTTGTTGCCGATTCCACGAAGACCAGGAATGTTATCTGCGGCGTCACCCCGTAGAGCCTTCCATTCAGCGTAGGGGTACTCAGGTGGTTCGCGGAAATCTTTCTTTACAGGATTGTAAAGCTTAACCTCATTGCCCTGGACTTGACAAAGCTGGATAAAGTCAGTATCACTGGAGCAAATAATCTTCTCATCCTGAGCAGGCAGCTTTCTTAAAACTAGATCAGCGATAACATCATCTGCCTCCATCTCTGGATGACGCATGACAAGAAAGGGGACACTTTCTTTAATCATTGCGACAGACTTCTTGCGCTGGACACGAAAGTTGTCTTTATCGTGATACTCTCTAGTTCCCTTGTAGTCAGATGCTAGCTCCATTCTCTTCTTCGGATAACCATCGAGAACAAAATACACACAGTCTGGATCAAACCTTTCTACGATCGGCTTGATGCTCCGAAAGAATGTGTGAATAATCACGTGGTCATAATTTCGCTGATAGCACGCATGGCGCGCGCGAAACAGCAAGTTGTTAGCATCTAGAATTAGATGTCTCATATTTCCTCACATTTTAATTCTTGCTTTTTGCCCGTTTCCTAAGTCTACTTCTGCGTATTCGTTGGCATTGGGCTTTGAAGAAGCACCCTTTAGGGGTCGCTCGGCGGCGGGAACGTGCCAGGATTCGTGGTCTTCTTTAACGGAGTCAGGCTCGGTAGGTAAGCTCGCATCAGCAGTGGCAGGTGAAACAACATTTTCAAAGATTGAGGATGCCTGTACAGCAAGATCCACTAAACTAGAAACTGCTTCGGTCGCTCTTTCGACCATAAACTGCTTGATCTCGTCTGGGGTTTGAAACACAGATATGTTCGATGGATCAAGTTCAAATACAGTAAACCCATCTTGAGCTGGGGCCTTAGACTTCGACCTAACCTTCACAAGATACGTAGATTTTGATCCGTCCATCGATGTTCTGACTATCTTTTCGTAAACCTGTGCGGGTACAACTCTTTCTTTGTGTAGAAAATAGACAACGCTCCCTACAGGAAAGTCTTTATAACTCATTGACACTCTCCAGTTTGATACGATATGAATCTTCTTTATTGTACCACATTTCCAGCTTTTGTTCAGCTTTAGTTTTTTGAGCCGGTGTTTCGGCGGCGGAGACGCTAGCGGTATACTTTCTTACGTACTCTTCACGGAGATTCTGGAAGTCACCTACGATAGGCAAGCATTTCTTAAACGCTGAGGATTTCTTAAGTCGAGCTTTGCCCCTCGATCCTGGTGCTGGATCGTAAAAATCATCTGCTACAAGATCAGAGAATAAAAACACTGCTACGTTTTCGTGATCTCTGTCAAAAAGAAGATATAAAAAATCGCAGCTTCCCTTTCTTTCCAGAGAGGCTTTGTCGGCTTGAAGAGACCAAGATCCCTTCTTTCCTTGACATACGACCTTACACTCAACTTCTCTGTCGTCTAAACTGTCGATAACAATATCAGCCATTCCAGTGCGGCCGTCATTTGAGCACTCACCAACAAGGCTCGCGATGGCTTGCGCAAAGAAGTGTTCCTGAGCGGCGGAAATCAAAATATTCTTTCGACCAACATCTCGACTGATATCGATTCCATACTTGCTGTACACGCCGTCAAGATCTGAGAAAAGAGATTTGATATTTTTTATAGCTTCTACCGATCTCTCGCGGTTCAAGTATTGTCGCATAAACTAGCACCTCCTGTTGAATGACTTACAGGATTATTATACACTAGTTAACAGCAATTTACACGAATGTCAGATTAGGTAGAGAGCTTATCTCTCACACTCTCTGTTATCTTTTTTCCTTTCTCTGTGGCCTCCGCGAGAGGCTCAAGGCCAAGAGCTTGCCTTACAGTATCATAAACACTTGCTGGCAAATTATCACGTAAAATATTCATATTTGCATACTGGTGAAGGTCTAGATCTACAATCGGCATTGGTTCGCCATCAGGACCCACTTCTTCTTCCCCAGTCTCCCTAGACTCAAACATGAATAGAACATTCGGCATTTGCTCATTAGCTGGCACTGATATAAAAGGAATATGAGATGTGATACCCTCATCTGTCTCTTCATAATAGATTTCAGGTATCCAGTTTCTTTGATTATTGTTTTGCATAGTTAGCTCCCGTGATTGAAGACATTATATCGACTAACTTGCAGATATAAAAGAAATCAGACGCTTAAGAGATCATCTCTAAACTTGAAAATCATATCGGCGTACTCTTTTCCACGAGGGCTCATAGAGGATAACTTTTTTAGATCGTCTGGTGACATTTCCGCGACGAAGCCTAGTAGTTCACCAGCACCTTCGTTCTTGGCATCCTCGACCACTGAGCTGAATGTGCTGCCCAGTAGACTAGCTTCAATTATCGGAAGGAACTCTTCGGGCGGAGCATCTTTGGCAAGCCCCTTACCCTCGGGTGACTTTCGTAGAGCGGCAATGATTTTTTCAGTTTCTGGACCCCCTGCCTTGAGTTTTTCAGCTTCTTGCTTTAGCGCTTCTTTAACTTTTGTGAAGGGCTCTGACAAATCTATGTCTAGAGATTTTAAATTTCCTACGGCTGTTTCTGCTTCTTCTAGGGTTTCGGCCATTGATAAAGCTGTTAAGCCTTCTATTTTTGCACGTTGAGACTCTAAGACTTCGTCAATCTCTTTCTGCTTATCTTCTATGATAGAGTCCCACGCCTCATCTATCTGTTTATCGAACCCGGACTCCTTGATATATTCAGCAGCCATTTCTGCTAACTCATCTTCTGTCGGTGGCTTAAAGTCTTTCTGCTTTTCCTGCTCTATCAAGATCAGCTCTATCTCATCAATCTCGTCAAGTCCCTCTCCAAAGAACGCTCTCTTAAGGTCTGCCATTAAGCCGGGTGATTTATCAGCATCAGTCGACGCAGATATCGCGCGGTCGCCTATACCTAAAGAACCACCAAAGAAATCTTCGACCTTGTCTCTAACTGGCTCTGAAGCACTCCACGCAAGGCCGCCGGCGGCTTTTGCAAGAACAAGCTGTGGTGCTGCTAAGAACGTAAACATCTTAGCATCAGGGCTGTTTAGGGCTGCATCTGTGTTCTTCATGGCGTTCTTCATTTGACCCTTGTATTTTTCTCTTCTCTGTCGAAAGCGTTCCTTGATGTTTTTCTGCTTTTCGCCATCAAACGTTAGCGCATAGTGAGTGATGTCAAGGGCGGCTGATGTGATGTCTTTTGCTGCTACAAATGCGACCTTGAAAACGTCGACAAAGGGCATAATCAACGCCTTCATCACATTCAACCGAGGGCCTGCGCCGAATCTGTCGACGGCCCAAGCCGCATCACCGTCAAACTCCAGGAGAATCTTACGAACTTGCTCCCTTATAAATGTCTCATTTTGATTACTCACCTGGGTACCTCCAAGTCGATGCCTGTCTTCCTTCTATAATTATCAATTATTTCTTTTTCTAGCTGGTTTAAGGATTGCATTTTAGTGTCCGGGTCTCTAGTGGAAAATTTTGTTCTCTCCATAGCCGGCAGAGTGAGCAGCAACATCTTTTTTAATTCGAGCCAAGTCTCGACTTCACATCGGGACCCAAGCTCAATAGCTTCTTCTATGATTTCCCAGTTTTTCATTTTACCCACCCGGCTATCGGTATTGGAAGTGTACTGTTCATCTTACTAGAGTTTCCTACTTCCTTGTTGAAGTATTTATCGCTGACTACCCTGATTTGCTCTCCACCGAACTCGAAAAAGAAACCGGGTGTAGACTCTGTCATTTTATTTTCGTAAATCAAAGCTTTGGTAAGATACGAACTCGCTTCCATTAAAAGACCTTCAGACGCCAACTTTACACTTTCTGATAGAACTCCATGACCCGCGATATTCTTCAAAGTTATACTTGGTGCACATAATAAGCTAAATGTAGAGAGTGATTGTGGACACTGAGGCTTGAATCTTTCAAATATTCTCTCTACGACAGGAGAAGATTCGCAAATAACCCTTCCTCCTCGTGTGCGAAGTCGGCATGCTTTCCTGATCACGATGGATGGACTATTTTGGACGGCACGAGATTGTATCGATGGGTGCAGTATTTCTAGTTGTAACCACGTCGAAGAACCAGCCGAGAAGGGCCACTCTAGTTTTAAGGCACTCTCGAGCTCTGTTAGTGCCAGCTCTACAGCTGCCGCTCGAGCAGAGTCTTTTATCCTGGATGACACTTCAAATAAAGATATGTCATCTCTATTTACGTCTTCAGGGTGTCTAGCATACGTTACATCACCGACGCTATTCAAGCGAGCAAATACTTTGACACATTCGAATATCGGGAAAACCTCTAAAGAAGAACAGCAAAGCTCAGTGGCGACACGCTCAAATTCAGTGTAAGATAATGTATGTAGTCTGGTCCTGGCTTCTCTAAGCACAAAGCGCTCCTACTATCTGTCTGCATAGATTTTGTTGGCAGCACGAAGCTTCTGTCTTAAAAATTTCAGAACGCCATTTAAGCTAGCTCTGTCGGCGGTGCCAGTGCCACACCCATCTCGTAAAGACATGGTATCATTTATCCTCTTCTTTACATCCCTGATGCAGTCTCTGCTACCAAATTTGACAAGTCTGCCATCTACACATCTATGGCGATCACCTGGACCGTGGCCCTCAAGAACCATGAGTTTATAAGCAGTTGTGTCAGAAACTTCGCCGACCGTTATCGGAGCTTGAGCTCCAGTCATGTCGACTTGGGGAACCGCAGAAGCAGTTGGTTGTTTTACCTTCTTCGGCTTCATGTCAATGTTGACACCCATCGTCTCAGGACGCGGTGCTTCTTCGCCAGTCGCACCCCCGGTGAGGATCGCAGCCAGAGAGCTGAGGAATACATAAAGTGACCTCTCTTCTGCTTGTCCAAGCTTCTCGAAATAATCGTTTAATTGACTCAGCACACCTTCATCTTTTAAGCTTTTGCCGGCGCGGAGATTGTTGATCTGATCAGCTATGTCATCTACCGTAGGATCTTTAGGGGGTGCCTTAACTTCGGCTTCGAACGACTCATTCTCGTCATCCTCTTCAGGTTCTGGGGTCGGCTTTGGATCGATCTCTTCTTCGTCTTGCTCATCTTCAGAGTCTTTGTCTTCTTCAGCTTCGTCTGTTATGGTTTGGGCTTTCTCATCGTCCTTCTTAGTCGGCGCCTCTAAATTGTGGGCCTTGATTGCAGAAGTAATATCATCCTGCTTCGCTCTTTCGTCAGAAAACTCTTCCTCTAAAAGGAGGGCAGCTATCTTTTCTGATAACAAGTTGATGTCCATTACTTGCTCTCCTTGCTTGAAGAGTATCTAATACTATTCTGCCATTTCTCAGCGTATAGCTTAACTCTATCTCTTACAGATAGTTCTTCTTGCGCCTGACGGAGCTGCTCTAACCTCTTGCGCTTTTCCTCTTGACGTCGATCAAGGTCAGCAATAAATTTATCAAAAGATGCCATCTTTGCTCCTAAAGTGTAATGTAAACTCTTGTACATGTGGTGCAACTGATTTAACAGCCCACTTATAGATTCTAGCCGTCATGTCAGACTCGTATACGCCATCAACAATTAGCTGGATGTCTTGTGAGTTCCGAACGTTGGTGTCTAAAGCCTCTAGAAAGCCCTGTCTGACCTTTTCGGCCTGTATTGTGATAGTGTATGCTTCTCCAGAGTAACTAAGCTCTGCCAATGCACCACGAACTGACATGGGCATACCTTCAGAATTAAGTATAGTTACTGCAGCTGTATCTAAGGGAGCTTCTTCATCATAAGGATAGACTTCTTCAGACGGTTCCATTGGCAAATCTATGAGCTGCTGGAGCTCTTCTGACACGATAATATTGTCTGGATTTGACAGGACTCGCTCATACTCTTCATTAATTACGCGAATCTCTGGATTACCGGTATGCTCACTCATCAGAATCTCCTCATTAGCATTACATCGTTATAGAGAGAATCGCAAGCCTCTGCATATTCTTGGTCCAGTTCCGTCACACGCTCTAGGTCATGAGTCCAAACCTCGACAAGCAACTCAAGACCTTCGATTGTTATTTTAGCAAAATGACCATGTGCTGACTCTTCATGGAGAAGCTCATTTAGAAACAACGCTCTTTGCTCTTGCGTATTAAATTCATATTTTCTTGCTAAGCGTTCTGGTGCCTCTAAAACTTTCCAGTGGTTTTCCACAACCTCAACAGGCATGGTGTGAAGTGTACTAAAGGATTCAGGAAGCAAACTTCTATTGTACGCTGTAGAGCGTCTGCTAGTTTCCTCCATATACTCCTTCATCAGCATGCTAATTTTCATCGTTACTCTGCGACAGCCAAAGAAGATACTAGTACCTTCATCTTTTTAGAATCTGCTAATCTTGTGAAGTAATCTCTGGCTCTGTCTAGCAGCCCGGGCTGCAGGTCACTTAAGTTATCTTCAGATATACCCTGCGCTTCAGCATCTCTAAGCATTTTTTTATAGACGTTATTCAGAAATGAATCCCACATGAACTGCCTAAAGGATGGAAGAAGAAAAGCATCTGGACTTGTCATAAGGTCGGCGGCATCTTCAGCATCAATCAAGTCTAGCTCATGTAGCCCTTTTGCGAAATATTCCATAGCCATTTCTTTTATTGCTTGCTCATCTTGCGGGAAATGAACGGCAAACAGTCTCATCTTCTTAATCGCTTCTGCCTCGAGTCTCTTAACTCCAGAAGTACTAACGCCCATTTCTTTTGCAATATCCGCTAATGTGTCTTGATCCTTCGCTGGATTCTCAATTGCCTTGAGCTCTTCTTCGGACGGGCCGTCCAGATCTCCCAACGGATCTTCGTCATATTTATTACCGTAAAGGTCTGTATCACTAAGAGCTTCTGTAAGCAAATAGTTTCTTATGAGGACCCTTGCTTCATTAACTTCTTCTGGTGATAAAGAACCGCCATTGTCAACAATTTTAATCCCAACATCTTGGTTATCGTCTACAAACTTTCTAAACTTCTCGTATGTATTTCCAATCATTTCCTTCTCATCCGGTAATTCTTTAGCCAACGCAGACAAAGCTGCTGCTAGCTCGACTTTATTAACAGGTGTATATTCAGGATCATCTATCGGAGGTACATCCTGAGAGAGCTGTACTGCTGCTTGAGGTGCTGGATCTACTGGTAAATCGTTAATTGACAGCGGATCAGAGTCAGGCTGGTCGTCGATATGACCGGCACGCATATTGTCTATGGTACCGTGTGTAACGTAAGAGTCCTCGAATAATAAAGACCCAATCTTCTTTCTAAAAGCTTCGTATCTTCTTGACATAACAAAACACCTCATATGCTAAATATGGGGTGGGGAATTAGTTTGCTTAGGTTATTGAGCTGCTTGCCGCATGGCGTAGCCAGCGCCTATTGTAATTCCCACCCCAGCTACAATACCAATAATAAAAACAACTTCTCTGGATATTTTCGGAGAAGTAGCTTTTTTCTCTAGAAAATTTATGTACTCTCTCTGTGACTGTATCTGCGTTTTGTACATATCTTCTAGAACAGCTCTAGAAGACGAACAATTATCCAGCTTCAGTTGAACAACACTGACAGCGAGATCAACTTCTTTCTTTGTCTTTAATGCGCATGAAGCTTCAAAGGACTCTAGCTGGGCTGTCAGCTGCGCTGCTTTAAGAGTAGGAAACAAAACACCGGAAAAGGGAGCAACTTGACCTTTATTTATCGGTATTGGGTCGTCTACCACAACCTTGTCGTCTGCGTAGGATAAGGTTGGGTAAAAAATAAGCCAGCAACAAATCCACGAACAAATAAAGTTTTTAAGCAATTCTTTCATGGATATATTGTACTGGCTTACTCTTCAGGGTAAACACTTACGCTAGCTTAGTTGGTCGTCCCATTGCATTACCGACGACTGTCAGCATTGTCAGGAATTCAGGGGTGCTCATGCCACCCTTATCAACGACGTGAACGCCTGTCATGTCGGCATCTCCACCAGACCTTAGCCATTGACCAGACCAGCGGTGGTGACCGTCAATGATCTCGCCTTCAGAAGAGGCAAAGGCTCCCTCCATGTCTTGACCGATATTTGCGAGAGCGAACAACATCGATTTTGCAGCCTTGACATTAGTTTGGGTCGGCTTCATCTTGCTATTCTTCATGCTCTGATTTTGTGTCACACTTAGATCGTCGCCAGCGTTGTCTTTACCCTTCGTTAGGAAAGCTTTCGCCTCGCCCTCAGCGGCGTTAAGATCAATTGATCCGGAGTCACCAATGTTTGCGGCTCCAGGCATGACCTTCCCAGCACCTGGGAATGGAAACCTCTTATCGGACTCAATCTCATTGATCGGTTGAGGATGTACAATTCCCGCTAAACGAGTCCAGCGCTCAAGTAGAACATCACCTTTTCTCCAAGCGCCTTCTTCTTTCTTTTCTCCAGAAGTGACCTCGTCTTCAAGCTTTTCAGCGGCGTATTCCTGGAAATCCGCCGTACCTCCGCCAAAGTCAGAGCCGATATCGACGTTGAATTCGCCTTCCTCATCAAGAGCGTCTTGTAGAGCAGCGGCATCACCACCCTCCAGGGCAGGCATCTCTGGTTTTGCGAACCCTTCTGCAGCATCAAGCTTTGCGACCATGCCACTCACCCGGCCAGCAAAAGTCGCTTTATCCTTGAAGATCTCCTCTGCTTTGTCTTTTAGAGTTTCGCCAGTAATACCAGCCTTGCTTAGAGCACCTCCGCCCCATCCAGTGGCGGAACCAATTCTGTCAAGAAGAGCCTGTGCTTCTTCAACATTATCACCTGTCATGATGTCCCAAACAGCATCGGCATCCATATCATTGATATCCGCATTCTTATCAGGTATAGTGTGCTCTTTAAGAGTTCGACGAGATTCAGACATAATCATACTTCTAAGCTCACGAGCTGATAGTTTGCGTGGCTGCGTGGCTTCTCCTAATAACGCTTTCTTAAGTGAATACTTACTCATTTTTTCTCCATTGTGTTTATTTTAAAAGCTTCGCCAACGCTTCAGCTATCTCTTGTTCTGGTTTATCAGAACTCATAAGTTCCTTAACTCTGTCTTTTTTGTCATCTTCGACTTCGCGGAGTTTCTGCTTATGCTCTTCTTCGATCTTTGAGTTTCTAGTAAGAAATTCATCTATATTAGAGTTCCACTCTTCTTCTAGTTGTTCACGTGCTTTAGTTTCTGAATTTGATATGTCTTGTTGCAAATCATCTTTCTTGTCAAGGACGTCTTTAGCGTCGTCTCTCTTTAGAAATAACAACAGAGTAAATATCCCAACGAGAAAACCAGCGATAAGCTCCCACCGCTCTTTACACCAATTCTTTATTTTTTGCCAAATCACAAGAGGTAACATCGTTATCTATTCCCATGCTTCCAGGCAACCGCTGCATCGATTACTGTCTGTCCGCCGATATATATAACGGCTATAAGACCCCACGTGTCGCTGTCTAAATTTGACCAAGTTAACAAGCCCGTAGCCGTTAAAAAAACAAAGAACTTTCTAGATATTACTCTGCCCACAATCTGATCGATCGCACCTAACTTATCGCTACCAGCCAGCTTTTCGGCGGCCTCTTGAACTCTATCAGCTATCTCTTCCACATGCTCCACGGCATCATCTAGTCTTTGATCAGACATGGGTAACCTCCAGCGTTACATTTGATAAATATCACCGACGTCAGTGTTCATACCCATCATCTGGTAGGGTACTTAGTAGGTAGGCATTGTGAGCTTCTTCTGCTTGACGAACGAACTCGTTCAATAACGCTCTAATCTCTCTAACATCTCTCTCAAGAGACTTACTATTCGCTGCTGCTGATATTAGGTTGTCTTGTATTGACCTGAGAGCCATCGTAAGCACTTCATTCTGCTTTTCGAGGTAATCAAGTCTTCTTTCAAGTCGCTTAATCCGGCTGCTTGCAAACAAGAACTCGAACATTATCAATCACCCTTAAGAGAATCAAGACCCTCTAGAATATCATATACACTTTCGGCATCAGTACCAATAACTTTTCGAAAATCTTCGTCTTTCTTGGCGGCCGCTATATTATCTACAATCTTATTCAAAGCTGGATGACCGTTAACTAGTTGTGAAACGAGCCCTTCAACTATTGCTTGCATCGACAGCTTCTTTCTAAACGCCAAGACCCTAAATTCCGCATGGGTCTCTTTCATAAGGTTGATGTGCACAGACTTTCTTGTAACGAAAGTATCGCTCACGCGCCTCCTCCTGCCGCTGTAGTTGCGCCAACAGCAATAGGAACTTGCTCGTCAACTTCTTCTTCATCATGACGAACGTCTTCTTTTCTTCTAATGTCGTGACGACCAGATAAAAGATTCTCTACTTCATCAGCCACTTCTTGTCCGTGCTTGTCAAGAAGAAAATTTCTGACTTTAGTTAACATTAACTCTTCAACGTCAACAAACGCATCGAAGTTGAGGATGAGACGAGCAACCTCACTAGCAAACTTATCAACGTCTAAAGAAACGTCAGAAGACTCAAACAAAAATAATCTTTTCAGGCTGTAGCTCTCTTCCTGTACTGCAGCCGACTTTATGGCGTCTGCTTCAATGTCTATTAAAAGAGCTTGGAGGTGATCGTCTATTGAGCGCTGAAATCTCTGCTTGTCTTCTTCATCAACTTCAACTTCTTCTTCCTCTTCGGCTTCGGCTTCAGCTTCCTCTTCACCGGCACCTTCACCACCTGTATCCTCATCACCGGCTTCGTCATCACCGCCCTCATCACCTTCATCGTCCGTAGCAAACAGATCTTCTTCTTCTTCCTGCTCTACGAGGATTGAATATTGACGGCGGAAATACTCTTTCAGGTCGCTTCTTTTCATGACTAGTCCCCTAATGGTGTTGACAAAAGTTTTGCCACTTTGTCGGCTCTTTTAATTCTTTTCTCGATCAATGACCATCGAAGTTCTTTCATCATAGCAAAGACGTAAGAACGGCGATCATTTAGATAATCCCTAAAGTAGTTTCTTTCTCTAACAGACAGGCAGATCACGGGAAAGCAGTTTGCCATCATCCCAACCTGACAATCATCAATCATAATGTTCATGTATCTGTTTAAAGAACCATTATACACTGTTACAACATACCCATCCCTAGCAGATAACGCGCATGCTATGAAATCCTTTTGCCAGTCTTCAAAACTGCCAAAATCACGTGAGAGTCTTATGTACGCCAAAGAATCCATAGAGACTTTAGAGGTTGGATCAGCTATGTTATCAAAGTGTAATGAGGTCAAAAACGCGTTATTTAAGTTATAGGCTTCTGCGACCTTTAGTTCTCGAAAGCCGCTGTCTTTGGCGTTCAAGTCTGTTCTGTCTACAGTATCAAGCTTTGCAGACACTTCGTTCACGATCTTTACTGTATCTTCGAAATCTTGGATATTGGCAGCAATAGATTTTTCACTCAAAACGTCAGTTTGAATGTCGTACTTCTTGGGTTGTAGCACATAGGCTTCATTAAGAATTTTTTTCGAGACCTTGGGTTTTCCTAACGTCTCTTGAATAACTTGCAAAATCTCTTTGTCTGTAATTGCTGGCATCTCAGTCTACCTCGTAGTCTTTCTCGAACTCTTCTTGATCGATCACAAAAATTGTCTCTTCTTGGGAATCAACAGGTTCATCCTGTAAAAGTGAAACTGTCTCAGGAGCGGGGTCTTGCTCTCCCAGAATGTCTTCCATTCTTGGTTCACCTAAAAGCTCTGCTTCCTCTGGTTGAGGCTCAAAGCGTGGCTCTTCAGGAGCTCTTAAGAATATCTGGATATCACCCTCCTCGCCCTCGACTCTATCGATCGTATATTCTAATCCCGAGTCTTTGTGGCGAACCTTCAGGTCAGGTGATAACAGCATGTTTCCATCTTCATCAAACGCGTCAACCTCACCGATGATCTCATTTAAGCGAGTATTATACTCATATCGAAATGCTTCAAGAAGAAATTTCGTATCAACTGACATCTACTTTTCCCCCATTCCGGCGAGCTTTTGCCATCTAGAAGACTCAAGTAGAGTTCCGGAAGCATTAAACTTTCGGCTAAGCGCATTGTGGACTGTCTTGTGGACCATCCCTTTAGTCAACTTTAGTTGAGATTCTGAAGTCTTTTTTAACATCATTGATACTAACTGCGGAATCAAACTTTCGAGAGAATCAAAATTCTTCTTAGCAAATCGGCGAGATTTCATCAATGTCTCTTCATGTTCTGATCTCCAACTGGCAACTGCAGACTGGACTTCTTTTGCTAACGCATCAGCTCCGCCTTCTAAAGATGTATTAATAGCTGTTTTCAGTGAGCCAATGCGGTCCTTTGTAGCGAGAGCCTGCTGCGAAGACTTTGAAAGACCCGCCTGCCAGTCGTCTAACGCCTTTGCGGCAGCAACGGCTGGCGGCACTGGTTCGCTGGCTGCATCTTGAGCTGCTGCTTTTAGCTCCTCTTCGGCGGCGGCTTGCTCTTCTGCCGACTCCTCTTCTGAAGCGGGAGGAGCTCCCAACTCCTTCTCTACTGCTTCCGCGTCTGCGCCGCCAGATGACTCGCCTCCTTCGCCATCGCCAGATGCAGCGACTCCTGCGGAAGCCAATTCGGCAGTTTCTCCCGCTGTTCCCTGGGAAGCCCCTGTTAGTGCTTGAACTTCTCCTTGAAGATCTAGAGCCATCAGAGCCTCATAGGGGGTCGCTTTGATCGCGTCCGCCAGAACCTTGGCATCAACAACACGACCGGTCTTGGCGCCTTTGAAGAGGCCTCCAATGAAGGACATAGCTTTCTTAAAAAACCCACCCTTAGTTTCTTTCTCAGCTGACTTGGATCCCTCTGCCCATGCCGACTGGAACCACTTAGGGACCTTATAAACAGAATCTATGCCCTTCTCAAGCTTGCTGACATCGGGGAACTTCTCTACTTTGTCAGAAAGAGAGGCGATCGTTTCAGACTTGTTATCGCCGACATCACCCTCAAAATTCTTGAGGTTCTTTCTCATCTGCTCGGTGGCGTCAAGGATAGCTGCTACCTCAGACGCGATGGTCTGGACTTTCTTCGTATATTCAGCGGAGGCTTTTGCTAGCTTCTTTGTGTCACCGCTTATAGCAAGTTGAGCAATAGCTTTCGTATCCAAACCGCTGACTTGATTTTTTAGGGAGTCGACCACAGGCTTCCAGCCCTCACCAGCGTTTGAAAGCTTGCTTTCGAGGCTACCTATCATATCTGCTATCGCCTTCACATTTTTTTCAAGATTGGCGGCGTCGTTTTCGTCAAACTTCTCCAACAGCATAATGCCGTCGGATACCCCTTCGTTGAGGGCAGCTTCAGTCAAGTCCTCTAACCTAGACTTAAAAACTAATCGCACGCACTCGTATGCAAGGGACTCTGTAAGATTCTTTTTCATGCTATCACATCTCCATCATAGCTAAACGTAACATCATTAAATATACAAAGTCATCTAGAGTTGCTTAATATCGTGCCTTCTGACTTTGACTCCTGCGTGACTTAGTAGTTCTAAGCCAGAAGTATCGCGATATTCTTCGCTGTACACCACCTCAGAAATGCCACCATTGACAATAGCTTTCGCGCAGGCTCGACAAGGACTTAGCGTCAAATACATTATCTTTCTATTCGGATTATTGAAGTCTAGCTTTATCATTGCATTGATCTCCGCGTGGATCATGCCAGACTCGCCAGGTGTGTTTGACTCGACTTCATTTGGACCGCCTGAATAATTTCCATTGTAGCCTATTGCTAGCACTTGTGTGTTTGAGTCAGTAACAACTACAGAACCCACCTTGTGACGCGGGTCATATGACCGGTCAGCAATCAAATAGGCAAACTTCATCCATATGTCATCCCAGTTCGGTCTTTGCATCTTTTTCCTCAGGTACTTCATTACCCAACGCATCCCAGCCGGGGCGTCTCGTCCTCGCAAACAGCTCCAGAAAGGGGCCCTCACTTCTACCTTCTATCAATTCGTACATCTCGGCGGGCTTCGCACTGTGGCGGGTAGGAGAAACTAGTTTACCCCCAATAAGGGAGGGAACGTTATTAGCTTGTGTCCTAGCAGAAAAGCCGCGGCCCTTAGTAGCGAATATGCACAGCTCATGCTGGCCGCGGAAGTACCTTCCTAAACCGAAATGAGTCTTAGCCCATACAAGATTGGTGATATATTTGAAACCCAGATGCTCTATTATTCTCAGCGCTTCAGGAAGGTGGTTATTGGCGACCCACATATACATGTGAGCATTGTCGGCCACTTTGCCATCCAGCATGTCAGACATGACTTTCTTGATATCTGCCTCTTTCATCAAAGGGTAGTGCCTGTCAGCACCTCGTTTTGATTTACCACCTCCACGTTGCATCCAGGGTGGATCGGCTAAGATCGTAGAATAAACCTTACTCATCAATTACTCTTCCTGCTTCTTTCTGGACCTCAAGGTCTTTTTTGGTTTATCAAATATATCCTCTATGTGGGATCCCTTTGGGAGCTGGAACCCGGAAGCCTTTCTATGGCCGCCGCCGCCAAACCTTTTTGCGACCTCAGCTACATCAACAGTATCATGGAATGAACGGAGACTAACCTTTGTGTGGCCCTCCTCGTGATCCCAGTACCAGATTAAAGCAAAATCGCAATCAGGAGCTAGACGAGCACCAATCTCTGACATCCAGTGAGATGCATTGACAACTAAGACATCTTTGTCATCCAGTTTTCTTTGTTGTGCTTTTTCGCAGACTTTCTTTATAACAGTCTTACTATAAGCAAGAATGTATGAGCCTCTCTTCACTGCATCGTCAAAGACGGAATCATCTTCAAACTTTTCAAATTCTTCGAACTCAAAAGGAACCATATCGAACGCGGCAGAGAACTCTTTTGAGTAGTCAAGTTCCCAGGTCCACAAGTCTCTATCCATGATGTATTTGATAAACTTCGGTGGCTCTTTCCCAGGGTGAAAGAATTCCCATGAAAGCATCGCACCTGACTTTGTCATATCGAAATGCGTGTTAGGAATGTCATGAAGCTCAACCATCGCAGACTTGTGGTGGTCGATAATCAAGAGTGCGGCAGACTCTTCGATCATCTTCTTTGTCGTTTCATTGTTAAATGAAAAGTCAAGAATGACAACATTCTTTCCTTTCACGTTGGGTGGCTCTGTCCCGTGCTTGCATGGGTAGTATTCTGCTCTATTGCCCAAGCACTTCCATGCAGAGTAGGCGGCGCCGAATCCATCGGTACAATCGGCGTGATAGATTACTACGTTTACTGAATTAGGATCTAGTGTGCTCATGTATACTCCATTATAGGCATCTTCACTAACTTTTACTCTGACTTTGGAGGATTAAATATCCACATGCCAGTTTGATCCACTTCTCTCCCATAATCATCTTCTAGAATAATCCTTCCAACATCTGAAGTATTATCAGATATTTCAAACACTATGCTATTCATTAATGCTGTCACCCTATAAGGACAGCCTGCTTGGACATTAATGAATTCACCAGCCTTTAATTCAACGAGCCTTGACGGGGATCCTACGGGATCTAAAAAGTGATTCTCATCTGCACATTCAATACTAACTCTTCCTACTGACACGTAAAGAATCTCGCTTTTGTGAGAGTTAAACTTCAGACTCGTTCTTTTCCCATCAGAGATATGAATCTCTTTTCCATTAAAAAGGCCGGTCCACTTTATTTCGAAGCCCCATGGCTTCTTTATTTTCGAGGACTTGCCACGCCAGGCAGAGCGATTCATGCTAGCTTCCACCACTCTAGTGTGGCTGTCAGACCATCCCAAAATTCAACCTTAGGTTCCCACCCAATTTTCTCCTTGATGTGATCAGCGGCAGCTAGAGTGTGCTTAACGTCGCCAGGTCTTTCAGGAGCATGATTTACTTCAGCATCAGGAAACAGCTTTGTCAGATGATCTAGAACTTCTTTGTTCGTCAAGGCAATACCGGTCCCAACATTAAAGACCTCAAACCCAAGTCTCTCTGGATGATTCGCTACCTGCGTTAGAGCGCTAGCTACATCTTCGACATAGACTAGATCTCTTGACTGCTGGCCGTCACCATCACTTCGTAGAGGCTCACCTTTCTTTAGGCGTGTGCACCAAGCAGATATTGCTGTTGAGTAAGGGCTAGTCCCGTCCTGACCTGGACCGTACACATTGAAGAACCTCAAGGCGGCAAAATCCATGCCGTATAACTCACTATACAGCTTACCGAATTGCTCTACAACAAGCTTCTGTAGACCATATGGTGAAGTGGGATTACACTGCTCTTGTTCTGTAGTAGGCAACTCTACACCGTTTCCATATGCGGCAGAAGAAGCAGCGAAGACAAAACGATCGATATTATTTCTTGCGGCTGACATCAGCTCTACAGTCTTTTGAACGTTATCATTAGTTGTCAAAGCTGGATTTTGTACGGAGAACTCAACACGGGGGTTTGCAGCAAGATGGAAAATAACATCATAACTTCCAGTTGTAACCCTCTCTAAGACAGCTGGCGAAGCGAAATCGCACGTCATCACAAGAAGACTACCAGCCGAGGGTTCAGCATTATAGAACGGTAACAAAGAATCATGTACTGCTCTGAATTTTAGGTCATCGATAGATGTAAGATCGCCGTTCGACAAATCATCAACACCCTCTACGTACCAACCTTGTCCTACTAACATCCTAGTAAGATGAGATCCAATAAAACCACAACACCCTGTAACTAACGCTTTACGCAAACTCATGTCAAACTCCCAAAAAATCAGTTATGTCTTTAATCTGTCTATTGATATCCCAATCATCAGTGTATAGAGTCATCACTTCACATTGGGACCACTTCGCAAAATCCTTATAAAGAGAGCCAATCTCTTCTAGTTTCTCCCCAGGGAGGTCTTCTGGGAATACATCATCGACTAGTCCAGAATAATCTTTTCTCAGGCAAAGAATAAAGACTCCTCCTTCATTCGAAAACTGCTCATCCATCCACGCGATGGCTTGATGATCAGTGTCTCTATCGAACGCTTGAGAGTATACTAGCTCACAAGGGTAGAACCTGTCCAGAATAACGCTTACGTTGGTCTGCTTCATAAAATCCATTAAAAACGGACCGCCGTAACGAAGCAAGTTCAGGAAGTAATTTGGGCTATCCAGCTGTGTCTTCCACTCTCCAGAGTTCTTGAATACTGGAATCGACAACCTCTCTGATAACGCTTCAGCAATATTCGACTTGCCAGTCATGTCAGGACCAATAAAAGCTACTTTCATCGGATAAAATCTCCTGCAACACTTTCAAGAAGGTCAACTCGGTATCCGGGATGAGGGTTTATCACGGTTCGTAATGCTTCTTCTTGAGCGTCAACAAGAGCTTTTCTCTCGGAAGCATTTAATGTAGAAAGCCACTTTACTTTCTCAACAACATCGTCAGCGCTTCTTACGAGTAGGGACTCATCCTTAAGGCCCACTGGAACAGCATGCTGAAACTCAATCGGCACCAAGGCTGGAACGTTACTCTTGATTGCCTCGAAGAATCGACCTGTGATGTTCCCATAAGGAGTGTAAGCAGGCTTGGTAATGTGAGTCACAGTAATCGACTCGTTTAAGACTGCGAAAATATCCTTGTAGGAAAGACGTGGCCCAAAAGCAACGCTTGGCGTCTTGGCTAGCAAAAGAGCTGGATCAATTCGCTCTGGAGACTTTTGAAGCCAGTTACCGTAGATGGATGTCTGTAGGCCGGCCATGCGAAGCCGCTGAGAGGGCTGTACATAATACTTCTCAAATGGATCCTCTCGCTCGTAGTTGTTTCCAACGTATGTGTAGTTGTACGAATACTCAACTGGCTCGAAATACCGCTTAAGGTAATTGCACCACGGAATTGTGATACGATTACGGGTCTGGTGCTGCGGTGACACACAGGCATCTGCTAGAATAGCGTTTGGCCATCGGAGTTCTTCCTCAGGAGTCATCTTCAAATCACCGTCGTGAATAATAATCGGAACACCCTGAGCGTGATAGTAATCAAGAACCTCGCATTGTCGATTGTAATCAGATTCAGCTGGGTTTTCTCCGCTGTTCTTCCAAGTTGGCCACCTCCACTCAACGTACAGAATGTCACCATCTGGGAAGCCAGTTGCATCATACTCAACGCCTGGGTACTGCTCTTCATCGCGCATCTTCTGCAGCTGAACTGGAGTATGCCCTCGAGACATTAGTTCATTGACAAAATCAACCCTGTTACCTCGCTCACCGTCTGGTGTGTTGACAACTGTGTTCTTTTCGAGCGGGGTGATAAAGCCCCAAAAGCTATAAAGTACTCTCATTACAAATCTCCTTATGATTCAACTGTTATATTGTAGTCGTTGCTCTTACGTTTTTCAATTTCTTTTCTTGCCTTAACAAGAGCAGAACCGATCACCTGATGCATATCATAGTACTTGTATTCAGATAACCTCCCGCCAAAAATGACGTTAGGAGTCGCAGCTTTCATGGCAGCATACTTTTGGTATAGAGCAGTATTTCGCGCATCGTTGATCGGATAGTACGGTGTCTTTCCTCGCTTATACTCTGCAGAATACTCTCGAGTGACGATTGTGTTCTCAATCTTCGAAGCCGTCTGGGGCTGAAAATGCTTATGCTCTAGAATACGTGTGAAGGGCACTTCTGGATGTGTATAATTCACAACCGCGTTACCTTGAAAATCGCCCTCAAGCTCTTCATGTTCGAACCGTAGGGTTCGATACTCTAGCTCACCCTCACAGTAATCGAAATATTCATCGACCTTACCGGTAAATACTACGTTGTGTGCCAAGGACTCAAGCTCTGACCGGTCGGTAAAATACTCGACCCCTGTCCTGACCTCAATACCCTCTAACATATTCGCGACCATTTGCGTATACCCGCCTACTGGAATACCTTGGTACTTGTCAAAAAAGTAATTCTCTTCGAAAATCATTCGAATCGGTAGCCGCTTGATAATAGAGGCTGGTAGCTCTCTTGGGTCACGCTGCCACTGCTTCATCGTGTACCCCCTAATGAACGTCTGATAGATCTCCGGGCCTACCTGTGATAGAATCCAATCTTCTAGATTGTCGGGATTCTCACAAGGAATCCTGACCTCTTTTAGCTTTGCTTCTGCTTCTGCTGGTGACGTAACACCCCAGAGCTGGTGAAGAGTCATCAAATTGATCGGGAAAGAATAGATGTTGTTACCGTACCGAACCTTAGGCTTGTTAATGTAATTGTTAAACTCTGTAAATCGATTTACATAGTCCCAAATACGGTCATCATTAGTGTGGAAAATGTGAGCACCGTAGACGTGAACATCGATGCCGTTTCTCTTTTCGCTGTATACATTCCCGCCGATGTGGCTCCGTCTATCAACAACTAGACATGTGTATCCCGCATCAGTCAGCTGCCGAGCGAAAGTGGCACCGAAAAGGCCAGCACCTACGATAAGGTAGTCGTATTTCTTATGCATTAGAGTTACTCCTGACATTAAAAGAATATCCGCTAAAGGACGTCTGCGCGGACATTGCTCGCGCATCCGCTTTATGACCAAGTTTTCTTAGACGAGATGACGTAAGAATAGTTGCAAAATCACGGAACATAGAATCAGAGAAAGACTGGCTTAAATCATGTAGGTTTATTACATCCTGTAAATTCTCGCAACGCTGTAGTTGGGATTCATACTCGTAGACTTCAGCCACCTTCTCTTGGACTTCTTTGATATCACCTACCAGCGGTGGCATAGGACCATTTGCCTGTTGTAGATTCAGCGATTCATCAACGAGGCCCGTTCTAGTAATCTCTTCAGCCATATCAAAATGACGTTCGTAGATATGGAGTGAGTTGCTTGTGTGAGTGTACGTACCCACATCAACGCCAAGCTCATTTGCAATCAGTTCTTGAAACATTGTGAATGCGGGAATATCGTAAGCAATCCCAAAAATCAAGTCCGAGCTTCTCATGTTAGCAACTTGGTGTAGAGCACCGTTTCTAATAAAAAACTGTAGAGCTAGTGTACAAGGTACATCAAGCTTCGCATCAATAGAGTCATCTGGAACTCTTAGATGCATGACAGCTCGCCGAGAATCAGGATCTCGTTTAAGCTCTTCAATCACGTAATCGAGCTGAGTATATCTGCCCTGCGCAATCTTGTCATGCGGCTTAAAGAGACGGGCACCATACGCTGAATTTGCAGTCACACCGTCGTCACTAATATCTTTCCAGAAGGATGAATACTTCGATATCCACTCAGTACTATTATCACCCGCAAGATACCATATCAGCTCAGCGACCATGTAACTCATGCTAAACTTACGACCTACGACGTAAGGAATTCTGTCACGAGGGTTCTTGATTGTAAATGAAGCCCCGAGGATCTCTTTGATATTCTGGCCGCGAGGTGCAGATTCGTATTGCGGTTCACGCATGACCTTTGAAATCATATCAACATAACAGTCAGTGAAACCTTCATAAGTGCCTAAGTGCATGTTACTAATTTTACTCCAGTTAGATTTAAGTGTAGACTTTTTGTACCAAGCTAATCATATACGAAGAAGCTTGACTTTACTCATAGAAGTTTGATATCCGAAATCATTTTTCTTAACTTCTGCAACACAAAGGCTGTAGAGGGGCAACTCTGTCTGACCATCCCAGCCCCAGCAGAATATCCTGATATTTTTGCCGTCTAGTCCTGTGGCCGTCACCAAAAGATATGGCTTCTTGTTTTTAGTAAGCTTCGGCTTAGCGTCTGTCACCAAGAACCAATATACATCATGCTCGTCGATGTCATCGATACAACGTACATTCTTCTTAGAGAGCCGAGCCTGAATTTCCTCATTAACGAGTGTGGAGGCGTTAAATGAACCGAAATGCTTCATGCTATTTTCGACCATCTCACGACGGGTCCAATTACCGATTCCCTCAGTATCCAATAGCGCCTCTTTGAAATTACTCTTTCCTCGCTCTGGATCACGCTTAGTCCATTTCTTGATATCGGTGTTCCGGTTTATAATGACTTCATGCATGTGCTTATAGCTCTCGAATGTCTTACCGTCGCCTACAAGATCCATGGATTCGAATGCGCGAATATTAATTAACGCTTCCATTGCCCGCTTGTTGAACTTAGAGTGGCGCCACTTACCATCCTCGTCCCATAACAGATCGTCGATATTCTGGTACGGCCGATTAGCGACAATCTCATCGATCGCAGATTCTCCGACGCCCTTACAAGAAAGGAAAGAAGGCATGAACTTCTTACCGTCGAGGATAGTCCACTTCTTGGTTGCATAATTGATATCAAGCGGAACGACTCGATAGCCGAGAGCCTTAACCTCACCAAAGGCCTTACTACGCTTCTTGTCATTACCAGACATCGCCTCGAGATAAGCGCAAAGCCACTCTTCCTCAAAGTATGTTAGAAGCCAAGCGCAGTAGTACGAGTCAATAGCGTACGAAACAGCGTGCGCCTTATTGAAACCGTAGCCTGAGAAGTAGAGAATCTTTTCGTACAGATCATCGGCAAGCTGTGCGTCGACACCATTCTTGACGGCACCAGCAACAAACTGTTCCTTAATCGCTCGAGCCTTAGCAAGGGACTCAGCGGCTTCAGAAGCTTTACGCTTCATAATGCTCCGGCGGACTGTGTCCGTTTCCTCCTCCGGGAAGCCAGCCACCACGGAACACAACTTCATGATCTGCTCTTGGAAGACAATCATACCGTATGTCTCTTCAAGAACTTCCTTGATAAGAGGATGGCCGTAGTCAATATCATCAGGGTTGTTCTTTGCCTGGATATACAGTTTGTCTACTTTCGCAGTGAGAGGGCCCGGGCGATAAATCGATGTCAGAGTAGCAATGTCGATGATGCTCTTGGGCTTTGCTTTCATAAAGAGGTTTCTAGCACCTCGACCAGCCAGCTGGAAGACTCCTGGGAAGCGACCTTCTTCGTAGACATGCTTATAAACATGCTGGTCGTCCATATCGAGAACCTTGGGGTCCATGTTATTGTTGAACCACTCATAGACTTGCGAGAATGTCGGATCCTCGATACCCTCCCGGCGCTGAAGAATCAGCTCGATAGTACGCTGAACAATACGTAGTGTTTCAAGACCGAGAAGGTCAAACTTAATCCAGCCGAAGGTTTCAAGATGCTTGTAGTTCATACCTTCAACCCACGGAGTTTGTAGTTCGCCGCGGGCTTTAATCAGAGGCATACGCTCAGCGATGTTTTCCGAAACAATACATCCACCGGCGTGGCGGCCAAGTGCCTTGTTCTGCTTAAAGAGTACCTGAATCGGCTCGGCAACCTCAGGGTACTTCTCAATAAAGTCGCGAAATGTCTTCGAGTGAGCAATCGCATCTTCATAAAGCAAGACAAACAAGTTTTTATCAGTGCCGGGCTTGAACACGGCACGCTTCACGTCATCCTCTACAGGAGCCAAAGCCTTGTTGACTTCATCGAACGGGATCCCGTAAAAGCGAGAGATGTCCTTGACCAGAGACTTAAGCTTAAAAGTGTTGTAGTTAGAGATTGGAACGATGTTTTCGTCGCCCCACTCCTCTTTCATCATGTTGATAAGAAGATCACGGTCACCTACATCAGTATCAATATCTGGTGCACCTTCACGGCTTGGGTTGAGGAACCTCTCAAACATGAGATCATACTCAAATGGATCAACGTCGGTAAGACGGAGAACATACGCCACGAGACTTCCGGCAGCAGAACCGCGGCCTGGACCGACCAGCATCGCCTTCTTAGCGATATCGATGATGGCGCCCATGGTCAAGAAATATCGAGAAAAATTCTTTTCCTTGATGATCTTTAGCTCATACTTGAGACGCTTGATGTACTTTTCATCGTGCGCAAGACCACGCTCGACCAAACCCTTCTTACAGGCTTCAAGTAGAGCCTTATCGTCAGTAGTACCTTCAGGAACGACGTAAGAGGGCAGCTTCATCGAACGATCAGGGGTAATCTGTTGGATTTCGTTGTGGACAAGATCATACGGGCGAGTGATGGCGTTGTGCACTACCTCATCATCATAAAAATCCATACCGTCAGTTGTCTTAAGGTACGTATCCCAAACCTGTTCGTTGTTCTTAGGATATAGTTCACACTTCAAGTCTTCAATACCTTGCGGCAACTTGGAGGGATCAAACTCTCGATAGTTAAGCCACCCAAGCTTCTTATAGAGCTCACGCTCTCGCCAGTGTTCTGGACGTGCGTAGTGAGAATCGGTTGTGACTACCAGCTTATCTTGTAGCCCGTTCTTGTTAGCAAACTCAATAATCGCGCGGTTGACCAGATGCTGCGCAGGAAGCTTATTAAATTGAAGTTCGAGATTAACATCATCGATACCAACAGCGTCTACAAGACCCTGGTACGCATTTCCAACGCCAGTCAAGACGTTGTTTCGGAAAGTCGGGTCATCCATCAACTTATACGAAAGATCATCAAACTCAACTTGCTGAGCATGACGGAAAACCTCGTAAGCGATTGGACCGCCGATACAAGCTGTAGAAACCATCAGATGACCACCAGCGGCCGCTTCCTTTAGCATCTTATAGTCGATACGTGGGAAGCGATAGAAGCCCTCCTGATACCCCTTACTGACGAGGTGAAAAAGACGCTGGAGACCTTCGCTCGTCTTGGGAAGGACTACCAAATGATGGCGGCGTTTGATTGGATCATAGAACTTTGCAGACTTGGTTTCTTCTTCATTCTCAACAGTGAGACCAGCATCTTCGGTGCCAACATCTACAATTTCGTCATCACCATCAACAATTGCAGTCAGTGGTGTAGCAATAGCTTCTCGCTGAGAACGAAGAGTCATGAGCGCGGCCTTATCACCCTTCTTAGCAGCTTCTCGGATCTGCATGTCAAGGCGCCACGCATCTAGATCAGGATGGACATACATCTCGCACCCTGGTACAAACTTAAAGTTTCCGCCACGCTTCGCAATCTTTTCAGCGTGCAAAAAAGCGTGACCGAAAGAATTCATGTGACCATGGTTGGTAAGACACCACCCGTCCATCCCATTCTCAATCACAAAATCGATGTGCTCTTGAGGATAGCCTAAGCCATCGAAGGTACTAAACCCATCATGGGAATGAAGAGAGATGAACCTGTCAGGCACAAGAAGAGATGAACGACGCATAATAAAAACTCCTGTCTACGTTTGGTTTATTATACCACACAGACAGGACATTTTCACGAATTCAGCAGGGGTTATTTGAGTAATACTCAATGAGATCCAGAATCTTTTGAGCTTCCCAATCTTCACACTCTTTGTAACTTCTTCCCATCTTTGACTTAATTCTCTCAAAAATGTGAGCGTAGGAATTTCTACCTTTTGGGTGCATGTGGTGGGGTGGAAGTTTACCCTTAAGCTCATCACCAGCTAATCGAGCAGCTTCAAGAATAATCTTTTGAACTTCAGGTGACATACTTCATACTCTCATGCTCTTGACCTATCTCTTGCCACGATGAATATAGGATAATACCAGACGACAAACATGTTACGTCGTATTCGTTAGCATCTAACACTAAAGCAATACCCGTAACCCAGTAATTCTCGCCTAAATCGTCGAAAAAATGAACAGGTGACGTAAAATTAACTAGATCCCCGGGCTTCATTAGCTTGCTCCATTTCTTTTATTGTAACAAGCAGGTCTTCATTTTTCAAAAGCAGGTTCTTCTTAGAGAAATACCCCATTGCTATCTTCGCTCGGATATCATGAGCCCCAAGATGCTCGCCCCACAACCACTCTAGAGAACCTTGGATTTGAGATATTTCTTGTTTCAGAGTATCAACTCTGGCTTGAAGCAGCGGGATGCTGGTTGGATCTTCGTCTACCTCTATGTCCAGCTCTAGCGCATACCCGAGCAGGCTCTTAAATTCACCATCAGTTATGGCTTGAGCTGCGTCAGCAAACAACTTATTCAATCTTTTTCTCTTCGCCTCTTCTTCCTGTAATGTCCTGTCTGGATGGGCTGCTAATGCGATCTTTTTATATAACTTTTTCGCCCAGGCTGGAATATCTGGTTTTTCGTCTATCGAAGAATCTTCTGGAGATTCTCTGCTGTCTTCTTCATCATCTTCGAGTTTCCACCCGTCTTCCGTTTTTTTCCAGCGCTGGTTCGATTTTGAGGGATCTAATCTCAGCGTGTCTACGATGTCTTTTGAATCCTGATTCTCATCTGGTTTCGAATCGTCTTCTGGTGTCGAAGATAACTTATCCTCTATATACAGCATATCGCGAAGGAACTCAGACTTGTAGTCATCGTTCAACAACGCGATATCAGTTTTGTAAGATTGTAGCATCTTAAGCTCTGAACTTAAGATTTTAATCTTTCTCTTTAGGATTCTTTGAGGTGCCTTCATACAGTTAAGTATGAAGTTCGTTCATTGATTTAGCCTATCGCAAATCTTATTGTGCTTATTAACGTAGCACTCGAAAAACTCCTGGCTATCTACACCCATGAGAATCAAAATTGCAGTAAAGTATTTATAGGCATCAATCATCTCTTCAACAAACTCGTCTCGATCAAAGTCACCAGACCCAGCTCTATGGTCTTTCCAGTTCTTGAGATGTAACAGAGCCTCAAAGAGCTCTTCCATACCTCGGAACGCAAATTCTCGAACAGCTTTCTGATCTGCCTTTGAAGAAAGATCAATGGGCCATTCAGGGTAAGCTCCCGGTATCTTTTGATTAATCTTAGACATAAACTCCTGGCGGAGTTCAAAAATCTGCTCTAGCCTATCTTGCATCTTTACTCCTGTGCTTCACCATCCGCAGCGAGCTGAGTGGCTTCTGAAAGCATCTTCTGAATATTGGCGTCAAAAGTCTCTTGGTAGTCGGGTGACACTTCAATCTGGCCATTCACAGTTACAAACTGAGCCATTCGTAAGTTGTCGACGATATCAGTACCTGTCAAAATCGCGACCTGTACGAGCTTGGCGATATGGGAAATCGCATTATCAGTTAGATTTAAGTTTTCCATTTTAACTCCTTATTTCTGAATACTTGGAACCCAGTGTGTGGTCCTTTTATCAGCCGTCGTTTCTCTGACTACAGCGTTTCCAAGAGGATCACTCTTTTGATTATAGACAGCGAACCTTCTAGTGTACATGCCATTTTTACCAGTCGTGCTTTTATAATTTCGGATGGTCGCACCACCAGTGCTATACGATAACTTCATAATACTTCTTGAAGCGTAAAGCAGCGACTCGAACTCGCCATCAGAGATATCTTGACACAGCCGATGAGGAGACATCTTGCAGCTGTACAAGATCTCTGCCTTGAGGTAGTTTCCAATTCCTGACACGACAGATTGATCCATCAAGAGTTGCGAGATGGGTTTCTCAGCCCTCTTTCCTTTCGTAAGGCTTTTCTTAAATACATCTAACGAAACATCTTCAGAGAGCAAGTCTGGGCCTAAGGAGTTAAGTTTCTTCTTTAGCTCATCGTATGTGCTGACAAACTTGAAGGTCCCAAAATTCCTCATATCGTTATACACCATATGTTTATCATCATTGACATACAACGCAGCGCGAGGATGATAGCCTGCTGTCTCTGACCACCATCCTGTCATGCCTAAAGTGTTCCACATGCTGCTGCCGTCTGCAAACACAAAATAGATGAACTTTCCCTTGCATCCAACTGCTGTCACCAGCTTTGGAAGTTCTTCGCAAAAAGATGAGTAGCCGATGGGTTCTTTCTTGGCGTACCTTCCAGATCCGAAATCTAGAGCAGTTATCTCCTCATTTAAGAAGAACTCTCTCAATCCGTCTGTGGTCTTCTTTACCTCAGGACCTTCAGGCAGAATACACCTCCCGTAAATATCCGTGATAATCGTTCAGAGCATGATCATTTGGCTCAACATCTCTCCACTCACCCTTCATAAAGATTCGGTAGGTGTCATCGGCATACTTTCCACAACCATAAAGCTCGATTGCGTTATCGAAACCAGACATGAACTGTTGAGACATCTTTTTGATGGATTTCACCCGGCGGTTGAACATGCCAAGAGGACGGACAAGATCACGCATCTCATCTTCATCAGCATTGGAAGCTGACTCTGGATCAGGCCACTTCTCGAAGAATGACTCGATCATTGGCTCAACTTGTTTACGGCTTGTTTGGTTCAATAAAAGACAGACGATCAGAATTTTCCAATCGTCTGGCCAATACCTTTCTTGAAGTAAATCAAAAGGAGATTTCGGTGGTATCCAGCTCATGATGTATTATATGGACTGGTACCGGATTTACATGTAGACTAGTAGCTTCCGCCCTGGCCTTTATTGTAGAGTGCGGTTACCTCGCTAGCGCTAAGTGCACGTCCTTTCCACACAGCTACATCCGCGATTCTACCAGGCCAATCATAATAAGTACCCGTATTATAGTTTCCTATGTACCATGTCCTGGATGCGCTGATCACCCACTGATCGGTTGAGCCCCAGGCCACAGAATCGACTTCGGCACCGTCCACGTAGACCTTCATAGTCGATGATGTCGTGTCCTTAACTAAGACGATATGGTTCTGCTGAAAAGGCGAGGTATAATCTAGCCCTGACTCAGCTCTTGTCATGGATGGACCGTAATTACCTTGTGAATTTTCGTAGTTCCTATAAAACCGGAGGTAATCTCCGCCGAGATAAATGCTTATAGCCCCTGTATCGTTGGAGTTTCCACCTTCACGATCTGTAAAAGCGTAGACGTTGTTTGTAGGGGGTACTTCATCAAAAGTGTTCCACCAAGACAGAGTACCGTCTCCAGTGTCCCAAAACATCGCGGATGCGAATGAGCTCGGCATCTGAAGATACCCCTGACTCGACGAAAAGCCTTCAGAATTAACTCCGTCTGGCGAGCTGACTGCAGTTGCAGAATCAGAAGTGACGGAATCATCGTAGTTCGAAGTTAGAAGGTATCTCACAGACAGATCGGTAGTAAAATTAGGGGATTCCGATGAGGTTCCGCTTGCTCTAACAATAATCATAGTTCTCTCCTATAGATCAGGTGCTTCGTTACCAGCTAAATAAAGCTGCTTGACTTGAAGAGAGCTCGCCGCGTAACCCTTGGCAACAATGACATCTTTTATAGCTCCCGGATACCTTTGCCCAACTGTTCCCGTCTGAGAACCGATGCCAACATTTCTAGTTGATCCCGGTACCAGCGAAGAAGCGCTGCTGACAAACGGCCTGTTGTCATTCCATACTTTCTGCTCTACCGGCTCACCGTTTATGTACAATGTACTCACGTTATGGTTCTTTACGTAACATATGTGAGACCAGTTGTTAGCGGAAACCCGAGTGTTTGAAGCCGCTAAGACCGATCCTGCTAAGCTGTCCGATGAGGGAGAACTTATCAAGAGAAGCCGGGTGGCCGGTCCCTCTTCATCGTACTTATAACTGTAGTAGTCCATTGCTTGCCAGAACGCAAACCCATCCGGTTCAGATGAAGGTGCGTAATCTGACAACATGTAAAACGTTGAAATGTTTGCAGGTCTTACCCAAAAAGATATCGTCCCAGAACCATATTCAAAGTTAAAGTCATCTGTTGCTGCTGTTGGAAGAGATATTTTTCCATTGACGTGCTGGTTGGCTTGTCCTCCCGCAAAGATTGCAGCAGAAGTATCCCCAGCGGTACCAAATGAAACGTCTGTACCAGCACCAGTCGCAGAAACAACAGTGCCGTCGTTGGAACCTACAGAGTCATCAGCATTTGTCTCTAGCTTCCAGCGAGAATTTATCGCAGATACCAAGTTGTCGATTATATTATCTATCTTAAATATGATTGGCATGTTTCCCCCTAAAAGCTTCCAGCAGATCCATTGCTGTACAACGCCGCTACCTCTGCTGCTGACAACACTCTTCCATCCCACACGCACAAGTCCTTGAACCACCCATCGAACATACGCGAGGTAAGGTAGCTTCCAGCAGAGCCATTTACCTCCCACTCAAGAGAATATTCAGGCCAGTAACTTGCAGTCTCGGTACCTACCAGCGAGCCGTCTTTGTACATGCGGAAGTCACCGTTGTCTATAGTAACGACTATATGCACCTCAGAAGTACCAGAGTCACCAGTCGCGACGATACCCTCATATCCGGCCGAGGCTGGACTGGCGCTATTGAAGAAATGCCATCCGCCTGCGCCGCTAGCGAGAACGCTGTTTTGGTCAAAGTACCCAAAATGGACCCCACGCTGGTTGGCTGACCCGCCTCTGTAAGAACCAAAGATATAACGATTATCAGCAGTCCCACCAGCGGTGTACCCTGTGTTCATCTTAACCCAGAATGATATCGTCCCCCCAACACCGTTTAGATCATTCAATGTTGTCGATAGATTCGATAAACCATCAGCGCCAAATTTGATCTTATGGTTCGAGGTGGTCTGCATACGTGCCCCAGATGAATCAAAGGTAACACCAGAACCAGCGTATACATCTGAATAATTTCCAAGCGAATCTGATGTGTCTGACGTAAAAAGATACCTAGCCACGAGATCTGTTGTAAAGTCTATGGAGCGACTTACCTTAAATATTATCGGCATAATTCCTCCCTAGTAGCTGCCGCCGTGACCGTTGTCGTAAAGATCACTGATCTCGTCTGCTGTTAAGATGCGACCGTCCCAAATGCTGAGGTCTTTAAAGTATCCCTCCCACTGTAGTGTTGAAGCGGTTGGGCTTTGGGCTGAACCGTTCATTATCCACTCTCGGCGATCTTGAGGAAAACCGTTAGCAAACGTTTGCGTATCTGCTAGGCTTCCATCTTTGTAAAGCTTGGCTGTGTCGGTTGCACTATCGTAAGTGAATACTATATGTACCCAAGTAGTCCCGGAATCTCCTTCCCAAAGAACACCTTCAAAGGATGAACCGGTCCCAACTCGGCTAAAGAAATGCCACCCGCCCTTGTCACCATTGACGGTCGGTTGATCGTCGAAGTACCCAAACTGGGGACCTCGGGTGCCTATAGTCGAACCAGCGTAAGAGCCAAGGATGAACGAAGCATCATTGCCCGAATCATCTATCTGATTCGTGTCAGGATTTAGCCAGAATGATATTGTGCCGTCGTTGGTACCGATATCATTCAGTAACTTAGATGCCGACGTTGATGTGCTGTCAGCACCAAGACTTATCCTACTTGTGTTTCCAATTTTCTCAAAGTAAACGCCGTTACTACTATCATAAGTTACAGCAGATTCGGCTGTCATTGTATCATAGTTCCCTAACGAGTCTGATGCGTCTGACGTGAATAGGTATCTAGCAGACAGACCGGTAGTAAAGTCTGACGTTGGTGAACTGGGGACTTCCAGTGAAGTTCCGCTTGCTCTAATTACTATTGCCATGATTATGTTCCTTTATATATTACGTATTGTATGCTAGAAAGGCACGCACCGCATCACACGGTGCGTGCCTCCAAACCCTTACCTGACGATAAGCGTGAGCTGATCACCGGTAACAAGTGCATACGAGAACACGGCATCTATCGCAGTGTCTACACCAGACAGCCTATAATCAGCTGTACCGGCCGTGACTTCACCGGAAGAACCTGACACTTGTAAGACACCATTAACGAACACATCTATTCGAGCATCTCTGTCTGCAGCAGGTACAGCAGAAATATCTACGCTAAGTTGTCCTGTAGCAGAATCAGCGGATACGTCAGAAGACAACGCTTGAAGCGCTTTAGTAGCTCCAGAAGCTGTAGACCCTAACGACGTAATAGCACCAATCAAGGAGTCGTAGCCGAGACTGTTAAACGACGTCCATTGAGAATCGGCAGTAGCCAAAGGTACACCGACGTCTTTGTCAGACCAGTTTGACGATGTGACGTGAGAATCCACAAAGTAAAGTCTGCCGCCGGCACCAGACAGCACGAGATTTCCTGTAGTGGTCTTTGCTAAGTCGTGACGTGTTGACGTGCCGAGGAAGAAGACTGACCCCGACGTTGCCATCGCTCCATCTAGCCTTAAATACCCGTCGACTTCGACATCGGGATCGTCAGCAGATCCGCCAGCTGATGCAAATCGAGTGTCTCCAGCTCCATCGATTATCAAGACTTCAGTGCCGTCTTCTGTGAATGTAGCACCAGAGTCTCCATCAATAATAACAGCGCCGTTGTTAGAAGCGACAAGCTCAAGACCACCCGAACCTGTAATTGCTGTTGTATAAGCCGTCCCTGTAACATACAGGTCAGAAGTAGCGACAAAGACACCTTCAGTTCCCATCGAACGGAACGTAGCGGGAGCATCAAAGAAAGATGATGCCGAGGTGTCATAATCTAGAACGCGACGAATCGACGAAGCGATTTCATCTAAAATGTCTTGCCCATCTGCAAGACTTGGAGGCGACAGCGGAGCCGATCTGCTAGAAACAGGAAGCGACCCAGTGAGCTGCTTAAGCCTAATTTGGGTTGTAATAGCCATTTTTCACTCTCTATTTTGCTAAATTGTTTCAGATCCAGTAAACGTAAGCTCACTCAATCTACATAAACTTTGAAGCCCAAGCCCAAAGCGCCATGCCGAATTGCACAACAGCAAACACGGTCACCGCTTTAGTCTTGAATAGTTTGAGGTCTTCGACTTCCTTAGTTAATTCTTTTAATTGCGTCGGGGACGCAACCTCATCTATCTTCTCTTTCCAAGCGCGAAGTTCATCTACTTTATCCTCTCGAGACTGAAACTTAGCTAACTCTTGTTTCACGTCTTGGAGTTCAGTTCTTAACGCTTCGATACCAGTCGCTAAAGTCTCAAGCTCTTTCAATACTAACCTAGAGTATTCTGCCCACCCATTATCTGACGACATCTTATCCCTCCTTCACGATTGGGTTACTAACCAACGTGAGTAGTTCAGTGATTTTATCTAGATAGTGCACAGACACGGACTTATCTTGCAACATTTGCTCATGAATACTGGAGAGCTCTGCGATCAAAACAACCCTACACTCAAGTAAGTGTTTTCTCTCTTGCTCTTTCGCACAAATCTCCTGCCTCAAGGACCTAAGTTTTTCAAGATTACCTGACACTGTGAAACCTCCGGAACTAACGACCTACTTTTAAATATAACAAAAAAACCTGCATGACTTTTACATCGTGCAGGTTTCGTTTATGGAGGTAATTCTCAAGAGAGCCAGTAGCAAGTATTGTGTATTTACAGGCTAATATTTTTTTTCATTTTTTTTCGGAGGTCTTTATCATCCAAGTTGTCAATCCACGCAGACACAGCGACAGGATACAATGTCGACATTATTTGTACCATGGCCTCAGCCACTCTTTGAATTTCCCACTGGGCGCCCTCGTGCAATCGGAGACGACAAAAATGAAGAGCGTTATGTAATGAACATGTCCCGTAATACTCTGTGTAGAGGTTTTGAGGAAGCACCCCTCGTGCCTGCTCTCTACAAACTCCCGCTGACAGTAAACTGTTATAAAGGTTCAAGCTCTGGACATGGTGCTCTCTCACTACTTGTGATGCTCTCGTCCCATAGCCAGCGTCACTTAAGTCAGGTATTATTACAGGATCCACCTCTTCTTGGACGTTGCTTGCCTGTCTATTACTCTTGTGCTGGGTCCTAAAACTATCCGGTTCATAAAACCTTAGATCAACGTCAGTATACCGTCTGCTAATCTCGTTATAACTCCAAGTCCTATGACGGTGATGCTGGCTCCTAATAAAGAGAGGAACCACAAAGCGAAAAGTGACAACATTATGCTCGAACGTACTCGTGTGGCCGTGGTTAACAAGGTACTTAATAAGCTTCTCGTCTTTCTCATCTAACTCTTCCTTGTGCTTTCCAAATGAAACTCTGGCGCTATTGACGATTGTCAAATCATTGCCCATGTGCTCGACGTACTCTACTGTTCCAATACCATCGCCATACAATTCAACTCTATCTAACATCAATACTCCATATCTTTTCTTACTTCAGATTCTATCTTCTGCTTTTTATCAGCGTACTTTTCTTTTATATTCAAGATTGGTACAGGCTCACCGTCGCCATCAATTCTGACAAACGTCATCTCAACATCGCAGACAGGCTTTTGTGAGCCGTTCACTACGCTGTGTCGCCTTGCAAACAATCTAATCTTAATAGACGTGTTGCCAATATTCACGACATCACCGTATATCTTTATGATTTGCCCAGGACGAACAGGCCGCACGAAGATGACTTCTGATATTGACTTTGTCACCATTCTTGGCGAACCGCAGACTTGTGAAGCGAAGGCGACACCGGCTTCATCCAACCATGCCAGCATGGTTCCACCAAATAGGTTACCATGATATCCGACACAAGATTCTTTGCACATATGAGTAGCTATAAGTTCTAAATTCTCCATAACTACTTTACATATTCGAGCACACACCTTACGACTCTATAAGGGTCACAATTTGAAGCGGGGCGGCGGTCTTCTACGTAACCCTTCCACTCCTCGGCTGTCGCCACAGGGACTCTGACACTTGTATTTCTGGAACCGACGCCCCACGAAAATTCACTGTAAGAAGATGTTTCATGCTCTCCTGTCATTCTCCTCCTGTTCAACTTCCCGTAGTTCTGCATATGCTCAGAATGTTTGGCTGACGCAGTTTCCATAATCGCTCTGAACAACTCTTCGCCACCTGATTCTCTCATGGAGTTAGTCGAAAAATTCGTATGACATCCAGATCCGTTCCAGCCCTCGTGCGGTTTCGGGTGCCAATCTATACCAATGTCGTATGTCTCACAACACAATTGCAGAATGTATCTACTAACCCACAGGTCGTCAGCAGCCTTTAGCGGATCTTCTGCAAATACTTGATATTCCCACTGCCCGGGGGAAACCTCAGTATTATAGCCAACGACGCTAATTCCAGCCTTGTTACAGATCGTAGCGTGTTCTCTCACAAGTTTTCTATGTCTGATGGGTCCACCAGAGGAACAGTAGTACCTAGTGTCCTGTGGTGGCAGACCATGCTTAGGCCACAAAACGTTCTTGTCGTTCTTGGTGATAAAAAACTCCTGTTCAAAACCTACCCACAGTCCCTTGTCACCAGACTCTGCTATCTTATCCCTTAAGACGGCTCGGTAATTTGTGTCGTGTGGTTCTCCAGAAGCTGGATCACAGACTTCGCAAAGAGCAATGTAGTGTTGATCTGATAACTGATAGACTCTGTGTGGCTTAAGCAAAAGCTCAGAGTTGCTTGTGACTGCCTGGTTCGTCGAGGAGCCGTCAAACGTCCATTCAGCAATTTGGATCTCCATTTCACCTTTCTGGCTTACAGATGGAGTTACGATCTTTGTCTTTGAACGCACAAGGGGTGATTCCAGTCCGTCAACCCAAACATAATCAACATGTACCATTATACTTCTCTCCGACACTCATCTAAAAGAGCGGCTAAATCTAGACCAGCGCAATCGATCTTTCTCTTAGTAAGATTGTAGTGGTTTATGAACCCGGAAAACCTAGATCTTTCGCACTCTTTATCAACAGTTGTAATTAGCTCACCTGAAGAATCAGTCGGACATTGTAAGGGTATATCTAACCCTTTGTGAAGCGCCTTCCAGAGAGCTTTTAAAGCGTCAATTTGAACGTCATAGAACCCAAGGTGCTCTTCCAATCCTCTACCGTGACACTTTACGGAACCAGCAGGGTTGATAGGTCTGGAGCCGAAGCCCTTACGTTCATACCAGCTCTGGTATTTCGGGTAGAAGGCATTTGCAATCTCGACGCCAATACTCTCATGATTCCATTTCCTACCGCCAGCCTGCCAAGCGGCATGCTGCGTATCTAATAGCTGGTAAATCGTGCCATCATTGTCGATACCAAAATGGATTGATATTCCTCTTTTCGCAATCACGTTTGCCATTGACTCAGTAGACAAGCAGACGTCCCAGTGGTTAACAAAATAGTGCGGTCGTCTATCAGGTTTCCCGGCATAGCTGGTGTAAGTACCGTCTTTGCATCCTAGACCATCAGGTTCGTCCCACAGAACAACTTTGTCCCACTCTATAGGTAGGAAATTACCGTTATGAACAATAAACTTATCGCCTGATCGACATGAGCTTTGGGAAGGAGAAAAGTCTGATATCTCATCTTCTCTCTCTGTCCAAATTCTTCTATACGTCGCAGGACCGCATAACCCATCAGCAGTTAATCCGTGAGACTTTTGCCACTTCTTAATTGCTTTTACTAAATCATCATCATGTTCATCTGCTCCGAACCACGAGGGATCCCATCCCAATGAATCGGCGGAGCTTTTGTTGTAGAATACTTTGTCCATGTTGCCCTCTACTCAAAATCTATATCAACAGATACCTTGATATGAATCTTTGGAACTCGCAGCTGATTTGCCATCCCATGTTTCTTTGCTTCTTCAGCGTCGAGGAACCAATCAGCATGCTTCTTTTTGTCTACAATCTTCATGAAGTAGTCATCTTTTTTCCCGCAGTTACGAGCCATCATAGTGTAGATAGTTGTGTTAAGTCTATCGGCTTCTGTCGCTCCCGCTTTTAGTTCTTCAACTTTGCCGAAATCCATGGAGCTGACGTCGTGAATCATTACTGTTGCGTTTGGATCCATAAAGCGCATGCCTTCTTCACCAAAAGAAAACAATACAGCTCCACAGCTCATCGCTTTACCTTCTACGATGGTAGCAACAGGAATTTCTGAATGCTTTATCGCACTGATCATTGACATTAAACTGTAGACTTGGCCACCGTATGAATCAATGACAATAGGAATTACTTTCTGGCCTGTGTTATGGGCTTGTGCCATCTCTTGAGCGAACTTCTTTGCAGAATCTTCATCAAATTTATTGACCCTGATTATTACAGGCTGCTTTCTTAGTTCTATTTCTTTAACTTTGGGATCAATTTCTGTTGTCCAGTGCATTATAACTCCTTATTATCCACACTTCGCCATACCACAGTTAATACATGTGGCACATCCTTCTTGGTATACTACATTCGGACTGTCGCAGCAAGAGCTTAGTACTCCATTACTCGCCCTGGTACCGTCCGCGATGTATTTCTTTAGACATCTAGCAATTACTTTAGAGAAGCTAAACAGATCTGCATCTTTATCTTTCTGTAACTGTTCGACAAGATATTGAACTGGTACACCGTGACGAAGCGCTAGCGATAATGTACGTGTGAACGCAGAGTGGTTTGGGTTATCAAACACTTTCACGACATCCTTGATTATAAATTCATCGCCATTTGATCCTACAACGAGATCATACTTGGAGGGAACAGACTTCCTAACTCTTTTCTTAATCACACCTGTTGTGTGTCTCCTGGGAATCTCTACGTACTCCGACAGTCCCCCAATGACCTCATATGGCTGGCCATTCAAAAGGCCTATCAGAATGGTCCATGCTTCCCCCTTAATATTTGCTTGGTGTATATCACACTCTAAATCTTCGGGTCGGCGAGGCGCTGTATTAACAAGTATCTCAGAAGACTCTCGAGGGTCATCATGACTTTCTTCAGCAGCGACAAGAACCCCTGAACGGCTACCATCTCTGTAGACAGTTACTCCCTTACATCCAAGCTCCCACCCCTTCATATACACTTGCTTGACTGTCTCCACGTCAATATCGTTAGGGAGGTTTGTGGTGTTCGATATCGCATGACAAACCCACTTCTGGGCGGCCGCTTGCATCTTGACCTTAGCAACCCAATCAATCTCATTGGCTGTTGCGCCGGCATAAGGGCTCATCTCAACAAGCTTTTCGTTGCTCATTGTTTCGCCTTCACCAATCTCTATTGTGTCCATCCACTGCCTGAAGCCATGGTGATAGACGGTATATTCCTGCCACCTATCGCCGGAATCATCCACGAAATCTACTCGAGCATCGGCATCTTGACCAGTCAACTTTTTGCGGCGAGTGTAATGAAGCATGAAAGCTGGCTCGATTCCAGATGTTGTTTGCGTCAGCACAGAGACAGATCCGGCTGGAGCTGTTGTGGTTAACGCAATGTTTCTACGTCCGTAGGCTCTCGACAATTTTTCTAATTCAGGGTCTGCTTCATAGAGGCGCTGGATAAACTTATGGTTTGATTCTCTCTCAAAGTCGTAAACTTCGAAGGCGCCACGTTCTTTCGCAAGTGTGCACGAACTTCTATAAGCGTTCAAGGCAAGAGTCTTATAAATGTCTTCTACGACATCAACAGACTCTTCAGAGCCGTAAGTGACACCTATCATGGCAAGAGCGTCACCAAGACCAGTAATCCCAAGCCCTGTCCTACGACCCTTCAGAGCAGCTGTTCGAATATTATTCCACAGGGACCTCTCATGATACTTAACATGATCAGACTCTGGGTCACGATCGATCTTGTCAAGAATCTTATCGACTTGCTCAACTTCAAGATCAACCATGTCGTCCATCAAGCGCTGCGCTTTAATCACAACGCTAGAGTACTCGTCAAAGTCAAATTCAGCACGAGAAGAGAATGGATTCTTCACGAACGCTGTCAGGTTCACAAGCATCAACCGGCAACTATCGTATGGTGATAGAATAATTTCACCGCATGGGTTTGTCGACACAGAACCGAAGCCTTCTTTAGTATATACATCAGAAGGTGTCATGGACTTTGCAGTGTCCCAAAAGAGGACACCAGGTTCTGCGGCAGCGTGAGCGCCTTCAATAATCTCGTGCCAGATTTCAGCGGCGTCATCAACAACACTGATCTTCGGGTTAGAAGAGTCTACGGGCCATCGAAGCTCGACTTCTTCGTTATTTCGTACGGCCTCCATAAATTCATCTGTAACACGAACAGAGATGTTGGCACCCGTCACCCTCGTCAAATCTTGCTTTATCTTTATGAAGTCACGGATTTGTGGATGGTGAACAGATATCGTTAGCATCAGAGCCCCTCTACGGCCTCCCTGAGCGACTTCTCGACACGAATTGCTAAATCTATCCATGAAGACTTCAATGCCGTCTGTAGTCCTAGCTGCGTTGGCTGTGGTAAGGCCCTTCGGTCTAATTGTGCTAAGGTCAAAGCCGACACCCCCACGACGCTTCGCAATCTGTACTAACTCCTGATCAGTCTTCAAGATTCCACCATAACTGTCCTCTGGTGACTCTATAACAAAACAGTTGGATAGTGACTGGATTCTTTGGTCATTTCCGATACCAGACATTGGAGAGCCTTGAGGAACTACCTGACTAAAGTCTTTTAACAGAGAGTATATTTCACCCTCTGTCAGGGGATTCGGATATTTTTGCTCAATCCTAGCTAGTTCGCCAGCAATACGTCGGTGCATATCATCCGGACTCAACTCCAGAAATTCTTCATCTTGATTGGTAAGCAAGTATTTAGTCGCGACGACATTAGCTGCTAACTCGTCTCCTGAAAAATACTCAAGACACCGAGCGTATACTTCTTGGTACGTATATGTTTTCGACACTTCTGTCTCCATCTTATTAAACTCTATTAATCTCTTTCCACTTCTTTCTAATCAGGTCTTTTGTCTCGCGTTGTTCGTCCTGGCGGGCTTCAGCGAGAGTCGCCGACTCACTATCGATTACTTTAATACTAGAGCGCGCGGTGTCAATGTGTATAGGAAAAAGAATCCCGTCCTTACCAGCGCGGTTTTTAGCGATAAAGATACGACCGGTCCCAGTAGCTTTCTCAGTTGCCTTTCTTGAAAGCGAAACAACTAAGTCAGCAACCATTGCCTTCCCATATGCTTCCGACATATTCTCAAGACCAACGATGTCAGAATTTGCCGAGTCTCTATTCGCTTGGCTCGCTGTCCACACTGGTACCCTTAGTTCCATTGCAAGATTTCTGAGCTCTTCATAAATAAGCTTAAGCTCATGACGTAAAGAGTCATACTGGCGTGTTGATCTCATAATGTCTGCATAATCGATAAGTATCAGAGAAGGTTTGAAGTTTCGTAAAGCAAGTTTCTCAATGTGGTTTCTAATGGTCGTTACTGACGCGGTACCAGTTGGATACTCCTTAATCATCAAGCGTCCTAAGTCTTCATTCTTTTCGTAAAACTCTTTGACTTGCTTTTTGTGATCGTGAACATCTGAAGACGGTATATTACAGAGGTTCGAATCGTATCGAATACCCACAGCCTGTTCAGTCAGCTCGAATGTGTAATGCAGAACATTCTTTCCGTTTCTCATTGCATTAGCACCCATCTGCACAAGAAAGTGAGACTTACCAACACCTGTGTTCGCGGTAACGACCCCAATCTCACCTCGACCCAACCCACCTGCTAGAACGTCCTTAGCATCTAGTTCTGGAATACCCGTGGGACATACACATCGGTCAATCTTCTGAAAGCGAGCTTCAATATCTTCAAAGAAGTCGTGCCCAACCGTATTCGGCATGCCGATTGATACAGCGTTTTTCATCAACGAGATTACAGACTCGAAGTTGTCAGTACTAATCAATTCTACCGACTGCTCAAGGGCTTCCTTGAATGCCTGCCTCTTGCAGAAGTCCAACGACTTTTCCTTAACATAGGCAATATCACCAGGGTTAGGATTCTCGCGCATCCGAATCAAGTAAGATACAATCTGATCCCTTAGGATGATATCGCCGTCTTCGCTAAGCGCATCTTTGATGATCGAAATCAAAAGTGATTGAGTTGGAAAGCACCGATATTCTCTAAAGTAGTTGAAGTACTTATCACAAAGATATTCTAGATAACGCAGCTCGAAAAAATCAGGCCTCATAACTTCAACCATCTGAGCGGCCCAGTTTAAGTCCGTCAACAAGCCTTGAAAGATCTTCTCTTGAAAAGGCTTGTTATAGTGTGCGAACTGGCCGGCGGGCAGATCATCTAAAATTGCTGTCTTGCTTGTTGCGGGCTGCATAAAAATCCTCTGTTAGTCTACTTTAATACCTTCAAGGTCATAAAAAGCTTGTCATAATCAACGTTAGTGATCTGTATCTTCATCAGTTCTCTGATGAACCCAAGTTTATCACGGGTGGTATCGTTCTGGAGAGCTGACTCTATTTTCTGTGCCTGGCTTGCAGACAACTTACCTAAGCCGAGATACATAAGCTTCCAGTTCTTTCGTATGTTCTCTTCGTGTTCAATGATATTATCATAGAGCTTAAGACTCTTTTGTACTCGAAGCTTTTCACATTCAGTAACTATGTCATCCACAGTAAGACTGTCAGAATTTCCAAACTGCGGAAATCTCTTCGAGAGGTTTTTAAACCCAACTCCAGGGGCACCTTTTAGACCGTCAGAGGCGTCACCAATGAAGCATCTTGCGAGACAAAAATTTTCTGGGTGAACGCCAAAGTTATCGATAACGCTCTCTATACTCCACTCTTTTTTGCTTCCGGGCGACCACACTCTTACCCTGTCGTTTATCAATTGAAAAAAATCTTTATCAGTTGATACGACAATACACTCTTTATCTTTAAAGACGGCGTTTACGATGTAAGCAACGATATCATCACCTTCGCAGTCAGATACATACACTTGCTTGATTCCAGCTTTTCGTAATAATGAAACAAGTCTTGCTACTTGTGAATTTCTATTCTCGACAGTGTCGGGTATATCTTCGTAAAAGCGGTTTAACTTTGCAGGGCGACGGCCAGACTTGTATGTAGAGCTTACCCCTCGCCGGCGTACAGAGCCCCCACCCTCCCAAGTGACCACTATATCACTTGGTTGATACCTTTCGCACAACAGTTGTATGCCCTTCAGAAACCCCACTATCCCACCGACATGTTCACCGTTGGTATCCATAGTGGGATTCGCTGCCCAGTGCCTGTAGAAGACATTCAGTCCATCTAACACTAGAACAGGACGATCATTAGACATCTAAGTCCTCAATACCATCCAAGTCTAGATCGAGAGCAGCGGCTCTCACTTCTTCGTATGACTCCGTGTCAAGATGAGCGTCAGCAGGGTTTTCTAGCTTTCTTGTCATGCAAGCTTCTAACAGCGCTTCTACATACCCATGATATTCAGGATCATTCCAGACATCACCAAAATCAGCTTTATAGAACTTCTTTTCAACAATCACTTCTCCTGTAGAAGCGCTGGCAACAACAAGGGACTTCCAGCTTCCGGTTCCGCTAATGCTGATTGTCTTGTCATCTATTGTGGCAGCGCCGAACTTCCTCAGCTCATCGAACACCTGCTCATGCTCGAATATTCCTTTTCCGAAATGAATCTCAAAATTACATTCTCTAAAAGGTGGGGCGACCTTGTTCTTGATAGTCTTTGCACGAACGTGAATTCCAATTACTTCCTTATTCTTGTTCGTGATCTGCTGCCCTGCCCCCAGTTTAATTCGTACAGATGAGTGAAAAGGGATTGCCTTACCACCGGGTGTAGTAGTAGGATCTCCATACATAACTCCAATCTTTGTCCTAATCTGGTTCAAACAGATCATCAACACGTTCTGATTTGCGATTACGCCTGTAATCTTTCTCATTCCTTTCGAGATAGCTCGAGCCTGTAAGCCGATTGTCTCTTTGTCATAGTCGCCGACAAGCTCAGCTTTAGGAGATGTAGCAGCGACGGAATCCCAGATGATCGTGACAGGTACATCCTTATCCATCGCCTTCGCCTTGAGAATAGTCGACTCAGCGATAGACATAACCTCCTCTGTGCAGTGCGTGTCAACATATACAAATCGCTTGCTGATATCGACACCAAGCATCGAAAGGTTCTCTACACTAGTTGCGTTTTCAGTGTCAATATAGACGACAATTCCGCCCATTGCCTGTGTAGACCGAGCAATTTGAATCGCAATATGAGATTTTCCGATAGATGGCGGCCCGAAGATCTCTACAATACGCCCCTCTGGCAAACCACCATTCGGACGATTCGCGATGATATAATCCAACTGCTTAGATCCTGTACTAATCCACCGATTCACGTGGGTTGGTGACTCATCAGTTGACAGATTGTAGGCAATTCGAGAACCATGTTCTTTATTCAGTGACTTAATCAGGTCAGAGGTAAACTCATCGCTGTTGTCTTGCTTCTTTTTTGACATTAAAACACTCCTATGTTCATAGAACAACTATAAGATTATGTAACTAGATGTTCATAAAAAACAAGGGAGGGAATTTCTTCCCTCCCTTGAAGTCACGAGGACAGCTTTTGTCTAAAAGTCATCTTCGAGATCGGCAAAAGCATCATCAAGACTCTTGAACTTATCACTAACCGCAGCTTCGCTGTTGTTTGTTGTAGAGCTGGTAGTTGAGTTGCTTGTAGAGCCACGAGACGTGCCAAAGTTGTCGTCGGTAGAAGAGTTATCTTCGTCACCGTTCAACCAATCATTTACGATCTTTGTCAGAGTGTCATAAGACTTCTCTTCATACATCTCTTCCAGGGAAGGAATTCCGTCAGTCCACTCAGTGATCTGCTTCTTGCTGTCAGCAAGCTTGCTCTGCTTCCCTCGGGGACGGACTTCGGTCGTTGCCCACTGGCGACCGGGCGCTTTAGTACAAACAACCTTAATGTCACGACCTTCCATCACATCAGTGATGTCGCCATAATCTTCATCAAGCATGATGTTAAGAAGAGACTGGTATACGGTCTTTCCGAAAGACCAGATACGTACGCCCTTGTCTTCTTCACCTCGAACTACAACTGGAGCGTAGTAGCGAGCCTTAGGGTAGAGCTTCTTCGCAAGCTCATAAGACTCCTTGGTGCCCTCATCACGGAGCTTTGTGATAAGCTCCTGGATGGGATCAGGATTACCGAACTGATATGGCGCCAAAAGACCAGGGTTGTTTCCAATGTTGTAGTAAAACCAACGCTCAGCAAACGGTAGACCGTCATCATTACCTGAGAACGCGAGGAGACGTACTACGGACTCTTCTCCCTCTTGTGGTCGCCACATAACGTTGCGGCGAGAGTTTGTGCCAGATAGCTGGCCGAGCTTCTTACGAAGTGCATCAAAATCAATTGCCATGATAACCTCCAAATGTTTAATGTGCAATAGGCAATTTGCAGTTAATTTGTCCGTGAGGACATTAGTAGTATAAGTCTAAATTCTTAATTTTTCAAGTCTTTTTTTTCTTTTTCTTATTTGGGTATGTTGAGCCCGTTCCGATAGGAGTTGTCGCACCCGCAACTGCAGTGGTAACTGCTTGCTCGTCAGCCTCTCGCTCATCCTCGGCGCTCTCGTCTGGCTCACCTAAAACTTCTTCTTCGGCCAACATTTCCCGTATAAGCATTCTAAGATATTTCATATCTTTAATTATGTAGTAAAGCGGTGTTGTGGCTCAACTTCGAAATATTGCGGCTCACATTTTTGAAGGTTTTGAGAAAGCCAAAGTGACTCTTCCTCTGCTTTCGCGAGGTTACTTACTTCTTTCCACCAACACCCAAGTTCTGGATTCCAACGATAACGGCGCTGCTTAAGAAGATGATTCTCTTCTCTCAAGGAGCCAGCAGCGAAGACGTGATAATCAGGTTGCATAGCATTGCTTAGCATCTCAGTCATGTACTTTTCATGCCTTAAAAGATGAAGAGTCGCATCAACGTCAGCAACGGCATTGTGCGAATCATAAAAGAAACCATGCCAAGCGCAGAGCACCTCTAGAGCCTTCGAAGCGCGACAGATGACTGTCCAATCAACTTGGGTCATTGAGCAGCACCAGACGACGTCTGAAGGTACAATCTGTCCATTCTTTTGGAGCGCCTTCTCAATCCACTGTCTATCGAATGAAGCGTTATGAGCAATCGCAAACTGACATTTCGATAAGATCTTTGCAACTTTATCCCATGGGATGGAATGACCCTTTAGATCCTCATCAACAAATCCAGTTATGTCAGTAATAATCTGGCTTAGAGGATTAGCCGGTTCTTGAAGATACTCAATGCTCTTCTTGACGCCTGAAACTTCGCCGGTTGCCGGCGATACAAAGAAGGGTCGCATTGCAATCTGGATAATCTCGTCATTATCCTTATTTAGACCAGTTGTCTCGACATCAATGATCACAGCCGGTACATCACCTGGCGCTGGATCTCTGTCTGGAGCTGCTAGTGCAAGTAGCTTCTCTAGTGTTACTACTCCGTCTTTTTCCAAATGCTTCATATTACACCTCTCATTCAAGATAATGTAAAAGAAAACATGGGGGTTTACATGCTACTACGCATTTTCAGGCCAAGAATTTTTCTTTGAAGATTTGTATACGACAACAGAGCCATCGCCTAGCCTGTCGACTTGGACCGGAATACTAAGACTCAACTTACCGGCGTTCTTAGCACCGATGAGGGTATGATGAATGTACTTCGCTCCATTACGACTATCGAGATCACCCATTTTAATAATGATTCCAGTCATGTCTCCCTGCCTCTTTTGAGACAGTCCCGGAGCATATGCTCGCTTCATAACGTCAGCACCAGAAAGAGCTTGCTTCAAAATATCGGCAATCCCCTGAAGTTCTGAACCTGACTTCTCTATCTTAAGATTCTTCATAAGCTGCTTCGGGTTTTCTTTCGCGAGGGCCCCGGCTTCTTGAACGTCTTTGTTCCAGCGACCCCGACCGACGGAGGATCCTATTTCTCCGGGTTTGGTTTCTCCAGAGCGTTTCGATTCCTTCTCTTTCTCTTCTGGCTTGGCAGCCTCTTCATTTTCTTCTAGAATCATCTTCTTGATGTAACTTCTGAGCATTTCTTCATTCATTAGAGTTTAACTCCGTAATCTTCAGTGGGAACTTGCCTACACCCTGCATATCGTATCCATTAGATACATATTCAGATACCGCCGTAAGTTTCTTAGGATCTGCCTCAAATAGCAGAGCGTCATGGATAATAAATAAGGGTTTTACGACACCCGCGAACTGTCTGCAAAAATCCAGAAAGCCGGCAAGAGATACATCAACGGCAGTAGATTGCAGGAAGTTATTAACCAAGATAGAGGGGCGCTGGTCATCAACCTCGATAGGTCGACCAAAAAGGTTAGTGATGGATCCAGTCTTTGCTTGATCTGATAGGCTTTTACTCAGGCTGTCTACCTTAAAGTAATTTGCAACCTCTTTCATTAGCTTCTCTACTGGTATATCAGAACCTTCATCTCTGAGCATACTTTCCAGCCTATACTTCCCGGCGCCGTATAAAGTACATAATACTGCTAACTTCGCTGCATCTCTGCTGATTCCAAGCCCCAAGTTCTCAGAGAATGAAGTGTATACATCACCCCGTAGGTCCGCACCAGCGATGTTCAAAGCAACTCGCGGCTCAAGAGAAACAAAGTCTATTTCGTATAACTTTTTGTTTCGTGATGATGCTCTTAGAACAGCCCTGTGGTCTTTCTTCATCGTTAATATTTGAGGGCCTGATTTCACCACTAGACGTCCAGTCTTTGTCGAAGACCTAGAATACTGTGGTACGGGTAAAGAGCCGCCTACAGATGAACTTACAAAAGAATTAAGGACATGGTTATCTTCGTTTTCAAGAATCGAACGAGCAGACTTCTCATTTAGGGTACAGGGCTCGAGCATCGAAAAGAGTGCATTCGTGTCTTGAAAGAATGAAGAATACTCTGACTTGCTTACCTCTGCTGTCATTTCTTGTATGTCTTTTAGGAATGGCATCAGTATTTGCTTAAACCGCGGGGTGGGAATTACATATGACCATGGAACATCACCTGTATAACCACACTCTTTGAAGCTGTTCTTATACTCACGAGGGATCAAGTCTGGTACCTCGTAGCCATAGAGTCTTAAAAGGTCTTCGATAGCAGCAGGTGCTGTTAAGTCACCGACGCAGAAGTCATGCTCCTCCAACTCCTGTGCTGGTTTCAGCATACCATCCTGCAGTATTACATCATACGGAAAGCCCGTGACCTGCTTATAGATTAGTAAACGCATATGGAATATTACACAGCGCAGCTACAATTTTCACATGCTACGAATCTTTTAATGCTGTTAGTGTCTTAGTGATATTCGTTATCATGCTGGTATAGCTACCAAACGCGTCGACCTGTGTCATCTTGATTTTCGTCTCGAACTTTCCCTTTGAAAGAGAGTGGTCGATCCCCGAGACAACAAACACATTATCTATTGTGGTCCCGGTGCCGAAGTCAACAAAAAAGTTCTGTCCATAACTTATTACTGGACATCCAAATGTATTCATTGAAAGAGTGACCGGGGCTGTCTGTAATGGTAAGCCAGCGTCTCTAACGCCCTGTGCGGTTGTACCTCCGCCCATTCCCCCACGCATCATGTTAATCGAGGCAAGCTTCGGGTCATTCATAGATGATAAGTCAGCAGATAACACAGCGGAGTTTGTAGAACCATATATTATCGACGGCATTGTGCTTTGGATGAACCCCTTTAGCGCGGGAAACCCGCCTTTAACCCTAAAGTACGTATCAGGTTGAGTGGCTGGATCATAAGATTTCATATCATCTTCAGACATCGAGGGTACAGCTTCCAGTAAACCGTAGTCTAGCGCTTCCTGTAGCTGCTCTAAAAATGCTGTTTTGTGATCGACTGAAATATCGGCGTCAAGACCGAATTCCGCCTCTGTGTTCATCGCTCGAGTTGTGTTCGTAGCAGCAGTTGTTAAAAGACCCATCGAGTTTGAACGTGTGGCTTGAGACAACCTATTAAGCGCAGTGTAGGGAGTACATACTGAATCGTATATATGGATCCTGAGTATCGTTGCACGGCGGCCTTCGGGATGACCTGTATCTTTTGCAGGTACAGCTTCAATATGAAACCTAACTCTTGGCATCTTGAATTCAAGCTCCGAAGTGTCCCCGTAGGCATCTTCAAGGCGCTTCTTTTTCTCGTCGTTAAGCTTTGTTGGATCTTCCTTGAATTTCTCTTTCACTGTCTTTTTACCTTCTTTGTCAGTGTCGTACAAAGAAGCAAGACCGAACGCTTCTGCAGTCTGATTATGGATAAACTCTTTACCCATCATACCCATAAACCTACCAAGAGGAAGATTAACTGTATTCTTCGTGTTTTCTTTAAAGACTAAGTCAAACTGCTTTAAGTTGATTGGGATTTCAGCAGTCGTTAAATCCTTTAGATAAGAAGACTTATCATTCATAGGATAGAACAAAAACTGGATCTCGTCAAATCTCTTAGTGGCAGCAAGAGGTTTTCCCACCATATACATGAGTAACGCGCCGTACGAAATATGATTATTCGACCACTGTGGGATATTGACAAAGCTTTTACTGCCATTATGACCTGTCACTTCTTTGGCAAATGGATCTTTTTTCGACTGGCGCATCTTTTTCAAGTGGCTTATCTTCTCGCCAACTGCATCCGCGATTGTCTTCTTTAGTTGCGCGGCGGCGCCACCTTTCCCATCTTTACCGAACATGTCTTCCAAAGTATCTGCCAGCTGACCTGACGTACCTTCGGCACCCCTGTTCGCAGATATATACTTCTTTAACGCTTTCTGTGTTTCTTCATCCATCGTCAAAGCGCGGCTTGTATCAGATGCAGCACTAAAAAACGACTTTCCAAAGACGTCCTTCGCTTCCTTCGTTCCGCCCGTCGCAGCGGCATCTTTAAGGGCAGTAGCTTTAAGTTTTTTGATCACATCGACCATATCTTTAAGCGCCTGCATCGCATCTTCTACGTCTTCACCTTGGCTGATATTATTTGTATCGACATTCGAGGCGCCTTTCATCGATAGCTTAAGTTTAATCTTGACTTGCCCTACGTCGTCAAAAGAAAACGAGCTGTTGACGATCATATATTTTTCGGTCACCTTAAGCGCGTCCAAGAATGCACCGTAATAATTTCCGCTTGCTAAGTCGTTATCAGGGTGAGACCATCCGTAGGTTATCAAAAGCTCAGTCCGACCGTATAGATCTGGTTTCACGAACTCGGATATTTCCGTCAGACGAGATCTGTCATGTAAGACAAGGGAAAGATCAGCAGTCTTGTGTGACATCATCCCCTTCGAGGGTGTAACAGAAATACCGAAATCTTCTATACTCATCAAAGGACGGAAAGGGTCAATGATAGGAGCTCCCCTGCGGCCGCCTGCAGAGACTGGTTTACCATCGTCTCCCTTAACGTTAGAGAACGCTTCGAAATCAGTATATCCCTCTAGTTGACCGTTTAGTGTTGGGACTAGAGTTTGGGGAGCGGTGAAGATCTCCATCCCAACAGTCGCTACATCTAAGTCTTCGGCGGAAGCGATGGTATCAGAACCTCCCGATGTTTTCTTACCGTCGCCGTCAAGGCCGGCTGCAGCACGGGCTTCTTCACTCTCCAGCTTACCCTGCACAGCTTCTTCGTTTAATGCTGTCGCCAAAGCTTTGTCTACGTCTGTTGCAGGCTGGCTCTGCCCTGCTACATGTTGCATCAAGCTAAGTGTTTGTATACGACCGTCTTCGCTGAGGCCTTTCATAGGCGAGACAAGTGTTATATCGAGATACGGTTGGCATCTCGAGAACTCTAGAGTCGGGATAGCATTCATAAATAAGGCAGCAGCCCCGGAGTCGCGGGTAGCAGGGACCAGCTTTGGATTTTTAATTTGGAGAGCGCAAAGGTTAGGGGTAAACTTCGTTGGAGAAGCAAATGCACCGTTGATTGTACCGTCTTCGCTACCGTCAGACCCTGGAGTTATACGGCACATGTCCCTAACACTTATGGGAGAACATATCTTCTTGTAATCATCGCTCGAGAATATAGACGAAAACGTGTCTGGCTCTCCAACGTATTGATACGTTTTCATCGCGAGCTTCAAAGAATCAGAGTCACCAGTTACTATATCTTTAAGAGCCTCTACGTTCTTCGACATGATAACTCCGCCCTCGGTGGCGTCGTTAAACGTCCTAGCTAATTTCTCGATCTCAGGTGTAGAGTCAAAATCAACGTTCCCAAACTTGTCTATCGTATTTTCATCACCGAACGCAAGGATCGAGGTGAATTTTTCTTTTGACACGATGCTATAGTACCGACCAAGAGCGGCTATTATGTCACCAAGTTTGGAGTCGTATATTGCCATTTACCCCACCAGGGCTTCTATCTGTCCAATGTTGACAGGAATAATTAATTCAATCCCAGCTGGAACTTGAAGACCCCACCCAATCCCACTAGCAGCAGCAATCACCCACCACAGGGTTCCGTCTCCGTAGTATTCACCAGCGATAATATCAAGACGATCATTTTCTACTGTGACCCTCTTGACAAAATCTAGTGCGCCTGAATTAACAGCTCTGTTTATAGCATAACCTGCGGAATACGTGCCATAAGACTTGCCGCCTTTTATGCGTGGAGATCTTTTGTATCTTGTTGGCATTATTATCCTCCACCTTCGCCGTCTTTGTCTATTGATTTAGCAAAGTTGTCGTAGTTCGCTGAACGATCATCGGTGACTTTCGAACTAACCTCTGGTGTTTTTGCACTGTTAAACGGACTTCTAATTCCACCCTTGTCATGATAATCTGTCGCCATCGGTCCCGCGAGACCTCCGACAGGATAGTTCATGGACCTCATCATACCATTACTATCCAGGCCTGGAATAATATCATGAATCGGGCTAAACGAAATCGAAATCGTCAACATCGTTGGAGCGCGACGTCCCAGCCCACTCATATCCCATTGTGCTTCATTCCAGTCGAAGTCCATGCTTGTTATAACACCCGCTAGTCCTCGGCCGCCGGCGGCTTCAAAAGATCGAACAATTGCGTTATTCTTGGGATCAAAGAATTTATCAACATCCTCTATTTGAGTGTCTAATGTGATTGCAGGATCAGCTGGTGTAAGCTTCTTGATTGTAGCTGGAATAGGCGCAAGATCATTCGACGTAACGACATAAGTGTGAAAATGTCCCTTGGCGCTTGCTGGTCCGTACGGGTCTGCTGCATCATCTTGATCTTCATACTGCACAAAATATTCCGCATAAGATGCCTCTAGTTCACCTTCGGCATCGTAACTTGAGTACACTTGCCTCTCTAGAATCTTAACCTTACCGGACGTCGTCGGACGAGATCTAAAAGCCTTTGAAGTTACATGATCACCGCCATCGGGCGGGTTCGTGTTATGAGTGTTTTGGCTTTTATCACCAGTTGAAGCAGCGGGAATTATCTTCCCAGCTTTAGTGTCATATGTCGTATAACCTGCTGAACTTGGCGAAAGTATCGCGTAGCCCCACGTCTCATCACCCGGTAGGTATCCATGGGCAACATCAGCAGCGGAGGCAGGTTCTGTTGAGAAGCGTGCCGTTCGTTCTTTGGTTGCGGCATCGAATGCTTCTTTATATTCTTTGTCAGAATCTGCTTTCGCAGAACTTACTGCGGACGCGGCAGATATATCAAAGCCAGCAGCGGCCAGTTCTTTATTGACTTCAGTACTCTTACCCTTCTCTGCGTCTGCCGGCGCAAGCTTTATCTCTGACAAACCGAATATCCTTGCGAGATTAAACCTGCTATAGTTACTCCTTACGACATCACCCACCCTTAGTCTTATGACTGGCGACGCCGTCGGGATCTGAGAGAACGGCATTACAAACTTCTTATCACCGGCTTTGACAGATTTCCCTGGTGAGAATGAAGGGTAAAGCATAGAGACGAGCTTGTTTACACTCCACCACATGGAATCAAAATCGTCAGGTGAAGTAGACACAAGCGTCCATGATAAACTTATACTTCTTGTTGTGTCTTGGTAGATCTTGACCTTGTCTATCCTCCCATATCCCGCGCTCTCAGAGTATGACACGCTATATGAGTCTTTTAGATCATTCAAGAAGGCATGGAAGCTTATCACCTCGTTAGTACGAAGGTCATGAAAGTAGAAGGGACAATACTCTGCATCAAGTTCGTTTTCAATCAACTCTACGTCTTCTCTGCTATACCGGATCGAAGACTGTGCAGCATTCCCTTTAACACCCCTGTTGTTTCCACCCGGTCTCAGGTTATCGCCGTACGGAACTGGTGTTCTTGATTCGTCATCTCCAATTCTGGAGTGCAACTCTTGCATAAATGTCGGGTGGTACCCAAAAGCGGTAGCAGCATTAGTGTACTTCTCGTTTAGAAGCACAAGAGCTGGCGCCGATCGGTGTCTCCAAGCCTGTTTGTCACTCCCAGGCTGTCGGCTCATTTGGGTTCTCGTCTGGCCAGTCGTGCTTAGCGCGTTAAACTTCACATATTTGTTGTATGAATTCAGCCAAGCGTCGCCCATCGTCAAAATTGAAACGAAGAAATTCCAGGCAGGATATCTGTTCAAGTTCATTATCATATCGAAAATGGCTCGAGCGCCGTCTGGTCCGGATGTTGTGCCACTGTCCAGAGTCACAGTCTCCAACATTCTGTCTAAATCTCTTCTAACTACTCTCATCACGTTTGCGTAGTACCCAGATCCATAAAGCGCGTTGAACAGCACATCATCGCCAGATGCTGCAACTTCTGAAAACCATGCCGCGACGGAAGACATACCTGTTACAGCACTGACCTCAGGCAAGGGTGGAAAAGACGGGATCGGGGAAGGTGCCTCATCTGACGCATCGGGAAGAGCGGATGGCGGAATCTTCAACCAAGCAGCTAAACCGTATATCGCACATTTCCAAGCTGGACGATCTAGTCGAGGAAATCCTGCCTGCCGTAGAATACGGAGGATAGTACCTTCCTTATACCATCTTCCCTTCGCAAGGCTACGCGGAGACTTAGGATTGTGGGGTTTTTCTGTCGACTCTAAGAGTTCCACAAGGGTAATAAGTGCAGTAAACACTGCAGCACCTAAAAGATACTCACCAAGCGCCTGCACAGCTGTATTAAGGTTCGCAAAAACAGCATGCTCAAAAGGTTCCCTATAAGATGAAAGATTACCAAAAGTCTTTTGTGCTGGTAAGGCGGCCCCTGTAATATCGTCATAACGAAGTTCGGCATTTTGAAGCTGTATCTTCTCTGGAGACGCATAGACGTTGGTAGGACGAAGCTTCTCTACGTCAACCTTTGCAGAGCCCATCTGAACATCAGTTGTCGACACCGCGCTTCCGCCGTCTGGATCTGAGGAATTACTCATCCTGTGACCAGTGGAGCGCACCATCAACGAGTGAGCGATCTTGTGAAGATCATTCAAACTTGTCCTTACAGCATCGTCGTCGTATACACCAAAACCGCTTTGAGTTATAGGAATTCCGGGCTCTGTGAATCGGCCATCTTCGATATAGGGACTTGATCCAGGCGTCGGGTCGAACCTGTTACCAGTCCGGAGCATACTAGATATCTTCTTTTGTACTGGTGTCTCGCCGGAGGGAGACTTGACAGCAGACGCCCCCGTAGGATCACCGACACCGGGTTCGCCGGGTTCCCTGTTTGAGACCACATCTCTTAATAGATTATGGCCATCAGTTTGAGCGTTCTTATTTAGAACGTCGGATAAAGTTGATATCTTTCCAGAGTTGCTTAATGTCTCAAAATTATTAACTGCTGACTCGGACGACTTCCCACCCGTCGGGAACGTTCTTGTAAATCCTTGAGTCTCATCGGCTCCACCCGTCTTAAATTCTGCTGGTAGTCCAGATGTACCCCTAAGAGACGTTTCAGCGATAGGATTATCATCTATTGGAAAAGCATTCTTAGTGTCAGGAGACTTGGTCAGAGAACTCAGATACGACCCCAGCGTGGCCTTTGCAGAGGTGCTCAGGTCATCGCCCTCTTTAACGGCGCCGTTTGGGCTTGAACCTTCTGGAATGTAGTCTTTTTCATTGGCCATGATTTTTAAGTATCTCTTCTCTTAAAACTTCTAGAGCTTCCTCGTCTTTCTTAACCAATTCAATGATCTCTAACAGATTACGCATCGGAAGCGGTACTTCAAGTTTCTCAAGTTTTCTTAGGTCTTCTAAAAACTTCTCTCTAAGAGCTGCTCTATCTTGATCTTCACCGTTTATACCTTTAGTCACTTTACTATCCTTCTGCTGATGCTAGCGCGGTGGTCATAACAGATTTATCTACCAAGACCTTGCCGACCTTGTCAGCATCCATGGTAACCTGTACATTAAGAGTAATATTTACCGGTTCGTTGGTAACGTTAAATTGGCCATCGCCTGTCCCGATCGCTTTCGCGAAATTATCAAGAGCTACTTTGGCGTTGAGTTCTCCAACGCTGTTTAGAGCAGTTATCGCAGCCTTTGCGTTATCCACCATCGCTGTGACGGCAGCGCCCATAGTTTCAGCTGGTCCCATTCCTTCCGAAGCAGTCGTCAACTCAGTGAGTGCTTGAGAGAAGTCGATAAGACCCTTGGTCATCTTACCCGCTGTGTCAAGTGTGGTCAAAGCCGCTTCATTAAGCGTCATCGATTCGAGTGTGGTGAACAGGGTCGCAATGCTATTCTCTCCAGTGAGAGAGCTGACCATACCCTGGACGACATTCTTAACAAGGCCACCGACAGAAGATCCTTCAGGAACCTGCATGCCCGACAACTTCGATACTGTATCGGCAAAAGAACCAACAGCGGCCATGGCTTTGGAGACAACATCAACTTTCTTCAACGCCAGTTCCACAGCGGCATCATCACCTAGACCCGCCGCGGCGTCAAGTACAGCATTGATGAGCTTCGGCATCTCGTTCTTGACAGAATTAACGATGGTTGTTATCATCTTTGCCATTTGTCCTATTCTCGTAGCCAAATCATCACCACCGAACCAGCTATCATCTTTAGGTATGAGCTTGGAGACGTCTCCAATAGCTTTGGCGAAATTCCCAACCGCTGCCATAGCATCGACAACAACCTTCATCCTTGGGCCGGCCTTCTCTGGATCTCCGACTAAGTTAGCCATCACAATAAGAGTTAAAAGCATATCGGGTAGAGTATCTTTAATCGCGTCTAAAAGCTTGATTATACCGTCAACGATTGCTCCCATTGTTTTCGCGACGTCCTTGCCGAACATGCCACTCGATATTTCCGAGAGCGCCTGGAGCGGTGTCATCAATGCAGACGCGAGTTCAGCGACGGCACCAAGAGCACCAGCGATGACTTCCACTTTCTTTTCAGAGCCGTCAGGAAGTACCCCTGCGAGAAATACGAGGGTAACCATGATCGTCACGAGCGAATCAGTAATCTTCCCAAGAAGATCGCCGATTGAAGTGAATATTTCCGACATAGATGGTCCACCCATCAACTGCGATACAACACCCAGCTTCGCTGCATCGAGCCCGATACCCGCAAGAGACTGCATCACTTCGGCGACTTTGGCAATAACGTTTATTCTCTTGGCGACGTCATCAACGTTCGGTATCTCCAGAGACATGAGAGCGCTTATCATACGCTTGATATCACCCATCGCACCAACGAAGAAGTCGGCGGCAACCTTAAATCCGCCCGCCAGAATTGGAGCAAAAATTCCAATTGCCGCGAAGGCCACACCGAGACCGGCCATACCTGCTATTATTCCGACCATGACTATAATCGCCCCAATAGCTGGCCCGATTATCGGTAGGCTGTCAGATATCTTCTTGAACGTAGGCAGAAGCTCTTGCAGGGCTTTCCCAAATATCAGTACACCTGCTGTGAACAGTAGCGCTGCGGCGACCATACCGACTATCATTATTGGTACTGCTGTCACGAATGATCCAAAGAGCATACCGACAGCGCCAAGAGCAATAGTAGCCATTAGAGTCAGCGCCAGCATCCCAAGTATTTTAACAAAGTCTACAAACGGAATAGCCTTCAATACTTCGTATGCTATTCTGATCCCTGCCGCAAAAGCGACTACAGACACAGTAAAGAACAACGCACCGACAAGCATCATGAGACCGGCGGTTGTAATCGTTGTCGGTTCCATCATGAGTGCGGCAAACACAAAGGGGACCATAGCTGCTATCGCTATTGCTAGGGCTAAAAATACCTTGAGCAAGCCTGTGAAGGGCACATCTTTTAATATAGCATAGGCTAATGCGATGGCTCCTGCAAACAAGACTAGAGAAATCCCTGCGAAGGCGGCGAGTATTGTAAGGTTAAATCCGGCTTTGACGACGTCTTTAGGGCTTATCTCTCCGATCTTTTCAATCATGCTTTTTAAGCCCTCAAAGAAACCGCCACCCTCTTTCTTCATGGCGTCGCCGCCTTCTTTCTCTAGGCCTGCTCCTACCTTACCACCCAAGTCGCCAGTGAAAAAGCCAACAATCTTCGCGACAATGGCTGCGCCGGCAGCTTCTATCAAACCAGCGACAACAGCTTTCGCAACATTGAATGCAACAATACCAGCCATGACCTTGAAGATCAATGGCCCGAATCTATCCATCACTGCCCAGAACATGTTTTGTAGGCCTTCCCAAATCGGCGGCCATGCATCTTGAAGCGCTGGTCCAATCTTGGCGAATGCGTCAGCAAACGCACCGCCGATGCCGGTAGATAGGCCGTCAGATGCGCCATCAAGTCCTCCGGGGTCGGATAAGAAGCTGGCAACACTATTCATAAGATCACCGAGCTTCGTGGCGAGGAATGGGATCAAGTCTGCTAGCGCATCACCAATAACACGAATGATATTCTCAAAAAACTTGCTGAAGGCACTGGCACCTTCTGCACCGGCTCCGCCTGTTATATAGTCATAGACATCCCCGAATACATCTTTTATAAGATCAACTATGCTATAATCGCCGCCACCAGAAATAGAATCAGAGAACTTTTGGAAATATCCTGTCAGCTTATCGAAAAGTCCTTTTAAGGCTTCTGCATTAAAGATCTTCTTGACAGCATCAAAGAGGCCGAGTTTACCCATCAAATCAGCAAACATCCCGCCGAGCTTCTTGCCGAAGTCCATAACAACCTTGAAAGCTTTCTTGATCTCCATTATGGATTCTTTATACTCTTTATTCTGAGCGAACCCCCGGCTGAAACCTTTTGCGAATGCATCAAAGAAGCCGTCGACACCCTGACCACTATGAACTAGTTTCTGGATTGATTTCGAGAGCTCAAGCATGACTTCTTTTTCAGACATCTTGTTGGCTTCGGATTCTTCAGCTGCCGCCTCCATGTCTTCATAAGCAACGCCCATGTTTTCTGTGGCTAGCGCATTCTCCATAGCAGAAACGGACAGACCCATCTGTTCAGCCATTAGCTTCTTTTCTGCTCTTGACATGTCGTCGACGGATTTACCGGCAGCATGGAATGCTTCACGCATCTTGTCAATACGCTCAGCTGGGTTTTGCGCGTTCATCATTTCCATAGTGTCAAGCTGGAGACCGAACGCTTGGTTCAGCTGTGCTACGGAGCCGGCGGCAGATTCAAAATCATCGAACTTATCAATAACTCCCTGTAGGTCTTTTGCTTCCATACCAAGCTTAGCCATGTAGGTAGCAGTAGCAGCAAGTTCTTTCTTGCTCATGTTACCGAAGTTTGCAACATCTTCAGTAAGAGCAGACATGTTTTTACCGATCGTCTTGGCAGAAACGCCAAACTTGTTACCCATCTGGATAGCCATTGAACCCATCTCAACGAGCTCAGTCCCTACATCCTTACCGGTATTGTGGGCCTTTCTTGCCATTTCAGCAAGGGCTTCATTGGTCATGCCAAGACCCTTGTTCATCATGACCATCTTGTCAGCCGCGCCGGCGATCTGATCTTTCAGCATTGAGAATTGAGGGCCTGCGGCTTTTGCTATCTCACCAACCGCCTTTAGCATGGCAGCGGCACCACCAGAGCCATATCCAAAAACTTGGCTTACGCTTAGACCAGATTGCGCTAAAGCCGATGACGAAGAGCGTAAGTTGTCAAACCCTTCCATAACGGCGGCGCCTTCGCCTTTCGACAAGTCGCCCATCTCGCCTTTAAGCTCTTCCATGGCTTGGCGAAGCTCATTGACTCCGCCGGTTGTAGATGCAGCAGCTTTCGTGAACTCGCCCAAGACCTGAAACGGAATACCGACTATAGACTTACCGACGTTGAATAGGCCACCAACAACGCTACCGATCCCGCCAGAGATCATACTGAACATCCCTGGCAGACGGCTGAATGTCTTCATCATTCCAGATGCAGCACCAACAGCTGCGGCTTTCATCGGTGTAAACTTACTTAGTATATTACCGAGAGTGTCCCCGAGACCGCCGGTAGACTTCTGGCCGTCTTGGCCCATCTTGTCTAGGGCACCACCAGCCTTTGAAGCTTCCTCAGCAGCAGAGCTAAGTGTTGAAGATAGACCAGCTATTCTGTCTTCTAGACCGTCGAGATCTTGACACTCCATCGCTTTGCACAGCTCTTTAGCAAGCTGCGCCTGGCCGCCTATCTGCTTAGATAGAGCGTCCATCTGCTTAGCACGGTCAGCCAGAACTTTGTTGATCTGCTGATTAATCTGTAGTTGAGTTTGTAATTCTTTTGAATCAGCCATGCTATGCTCTTACACTTCTCGTTAACGCTACCTTACCATTAAATATAACGAACGAGAATCTGCGCCCTTTATTTGATCATAGGGGCCAAACATAACCTGTCTTTTTACGTAGGGCCCTAGAGGCGGCCCTCTTCCTCTCTAGAAGTGGTATGACATCCTTCATCTCACCAGACTGTAGGGCTACATAAAAGCGCCGGGACTCTGATAGAACTTTCGCAAAAAGGTTCACAGCATCTTTGTTACCCTTTAGCTTGATTTCTGATATCTCACCCTTGACGTAAAGAGCACAATCTCTGAGAAATGTATCGTTAACACTTTGCATATCATTCACCTCATTCTATAACTATGTAAATCTACGCAATTTTGACGGTACTTGTGACCTGTGACGACTCATTAGAGCGCGAGTCTCAGGATCATTCTGGTGAGCGGCTCGAGAACCAGCATCACCCGCTCGCTTAAGTTCTTTGTTCAGCCTCGTTATCATCCATATTCGAACCCAAATAGGAATGTTATAGGCTTCAACATACGTGAAGCCCATATAATACATAAGATTAAAGATCTGCTCTAGATAGACTTCTTTATTCTCACTCGTCAGGCCAAAAAAACGCGGCGCCTAAAGGCAGCCTCACCTCCGAATGTTCAAGGCATGAAGGACAATCCATCCAGGACTTCATCTCAATGCCAGGCTCGTTGTTGTCGATAAACTTCCGCAAGAATAACGAATCACGAGCTGGGAGGTTATTAACCATCATATCGAGCTTTGTCTTATCATTAATACCGTTTGCTGAAACAATGGCGTACTTTAAACGTTGTGTAACAAGATTCTCTGCTCTTTGACCTTGTTTCTTACGACGTTCGGAGATCGTCATAATCTCCTGCTCATCGTGACCTGTTAGAAGCTTGAACCTAATCTTAGCCTTAGTAACTGGTAGCGTAGTCTCGAAAACATTTTGACCTTCAGCAATAGGATCTAGATCAAGAGTCTTAATAGGCAGCTCACCTAAATTGAAGGAATGTTTTGATCTCTCGCTGCACGCAGGGCAATCAACTTCCACCTTATACTCTGCGCCGTAGCCCGTCACTCTAAGCGCAACCATCAAAGCGTTTCTGTCACCTGCCAAAAGTGTGTCAGGATCAACTCTTTTGTCGATCATACATGACTTAATCAGATGGCTAATCACAGTACCTTTCTTAATCAGCGCCTTTGAGGTGAGAATATCCTCTTCTCTAGCAGTCATTGCTCTAATCTCAACCGTCTCTTTTCCGTGAAGCGGATGATCTTGGTCATAGCACTTACCGCCAGACGGGAGCGGAACGGTCTCAACGGGGACTTCAAACCCAAAATCGTCTCTCATGACGTTATGGGTAGGCATATGTTCCTTCATGGAACCAAAGATTTCGCTTCTTTCATTTTCGTTTGACATTTAATGCTCCGGTTATTCGTATTCGTACATACTACGTATTAACATCTTAAAGAAGTACGAAGTGTGTGTAAACGTTCACCTATAAAAATAAAACAAAAAAGCCCACCGTAAAGGAGGGCTTTTCGTAAGCCGAAGCTTAGCAAACAATCTGAGACTAGATGTTTATTAGTACTGAAGGACGCAGTTATCGAAACGGATCGTAAGAGCGATTTCTGCAGGATCTTCTGAGCCGTAATCCAAGTCACCAAAACCGGCAGACGTTAGGAAACAACCCTTCATGTCCCAAAGCTCTACGACTGTCCCGACAGGGTCAAGAAGCTTAAGCTGACAATCTCTCTTGTAGAAATCCGCGTAACCACCACGTCCAGAAACAGATTCGTAATGAGTACGGACCCATTCCATAACTTGTTGCGCACCTGACGGAGCGATTGGATCGTGAAGGGTCACTGAAACTGCGTCAAACTTCGTCTTACCAGCGATATACCTTTGACCGTTCATATATGGAATTTCGATCTCGGCAGTGTTCATGGTAGGACGGGCAGCCGTCTTAATAAGAAATGCGTCAATACCCTCAATAGCGAACACCCACCGAAACTTTCTTTTCGGCTCAAACTTGTTCGGCAGCATGTCGGTAACTGATAGTGTCTCTGGCATCTTTGTTACTCCTTGTTATTACTAACTATATCGTTCTCAGATTATATGTCCAAACCAGCGTTCGTTACAACAAAGTCGAGTGAGATAAACTCGACAGAACGTACTGGCTGCAAGAAGATCTTACCTCTTACAGTGTTGTTTTCGATATCAGCTTGAGTAGTCGTTGTGGTATCGATCTGAACCTTGAACCGCTCAAGGCCTTGTTGCTGTTGAATTCTAGTTAAGACCGGAGTAACCGCTGCTGAGAACCTTGCCAGCGTGGACTCCCTGTTTGGCTCGAACAAGAATGTATCGCCAATCTTTCTAACTTGCCGACGGATATCAATCAAGAGTCGTCGTACGTTAACTCTGTCTAGAGCACTTTGGGCGGCTAGAAGAGTCTTTTGTCCGAACACGACAACCTCTGGTGATTGTGGGAACGACGTAATCGGGTTGATGTCTACTTCGTAGAGAGTATCAAGATTTGTTCTGTTCAACTTGACCTGTGTCTCTACTACGTTCTTCAGAGCGCCGCGGGTGAAGCCGGCGGGGGCGTACCATGGGAAGGCAACTTGGTCATTTAGACCGAAAGCCCCAAGAACCGCTACACTTGGTGGAGCAGAAGAAGCAGCACCTGATGTTTGATCTGTCATTACAACATCGGGGAAGTATGCAGCCGCGAAGCTTGAATCTAGATTTCTTGCCGCGAAAGTTGCTGCAGTGTTTGTAACACTGACATCTTGATCGGACCCGGAGACGATATTACCAAGAACGTCTTCAACCTCGATATCCATGATGTACATTGCATCAAATCTATTCTCGACGGTTGTGATCGCGTAATCAGTAACTCCGCTGTGACGAATGCCTGGAATCGCCAACAACTGGATGTCTACGTCTGATCTCTCAGCCATAACATCTAGAGCCTTCCTGTAAGCCGCCACAGTAGGTCCAGCAATGAGACCTTGGTTCTCATATGTCATTTCTCTTCTGACGGCTGGAGAGGTCATCTTGACCCTTTCTTCATTGAAGACGTCTAGACCGTCGAAGCCACCTTGAGCGATCATGGTGAACTTAAGGAACGGACGAGCAGTCGAGAGACCAAAGTCTTTCTCTACGCTAAGCAGTCGTGTAGATGACGACGAACTACCATCAATGTCATTCATTGTCGCCTCAGCGAGACCCTTCCTTCTGTAGGTAGCAGCGGCCCACTGTTGAGCATCGGCTTCGTCACTAGAATTGGTGATGACCTGAATTTTCTCAAGTGAGAACTTGTTGTTATTGAATCTATCACAATCGTAGATTGTTCCATCATTATCAGCAACGCCAGGATTAGCTCCAACCATTGCTGCTTGGTTCACAACGTCCCAAGTCGGGAAGTACAATCCGTATGAATCGATTGAGGCGTCCAGTGTGGTCGAAGAGTTGGGCTGTGCCACACTCTGCAGCTTCTCGTGCTGGATACCCCAGTATAGGGATGAGTTAACTCTCTTTCTTGGCGCAAGACCTTGAGCGACAGTTCTTCTCATCGGAACCGGGGGCTGGACCAGCTGCGCGGCGACTTCAGCATCATCAAGAACGCTTGTGACATCATAAGCAGTTGGATCTGCGAATATAGATGATCCAGACGTCACCAAGTGAGGTACTCCTCGGAAACCTACCGGTAAAGCAGTTGCAGGAAGTGTGCCACGCTCCATGTCTACTGACGGAGATACTCTGACGTAATTCGAAGCATTCGGATAACTTCCTTCTACAACAAGCTTCTGGCCACCAGCACGCTTGTCAAAATCGTAGAAGATATTGTAGTCACCAATCACTCTAGCAATGTACCGTTCGTTATTAGGATCAAGGCTTAACTTAACAAACCGCTCCAAAACTTTCGGCTCAGCATCGGTATCGTAGAAATCTCTAACGAGCAGATCGAACGTGCCGTACTTATTGTTTACGTTCGTTGACTTGACAATGTTCTCAACAGAGATCTTAACTCGGTGGTTACCAATCGCTCCATCATCAAGACAGTGAACGGTAAATAAGTCTTTGTTTTGACCACCGAATTCCTGTGAAATTATAGTCGGGAACTTTGCAGTCCGGAACCTGTCTGTAAAGGCTTCAAAGTTCGGCTTCGTTGTAGTCCCTGTGTTTCTGCCTGCTGAACCGGTCAGGAGGAATGCAATCTCTTCGTTCTTTATTGTGACACCCTCTTTAACACCGTCGAAAGACGCACTGTAGGTCGAGACCATCCGCAATGAGCCTGAGCATACCGCAAACGCGGGAGGAACGTTGAATTGAGCATACAGACAGTGACCTGCTAGCTCTGTCTTCGTAGGATCAGTGTTTAGAATGTTACCAAAGTAATTTGGAGCATCAACATCAAAAGACGCTGTAATGACAGTTGGATAGCTGTCAGTGTGAGTGTGACCATTCTGTAAAATCACGAACTCTTGGCGACCACCTCCGATGTTAACAGCACCAAGCGTTGAACCAGCATCTTGGGCCGCGCCGGTGCCGAACGCGAAATTTGCAGCGTAGTTGTTCGCAGTGGGTGCACCCAGCGGAAGGTTATTGGTGGTCTCGTATCTTGAAGAGCTCAACGCAAGGTTGACACCAGAGGGTGCCAGGAGAACACCTCTGAGAATCGGTTGTACAGCTTGAAGTCCAGCATCTGTGAACACATCGGAGCCATTTGATTGAGACATAATGACACCCAGGAAGTGCGCCCTACCAAGAGCTCCGGGGTTTATTGTAGTCGATCCAGCATAACCGTTCTTTCCGATAGCACCGTTTGTTTGGATAGTTTGCGACCCAACAACGAACCCAGCGTTTGTTACTGCGCCGGTTGCGGTTCTCTTCTTTCCGTCACCAGCACCAAGGGTTCGAACGAAAGTTCCAGCATTTGCATAACTTAACCACTGTCTCATTGCCATCGGAGCGAAGAGCGTTGTCTCTACATCTCCGAACTCCGCGATGAAGTCGGCAAATGTTGCGACAGTGATCGGAACAAATGCTCTACCTTGCTTGGCGGTTCCGATTACACCAGCAGGAATTCCACTCGGTCCCGTTTGGGTTGGGCCAGAAAGATCAATCTCTCTAGTGGACACTCCCGGACTTTTAAAGGTAAGTTCAGCCATTTCTGATAATCTCCTGTTTCATTTCTTAACTATACTACTGGAAGTCTACGCCACTGTTTGTAATGACAAAATCTATAGCAATAAATTCGATAGCCCTTGTTGGCACCACAACAATGCGACCGTTCAGTCTGTTGTTCTCAACGTCTTCCTGAGTATTGTTGGTATCATCCATCACGACTCTAAAAGACTCAATACCCTGCTGAGACTGTATGGTAGCCAGGAGCGGTGTAACAGAATTAACGAAACGAGCTCTGGTCGCAGGAGTGTTAGGCTCAAATAGAATCTTATCGGCAACGGATACAACTTGTCGCTTCAACTCTAGCATCATTCGACGGACGTTAACTCTATCAAGCGCGCTTTGAGCGAGCTGGCAAGTCTTTTGACCGAAGATTACGAAGCTACCATCAGCAAAGTTTGCAATCGGGTTGATCCTTGCGTCGTATAGCGTGTCTCTATCACCAGCCGTCAACCTAATGTCTGTGTTCTTGACTTGGTCAAGGCCACCTCTGTTGAAACCTGCCGGAGCGAACCACGGGTATGCGACTGAATCGTTGTAAGCCAAAGCTCCAATAGCAGCCACAGAAGCGGGAACTCTTACTCTGCTTCCAGTGGTCTTGTCGGTGATGTACACATCTGGGAAGTACGTCGCAGAGTAGTTATTATCAAACACTCTGGACTCAAACTGCTCAGCTGTTTCTCTAACATCAGGCCACGCAATCGATGCAGACGCGATAGCTTCGCGGTCCTCAGTGAGGAATAGACGTGCTTGGGCTTCAGACCACGCAGGAATATCCATGAGGTATATAGCCATAGAGTAGTCCTTCGTTCTCTCTGCGGCCCAATCCGTGACATATGAGTCCCTGATTCCAGGAATTGCTAGGATGTTAATCCTTGTAGACATGGGATCAGTAATAATCGTCGCGGCTTCTCTGTAAGAAGCAATGCTGTTGTTCTTTCGTCCAGTACCGCCTGGGTTCGACCTCAGACCGATTGTACCAGCGCTGAAACCAGACGCGGCCTTTCCGATCTGACCATCAACGCTCGAGGTATCATCTGTCGATGCCGCTCTATCGTTCATGTATCTCATATCTTTGTCTAAGATATTAACACCGTCAAACCCACCGAATACTGGAATGTTGAAAGCAGTGTACGGTGTGAAGCGGTTAAACTTCACTGATGAACTCTGGATTAGAGTCGCTAGAGTAATTCTGCCGTAATCAGAAAGATCCGGATCCATGATCGTGTAGTCTTTGGAGTCCGGTACACCGTTTCTGATGTACGCAGCTTCAAGCATATGTTCTGGAGCGGATCCGGTTAGGTTGTCTAGCAGCGTCGAGGCGGTAGAGCCAGTACCTGCAAGAACCACTCTAGCAAGAGTAAACTTGTTAGCGTTAAAGGCATCAGCGCCAGAGCCAGTAAGAATAGTGCCAATCTCTGCTAGCCCTTGGAACTTAGAGTACGCACGGACTAGAGGGTTGAGAACGCTAGAAGCGTTAACGTTCTGATTCGCGTTTGCAATACTTCCGGTTTCTGGACAACGCTCGTACTTAACACCCCAGTTGAGACGCTTATCAACAAGCTCTTTCTCTCCAGGGAAACCTGAGAACCAGCCATCCTTTGCATCACCACGCGTTACCTTGTAACGAAGAGGTAGCGGAGGAACGATTGAACCGGTTAGTGCGTATCTAGTGGTTAACTTATCAGCACCCCACAACCTTTGAAGAGACGCTCCTGCCTGACCATAAGTTATACCGTCGAGCTCGAGACCTGTATGGAGGCGATCTGTCATCGCGTCAGAAGTCTTGATTACCGGAACGCCGCGGAACCCGAAAGGACATGCGTCTCTTGGAAGGGTCTTGTTATAGACTGCATCGTTAAGAACAACTCTCACGAAATTTGAGACGTTTGGATAACGACCGGTAACGATGATTCTCTTTTCAGCCGCGTTCGTGGCGTCGAAGTTGTAACGTGCCTTGTAGTCACCGACTTTCTTACCGATAAAGTTATCTGAGTCTGGATCAAGGACACATCCTGGGAATGCCTCTAAGACTTGCTGATCAAGATCGGAATCATCAAAGCGACGTACTTGAACCTCGAAGCTTGGGTAAGGGTAGTTGTCGTTTGTCGACGCCTTAATATTAGCTATGGTGATCTTGACTTTGTCATTACCCCACTCACCATCTGAAAGCGTCTCGAAGTGGAACAAATCGTGCTCTTTCTTTCCATAGGGCTGTGAAATAATCGCAGGTGATTTCGGTGTTCTAAACCTTGTGTCGAATCGACCAAACGCATTCAAAGCTTTGGCAGCATTGCCAGTTAGAGCAGTTGTAACCACGTTGTTAGATCCTGACAGGACACTTACAGCTGGTGCTGCGTTAACATCTACAGAAGCCAACTCATCTTCAACCGCGAAGTCGAGATATAGCAAGTGCTTCTCTTCAGCGAACTTCAGAGGGTCAGTATTCAGAACATTGGTAATGTATGATTGATGTGTCGGATTCAACGAAGCAGTAACAATCTTAACACCCGCACCAGCCTGATCAAGGTATTCGTTAGTAAAAGCAGCACCAGCCGAAGACGAAATTGCCAGAGCAAAACAAAGGTTCGCAGCGTGGCTTGAATCGTTCTTTAGATCAGCGTTTTGATCGAGCTCATTGCCCCAAGTCTCTCCGATGTCGAGAACCTGTAAGCGTGAGCCTGATGCCGTTAAAACAACAGCACGAACAAGGTCAACCTTGTCGCCAGTGTTCCCTGGATCAAATGAAGGGTTGTCTGTAAACTGCGGGAACGAATAATCTGCTGACGCGGATACATCGTGACGCGCAACGATGAACTGGACTGAACTGTCCGATGCACTCATTGGTGAATCAGAAATAATAGGTTCAATTTTAAACCCGGCGTTTAAGACGGTCCCTGTGTTCTGTGTATTTGTTATATCAGCGGCGGTCTCATTCGCGCCAGCACCCAGTACTCTAACGTATGTCAAAGCAGTTCTGTTCGAAAGAAATGCATCTACAGCGTACGGTCCAAATCTTTCTGGATCTACTGTTCCAAACTTGTTAACAAAATCTGCTGTGCTTCCTACTGTAACAGGAACGAAAGCGGGACCCTTCTCGGCGGTACCTACTACTCCTGCGGGAACACCCACAATTTCTGTCTGTCTTTGAGATGCATCAATCTCTCTCTCGAAAAAACCGGGTGATCTAAATGTTTGTTCGGCCATTAGTCAGGTCTCCTGGATCTTAAGCTATCACAAATAACTATTCTGTGAGATAGCGAAATGTCTTTTATTACGAAATCAATCTTTAAGTAATTTTCCCAAGTCAATAGCAATACCCTCGGGTGCTTTAAGTCCGAACCTAAAAACAGTCTCTCCCTTATTAGGAGTAGATGCGGACATCAATATAATCCTTTTCTCCCTTTTACCTGTAAAGGGGTCTATATCTGTAAATATGGCGGTTGGACCTGAATTACCTAAATCAGATTGCTTGCCACCAATTGAAGCAGCGGGATTACCGGGAAAACCTGATATCAACTTCGTAGGGTCGGCTCCCATCGCGGCTGCTGGATACCCATCTTCTTCGGTCGCGATATCATCAAGCACATAACTTTTAGGGTCTCCAGAAGCAACTGCTGCCACTGGGGCTGTTTGAGGACCGCCTCTCGCAGCAGTAGAAGTATCAAACGATATTTCTGGTGCAGATACCGTTTTGCGAAAAGGAACAGGCATCCCTGGCTCTTGAGCCGCTACTAAGTAAGCGCTTACGGACATCGCGAAACTATACTTCACAAGGCGCTCTGAATCGGTAAAATCATCGAAGTTGTTTTGTGGACTTAGTGCCGCGTCAACGTAAGCCGTGAATTGATAACCTTCTTTTGTCGTCACGACGTAAGTGCGACGGCGATTCTCTATGTATCCGTTCATCATGACTGTCAACATAGAATTCATCTCTTGTGTATACTGCGCCCAAAATGTAACTTCATAATTTGCAGTGTACTGTTTTATCGGCGGAATCTCTATAAATTCAAAAATATTCTTGTTAACGCTGTTGCTTAGAATAGTACCGTTTCTTGCTGATACTGATATTGCAGGAGCAACTCTCCTGGTTGCAAGCTGGTCGGGCGTAGTTCCGCCCCCCAAACCAGCGGGAGTGTTGTCATCAGCCGATATAGCAATATCACTAGCATTCTTGAACCCATTCTTATTTTGCAATCTTTGGTATATTGGGTCCTCATCAGAGAGCTGTACTTTTACAAGAACAGGTGCGCCCTGGAATAATCCAGTGCCCTTGGCGCTATCTTGGTCTATACCGGTTCTGACAACTGATATCAGCGGTAAAATTAAGGCGTCACTCTTGTCCCTAAGTGGTTTGTTTCTTGCAAGTAGTGCGAAGCGTTCACCGGTGGCAAAGATAACAGGGATTTTTTTCTTCGCATCTTTTCTAGAGAAATAAAAGGGTAGCTCTTTATCAAACAGCTCAAAGACAGCTCTATCGACATCCTCTATGGTACATGACGGCATAGAAAAATCATCAGCGACATCATTTGTATACCCAGAATTGACTTTCTCTGAAAAGCCTTTCTTATTATTTGTGTATCGAGTAGTCATCTCTAATCACCGTAAAATGAGGAGCTAATGTCATCGTCATCACCGCGGGGTGAAACCTCTCTCGGGCCATCCTCGGGGGCATCAAGCTTACCCTGTTCTTGTAGCGTGCGGACGTCACCAGTTTCGCCAAGCTTGTTTTCGGCCTGACCTCTTTGCTGAACAAACGTCTCTTGTACTGCATCGTTGTCGCCAATACCTTCGTCAGTAGGCCCGATTGGATCTTTGTCAATGAGACCCTTTCTAGCCTGCTTACCTACGAGCTGTATTCCTGTCTTATACTCTACCTCGCCATATATTTCTGAAGTGAACGACGTCGTTACTATCTCAAAGAATGTGTCTCCATAAGAAAAGAAGTCGCCTTCTTTCACTTGTATGTCTTTATCAATCAAATCGCGGTAGTGAATGTACACATTCATCGTAGCTACCTTCTCACTACCAAATCTGTTGGTTGCCGTCTCTGACGGGTTCCACTCTACTGTCGCGTCGAGCTCTACCGGGGTATCGAAGTGTTTATCTATCGCTTCTTCATATACATCATGGACAGAGGTAACTTCGGTCATTACTCTGTAGTAGTATATTTTTTGACCTATGACATCTTTAACAATCTCTTTCGTCAAGTCTGATATCAGAGCTTGTTCTCTCGGCGTTATGAATAAACGTGCCATGGCTCCTCGCTACTTGATTAGTATTGCTTTGCCTAACGGCATTGGCATAGTCTTTAGCGCTCTTAGAATATTTTCTGCGTCTGTTGCTTGTCCTTCTAGCAGTTTAGAGTAGGTTAAACTATCTAAGAGCTCTACCATCTGGTCTCGTAAACGTGCTTGATCCTCACGTCCCTGGCTTAACAGATCACTTCCGTTTAGCGTTAAATCAGAGTTCGGGATTGGAATAGATGAAAACTTTGATCGAACTTGCCCTAACAACTCTGTACAGAGCGCTAAGCAGTATTGTCGGACCCATTGGCGGCCCATCGAGTTAACCTTACTATATTCGTACAAGCCGAATGGGATATTCGAGAGGTTCGACGTGCCATAGATTGTTTCATCAGTGACGTCAGGATTATATGGATCGGGATTAAAAGCAACTCTAATCCAGAGCTTCTTGTTAGTCATATCCCCTGTTGGTTGTGGGAATATCCTGATCTTACTTCCGACGACCCTATAAGAGTAGTTTGATTTTCTTACTCTATTTGATATGTCCATCTGACCGGCGCGCAAGACGTCTTCGAACACAGGAAGTACATAAAACACCGTTTCAGGTGTGAATGACTCAAAGCTAAACTCGTTATTTAGATAATTGACAGCAGACGTGGTATCAAAAAAACGATAAGCAGCTTGAGGATCAAAGTGGAATACCTCTCTGATTCTCATCTTATTCCTTGGAGTATTCGCGCTGCTGGAAACAATCAGGTTACCTGCATCATCCACCAAGCTCTCGTATATATCGTAGTCTTGCTGGTTTTCCACCAGTTGGATTGAGCCACTGACATCGTTATAAGAACCACCGATTCCCGACTCCATAGAGTAGGGTTCGGCCATCCTTAAGAGATATTCAAGGTTCTGCTTAGGGAATAACCCTTGGACGTCGCTCCCAGTGGGATAGCCCAAGTGATTATTTAGTTGAGACTTAGCATCGGCTTCGTTAATGATTCTAGAGTATTCTAGAAAACTTTCTTCTAGACACGCCCAAATCTGCTTTTTTGTCAGCTCGACACTAAGAATATCATCGCCTAGTTTTCTTTTTACAAAGGTGACAACAGAGTCTGCTTCAGACTGAAAGTCTGCATCTGTATCAAAAAAACCAAACGGCGTAGGATTTCTAGTAAACGTAAATGAAGACATAACACCACCTCTTTTTAAGTATTCACCGAGGCGGTGAAATGTCTTTATGAAAGTTATGAATCGAAACGGCGGGGTGCTCTTATATACCCAGCCCTGAAATTACGTGCTGTCTAATGCCCATTCTTTCCAACGCCCTTCTAAGAAGAGCTTTATCGACAACATTTTTGTCAGTTACTGTGGCATTATTTACAGAGCTGGCGAGAGCCGTAGCTGTGGCAACTTTCGACTCAAGGTTTTCAATTTGAGCTTCAAGTTGCGAAATTCTTGCTTTCAGTTCATTAACAGCTGCGTCACTTGTAGAAGCTGTTGAAGCAGCAGTTGTAGAGGTCACAGTAGAATCCGCAGTAGTTTTAGAAGAACTTGTCGTTTTTCTAGTTGAAGAGGTTTTTGCAGTAGCCATAAGTTTCTCCTTTGCAAAGCAAATTTTATCAATAATAATCGAATCAAAAATAGGTTAAAACAAAAACGGGGCCCCCGAAGGGACCCCGCTAAAGTTAATCCGAAGATTAAAGGACTTAGATAACGTCCATGCCGAGGCAGGTAACGGTACCGTAGAAGTCGTTACGGACCATCTTCTTACCGTAGCGAGTCATGACACCCTTACGCGGGGTGAAGTCCTCAGGTGCGAAGATCGTCGGAGTAACGATGAGAGGTACGTAAGGAGCGTATACGTAACCAGTCTCAAGGTAGCTACCACCCTTGTAACCAACAAGAATCTTGTTGCGTGGGAAGTAGGGGTCCTTGTAGACCGTGAAACGGTTGCTCAAGCTACCAACTGCTTCAGCGCCAAGTGACATGGCACCGACCTGTCCGTCACCGTCAATGCTAAGGCTTGGACGGTAAAGAACGCTTGCCTCAAGAACCGTGGCAACATCAGGGCTAACAACGATGAAGTTCGCCGAGCCACGAAGGGTCTTACGGTGAATCTCGTTAGCAACGTCGATGATGGTCTCAACAAGAGTCTCGTACCACTCACGGACCGTACCAGTGAAGGCAGGTGAAGTGAGCGAGCCAGCGCTTGTCTGATCGGCACCAGTCTTCTTGTTGACGAAACGACCAGGACGACGGTCCCAGTAGTAGTTGGTATCAGCCTGCATGAGAAGATCGTTGAGGATCTCACGGTCAATCTCAAGGGCAATCTGCTCGGAGAGGATCTGAGTAAGCTCAACCTCAGCGTCAAGGCTGTGGTAAGCGTTCAAGTCCTGAGCGAGCTCTGGTGACCAGCGGGCGCGGAGCTTACGAGTCTGAGCAACAACCGAAACACTCTCGATCTTGATATCGATCTCGGGAATCTCTGGAACAGGTGAACCAGGAGTACCGGAACCGAAATCAGACTCGAATGTTGGAACAACGAGAGTTGAACCGTCATCAGCGTTGAGAGTCGCTGTCTTCGGGTACGTTAACATGAATGAAGCGGTGTCATTCATGACAGAGCCTGAACAGACCAGCAATAGAGCAGCGCCAGCTTGTTGAGCTGATGCCATCGGTGCAGGTGAGATCTCGCCCTTGAATGAGCTTGAACTAACAAGCTGGTTCAGACGACGAATGTTGTAGACACCAGCACCACCCTGGACTGTCTCCGGAATTGGCTGCATGTCATTAAGAGCGGCAGTAAGACCAGTTGTACCAGAAAGAACAAGCGCTGCTTCCTTGACTGCTGTTACATCGAAGTCAGCACCAAGCGCGCCCAAGTCGACGGTCATGAAGAAGAACTCGCCGCTCTCTTCATCAATCAACTGGCTGATCTGGGGATCAAACTGCAGGAAGCGACCGTCAGAACCGGAAGAGGCAAGACCACCGCCTGTAATAACAGCACGGGTTTGAGAAGCACTACCACCAAGACAGAAAACGCTTGTAGTGACCCCGTCAGCGAGGGTAGTAACGTTCGAGCCGGTGTGAACGCGGCTGTAGCCGCTACCAGCAAGGTCGTACTGACCACCTACGCCGAGTGATCCAGAACGGATACCCTTACCAGCCGGGTTGTTGTAAATCGACTGGTTGTTACTGTAGGTGTTCTTTGTCGAACTACCAATGCCGTCACCCTCACCACCGACGTTTGTGCCGTAAGTGTAGTCAAGGTAGAAGAGCAGACCAGAAGGAAGGCTCATTGGCTGGATTGAAACCAACTCGTTAGCAACCAAACCACCGAATACACGACGGACGATTGGGAAAGCGATGTTGGTAAAGCCGCGGATGTCTCCGCTGCCAGCAGCAGGGTTGAGACCACCGCCGCCAAGTGTTGAGGACTCACGAAGGACCTGTCCTGCTTGGTTCTCGAGTAGCGTTGCCATGTTTTCACGATGGACGCCGTCTAGACCACGCAGAAGACCCGTCCGAGACCACTTCTCAGTAAGACGAGCATTTGCCTCGCCCTGATGACGCTGGCGAATTCCTTCGGTAAGCGTCTCTAAAGTGAATTTCTTAGACATTTCATTATCTCCTTTGAATGTTAGCGTCTATTACTTGCTTTTAATACCAGCGAGTCTAGCCCATCGATCAGTCTGTGCCGACTCATTCAACGTAGCACCACCGCTACGAGTTGGCTTGCTAGAAGATCCAAGAACTCTTCTCGTGCCCTCACTAAGGGACTTCTTGTTAAGTGACTTGGTCAGTCCTTCATAGACCAACTTAGCCTCTCTCACCGTCTTGGCATTATCAAGAGCCTCGACTATGGCACGCTGCTGCTTAGAACTCACATTACGATTCTGGATCAGCTTATTCACATAAAGCAGTTTTGCGTTAAAAAGATTCATTTCATCGAGTTGCTTCTTCAACTCACGGTTTTCGCGGACTACAGCGTTATTTGCACCGGTGCGGCGACGTGCCGTTCTACGGCGGCGCTCTGCAACTGGACCAGCTGTTGCCTCTGGAGCGGACTCTACATCAGCGACGGAACCAAGCTCATCTGCAAGAGCATTAATAAGGTCTTCCTCATCAACCTCCATTACCTCGAGCTCTACCTCACCGCCTCCGAATTGATCTGCTTCCTCTTCGGCTTGCTCTCTAATTGAGCGAAGTCGACGGATTTCGTTACGAAGCATCGCGGGGTCGATTTCGAAGACTTCATCAAGTTCGTCCTTGTGATCAGCTTCTCCAAGGTCAAGCTCAACTTCTTCTTCGCCTCCTTCTTCTGCTTCTTCTTCGCCTTCTTCTTCACCTTCGGCTTCTTCTTCGGCTTCTTCTCCACCCTCCATCGCGATATCAATATCAAGGGCGTCGATATCGGCTTCCTCAGCGTCTTCAACACCAAGTGCCTCTAGATCCTCATCACTGAGAACTAGTTCCATTTCGTCTAATTCGCCGTAACCAGCTTCAAATAGTTGGTTGAAGATGGCGCGGCTGCGGGATTTAGTCATGTTATTCATCTCCTTTAATGTTTCGAACAGCTGAAGTCGGACGCCTTGCCCCTCACTCTCAGAAATAACTATTGCCTCTGAGCGTAAAGTTACGGCTTCCCCCAACAATTTTTCGTATGACTTTTTGATTACAGCGCGTTGCTGGTTAGTAAGAGCACTTGCATCTATACTCTCCAACAATGCATCCATTCTCCTAACCTTCCCTTGAAGCTTAGCAATTCTGTTAGCCAGCTTATTACTATTGGAAGACGCAGAGTTAGAATTATTGATTGCTTCTTTAATGTCTTTGAGATTCTTTTTGACGGTCTCGGTCACGGCGACATTAACATCACCCTGAGCGTTAATAACCACGCTAGCCTCAACCTCTGCCTCAATTTCCGCGTCGTCATCCTCGTCAGGTACAACGAGCATTTCAGGGGTGGGCATAGGCATTAGACCGTCATCGTCATCATCTGAATCTATAATATCTATATCATCTTGTTCAGACAGTAGTTGCGATTCTACCATTGCTTGGATCCGAGGAGTCAGAGCCTCTATGATTTTATTCTTTGCATTTTGCTCAGCTAACTCTTTTAGCTGTTGAGCTTCTGCAATCGCTTCTTTATACAACGTTGTTGACATTCCAAAACCTCACAGACAGTGTGTACACATATCCTTAAATATCAATATAAATTGAAGTTAACCTAAAACATTGATAACTATGCTTCTCTCGCGTTGTTTTTAAGTATTGATCTAACAATGCTTCTTACCCTCTCAACATTGTCTTCATCTGTACTTTCAGCATAGCCATCTTCACTTTTATGAATTATCTCATCAGCAGGAATTGGAGAGTGGCTCCAACCTCTGTACGTTCCAGTACGATTATATTGACCCGGGGCGACTAATTTAGGGGAATTTACACCTCCGCCGACCTGCAGTCTTTTTTTATACATTCCAGGAAACGGTACCATTCCTTTTGCGACAGCTTCCCCGATGGCAACTCGTGAATTTCCGCCAATTAGATAAAAAGAGTCAGCAGCGCGACCTATTAAGCTATCATGGGAATTGTAAGGAGTAGAGATTTTGTTATCTATTTTTTTCGATGTCTCGTAATCTAAGACCGGCTCTTCAAGGTCGTCGAGAGACTCTGGCTCTTCTTCATAAGGGAATGATGAACCCTTTTGTCGTGGCGCATGAAATTTTTGTTTTGTCGTCGCATAGCCTAAGTCTGTTCGACCATCATGAGAAAGCCCGGGCCGATAACCCAGGCTTCCCGGTGAGTCTGCTGTAGGCTTCTTTGACATTAAGAGGTACTGCCCCAAGCCTTGCCCATAATGAAGTCACCCAACTTACCTCTTGATTGAGACTCTGATGATGTCTTTGGCTGTAACTGTGAACCAACACCAGAGCCGGGAACGTTGGACGGTGATTCACCAAAACCATCAGGAGCCTCTGCCTGGTCGGCAGCATTAACACTACCAGGACCGGGAGATGTTGGGTTGGGAACATAGGGAGACGCGGGAAGTCCGCCACCGCCAGTCTTGACCTCTGCCATATCAGGAGCGCCAGAGTAATCTCTGCTAAAAGTACCGAAGGTGTGGCCGCCGTCATTGACAGTCCCGTCAATTACTTCATCTTGGAACTGCTGTCGAATGCTTTCAGCTGTCATCTCTCCTTGATGAATTGGAGAAGCCGGAAATGCAGACTTGAGACTCGCTGAGTCGGAGGAGCCTTTATCTCTTACAGTCGTTAGCGGGGCTACAGTTTGTTGCTTATGGGTTGGCATTTGGATTCTCCTCAGTTTTTTGGGTTAAAGTAGAACTATTAGTTCTTACGCTCATTGATTTTTTTCATGAGCCTCTTCTTAGCTGCTTGAACCTTGGCGTATTTCTTCTTGAGAACGCTTTCTTGAATCTTAAGTGCAGCCATAAAATCGATGTCTTGTTCTAAAGCGTCAGCTAGCTCATCAGCCTCTACTTCATCAGCTTTTACCTTCTCAGAGTCTTCTTTGCCCTGCTCAAGGGTTTCCATCAGTTTTGCTTTCTCTTCCATAACCAGCTTCTTTAGTAGAGCCGGGGTCAACTTTAAGTTTTTAGCCATCTTGGTATTCCTCCTGATCGAATGACTGTCGTCTATCTTGTAAGTATTCAGCAGACTTGTTTTTTTCTTGCTGCCGAGATTTAATCGTTAAACGCGAGGGCTGCCCAATTCCTCGATGCTTCACCAAAAACTTCTTGTGGGTCAGCTTGAGCCATAGCTGCTGTTGCAGCATCACCACCAGACTGTGGGCCTAACCTTTCTGCTCTGGATTGCTCAAGCAGAGTCGTCTTTGCAGTGTCTTGAAATATCGCGGCCATCACTGGATCTGACGTTATCTGTGATACATCAAATTGAGGTTGCTCTCGAGCGGGTTGGCTCTTTCCTATCGAGATGTTGTCTAGAGCGGGACGCCGAGAAGTGACAGGGCGAGTTTTCTTTTTAGGAAGTCTTACTTCTTGTAGCTGCTGACCACTTTCAGCATCTGTTGCTTCTAACAAAATCTCGAACAAGCATTCTTTAACTAGAGATTTTAAATCATTTCTTGTCATCTTTGCCATTCTAAATCTCCTATGCCACAGTCCCTAATGTTCGTAATGGTAAAGGCATCTGTTGCGGTTCGATTCCTGTAAGTTCTACGACTGCTCCGACTGTTGCACCGGCGGTGATATAAAACTTGCTACATCTAACTTCAAACCTGACGGCACCGGCAGGTAAAGCAACCTCAGTATTGACGGCGACACCGCTTGCATCAACATCGAAAAAGTGAACACTCGCTCCGGCTGCATCAGATATAAAAGTAATCGCTCGTGATACTCTCTGTAGAGTAACTGTGCGGGCGGAGGAGGCGTCTTCTACAACGAACGGGACACCAGCTAATTGATACTCACCGACACTATTTAATCCCGGTTTTGGCCAACTTGAACTCATTTGTCATCCCTCCATGCTATCACATCATTAAAAGCACGGTGTACTCTATCAGATTTGTTGAATACTTTATTGAGATCGTTACGTCGAACTTCAATACCTTCTTTCATCATAAATGCCCCCGGAGTTGAAGGCTCTGAAACAAAGTCCCAACAGATCAGTTGAAAATCATCTTGGACAACGTCTACATCTCCATTACGGCGAGTTGAGCCGACGCCGCGGCTGGAAATACCAAGCGTCACCCCAGACTCCACCAAACTTTGTAGGATCTTCCCAGAAGGAGTGTTTAGAAGTTCTACAACACCATAACAAACGTCACCGTCCATGTATGCTTCTCTTACAATGTGAGATGCGTTCTTAAGTTCGACGACTGAGCTATCAGGGTGGTCACATTCACCGAGGGCCCTGTTTTCAGCAATGAACTTCTGATAGTTCCTTACTTCTCTCTCAAGAATAACCTTGGGATAAATTCGGCCGTTTTGATTGAGGGTGTCAGACTTCTGGAGAACACCCTTCATCACAATCTTGCCGTCGTTGTTTTGCTTGGACTCCTCGATCATCTCTTTAGAGTATTGCCAAGGGCTCCATTCTGTCAAAAGCTTAAGGTTGTCACTCATCACTCACCTCCTGATAGTAACTCTTCAGTTATATTCATAAGCGTCAAATATCTTGAGAGAGTCTCATCATCCGCAGTGGATTCAGAAAGGCTTAAGATGGCGTCTCTTACATCAGGAACCTGCTTTAAAATTATCTTGTTTTGGCACGTGCTCTCGAAAGCATCGATAGCCTCAAGTGCTTCAGACTTAATCGAGCTTAATTTAGTCAAGAAAGATGTCTTGTCATCATCAAAAAAGACATATTCTCTCAAGAGAGACATCTGCTTATCGTTTAGATGAGACCCAAACTTTTCCTCAAGCTTCTTACGCATAATATCAACGACCAAGCTGTTCGCGTCAGGGGATTTCATCTCTTCAATATCGGCCAGCTTTTTCTCTTTTAGAAGATGTGAATGTAGTTCTGACTCGAACTTTGCGACAACAGACACATCTGGATCTGACGCTCTCCATTCTGCTAAAAGAGTCTGGACTGTCGCATATGTCTTGTAATCAGGAACTCTTCTGGAATAAAAGTTTGACTCACTCAAGTTATAATTTATATCTTTGATGAGTGCTGATTTTTGCTGTGTCAACAATCTGGTGTTGATATTCTTTGAAGCTGTTTTTGCCTCTCCGATTATAGACGTCGCAAGAGAATCGGAAGGAACAGACGTTACCATGATCGCTCTAAAAAGTCTAAACTCTTTGAATAATTCTGTACCAGGAGCGAAATGTCGCTTTATTAGAGAAAGAACCCTGTTCGCCCTCTTGACATCTCCTTCTACCATGGACTCAGAAACAGCTTGAGAAAGCTGTGCAAACAGCAACCCAACATTTCTTTTTTTATTATGCTTAACTTTCATCTATTTCTCCGGCATCGTATTCTTCAAGAGGATTTCTTTCCCCTTCATTGTTGTTTGCTTCCGATAAAAGCACTCCGCCTTGTGGACTCAAAATATTAACTAAAGAACTATAAACACTCTTCATTTCCGGAGTCATCGGAGAACGAAGTTTTGGCTTATGTGAATAACTATCATCATCGTAGGGTTCCGTTCCCTCAAAAGCAGGCCGAAGATAATCATCACCGAAAGGACGACGCATCGAATCTTGTGATCTCTTGTTTGTCACCATCCCTTTGAAGTCTGGCATGTGTGTAGTACCTGGACCCCGAGTGCTCTTAGAATTAGGTTGCTTTCTATACGCTGCTTGCGCTTTGATTGGAGACGATTCATCGTCAATTGACAAAGACGCGATATCAATGTAGTCATCATCTTCTTCTTCGTCGTCTACAATCTTTGAACCCGTCGAGGGCTCAGCAGTTAGAAGTTGACCGTTCGACGGAACGTCGGCAGAGAATAGGCCGCCACCCTCATCGCCTCCACCTTCTGCACCTCCACCTTCACCTTCAGCGCCGGCGCCTTCAACTCCAGCGTCATCAACCTTGTCTTGTATCCGACCTTCTTGAACTTCTTGTATCTGCTTATCAGTTAACCCAAGAACATTCTTCTGTACCCACCGGCGGTCGAGCATACCTTCAGGAACCTTACCAGCTATATCAAACCTTTGAGAGATTAGCTCAAGCTTTTGTAATTGTGCAACTGAGGACGGGTTAGAAAGCTTCAGCTCAAAATCAAGAAGGTCTTCGCCGTCAAAGCCGTGCACATAAAGATGGATCATAGCAAGTTTGTTCAGCTCGGAAATAACAGTTTTTTGAATTCTCTGGATAGTACGACTGAACCTTATGTCTTCTTGAGCTAAGGTTGCTTTAGCACCGATATCTTCATCATACCCAAGATACGCTTTAGGAATCTTAAGGGCGGCAAACAGTTTCTTTTGAATGTATTCAACATCTTCGATCGCAGCTGTGTTTTGGCCACCAGCTAAAGAGTCAATTCGTGTGCCACTATCGCCGCCACGAACAGGAATGAAATAATCTTCATCAACACTAAGTGGGTTGTATCTTAGATCGACCTTACCAGAGGATTTGTCTATCACTGGTGCTTTTTTAAGAACTGACGTTGCTTGCTCCATGTAGTTAGGAACATCTTCAGGAGCAACGTTACCTACGTCTACGTAGAAAACCCTTCTCTCAGGAGCTCTGATCACCCTGTAGACCAACATCGCATCTTCGATAAGTATCAACTGGCGCCAAATTCGGCGGGCTGACTCGAGGACGCTAGACCCATATGGGAGGAAGGCGTCATTTCCGAGCAGACGAAAGTGAGATATTTGCCAGTTCTCTAAAGATTGATTTCCTTGAGTAAGCCAACGAAATCTTACTGCTGATGGGTTCTCGGGGTCAAACCCTTCTTCTCTTTCCATTTCAGATATCGGAATCGGGTAGGCATTGACAACACCATAATTCGGATCGATATCATTAAAAAGGAAAAAATCTCCGTACTTACAAAGATTTCTTACCCACATGACGAGATTAAATTCTACGTTGAGAGTGTCATAGAAGAGAGACTCAAGTATCTCTTTCTTTAGATCATCCTCACAGTAAATGTGTAAAACTCGGCCATGCTCGTCAGGAGACACTGTCTCTTCAGAGTAGATATCTAGAGCAGAAGCAATCTCAGGAGTCGCCTCCATCTCGCTAAAGTCACTGTACCTTGACATTCTATCGAAGGAACCATAGGCACTCAGTGTGTTAGAATAAACGTCATTATGAGCGCGACGGAAAGTCTCAACAGCAGATGACTTCATATTCGAAGTAACGGATGATCTTACCCTCCGCTTTACAGTGGGACCGCTTCGAAAGAGGCTTGTCAGTCTCTGAAATATATTTCCCTTTTCAGCCATATCAATCCTTACTTACAACTTAACTATTATAGTCACGATAGCAGCCACTTAAAATCTACAGACCCAGAAACAGCAGGATGACTTTCATCCATTTCTACTGGCATCCCTTTTCTCGCAAGATAAGCCATCTCGTACGAATAGGGGCTTCTAGGCTTCGAGTCACGTGACTGTTGTTTATTGACTCCAAATGCGGCTAACATAGCAGAATTTATATCAACTGACTTGGACGATTTCTTTGACGAGTACTCATACAACCACAGACCAATTGCTAACGACATGACTAGATCATCATTTTTACCGCGCTGGGCTTGAGCTTTCGATCCGCTCCACACAAAGGTCTTAAACTCTGACACGAGTCGAGATGAATATATGTCAACGCGGTTATTTCTTATCATCTCCTCAAGCTTTGTCAGTATCTGAGCACGACTAGCTCCCTGGGTAGAGAAACCAGCTTTGCCAATAGCTCCATCACCATATATGGCATTAAACTTGTCTTTTTCTTTCGCAAAATAGATGTTTTTGTAATTCATTTCGCGGAGTTTCATCAACACAGCATAACCGTATGTGTTGCTTTCTGGACAAACTACAGCATCCCCATATCGACGTCCTGCTTCTGATAACAGTACAGCAAGTTGGTCTGGCGGAACTTTGCCTCTAAACTCCGCCACTACCTCTGATTCTGTGGTATCTATCACATGGAAAGTAGAGTAATCACTCCCATCACCTCTAGCAACATCAGAAGATATTACGTAGTTATGACCTTGTATAAAGTACTTCCATACCCAGACAGCATTCTCTGGTCCCCATTTCTCTATCGGAGACCGAATATTCATTTGCAGCCGCTCTATGTCTTCTGTTGACAGAAATGTGTCACCAGACGCTTGGAAATCGCAAAGCAACTCTTGTGCAATCTGTTGCTTGTTAAGATTTCGAGCCTCTTTTTGAAACCATGCATCATCTCTCTCGGGGTGGACATCCCAAGGAAGCTTTATAGCGTTAAACTCGTTAGATTTCTGCTCGGCGCCATGGTAGATGTCGTAGTATTGGCCGCCAGTCCCATTCGGGGTTGAAACTAATATAGCTCGACCACCAGTTGAAAGAGTGGGATACAGACCCTTCCAGAGCTCATCAAAGTTTCTAATAAAAGCAGCCTCATCCACAATTAGCAGTGACAAGGCTTCAGAACGACCAGCATCATCGGACGTTGGTACGGCTTTTATTTGAGAACCATTACTAAACTCTATCGCTTGTGTATTCTTTGCAGTAATTTCAGTTATCCACATCCATTGTGGTATTCCAGACAGTGCCACCTTGACTTTCTTAATAAAGTTTTGAGCAACCGCTAACTTCGTGGCGATTACCAGAATGCTTTTATCTTTTCTGAACATAGCCAGCCAGACAGCATAGGCTGCAGTTAGGGTTGAAAGACCCAACTGTCGTGACTTTACTACTACGTTAAATCTATGATCGTTAAACTGCTGTAAGCAATCATCCTGGAATGGAAAGGTGTGAAATGAAATTCTTCCCTTCATAGGATGCTGAATCTGCACGTAACGATTTATAAAGTAAGCTGGATCTTTTCCACACTTTACAATCTCGCTTATTTGCTTTTGCTTACTTAGCGGCGGCATATCTTCTAACTAACTTGAAGCTTTATGTTTGCACGAAAATACGCGATCTTTCGTGGAGAATTTGAAGTCGCAGACACAAGCTCTACATCATCATCTCTTTCGATCTCTTTAGTCACCAGTGCTCGATCGGTGGCTTCTTTAAATTCTTGCTTAATTCTCTTAAGCTGCTCTGTAAAAACGTCATTTGCATATTCACGTTGAGCCTGCAGCTGCTGACTAAGCGCTTTCTCGCTTGCAAACTGAACAATGGACATCATCTGAAGCTCTAGAACTTCTCCATCTAGTCTGCTGGTGACCTTCCTGTCTTTTGATGAATATCCCCATGAAGTCTCTGTTGCTTGAGCCAGAGCTCTAATTTCTTTTAGGTTTAACACGTTCCTTCTCCAAGTTTTGTAAGAGCGGCTACTCTATTTCGGTAAGATTCAATCTCACTGCCTGTAGGTAAATATCCTTCGTCGCGGTTTAGTTTTCGTAACGGTTCTAAAAATCCTATCCAGCAATCAACGCAACACTTAGAGCTATGATATCTTGTTACGTCATTCGTATCCCTGATCATTAAATTACAAATTGGGCAATCTATAGGAACGTATGAAACATCATGTGCATCTGACATATGAGTCCTTTCCGTTCTTTTGGATGTCCAAGACGTTATCAACCACGTCTTTCATAGCATCAACGTGAGATATGATAAGTATGTTTGCAAAATACTTCTTAAGAGATTCAAGCAGTCTGGAGCATGCCTCAATGTTCTTATCATCTAAAGCTCCAAACCCTTCATCTATTATGAGTACGTCGCTCCTTGGCGCATTACATACGTTGATTAGTGCGACTCGAAGGGCTAGCGAAGAAATCATTTTTTCCATTCCGGAACCACACTCAATTATTCTCCTTGAATCTCCGTAATCTATAAAGATCTCCATATTGTTAGACTCTAAATCGGCTTCAAGGGAAAGGTCAAAGTTTACAACTCCTTGTAGGATCTTTGTTAGCTCATTGTTGATTTGTGGTAGCTGTAAAGACAAGATTGTGAGTGGGATACCCTTCTTGTCAACAGCTTGCATAAACACGTTATATGTCTCCCACCTTGACTTAACAGCGCCGAACCTCCGATTCTCTTCGATCAAAGTAATCTTCTTCTGCTTTGCCACACTTATCTGTTCAGTGAGGTATAATCTCTCTGCATCAAGATTGCTTATTCTATCCTCAACTTTCTTTAGCTGATCTCTCATTGCGATTACAGCCGTATCTTTTTCTTCGTCGATGGAGCGAAGGCGCATCTCTCGAAGTTGAGTCTTTCCTTCCTTTATGAAGTTGATAGCATCCTGATGATCACTTTCAATCTCTTTCATTTCTAAACGAAAGTCTGAATGGCTAATTCTCAAAGAGCTCTCTTTCTTCAAGAGGTCCTCGTATTTAAGCAGTCTTTCAGACAAGCCCTTTTCCATCAGCGCTTGTATATTCGACTTGAGGGCTCTTAACTCTTTTCTCACACCAGTTATAACAAGTTTTTGATCATCTAACTCAGAAGCGCTCTTGTGGGCATCTTTGATGTACGGACATTTTGGGAATTGGTCACCACAAGGCACTCTCTCAAGTTTTTTAGCGGACTTTTTCTTGCTGTCAAGGCGTTGTAGTTCTAACTCTAACTTTGACTCTATTAGTTCTTGCTGCGACTGTAGAGCTTTTTGAGTATCAAATTCTTTCCTCAGTTCTTCAATGGGGAACTGCTCTTTTATAAGGCCAATCTTTTCTATCTTTTTTGAAGCTGTGTCAATGCTGTTAGACAGCTCAATTATCTTTTTTGAAAGAGTTTCGCGCTTGGTGTTCATATCAGAAAGCTTTTGTACCTGCTCCTGTATTTGCTCTTTCGTATAAAGCTCTGAATCTGGTAGAGCAGCTAACTTTATCTTTAGGTCATCCCTATCTTTCTTAAGAGATACTAGCTCTTCCTCTACTTCAGATATCTCCAAATTTAGCTTCTCTCCAAGGGATGACTGTTCATCAATCAATTCTTGCCAATTACGATCAGGAGCAGATCTCATCTCCCCTCGAAGCTCAGACATCTCTCCCTTAGCTATCTTTAACATGTCATCAAAGATCTGTAAGTCCAAAAAGCGGGTCAGTATATTCTTACGTTGTGTTGAGCCCTCTTTGATGAAGGCATCCATTCCACCTTGAGAAGCGAATGACGTCATCATAAAGTCGTCTACAGTACCGACTAATTCGCGCAGAGTCTTTTCTGTTTCTCTGCGCTGTTCACCGGTTGCGTCTTCTATTGGGTTACCCGATTCATCTATTCTGAATAGATTCAAATTCGTTGGAGCAGATACGACACCGTTTCTGTTGGTTCTCTTTACTGTCTGTCTTTCTGCTCTCCACATCTCTCCAGCTACTGAAAAGTCGGCGGCGGCTTTGCAATAATTCTTTCGATTGTTTACGATATGGATGTTCTTAAGAGTGCCACGATCAGAGGCATTAAATAGAGAATAAGATATCGTGCCAGGAATTGAAGATTTGCCGACCCTGTTCTTACCGAATATTCCCGTTATACCGTTCAAGGTATCGAAATCTATTATGTTGCCTTCTCCATACCCAAACGTGTTATCAAAATTTAGGCGCCGAAGTCTCCACTGGTGTGACTTGGCGGAGGCCTCTTGAACACACCTTCCGAATACGTCTTTATGCAGTTCTCGTAGTGACTGTCTGTCTTCATCAGAAAGCTCCATACGCTTGACGTATTCAGACATCAAGGCGTCTTGTTGTTTGAAGCTTCTAAGGTCATTCCTTGATATTTTCCCGATGCTTGTCGCGATCTCAGTATCAGCCCCCTTGAAGCTTTCCTGCTCATTCTTGGAGACGACCTCATACGCATCGTACTTTTCCCTTAAGGAATTCTGAAGCTGCTTAAATTCAGTTTGAGTCATCCCTTTATGGATCACTCTAAACCTTGAACCTGTCCAGTCATCTTGGACTTCATCCAGTGTCGAAGAAACATCTCCTTGCCACTTTATTGAACGAAAAGCATGGTCATTCTTCAGTTCTATAAATTTAACATCAAAGTCGTCTTTATCTCGAATTTCCCAAAACAAGAAACCTTTCTCAACGTCCTCGCCATAGTTCTGTTGTATCGTAGAACCAGGGTATGCTACTTTTTCAGTCAGAAACTGTCTCTTGTGGATATCTCCCAGCATAGTGTAGTCGAAGCCTTTAAAAAAGTCAACTTTAACGCTATCGCCATTAATTTCCCAGTCTTGGTCAGTTAGTGAACCATTCACAGGACCGTGATATAACGCAATGTTGATTCCATCTTCCGGAGGCTTTAAGTCAGGCCAGCCCTTAGGGTCAAAACAACAAAATACACACCAGTTGTACCCGGGAATTCCCGTCGGATACACTCCTGTACCCTTCATGAGTTTGATTCTAGGGTCACCAATCGCTCTTACAATCGGCGTAACTGCATCTAAACGATCTTCGTTTGTCATTAGACCGTCATGATTGCCAAGTATTATATGCACTGGAGCAATGTCAGCAAGGCTGGTGAACCACCAGCGTAGGATATCGATTAGCTCTGGTGAGATTCCTTGGGTTTTAGAATGTACAATGTCCCCACCCAAGAAGATGATATCAGGTTGCAATTCTTTTAGTTTCTCGAATGATTGAGAAAACACTTTTCTATATTCGTCGTGGCGGGAAAGGCCTCGAAAGTGAATATCTGCAAAATGCGCGCACTTTAAAGTCATTAATTAATACTCCAATATCTATATTAAGGAGCCGGAGCGAATTGTACTTATTAGAGATCTCAATCTATCGTTCGAGGACCACGGTACTGCTCGCTCAAGCATTTTAGACAGTTTACCGAGAGGCATTTCTCCGACATCTGTATGGGGCTCTATGTCTAAAGTTTTTACATCAACGTCATATGAGTGCAGTAATGACGCAATTTTCTGTGATTTTAGTTTAGCGTCCGGATCAAGTACTAGAGTCACGGGTGTATTATTCTTAACAATTTCTTGGAATAACAGGTGGTTCTCGCTTAAAGAAGACCCGAGCAGGCAAGTAGAGTTTTGAACACTCTTTATTAAGTCAAATGGTCCTTCTACCAAAATCAGTCGCTTAGACCAGTCTATATTAATCTGGTTAAAGATAATTTCAGACCTCTTTACTTTTGGGTTTACATACTTCCTGTTATCTTCATCGATTGAGCGAGCAGTGTAGTAATTTAAGAAGCCCTCTGAATCGAAAGACGGAATTATAACTCTTCTGCGTAGACGACCGGAGGGAACGGCTCCCATTTTAAAATACCACATTTGCTTCTCGGTAACCCCACGCTGAAGAACATACTTTTTTACAGCCTTAAGATCCGGATCGGCATTTCTACCGATGGCTGCTAGTAGCCTAAAGTTTTCAGGAAGCGTAATTCTCTCTTGTTGGGCTTCTTTTTCTTTTACCTGTTTGTGAAAGATGTCTTCAGCGATGTTGTAATATCGAGGAGCGTGAATCTTGAAGAAACGAGCGAGGCCCTTACCTCTTGTACCACACACCCAGCAGTGATAAAACTCATTATCAACCCTAAGACACAGCTTCTTCTTATGCTTTTTTCCGTATGTCGAACACTTCGGATTAATACAGCAGATCGCAGCATTAACTCCGTCTCTATCTAGAAGAACGTCACCAAAAGCATCTCGAATCAGCTTTATTCTTTTTCTTATGAGAAGATCTTCACTCATTAAACACAACCGGCTGCTGCTACAATATATGCATCTGCTATATCATAACAGCAATCGGCTGGTATTACATGACCTTTTCTTGCGCCTGACTTGAGGGTTCGAGTCGGCCACTCGAAAGTTGGTTCCTTCTCTTTCACAAAATTTAAGACTTGGTCTTTCGTGGTTACATCAGACTTCTTGATTATTTTCAAGCCAGCGAGTTTTCTAGCAGAATTGACGTTCACAAACTCTGGCTGGACATTTAGCTCTTCGAATGCGATAAGAGTGACAATACCGTTGAATCTTGCCAGCGTAACGATTGTCTTTGCGCTAGAGAATCCAGGACGGAACGCTTGTAGATTCTCTTCTATCGCGACATCTGTTACTTCATGATCTCTGCTTATATCACGTAGTGCTTCGCGGACGGCTAGTGCTTTGTCGAAGATGTCTTTCTTTTTTGAAAGCTCAACAGCCCCGGCAGTGACTATGCTACCTGCTTCATTTAGCAAACACCACCCGACATTTGATGTAGATACGTCTAGTCCAAGCCTCATTAAAAGTCCAGCTTTATCCTAATCACAAACTTATCATTCTCTCTCTTGACTAAAGCTTGAGAGAAATTTGTCTTACTTATAATATTAAGATTTTCGTCATGTAAGTTAACGTTAGTGATATAGCAAAACTTTGTGCCCTCATCAGCAGGCTGATCCGTGGGGTCTAATTGCAGGAACGAAGGATTCGTAGAAAGATCTAGATCACCACGATCTGCAGGTACATCTATACGCAAAACGTGAATGTTTTGTTGACCATCAAAAGATACCTCAAACTGATCAGCGCCGAAACGTGGAATGAGGGGTGTCTGTACTGTTGCAATACCTTCTTCATATAAAAGGGCGCCGACAGGATTCCACTTTGCTCTTGGAGTATCACAGTCGGCCCTGTATAGGCTCCCGCTGTGATCGTTAAGTGTTATGGCAACTCTACCGCCGGAGCCTGTTATAGACGAATCTGTCAACACATACGTACCAGGATCAATCTTATTTCCGTAGAACAGATTACTAGCATCAAAAATTGTGATTTCATTTGATGAAGGGTCTCGAGTTCTATTATAGATCGTCAATATTGAGCCAGCTGGAACACTTGGGTCATCAGGAGTGGCTCCTTGTAGGCTTTCAGATATACTACCTTCTGTCTCTGTACCTAACAATCCTCTACCAACCGATGCCGTTGGCAGCAATTCAGACAAGTTGACAAGCATTAGATTTTTAGAGCCAGAATCATCCTTATACAAAGACAGTGAACCCGTCAGTCCGGGATCCGTTATACCCTCCTCAAGAAGCCCAAAGTTTGGTATAAATAAACCGTTGTCGTTTGGAAGAATCGTCAGGTTTCTCTTTCTAACGCTACCTGTTGTGAACAAGAAATTATTTGCAGTTGACCACCCAGTCGAATCGTCTATTGTTGATCCAGACAACGCGAATAATCGAGGCCACACACCTTCTACGAATTCTTTGGTAAAGTTTTCTAAGTTTAGATAGTGTCCGCCGACGCCGAATGATAGGGGAACGTTAAACGGGTCGTCAGTAGATCCCCTAGCAGTCTGGAATGGCGTTTGCAAAACATCACGCTCTGCTGTGTCTTTTACGAAGAAGGGAGGAAGATAGAAGAGAAGCCCTGATGACTTTTCACTCTCCAAGCTCGTAAATCCGTTCTGGCGAGCTTCATCAATCTCAAAGTCTGTACGATACTTGTTATAGATCTTTACCTCATGAACTTCTGCGTTCAAGGGGTGAGTGAAAGAAAAGATATCTGGTTCACCGGGCTTGTCAGCAGGATTAGTTTCATGTGTGATAGTCGGACCGTAGTAATTCATTATTCCGTCAGAGTAAGCAACATCCGGATTAAAGAACTGTGAAGTGTAGTCTTCAGTTGTGCCTCCATCTGAATTAGGACCGACATAAAAGTTACCAACAAATAAAGCGTCTGGTGGGCCTAAGCCAGACAGAGAAGGTAGCCCTCTATCTACAGTACTCGGTAGCTCACGCTGTAGATAACTACCACTCAATGCGGAAGTGGGAATATCAAAAGTTCCCTTAGTCTCACCGTCGATGATGAAGGAACCTGTGGAGTTCTGAGTATTATTGTCCCACCGAATGCAACAGTGGTGCCAGCGATTTCTAGTAAGTGAATTATCTGACGACGAAAATATGAAGTCATAAGGTTCAGTACGAGTTGAGTCGTTTAGAGTTAAACTACACTCTGATGGCGGTATCTCTGCAGAATGACTCAACTGTAACATCAGTCTGAAGCCATCCACAAAGCCATTAGAATCCCTTGAGCTTCCAGAGACAAGGGAAACAGCATACGAACTAGAAAGATGCAACAGAGTGCCGGCTGGAAACTCTCCATGACGTGTGAATTCATGATACCGGGGGTTGATATAAAACTCAAACGAGAATGATCCAGTAGGTCTATATTTGTATGACCCTGTTGCGGGATATATCAATACCGCGTCTTCAGGTACCGTATCATCTTGTGTTGAGAAAAAGTTTAGGGTGTTATAGTTCGTGAATGCCCAGTTACAAGCCTTACCATATCTAATTCTATAGAACGGATACAAGACGTCCTTGATGACGCACTTTCTTATCGTATCGCTAGTAAAGCGGAATGAAGGTTCGAATCGAAAGACTTCGACCTTCTTGTTGAGTCGAGCGTTGGCTGTCTCTGCATTCACGGCAGTCAAGTATTCTTCTAAAGAATTCTTGTTAACTCCCGTCTTTATTATATCTTGTCGTAACGACTCAGCTGTTTCATCATCTACAAGGTCATCAGAAAAAGAAAGAACCACCTCTTTCATCTGCACGGATGCGCCGGGATACACAGGTATCGATCCCGTGACACCACTACTGGATGATGAAAAGGTTCTCTTAGGTTTCGCTAAGACCTTGAAAGAATCGAAATAGCTTTTGTCCAGCTTGAAAAGGGACACTCGGACCCCCTACTAGAAATCGAGTCGCACTCGAACAGTCAAATCCTTCTCATCATTCTTCTCAATAGGGCGAGAAAGCTTTGCGACGGCTAGTAGATTGTCATTCACATCGTATAGACCAACAGTCGTAATGTACGTGAATGAGCGTTGCACGTCTTCTTGTCCTTCTTCAATCACTCTGATCCTGTTATCAGAATCGGTGTATGTTGGGTTAGAAGAATAGTTGAATTCGTCTGCTGTCGCTCTGCAGAAGATAAGAGTAGAATTGATGTTTGTATTGTTTTGGAACGTCGCAGCTGTCAATGAACCTGACGAAAATCTAGTCATACTAAGGTGATCAACAATATCATCAATGCTAGCAGATGTCATTAAGTCAGGAACCAACTTGGTCGCGCCAACGCCGGCGCTGAACGAAGATAGTCCCATTATTTCCTTGCCATACGGCACATCTAGATTGTCCGCGCTAGAAGCTGCAACCATGGCAGAGATCGCGCCTGAGAGATACTGGTCTCCTGCAACTGCTCTTAATTGTGAGGCAGCGCTTCCTCGACCACCAAGGTTGAGAACGACTGTTCCGGCATCGTAAAAAACAAGCCCTACGTGCTTAGATGAGTCGGTGGAATCGACAAGGTTACCAACCTCCCCGCCGAAAGTTCGGCGTCTGTTAGTCGATGATCCGAAATCTGTAAAGATACTGGCAGACCCGGTCGCTGTTTGAAATAGATTTTGCTCACCGGTGACTGCATAACTCCTGTTCGTTTCATCAGCTCCATTCGCGAATTGATACATCTTCATTGCGAACGTTTCTCGCTTGATCTTGTCTCTTGTAAACAGGCGTTTGAAAGATATAAACGCGGCGTTGTCTACCTGGTCATCGGTGTTCGTGGATCCGTAAGGCGTAGAGAATGATAGAGAAGAATCGCCTAGCAGATTGGCGGCATACTGTCGATATACATCAACCTTTTCTCTCATCATCAAAGACTGAGACGGGAAAAGAAGTTTACCATTTGAGTCAGTACCTGTTGAAGAACTGAGAACTGTAGCCCCAGATTCGTAGACACCAACCGTCATGTCAAAAAGCGGATTTGCTGTCTGTAAGGTAAAATCTTGATCATATACTGTTTGGTACAAAGATGATGTTACACCAGGACCAACGCCACCTGTCACGAACTGTTGGTATGACTTCCTTGTCGCAGAACCTGATATATCTTCTTGAATAACATCGACCAGTTGGTTCAGGACAGAACGTGATGTCTTTACGTCCGCTGCTGATATTTCTTTAAACGTTGCCACTTTTTCCTCACTTCTCTATTGTAGCCGTCAATTGGACTACGACGCCAGACTGTACACCTGTTGCTGAAAATGTAGTGGAAATTTGATTTTTGTTATCAGCATCACCATAATAGGTAAACACACTATCTGATATAGAGCGCGTCTTAATTTCTAATGTCAATGTAGAGCCGCCGGCGGCTGTTGTCGCCGAGTCACGGGTAACGATATACGTTGCAATTTCTTCTGAATCGATAGAGTCAGGTGTCTCACCCCCGCCGAGCTCCAGAAATCGATAGGGCAGCTTAACGAGGAATGTTTGATCTCTCAATTCTGGTTCAATGGTATTCTCATCAGCGAGAGCTTGGGTGAACACAATCGTTTGAGTAGCATTAGCTCCAGATCTCTTAAACGCAAGATTCGTCCCGGTCAATCCAGAAGAAGTGTAGGTAACGGTCGGTAGCTTGTAAAGAGTTGGATTAGACAAACTTATAAGTTTGTGCTTAAGCGCAAAGTTTTGGTTCGTCTGTGCCTCAAACACTGGTGTGTTTAATTCTATCTTTTGTTTACCGACAGTCCGACCAAACTTTTCTATGAGTGTATAATCAACTTCATCATCACCAAAAGCGAACTTCACAATCGAAAAGCTGCCGTCATTTCTGGCTAAGAGCTCTCTTCCATAGTCTGTTAGCACTGCATCAACGATTATGTTGTTAGTACTGTTATCCAAAAAACCCATCTAATTTCCTCCTGAACCATTGTTAAATATATCGCCCGGAAAACAACATAAACTATTCGTCATCATCTTCTCCAGCTACTTCCGACGCAGCCACGACTGATTGGTACACTTCATCGTTTATTGTTACTTCCAGTTTCTTTTCTAAAAGTCTATCTGTATTCATAAATTGAAACACATACTTTGAAAGAGGATCAATGGTCGTCGAATAAAACGCCGGGAAAGATTCTCCATTTCCCTTTACAACGGTATATGCTTCAGGGTTAAAGTAAATATTAACTTTCTCATGAGAAGAGTCCTTCATAGAGTCAACGAAAAAGTTTTCTTTAATCATCCAGTTTGGGTACTGCTTTGGCGCGCCGGCATAACTGACTAACTCTTTCTTGACTTTATTCTTTTGACTATCAAATGTCACTTTAACTTGTGTAGAGTACGGCGAGCTGATTAATCTGGCGTCCACTGCGACTAACGCGTAAATGTAAGAGCTCTCTCTTCCAAACTCGGTATCTATAAAATATGTAGGCATTGACGAATATGCAGAAGTTAAACTTTCATCAATACTCTCTATCGGCTTGTTCCTTATGATCGAATCATCAAAATCGAGGTTTGCTATTAGCTCGAATGCTTCATCAACGCTGCTTCTTCGATATATTTGAATATATTTCACATCGCGCTGTGGGTTTACTGGAGGCGCCCAAGTAACATAAAGATCTTCAGAGCTGTAGTCGAAGTGATAGTTGATGTCTTGCGGCGGCTCTGGGGCGCGGGCCTCTGTGATTTTTGCTCGTACGGGAGATGAAGGCTTTGAGGCAATGAACATAGTTTGTATGTACGTACGACCATCATCAGAAGTCACCGGTATTTTTACTTTTGCCAAAGTTGTCGCTATATACTCGTATGTCTGCCCATATGCAACTTGGGAATCATAAGCAGCGGATGGACTGTTTCCCATTGCTAGCACCACAGGCATTGGATACCGTTTTCCCTTGTACACTCTATATTTTTCAAACATGACGCCTATGACAGAAGCTTCAGGTACGAATGACTCTTCGTCACTTTTTGTTATATCAGCAGATGGGACATCAAATACTCCCTCATCTTCTGTTACAAAAAAGTCGGTAGGGTGGGTCATAGATTGTGAATACTCGGAATATCTACTTATCAGCGCGTCGTTGTATAGTGACGCTCCTTGTTCTAAAGCCGGCTTAATAGCCATCGTAGCATACCCTGTGTTTAGAGCTAATGCGGACTTGACCTTCTTTTCCTTAGTGACAAATTTGACAAACTGTTTGTTATCAGGTCTTTCGTTCAGAGAAGGAGGAACCATGTTCGAAGATAGATAGCTTGAGTTGACTTTAGTCTTTGCAGCAAGAAGCCTTACAGCATCCTGCACACTCGACTCTTCAACAGCTGCTGAATATCTATTTAAAGCTAGTCTCATGAAACTTTCGAGCGCGGAGTCTAGCGACTGGTTGCCGATGACAGAAGACTTAAGACGTTGAGCGGACACATCTTCCTCTGTAATAATAAGACCATTATTAAGAGCTTCTAGCACTTCCTCTCTGGTTGACTTAAGGGAAGAAGATCGACTCTGGCGGCCCATCATTTTTTTCTTACTATCAGATACCGAAAATTTTAGTTCAACATAACGCGGGACACGAGCGTTCAAGTTTGTCTTGTCGGCGGTTCCTTTTCGTAGGAACCTCTCAGAAAGATTTCCATTTATAGCCTCGTTACCAGACTCATCGACTTTCTCGTCAGGCGTAAAAAAATTGTAAGAAAAAGTTATAGATAACGAATTAACTTCTGGCACATCAAAAAGGTTAAGCGGCTTACTTGGTATTGATTCGAAACTCAAACTACACCTCTCTTCCTACTTTTAGTGACACTCTGTAAGTATACATATCAACGCCTTGAGACGTCTCTAGACCTATCCCAACCTCATCTTGTGATGTCAGCCTTGCTTGTATTGCAGCGGATTCTTGAGATGATTGCTCATCATCGACATCGTCGTCTAAGTCTAGTTCGAAGGTAGAGTCATCAATAGGAACGCAGATAACTTTCTCAAACAGTACACCCTTGTTAAGTCTGGTTTGCTCGAACTCTGGAATAAATCTTACACCGTAAGAATTCAAAAACTCGAAAGCAGAGTATTCATAATGGTCTTCCATTCTCACCTTATCAATGTCTATTGAGCCTTCGGAATAAAAGGCCATATCTGACACACTTCTTGAAAGTGGATCGAAAGCAAGATTTGAAGCAGACAAAAACTCGACTGTTGTGGTATCAACATATCTCAGCGCTGGCACGTCTATTTTATTACTCTGACTTCTCTCTCCAGCTGTAAAAGAACTCTCAAAAAAATTAGCGTCAAGTTGTAGTTCTGCGTACTGTTTAAGAGCAAAGTCAGTTAAATGATTTTTCACGATATCATCACCGTACATTCTTTGTGCATGATATCTCCAAATTTTCGCGCACGAGAAATTGTTATCTACATTCAGGAACGCCAGGTAAGGATCAGCTCCTATACAGAATAAGTTTCTTGAAAACTCAAACTCCTTATCCTTGTATTTAATATCAGGATCTGTCAGGTCGACTTTCTCTATCAGAATAGAGAAGACACTGTCATCTACATTTTGAGCAGCAGATGATGAAACATCTTCTATTTCAGCTGGCTCGTATCTGGTCTTTTCTATCAGACCCGCAGGTATACCAATACATAAGACTCTTTGTTTCTTTTGCTCTATAGATAATAAAGAGCGAAAACCATCTTTACTTGTGGTCTTATTTTTCACTTTGACGTTATTATACATCATGTCACTAGCGTTCAGAAAATAGGGATACGTTTTCATAAGCTTGGTGAGGTCAGAAGAAGGAGTCACTGAACCGAGATATTCTGATAACTTCTTTCCGTCTATCTCTGCGCTAAGAGCATCTCTCAATGAACCAAAACTATTATTTACATTTGAAAAGAATGTAGCTAAAGATGATGCAAACGTACGCAAAAACTCTTCTTCTTCGGCTAGCGATGATATAATCGAAGCCAACGTCGGATATGTGTCTATTATGTCAGATGTATCACGCTCGTCAGAGCTCAAAAACTCGCTTAATTCTCTCAAGTCGGTAGAGTAAGAAGATGATACTTTCACTTTAGTTCTTTCACCAGAAGAAGTCGAGGACTTACTCACCCCGGGAGCTTTGATTCTTGCATACATCGAAGACCCGGTGGTGATTGAGGCACGAGGACCAACAATCAGCTTAGCAAGCTTACAACATATCGAGATGAAAAAGACGCTAAAGGCGCTTTCGTTGTACCTATTGAGTATTGATTTAGACTCCACAAAGACTTTCGGGTCTTCGTCATCTATCTTAGACATACCCTGCGTTACAATCTGGCTATAGTTCATCATTGACTCAAATATAGCATTCGTCAAATCTGTCAGAGCAGACTTTACAATATCTTCGTCTATGGATAACGTCTTCGATGGATCAACAGAAAACCTTACACTGTTATAGGAAAATCTTCTTGAAAGTTTTTTAGCAAGTCTAGCTGCTACTTCCTCAAACGTCAGATCGTAGATTGACTCTAGGGTACCGGAGTCGGAGCTAGAAACTCTGTCTTGGGTTGTTATCTGTGATCTTTTTTCTGGTGATACAAACGTCTTGGTACCGGAAGACTCTCCAGGTGGAGGGGAAACAGACACTTTTCTTGGGTTTGACGTTAATGTAGTTTTTTTCCTTCCGGAACCGGCGCTTGCAAGCTTTTTTCTTAGCCTTTTTGAACGACGCAACACTGTTGCTGGACCCGGTAACGGATCACCTACACCGTCGTAGTCTTGAATTTTCTCCTGACGAAACGCCAAGTACATCATGAATTCATCAAGTATGTCTTTACTTTCGGCTGCTTCAACCATTGCTTGGAGACCTACCATGAACTTCGTAAAATTAGGAGCAACGGCCGCAGACAGACTCATCCAACCAAGGATACCAGTCAAGAAACTAACGGCATAAGAATCGCCGGTTCCTATACTGGAAGTGTCGAACAGCGAAGTGATTTGTGAACTCACACGGCTCAAGCCATCAGACGTGGCTTCATATGGGGTTTCATATTCTGCTATTTCGCCGTTCTCATTAACACCATAATAAACCACTCCAGAAGTATTGGAGGCTCTTTCAGCGAAATCAAAACTCGTGAGTGTTTTCGTACCATCTGCTGTTATTATTTGAGACGGTTCAAAAGGATAATTGTACGTCTTTCTATTCGTTTCCGGGTCTTTACCAGAAAAGCATATTCCGTGTGCAGTCTTTCGTGTAAAGTTTCCGTTCGCTGTAACACGAGAAGGTTTCTTGATAGCGTTTTTATCTTCTTTTGTCATTAGAAGATTTCTCGCCCACAAGCTCGTGACTTCTATATTGTTTGTTGTAGCATCGTCACTGTTGTATTTCAGAGTGTTATATGAAAGAAGTGCCTCTTTCGATAACAAAGAAAGCATGCACTTAAGAGATATTTCTATATCATCATCATCGGCATCCACGAATAAATCATAACACTGACTGTCAGAACCCTTAAGCGCGGCAACATACGATTCTATTTTTTCATCCTTAGAAGAAACAAGCGATGTTCCTTGCTCTATAGCACGGTCTGAACTTTCATCTAGACGAGCCGATCCTGCCTTTAAAGCCCTATTATACTCTATCATCAGTGTGTACAAGATTTCGGTATAGCTTGCACCGTCTTCTACTGTCAGTCCAAAGGCAGTTAGCGCTTCTTCATATAGAGAGATATTTGACGGATTTAAGTTTGATCTAAACAACTCGCTTGACTTGGAATATTCTTCTAGCGCGGCGACTAACGGGACTTCAGAAAAACTAGTATCGTTAATAGAGATGCTTACCTGTTTGTCTACCTTTAGTTGTCTGACTGCCCTCTTAAGGCGTAGAAGATTACCAGCAGGAGTCCATCCAGAGCCATCGCGGATAGGCTCAAAATCAAAAGCACCAAGAAGTACGGGTCGTACTATCTTAACATCACTTTTGTTTGTGGTGTTAAAAGCTTTCTTCATTTGTCCTCTCGGTGAACCCACGAACTCTAGCTTTTGAACCTCTTTCTTTGGTGATGAAGCCTTCTGTCTGTCTAGAAGATTAGAGACATTCTTCTCTTGTCTTCTTAAGTTAGCTCTATCTTGTACTCTAGAACTTTGACTGGACTTTGCTCTATCAACAACCCGATTTGTCTTAAGCTTCTTTCGGCGTTCACGGCGTGACTTAGCGACAGTCTCTTCTTGGTCTTGTTCTGTCGACACTTCTGCTACGTCTTGAATGACCTGATTTTCATTCAGCAACAGCTCTTCTAAGGTCACAGGAGCAGTAGAGCCTTTCGCAGGATTGTCTTTAGTTTTTAGATCTTTTAATAAATCAGACATTACAGCCTCTTAATCTTAGTGAAGCTCGACAATGACAAGGTCTTCAAGGCGCTAAAAGCTTTGATTGATCGACTATAGATAGGAGAGAGCTCTTCATAGGCCAAGTTTATTGGTTGTATTACGTATTTATAGTTCACGGCATAATCTTTGCTGTAATGTCTATAATAAAACTCAGAAGTTGAATCATCACAATGTACAGTATCTATTAATACTCTACCACCGGAAGAGATAACGTATATCTTGAAATGGTCGATCGTGTTTGCTTGAGACGTTTTCCAGACTAAACGATTAAAGCTCTTGTAGTTTTCTATCCTAAGTGTATTGTCGTCTCTAGAAGACAGCGGAAATCTTATTTCATGAACCACTTGGACATCTGTACGACCAGCGACCACTGGGTCGGACGGTTCAAGACGAGAAGGCCGTGTCTTGTCCTGCTGCCGCTGTGTGGACTGTAGTGTAGCTCTACTTAACGATAGCGGGTTCTGGAACTTTGAAACCTTCCTTGAAAAGGATTGTAGCGTCCTTATATCAACATCACTTCTTGTCAGAGTCGGAAACAAAGACTCGGCAGAGGCAATAAGAGCCGTAAAAATGTACGTGTATTCTGTTCCAGGCTCTGGTGGCTTCACATTTTTTTCTTCTCTTTTTTCAGGATTATCGAAAAACTCACCAGCTTGGACTACGCCAAAGCTCTCTTCCTCTCCTGTCTTAGAATTTCGGCGTTCGACTAAGAAACTTATTAACGACTCGAACTTATCACGATCTTGGATCAAATTATTATCGAATAACGATTTCTGACCTCCTGACTCCAGCGTATTTCTGACTTCAGAGAAGCCGAATTCAGTGAATGTGGCAGACAGCTCGAATGACAGCTCGGCAGAAGCCGGTTCGGCGGACACTATCTTTGGAGCAGTGACAGACATTCTGACTTTTTCTCTTGAGGGAGAGATAGGGATCTCAAGAATTGCAGAAGAACCCACGATTTCACGACCTGCCTTGGTTACACCTACAGGTACGAAGCTGTAGGTTCTTCCTGTTTTGGTTGCCAAATCTGTGAAAGACACAGACGAATTTGGACCGAGCTGTTCAACACCAAGTGTTTGTAGATCTGGTGTACTTCCGACGTATACAAATCCGGAGCCGGTTGATGCCTTTCTCTTAGCGTCAGATGCGGTCGTCAAATCGTACCTTCTCAACATCACTGTAACAACGTCATCTGGTATATCTTTTACCATGACTTTGACGAATGTGTTTGAGCCGCTGGTCGTCATTCGTGGAACAGCTGTCAAAGCTCCCGTCTGCTTTACTGCAAACTGTTTTAAAGGCAAAACGACTGTAGAGGCGAACTTCTCGGAAGGCTTAGAATTTTCTCCGTATGCTACAGCTCTATAGAGCACTGGCCTGGAGGTACTTATCTCATCCTTAAAAGCTACCTCAGCGCTACCCTCTATAGAAGAATTATAAACAATACTCCACGCAGATCCAGAATCAGTACCTCCCTCTACAGGCGCAGTAAGTCGTCGAAATACTTTCAGGGTTTTGGCCATCCTATCACGGGGCGGGGTGATTCTCACAGAAATTGCGCCAGGTTTGATATATTCGGCCTCAAGCTTAGGAGCAGCATTGGGAGTAATAAACGTATTCAGTATCCTTGCATGGGGAATAACACATGACGCTTCATCTACTTTGATTCCTTTTTTATTCTCAAGTTCAAGCTTCAAGAAGAATGATGAAGCATCTACAAGTCTATTTCTCGAGATCCTTAAAACAAAATCTACTTTTTTCTGTCGTGGAGAAACACGAACAATAGGAAGAGCTTGAAGAGCTGTTGGTGGTGTAAAGACAAAACTTGAAGCTAGCGATTGTAACGGCTTAGACAGAGTCTTAAGAGAAACTAAAGACGACGAATTTATAGACGCAGGATCTTTTTTTGACTTTAAAATGCTTTTTGAAAATTTGGGGGAGCTTGGTACTTTAGCGTTTGGTGTTTGATTCACTGTTGTGCTTAAATTACTTTTTTTAGCACTCTTAGAAGCCTTCTTCTTAAATGGGTTAATGCCAGGAGTCGATGTGACGATAGAAGCCTTGACGTTTTGCGTAAATGGATCTAGTGGTTTCACCACAGTTGATAAAGCAGAAATGCTATTTAGCTGTTGCCTGGTCAAGCTTGCTAGTTTTGCGTTTGCGAGGTCATTGCTGATGTATTTTGACACATCAACACGGGTTCTGGCTATGATTTGCTCACGGCGTTTTTTTGCATTGCGGCGAACTTTTTTCTCTAACCTTTTAGTCTTTCTTTTCCAGCGGCGTGGAGAAGTAACTTTTCTTTCAGCAAGATTCTCATCAGGCTTTTTCTTATACACAAATGCATTAAGGTTATAAGAATCATTCTGTATGACGGCGTCTACGTCAAGCATTACAGTCACACGATAAAAAATGATATCAGAATCTTCACGAAATATGATATTTCTGATCTCAGCAGGATGAGAAGGCAGAGTGATAATATCCTCTTCTAGAACTGGGGCTCTTAGTAACATTAATCAAACACCACCGTAAATAGGTTTAAGAAAGTCTTATCGCCAGTGGAATCATCCATCAGCTTGCCGACGAAGAAAACATGTTTTCCAGGAGAGAATGGGTCGGCATCGGCAAATTCACCAAAATCTATCATTCGAAGCTTTTCCACGCTAGAACTCGTTATTTCCCATACTTGGCAAACTAAATTATTTTGAGGGCTTGTGTTTTCAAAAACAACTTCAGCAGGGGGACCAACACCTGACCACTCATTGCTACTAAGCCCTTCAAGCTCTATTCTAAGATCTTCATAAGAAAGCGGAGCTGGCTGCTGTAGTCTCGGAAAGTCTTTAAGTACCTTCCCAGACACTTTATTCACAGGTGGCAAGAATTGAAAGTTTCTAACATGAGTCAGTTTCTTATCCTGCCACAGACTTTCAGCGTTCTCAAGCAAGATTTCTTTTGGTGCAGCTTGAGACAAGGGAAACGTAGAATTTACCTCAAAGACGTTAGATTCAAGACTTAGCTCAAATCCAGTTGTTCTCTGTATAGCTTCTTCAGAGCGTAATGGGCGAATGTCACTAAAAGATTGCATCGAATCAGATATAGCAACAGACGCAGAAGCGACTAGCGATGATCCCTTTAGAAGCGTATCAGATCCAGTTAATATAGATAATTGACCATTGACCAAGTCAAATCCGTCAGTCGGATATAACATTCCTCCGTCCGCATCATACTCAGGTATCACCAAGTCTTGGTGGCGGTTTGCTGCTTCAAATTGAATTCTAGAAGTTACCTCGCTAGCAACCCTGGGGTTGGATATGTCTGTATCATAAAACGTGCCATAGTCAGAGAAAGTAGCAAACGAAAAACGAAGCTCACCTTTCGCTAGCTCTTGCCTGCCACGATCAGTTAAGAACGTATCAACAAACCTTGTCTTTTTGTCTAGTATTCCAGCCATACCCTTAAGTATTACTCACTAGAATCTTCACCACCCTGTATTTGCCTATATTGCTTGAGGGTTAGGGGTGGACGTGTTCCTGGCTTTCTCCGGATCGCGGAGTTTTTACTTGGCTCAGGAATTGTTCCGTCAAGAACACCTTGTACGATATCAGGTTCATATTGCACGATATCAGATTGCGGAAGAAGGTCGCTCTCTTGTTCAGGCTCTGCTGTTTGTAACGACCAATCTACATACATAGACCTCATTTCTTCGAAACGTTTTATTTCTTGATCAAGAGCGCCGAGATCACCGTGAGCAGTGTTCCAAGAACTCACAAGGACGGGAGCAACCTGCTTCATCACTGACGCAAACTCAGCTTTAATCAGCGCTGGATCGTCTTCAAGGTCATTAATCTGTTCTATAGCGCCTAACAGTTGCTCGTTAACTCGGTGTACGTGGAACATAAAATCAGAAGCATTTTTTTCCAGTGTCTCCCGACTAGCTCTTAAAGTCGCCAACTTTTCATCAATCACATCTGTAAAATCCATACATAACTCCATCTAGATAGATTACACGTTGAATTATAACTATCTTTTAGAACAGTATAAAAAGCAAAAAAAAACGGGTGGGAGACAAGCTCCCACCCGAAAAACCGAAGTTTTTAACTAACTAGCTGTAAGCTATTACTTACGCTCGATTGCAACAACCAAGTCGTCCGCGAGAATCGCGAACTTGAAGTCAATCTGACCAGTAGTTGTGTTAAGAACATAGTCGTCGCTAGAACCAGAACGCAGAAGTTGACCGTTGACGTAAACGTCAAGCTCGTTCTTCTTGAGCGAGTTCCAACCGCTAAGAGTGGTGTTATCACCCTCAACGTAAGCAACGACAACTGGCCAAGAACCAGCGCTCTCAGAAACGTCAGCACTGAGCTTGTTCTCCATGAGAGTAGGCTGAGTGCCTGTCAAGCTAACGTTAAGAGCGTTGATAGCGCCGAGGAGCGACGAGCCAGGGAAGTTGCTCTCGAAAGTAGCACCGTCGGTTCCTGCTGCAAACGCAAGAGCACCGTTGTAACCACCGTGAGCACCGCTGTCAGTCTCGACATGAAGACCAGATGCACCGGTGAGGTACAAGCCAGCCTGCGTAGCCTTGAGCTCAACACCCATAGAAGCGTGGTCAGATACAACAGAAGCACCACCAGTACCAGTCAAGAAGAGAGCCGCATCAGACTCTACAATCATTGTGGTACCGTCAATCTTGACTCTCGCGATGTCCTCAGCGAACTGAAGTTGTGCAGCGCTGTTGACCATCTCCATAGCTGAACCGGTAACAACGAGGCTTGATCCAACGTGGAGGTCACCGGCGATACCAGCACCGCCAGAAACTCTAAGAGCACCCTGATCGGATTCAGCAGCAGCTGAGGAGTCTGTGACCTTTACAGGAACCACAGCGAAGGTCGAGAAGCTCTCGTCGAATTGAGCGTGGGTTTGTGAGTTAACGCTAAGGTGAACACTAGCACCCGACTGCTTAGCAGCAATGTTAATGCGACCACCACCAGAGTAATCAGCTTCAAGGTCAAGCCAAGCACCACCGTCGATGACGGATGAGCTACCACCAGTTGTGTTAGCAGAAACGAGTGAGAAGGTTCCAGCAGAATCTATATCAATACCACCAGCAGTGGCGTTGAGACGGATAGCGTCGGAGTCTACAGAATCAGCAGTAATGTTAACACCCAAGAGGGCGTCAATATCAACACCACCCTGCTCAGAATCAATCTTCATCGAATCAGAAGCACTACCTGCAGCAGCAAGGTGAACTTGGTAGTTTGAGTCAAGGTAGATCTTCTGGCTGCTACCTTGTGACTCAAGAACGATGTCGTTGGTAGCGTGAGCAATCTTACCGATTGTCTGGTTACCGAACTCAGCGGCACCGTGAAGGTTGGTAAGAGCCTGAGCGTAGTACTTCAGGATACCCTCAAGGTCATCAGCATTGAATGCTGCTGCTGCACCCTGTGTAGAAACACCGGTCACTCCGGACTTAATAGAAGCAAGTGAACCGGTAAGTTGTTGTAATCTAATTTGTGTACTAGACATAGTTTTTCCTTTGAGCGCTTAAAGCGCTTAGTTATGTTTAGACAAACTCACTAACTAACTAACTAAGGAACGAAACTATACAAACTAACGACGTGAGGAGACCTCACGATTTTAAATATACAGAAGAAATCTATTTAACAAGATTTTTTAAATTTTTTAGAGATGCATCAAATTTTGCAAAATCGCTATTCACATACTTTATTGATAGAGACTCGCATTCAGACTTACCCTCGAAAACAAAAGAAAATCTACTTTTTTCGCGACCAGCGACTAAAAGAGGACACCCCTTGACTAAAAGAAAAGCAGCAAGGCCTAAGTCTGCTGTCTCAAAAATATTGGATTCTTTTTCCTGCATTACGCTCTCCTAAAAACTTTCCGATTACCAGAATCTTGACGCTTGTGGATTCTTTATTAACTATTATCTAAGTGACTTTGAAGACAACGATATCGACAACATCGTCAACTTTCATATCAAAAGAAAACTTAAGACTGCTAGCACTATCTATGTAGTAATCACGCTCGGAGGCATTTATTTGTGTCTGCGACCCACTGTGTAATAACATCCCATTCACAAAAACGTCGATTTTATCTTGATCGTATTGCGCTTCTGAGAAGTCGGTGGACGGGGTAGAAAAGCTCGTTCCAGCTGGTATACTAGAGGACAAAAAATAGATGCCTTTGCTTCTGTCTACTGGAAAGGATCCAGTTACTGCTCCCTGGAACTCTACGGGGCCCGTAAACACTGAGCCGGTAAGGGTCGCGACAACAGAGTCGTCAATATCAATAGTAAAGTTTCCTCCAGCTCCAGCGTCGGTAGAGTTGAGACCGGTCCCAGCTACGAATGCACGTTCACTTGTCAGTGAGCCAGTGGTCGAAAGAACTAGATATTCAGCATTGGAATCTCCACCTCCTGATCCCGATGACCCAGATGAGACCCTAGATATAATAGTGTCAACATAATCATCTTGGAAAAGCGCAAACGCAAAACTTATAGACCCAGAAGTCATGATAGTATAGTCAATAGTCTCTGCTGTGACCTCAGCTTGAGTACCTGAATGCATCAGCGTGCCATTAAGAAAAACATCAATCAAGTCAGGATTATACGAGACCTCTGAGAAGTCCGTTAAGTCTGTTATAAATTCTGTTTTTGCAGGGTGCGATGAAGTGAGGAGATATCGCCTCTTACTACGACCATCAATTCCGCCAGCCGCTGTTGTTGAAGATATCGTTATTGAATTGGAACCGGTTGTAATAGAAATACCGGGTCCAGCTTCTATCAACTTAGCATTGGGTAACGAGCCTGTTAGGCTAGTGACCATGTACTCTGCATTAGCGTCACCTGATCCTCCTCCAGATACGTTAATATCTTCTATCACCTCGGTTATCATGTCGCCGACATAGATGAAGGCCCGAGCATATAGAGGAACAGTAGAAGCATCGTAATCCTGTACAAATAGGACGCCGTTGAATGTGTCTAGCTGATAATCAATCTCTGCTTCAAGAGGGATGATGTTTGGATCAGTAGCTGGATTAGGACCAGGCGTACCTTTGTATAGGGTTACTGCATACGGATTAGGACGATCAACAGAGAATACTGGTGGTACAATTTGTACCCGACCCAGAGATCCAGTCAAGACCGCACCATTATCAAAAACCCCTAATCCCTTCTTCGGATTAGAACTAAGAGCCTCGTAATTTGAAGGTAGGGATAAAGCATAACCGTGAGGGCCGTTATTAGACGGCGAAGGTCCAGCACCAGAGTCTATAGAGTCAGCATCATAAGATGTACCGCTTATACTGGTTATATCAAATTGGACATATTCGATTGTTCCGGGCAAGCCCGCGCTAGCACTCTGTATCAAATACAGCGTCTTTTCGGGCTCTGACGGAATCTCCTGACCAAACGTGGTTTGGGCGGCAGGTTGAATATTGGTCGTGATCGTCTCTTGAGCATCCGACTTAAGAATACTAGTATGCGCTTTGTTCAGAAGTTTCTTCTGAGCAAACAGCGTAGCAGTAGTATTACTCTTTCCCGCCATTATGCAGTGCTCCAGTCTATACTAAGAGAGTCTATGTTTCCTGTCCAGTCTTCATCCGCGACAATTCTAATTATCACGTAATCCTGTCTCGACACCGGAGGTGTACTTCCTTCGGTACCATTAGCTGTTGCTCCTTGGAACGAACAATTATTTCTATTTCCGCCGGAATCTATAACTTGGTCTAGCGTTCCCTTGAGACAACCATCACCGTCTTCATCATTTGACGTATCACCTGGTTTTGCGAGGTCAAGCCACTCTGTTTGTCCGGGTATCTTTACATCGACGTGGATATACTTGTTGGCACCCAGCGAACCTGTGGCGAAGGCTCCGCTTCTTGGAATTACCTCTGCATCTCCAGTCATCTCCACAAACATCTCTGGCAGATCCGAAGCAGTATCATTTCTGAATGCTCTATAATATGCTCTTCTTCCGTTAGAAAGTGTCGAATAGTCAACATTATCATCTGGACCCTGATACAAACCGCCCTCTGCAACATTGGCAAAATCACCAGAATTTCCTTTAGCCTTCGGAGAATATAGTTTTCCGTCATATATTAAAAGACCGTTGTCATGTCCTGCGACGGAGTTCATGTTAGCTGTCGAATCCCATACGTTTGCTACATCTGTAATGTCTGCCTTCAGGTCATATGAACCAGATATCAGCCGGTAGTACTCTCCAGAAAAGTTCTCTGTGTCATCTACAGTCGAGGAGTCGCTAGCAGAGAAGATCAAGAAAGTGCTCTTGCTTTGCACAGGAGAATTTAAAGTAGACTTTTGAGGATGAAGTACTCTAAAGAATGTTGATACAGAATCAGCATCTTCAGGTAGAGAGTTAGTCAGCGTACAGTTGTAAGAAGCAGTGACATGCATATCACGTGATTGTGCATCTGATATCGCGGTGTCCAAAGCGGGAAGAGCCACAGTAGAATCGCTAGACACTGTTGTGTTTACATACCCTATTCCGCCGAACTCTATGCTGTTTATTGTAAGGTTCGTTAAGCTTAAACTTGAGAAAGCGTTAGATGCTCTAGAGTAGATATTGGAGTGAGACCCACTAACTTCAGCCTTCAAGCTACCTGAGACGTCCCCTGCTATATTATCGAAGTACTTAACGCCAGATAGATAAAAGACCGTGTCTCCACCGAAGTCATCAAACCCGATATTGGTGAATGACATATTAGTTGTATAGAAGTCGTTCACCCATTCAACGTATGTCGTCGTTCTGTCTGAGCCGCCTACAGAGTGAATTGCTCTGACATAGTTCCAGCCATTTCTTTGATCGGCTGCGTCAACATTAAACCGGGCCGTCCTAAACCATTCGTCAAAATCTGGATAATTGTTTGACCCTGTACGTGGTTGTGCTGTTGAGACGTTAGTGAACCCGGTACCATTACCATTAACAGATGATGACGCTCCAGAACCAGGGTATCCAGAGCCCGCAAAGGCAGCTAGATCTATTTGAGCAGCTGGTATTTCCGAACCATTAACTTCTAACTTAAGAATGCCTGTGTGACCATCTGCGAACCCTCCTGATGAAGAGTCTGTGTTTATGGGACCATCAATATCAGAAGTAAGATCAAATATACCAAGCCTCCTCGCATTCGGCGTCCCGTCTAGGTAGTCGTCGTTAGTGTTTGCCGCGCTGCCAACGCCGGCGGAGGATCCTACATTGGTAAAATCTGTTACGGGCTTCGTTGTTCCAAAGCTTAACTTCGCGTCTATCCCGTCATCTGCTGAAGATATGTCAACCAGATTGGAAGCTGGTGTTGCGTTAGAGTTCGCAAACGAGATGTCTAATTGGCTTATATTACCTGTCCAGGAAGCATCGGCTAAGACTTTGGCGACGATAAAATCGTTGTTCGCGATGTCATGTGTGCCAAACGTACCTCTCACAGTCGTCGTGAATGACCCGGGAGAGTTGTAGACCCGAGCACCTGACCCGTCAGTGTAAGTACCAGATGTGAAAAGTGTTGCCAGGTCCAGCCACCCAGTTGTATTACCAGAACTGTTGTCGGGAAGCTTAACATAGACTTTCACGTTAGAAGAGTTTAAAGTCCCTGAATCACCGACTATGGACGTACCTGATCCATAGAAAGTTAGTGCATACGAATTGGCGGTGCCACCTGATGTATTCTGATATTTTCTGTAGAATGTTCGTGTACCAGTAGTTATGCCCGTATAGTCCGGATTTCCAGACGGCGCAAAATCAAGGGAGCCCAGGTCGACACTATTTCTAAAATCACCGCTCAACAAAGAGTTTGTTGGAGCCACAAGCTCATCGTCATAGAACAATAATCCGTCAGTATGACCAGCGTTAGTGCCTGACATATGTAGGGAAGAATCCCAATCGAAAGAGCCACCAGTCACATCTGATTGTAGATCATACGATGCCGATTGAACCCTATAGCTCTCCCCTCGGAAGGTCTCAGATGTCGCTGTGGAGTTATCAGTAACATTATACAACAAGAAGCCAGACGCTGTTGTTGCGCCGCCAGCAGACAGATTTGACTTTAACGGATGAGTAACGTTGATTGAGGCGGCGACAGAGCCGTTCAATAAAGTCTGATCAGTTATTACTGAGCTTCCTGTTATGGAGAGTACTTTTGAAGAGTCCTCCCCTGATAAGGTGTCTATCGTCGGCTTTGCTTGACTGCTGATGGACAGGTTGGTAGTGTTAAATGTTATCGCATTCAAGTCATACACAGTTCTATACGCGTTCTCTACATCTACCCTGTATTCCACACTGCCAGATTTGAAGTATTTAACACCTGATAACTCTTTCAATCCGCCGACATCTACGGCTGTTATCTGATTATTCGTGGCTGTTAAAGGATCAGTGTTAGAGTCTCTCACCCACTCGACGTAATTTGTCAAAGAAGATGTTATGTTATTGACAATCTGTACGACGCGAGCGTAATTCCACCCATCTCTCTGGTCGCCGTCAACAACCGTCCACTCTCCGGTCCTGTGTTGAAAGTACGTAAACGTCGAGCCGTCACTAAATTTGGCTGAACCAGTCTGCGACAGTTGTGTAAAACCCGACCCATTCGAGTTAACAGTGGTATAAGTTCCTGAGCCTGGATCACCTGAACCCACGGTTGTGTCTGTTAATGAAGCCGTGTGAATGATTACACCATTGACTTCTAAAGCTATTTCACCTTTGTTAGCATCTCCAAAAGAGTAAGCCGGATAATTTACGTTGCCATTCCCGTAATCGGCGGCTGTGACGTGATAATTGAGGGTGCCATCGAAAGTTCTTCCGGCTGTAAAAATACCTTTTCTAAAATTGCCAGATGAAGTTGTCACACCGTACTGATCATTAACGTCCGCGGCGGTGCCAAGACCCGCAGAGGAACCCACGTTCGTAAATCCTGATGTTGAAGAGCTAGCTCCAAATGATAGGTAAGCCGTTGTGCCGTTATCATTACAATCTACGGTTGTAAGAGTTGGAGCTGGTGATGGTGCTAATTGCAGTAATATCTCATTAAATCTATCAACTGCTGTACCGATCGGAGTGCAGTACTCAAGGTCTGTGAACAGACCGTCTGTGTATGTGCCGTCTTCTGCTGCACCAATAACAGGCTGAACTGTAACTTGACCGCCACCATTGTCAGTTAAACAACTACTGGTAAACACCATCGTCGTCACATTGTTTACAGTAATTCCGCCTGCTTGTGAAACAGTATCTACACCTGAACCACCTCCACCAGAAGCAGAAGATGATATAACGAGCTGGCCCGATGATGAGGTCGTTACGCTGATACTTCCGGTCCCGACGATATAGGGAGTTATACCATCGCTAAGCGTCTGCAAAGATCCGGATAATCCTGCCTGAAAGATAGCATCACCGGTGAATACAGACCCGGTTAGGGTAGCGACAACAGAGTTGTCAATAGAGAACTCTTCACCAGATAACAACAGACCCGTACCAGCAGTGTATACTCTGCCTTCACTACCGCTGATCGTGATTTGACCATTAGAGGCAGTTGTTATTTCTATGCCTCCTGCTCCAGTTAGGTAAGCTGTCGTTCCGTCTGCTAAAGTCTGTAAAGATCCAGAAAGGCCCGACTGGAAAACAACATCTCCACTAAACACTGACCCAGTTAGCGTGGCCACTATCGAATTATCGATTGAAAATTCATTAACTGTTAAGTCGAGTCCTGTACCAGCAGTGTAAATACGACCTTCGCTGCCACTAATTGTTATTTGGCCATTGGAGGCGGTGGTAATTTCTATCCCACCCGCTCCAGTCAGGTAGGCTGTCCCGTCTGATAAAGTTTGTAGTGAGCCAGACAATCCAGACTGAAAGATGACATCTCCGGAGAATACAGCACCGGTCAGGGCAGCGACTATCGAATCATCGATCTGTAGAGTAACGTCGGAGTCTGTGCCGCCACCCAACAACCCATTACCTGCGTTTACGCTGGTGATATCGCCGATAGCCGACGAAAGGATGAGCTGTCCTGACGACGCGGTTGTTATGGAAATGCCACCGATTGTTGTAATGTAAGCAGTCGTTCCGTCAGACAATGTTTGTAGCGAACCAGAGAGACCGGACTGAAAGACGGCATCTCCAGTAAATACTGAACCTGTCAGAGTAGCCACGACAGAATTGTCGACTGAAAACTCGTTAGCTGTTAAATCAAGCCCTGTACCAGCTGTATAGATCCTTCCCTCACTGCCGCTGATCGTAATTTGACCGTTAGAAGAAGTAGAAATCTCTATTCCGCCAGCTCCAGTTAGGTAAGCTGTACCATCCGCTAGAGTTTGTAGTGAACCAGATAATCCAGACTGAAAGATAACATCACCCGTGAACACGGAGCCAGTTAAGGTAGCGATGACGGAATTATCTACTTCAAGTGTGACATCAGAATCCGTCCCACCTCCTAGTAACCCGTTACCAGCTGTAACGCTGGTGATATCACCAATCGCGGACGACAGGATCAATTGCCCCGATGAGGCAGTTGTTATAGATATTCCACCGATCGTGGTAATGTATGCAGTACCGTCTGTTAAAGTTTGCAGAGATCCAGATAGACCGGCCTCAAATACGGCATCTCCACTAAAAACAGATCCCGTTAAGGTTGCGACAACCGAATTGTCTACAGAGAACTCGTTAGCCGTTAAGTCAAGTCCTGTACCAGCTGTATAGATTCTTCCTTCGCTACCGCTGATTGTTATCTGGCCATTAGATGCAGTGGTGACCTCTATCCCGCCTGCACCTGTTAGATAAGCTGTGCCATCCGTCAGAGTCTGCAGTGACCCACTTAGTCCTGACTGGAACACGACATCGCCGCTAAAAACCGAGCCTGTCAAGGTTGCTACAACCGAATTGTCAATACCTATTGTAAAGGTTGAGCCGGCGCCGGCGTCCAAAGTCTGGATACCTGTACCTGCCGTTAGTACTCTCTCATTGTCTAGTGATGAGGTAGTAGATAAAACAAGATACTCGGCAGCACTATCGCCGCCACCGCCACCAGATGCGGTTGACGATATCGTAATAGAGCCGTCAGAACCTGTTACGATCGTGATGTTATTACCTTCACGGAGGTATGACGAACCGTCAGCGAGCGTCTGTAGAGATCCAGAAAGTCCTGTTGCGAACAGAGCGTTTCCTTCGACGCCTAATGAACCCGTTATACCTACGTTTCCAGAAAACTGAGAACCTGTAAGAGTCGCGACAACGGAGTCATCAATTGCCATCGTGAATGCAGCATTGGCACCGGCGTCCGTAGACTGTAATCCCGTGCCCGCAGTCAATACTCTCTCATTGTCTAGAGAAGACGTAGTAGACAAAACCAAGTAAGTAGCTTGCGGGTCTCCAACAGGTCCTGTCGTGACCCCAGACGCTTGTAGTTGTCCGGCGCTGTTTAGCGTAATTGTAGAGTTGTCAAACTTAACAGAAAAAGTTGCAGGATCAGATATCGGGTTTGCATAATTGATGTTTATGGCTTGACCTGCGTTAACAATAGACGTTCGGTTCACACTATCGGCTATCGAACCGACCGTGGAGCGAGTCAAAGAGTCTGGGTTAGCACTGTCAGCTATGATAACGTAATCTAGACGATCAGGTGTACCGACAGAAGACAGACCATCTGCTGTTACCGCGACTGTCGTGTTTGAGCTACCATCATACGTAAACGACTTAATACCGTCGCCAGCAGTTAGACTACCACCAGGAGCGAAAGTAGAAGATATCGTGACCTGCCCGCTTGGTGCTGTTGACAGTGAAACGTTGGTTCCTGCAACTAAAAGCGGCGTGCCGGGTGCGATTTGTATTCCGGCGTTTGCATTAATCGTGCTAGAAAACGTATTCGTTCCAGAAAAAGTGTTCGAGGACGCGAGTGTGGGTATAACACCGGTGTCTATCGCAAACGTTGAATTTCCAGAGCCGTCATAAGCAGTACCGGTCAGACCCGTGCCAACAGACACGCTATAACTAGAAGCAAAATTCGCTATATCTTGTATAGTCGTCTTTCTTGTTCCAGAAGCAGTGGCATCGTAAAATAACACGGAGTCGCCGGCTGCTATTGCGGCGGATGATGCATTACTTGGATCTACAAACACCGCACCGCCAGAGCTGGTACCTCCGACTATCGCAAGACCTGTTCCAGCATTAACATCAAAGTTGGCATCGGCTTGATTGTCGAATGAAGCGCCGCTCAATCCGTCTCGTGGAGAAACAGAAAAAGTTAATGCCGAATGTGCGGGGGCGGCAGCAAGCAGATTTGCGACAGATATTTTTTTAACGTCTCTTATATTAGTGGTGTCGCTAGTATCATGAATTAACAGATAGTCATTTGAGGCGGGAATAGCTGATAATTCTGTAGCTTGTGTTGGGTTGATAGCCAGTCCATAAGAAGGATGGATCTCAAGTCCTGTGTTCGTAAAAAGATCAAGGGCAACAGTCGCAGTTCCTGAACCGTCATACGAAAAATTAGTGATTCCGCCAGATGTGCCACCGGTGAGCGCGCCACCTGCTGAAAGTGCTGCGGTGATGGTGACGCCGCCAGAACTGTCTTCCGTGACAGTGACGTTTCCAGAGCCTTTTATGAACGCGTTTCCAGCAGAGTCAGTTAAGCGACCCTCAACTTGAGCGTTACCCTTTACAATGAGAGTATTCTTGAACTCTGCATCATCAAGGCCGACCTGGAATGTCTGAGGGGTTATGACTTTTGCGATGTTCTGGTTTTTCGTCTGTCTGACGACCAGAAAGTCTTTTTTCCTCAGTTCTGTCCTGTTTTTCTGACTCATTCAACCGATCCGTTTAAGTCTGGATCATTCAATAGTTACAGACTCAGAATTAATTATTATCTCGCGAAGGACCTCACCCTCAATAAATGGTTTTGTTGACGCTGCAGAAGTAGAGAGATTCAAGCACTGCGTCTTTGTTGCATCGTCAATAGGCGCTCCATCAGCGTCTACAAAGATACATGTCACAGCAGCTTCGCTTTCCCCGCGCTTGTTGTATTCATCTCCGAAGCTGTACACTTTGCCGTACAGACGCTGTTCTAGCATATCTCGGAATTGACCATAATGATCTGCTCTATGGACTGTAGACGGATATAAGTGATCACAGTTCATGTAGCCATACTTGAAGCCTGCGGGATGAAATCTCGTTGCATTTCCGGAGTTACCAGCCACCACACCATTTATATCCTCTTCGACAAAATTGAAATAGAACGAGAAGGGATTAAAGTCTAATTGCTTCCTGTTCTGTCGACCATAACCCAACATCGCGGCAGTTACCTTCCTGTATGCCGTTATCGTTCGTGTACTGTACATGGGCCCGTAGAAGTCGGAGAGACTTGATGCATTATCGAAATCTGGTACCGTAGTATTCGCCATATTAGTTACCGCGGAGACATGTTGACCCACGCTCCAAGCCGGGTCGCTAGGCGAAGTGGGGTAATTTTCTTCGACCCACTTCCAGTGATCATAAGGTATTATGTCGCCAGATGATCCAGTGAGAAACCTAACGAGTGATGGGTCACTTGCGTCTTCGTTATTAAGTTGCAGGGGAGATGACCCTAGGGGATACTGATACATGGCGCTTGACAGCCCAAAGTAGAGGGAATTTGGTTCGAGGAGAGAGCCAAAACCTAATCTTCTAGGGACGAACGATAGATCTCGTGAAACCAATCTTTTTACGTTAGAATACTTTTCTTCAAAAGGAAAAGAATGCGGCCATGCACTAGAAAAAGCGTAGTCTGTGACGAGGTTGATGGTGGCGGTGTCAATATACTCTGCAGTCGTCGGAATTAACCAGTCATTAGGCATAAACATGTTAATGACAGCGTAGCCTCCTGCTTGTATTCCTTTTCGAACGACCCCGTCTATTTCGCATATATCAAAAGGATCATGCAAAAGCGTGTCATAAAACACTTGACTATCTTCAGTCGCTCTGGTGAACCTTTGGAAGCTTCCACTGAATGTTAAGTTACCCGCTGCCAGTGTACCCGCAACGCCTCTATCACCATCCAACATGCTACCAGTGATGTGTTGAGCCAGGGTATTACCTGTGTACTCATATGCGTTATCAGTTAAGAACTGATCAAGTACAGGGTTGTCATAGTGAAGTGCTTCGTGCACAGCAGCAGAGCGAAGCTGTTGCTTAGAGCTTGGAGAGTAATGTTTGTTATCACGTAAGAATGAACCGTACAGAACAATCCGGCTGGGACCTTTGAGCATCGTCAGGCCGTGACAAGGCTCATAGGGATCTTCTAGGTTCATCAAGCAGTCTTTGTGCGTTCCGTCAACATCGGCGTCTAGGCTTCTTACACGCTCTGTAGCATTTGATTCTTTATAATCCCACGTACCCCATTTATTTGACCACCTGTTGTTCGGTAGTCCAGAGCCGGCATTCCACCCGGGTAAAGAAGGTTGCACACCTAAAATAAGCTTATCAGACGGCTTTAACACATAGAGAGACTGCTGCGCCTGCTCTGTCGCGATGCTTCCTGTCACTAAAGCCTGATCTTGAGAGTTATACCTATCCTCGTAATATATTTGTTGGGCTTCGAGGGTTGGGTCGATGGTACCTTCATTCTCTATCCGGCCGTTGCCATGTAAGATGCTTGGTGTGAATTTTCTCTGAAACTGCGCACCAGACTGGGTCGCAGCAGCGACGTTTCTAAAGAAAACACGGCCAGAGTTAAATCCATCAGCCAGAGGACCAACGTTATATCCGCCTCGAGATGGTGACATCGTGTACCTTCTGTGGTACCTCTTCGCATGCATAGCGAAGTTAGAGGCAGTTCTGTTTATCCAAGGTATAGCCTGCTTGCTGGCCGCGCCTGTGGGTGAAAATGGCACAAATATTACACCCGGCGTTCCTTCGACATCACTCAGCTGTGGGCCCCACACATCTTCTGCTGTCACAACCCAGTATCCAGAATCATGAGCTGTTGTCGGCGTCACGGTTTTTATTGGCACTTCAAATGTTAAGTTTTCTTCATAGTTTAACCACTGTCTCTTATACACATTAGCGTGCAGTGGAAGAGTGGCATTTTCGCTTCCAGGGATCCCCCAAGGACGATACACTGTGGATGCCGTCATTAACGTAAAGCCAGACCAGTTGTCATCATAATCTATATTGGTACCTCCGTGCTTTGCGCCTTGACCAATGTAGATATTCTTTTCCTTGCCTAGCCCAGCCTGTAACCAGCCAGTTAACGGGCGCTCGCCAAGAAAATCCGTTATTTGAGATGGTCTTGAAAGTGGGGGAGTGTCGAAACCACCCCACCACTTAAAATCGGCATATCTTTGGTAGACGGGTGGATTACCTACGTTCGTACCGGGAAAACCATCCGCTTCAATACCTGCGGTGATACGGCCAAATAAGTACGGTTGATCACCTGCTGATGTATATCTGATAACACCTTCACTATTAATTTCACGATCAACTGCATCTGTCGACCCAATTGGCCACGCCGGAGTAGATATTATTGAAAATCCAGAACCGCCCGGGATTAATGGTTCAATCTCTCTTTCAGAGGTGCCGGTACCGGCATATTCTTGCATCTGGTTATCAACGGCGTCCCATAAATCCCAAAGACAAGATCCAGACAAGGTTCGGACCTGCGACTTCTGCACAAGTAACAACGGTTGCCAATTATCCAGAGTATGAGAAACATCGGCGCCACCCGCATGATACGAAGTACCGGTCCACCGAGGGAACGAAAGAAGTTGTTCACTGTATGAAGCACCGTCGAACGTCATAGTTTTATAACGACCCTGGCCGCTTATATTGATACCCGTAGTAGGTGTGGAGGAATTGGGGGAGGCGGGGTTGGTCTCGCTATCAGCCCATGTAAAAGACGGTAACCAGTTTCTAAAGCCATCAAGATGGGATTCCCCGGGAGAAAAAGACCACGAACCCTGGAAAGAATTTGGTGCGTCAGAAAATTGAGAATATTGTGTTGCGTACGTGGCATTAACAGTGAAAGGGTCGGCAGGTATTACAGAGTTCCCAGCGGTCTGCATCCTGCTGAGCTTCATAGCTTGTCCAAATAGCGCTTGACGTGTGTCGACGACAGCTGTCCGAAAGTCGCCATCCCATGATCCTGATGTTAATCCGAGTCCACGGTCTATGTTGGCGGTGTTTACTATCTTGTCGACATAGCCGTCTTGAGCAGCGCAGTACCCGTAATGTGTGACCTGGCCGAATGTGACTAGCTCTCTGATCGTGTCTGTCTCAGTTTCCCACCCGACCTTAAGGTCACTCTTCCCTATAGAATATAATGTCTTAAGTTCAGCTCCGTTGGCGAGCAAGACACCGTTTGTCGGGTCAACAGGAGGATAACCAGAGAAGTCGCCATACCACGCGCGAGATGTTACACACCTGTAACCATGCATTTGCTCCATTTCTCGGTTGGTTGTTCTTCTAAATTTTATGCCACCGGAGTCGAACCGCATACCGTAAATCTTCTGAGGCTGCTGCCCGGTTGCCCACGGGCACAACGGGAAAAACACCTTAGAGCTATCCGACGTAAACTCAAATGAAAACTGCACTTTTAGTTTCTCATCTGACTTTGTCTGTCTCAGCAAAAAGAACGTGTCAGCTCTCCAGAAAGGAACACCAGGCTCTTCAAAAAGACCCCAGTCATTAATACTAGCTGCGCTAACGTCCTCCCAGTTCTGAGTTTTATAAGTACGCTTCTCAACGAACGATATGGGATGCTGGGTAGGTCTCCGGATACCAGTTGGGTCGTTTGATCCAGTGACTAGTCCATTCACACCTGCTGCTAGCAGAGGTATGTAAGAAACGTTAACATCAGCGAATGCCCAGTCAGCAACGGGCTCATTTTCGTCTCTGGATGGAGGTAACGCGGCACCATCATTCCACCCTTGTAAAGAGGGAGAGTGTCCGGGGTCAGAAGCCGTCCTTGGGCCGGGAACGACTGGTAGCATCATCCTTGCCGGGTAGTTGCCGGGATTAAGACCGAAATAATCAGCGTATGACCATAGACTGCCTGCTCCCATCACAAACCTAAAACCCGGGTTTGCTTGTCTATCAGGAAGGACAGGAAAACTAAGGCCTCTGTAGGGTTGATTATAATCTGCGTTTGGTATCTCTTGGCGTGGATGGTTTTGATAACCTAGAAATATTGAAGCTATACAACGATTTTTTAGTGTGTTAGCGTCCCAATACGCCATGTAAGGGTAATCTCTCGGGCGGTTCCACCTTGCAACCGTAGTCCCTCTTCCTGCGCTAAAGTCATTGACGTCAATGCACCACGAGCCATTAATAAAGCTTCCTCTCGAAACCTCCACCCTCATATGGTCTACAAGCTTCGCGTACTCATTATGCTCATGAAATGCTGCCATCGGAGTATCGACATCAGCCGTGAATTTTAAGTTCGGCATTTGCGAATTATCGCCCGGGTTGGAATTGTCTTGATTTGTCTCTAACTTGTAGCCCAGCGAATGGGGTCCAGAGTCCTCTACTGCTACGCCAACCTCAAACGCAACTCTTTCAACAACGAACGGAGCGTCGATATAATCAGACATGTCTATGAGCTGTTCGTCTTTTGCTTCGTATTTCTGGTGTAACGGAAAACCATAAGAAGTGACTGGAGCGCCTCTAGAGGCTAGAGGTGCAAATGCGCTACTTCCTTTATCTTCGTAAATCGTGAATCCAGATGTACCAGCAAACCCGATAGAAGAGCTGTTGACAAGCTCTTGAAATCCATTTGTGTATATATCGACGAGTTTATCAGCTATCGTGCCTGTACCAACAGCAGATCCAGTGCTTACCGTGATAGCACCCGGTATCACGAAGTCGTTATTCTTGCCTGCTGTTTCCCACTTTCTAGTGGCGAAGTTAAAGTAAGCCATCGAAGTTACACGACCTGTGGTCTCTCCAAGCCAAGACTTCGCACCGCCTGTTCTTTCGACACCGATTGTAGTATCATCAACTGGATTCAGGTCAATTATGATAGCGACATGATCACCAAGGCGCTGATTCAAGCCCGGTATCACATCTTCACTTACTGCGACTTGCTCATTTTTATCAGCTAATGGATGGTTATCATTAAACGGCTCTATAGTACCGCCAAGAGCGTCAGAGTCCTCACCGATCACAATTGGAGAATTTCTAGTACCTACATTAAGTATCTCTGTTTCTTTATGCGACAGACCCTGTCTCATTACACCAGGGCCGACCAACCTTTTGTCATACTCAGTCTGATGTAAGTCTCTGTAGAACGGCTTTACGTTTCCTTCCGCACCTCGAGAATCATCACTTCCAGAAAACATATAAGCTGGTAACATCTCGGGATACATAATTCCTGAAACCGATCCTGACTGGGGCTGGATTCCATACACCTTGGTGAACTGATCATTAAAGACAGGAGCAGAAGTTACGGGAGAGCTTGGGTTAGAAGAAGCCGGATAGACAGTTCTGGCATCTAAAAGCTGCTGCGTTCTTCTTGGTGAGCGGTTGTTGAATCCAGACTTGTATTGATTTTCTGCTAGATGCGACCGAGCTATTGTCTGCATCTGCTCTTGAGTTAGGACAGAATCGAATATTGCGATCTCAGCTAAATCTACTTCTACAAAATCTGCTTCAAGAAATTCGTTATTTACCCCTCCGCTAACGCTCTTTGTTCCATAACCAACGTAAAGCACGGGATTATTAAGGGTTGGAGCGTTGTTAAGGACGGCGGGGAGAGTTGATGCATAGTGCAGCTCTTCTCCCGTCTCTGTGCTGTAGACAGCGAATCTTTCAGCCGTCATGAGCCCACTAGACGAAACAGAAAAAGATCCAAACACTGTTATGAACGTAGAAGTTGCGAGACCAGTTGTTGAAAGACTTAGCTGGAACGGTGGTACACCCGTGAACACACTTTGGAAATCACATTTTACTTCCGTATGATCCAGAGCAATAGAGAAAACGTCTGTTGCTGCGACGACTGGACCCGGGGGCGGATGGTCAGCAAGTATAATGACAGCTTTATCCGACTCTAATTCACTGGTCAACTTCAGCTTGACCATAAAAGTCAATGCGCAATCTGTATCCGAATACAGGTCTTTCATATCTTTTGATATAAACACAGGATCTGAGCTTAACGGTAGAGACAGTCCCCTTTGGCTCATTAGAGTTCTTACTTTAAGACCTGGCTGGACAACCTCATCCGTGTATACCTTCTCTCCGTATATGTCTAGCTGGTCTAGTGATCCTGTCGTCGCCCAAAAATTCCCCGTGTTATTACCGCGGTCTCCTTGCACTACCTTATATGGCTGTGTAGGGTTTCCGTAATCAGTTATGTACGTCCCGGTCTCAGTATCGGAATCTTGGAAGTGATTAAACCGCACATACGAGACAGCCGCCGGAACGGCAGACCCTGTAATGACAAGAGATTTAGATATATCGTGTATAAATGGTGAGTTCTTTGTATCTTTCACGACTGCTCCCCAACTACAAGCAGATTACTAAACGCCAATGAACCGACATTCTGACCTTCAGTAAGACCTCTATTAGCCCTTTTCTCAAAAGGGTCAGTCAAACTATCACAAGAAGAACTGTTTAATTGACGTAAGGCTGTTCTCATATCACTATTATTGTGAGTTAGCAAAGAAAAATAAACTCTGTCATGATAAGTATCTTTCTCTAAAAAGGCAGAATCTGCTGATTGTTCTATGTCTTGGTATGCCTGACTTGCTATCGGCGTCTCACTATCATCAAGAGAAAAGACTGTTGGCGCATCTAGAAATGGACGGCAGCTGTTGTCACTTATGTACCAAGCGCTTTCTATCTGCTTGCTACCCCAGGGTTGTTCCGATGCTGCTCCGACCAGTGCACCCCTTATAGAACGACCCTCATACTTTGTGATTATCTCTCCAAACACTTCTCGTCGGATATCTAAAGGCTCAATAACACCATCGAACTCGTGATCGTCCAATGACCCAGCATTCCACATGTTAACTGGCCACATGACTTCTTGAGAGTCTTTTATATAGATGACAGGATCAAACTTAATAGTATCAGCGTAAGGCTCGCCCTTCAGTGTAAGTGTGGGTTGACCAAACCCACGGTTCTCGTAGTCATGACTGACTCTTTCTTCTATTCTTTTTCCATCATTTTCTCCGCCCATATCAGCAGAGTTGTTATTTATGATTATAGAGTCATCAAACCCATCAAATGTATCAATCGGGGAGCCGTCCTTGTACATTTCGATACGGTCACCTGAACCCATCCTTGGGAGTAGACTACCCACAAAAGAAGAGAACGTTCTTACGCTAGTTCCTTGATAGAAATATTGCACTGATCCTGTTAGCGTAGCAGTAGAACCTTTTGATTTGCTGCCACTTAAAACTCTTTGTGATGTCATCAAATCTTCCTTATGTTACCGACCAGCTGTCTTAATAGTATGGTTCCCTTGAGATTTCTTCTATCATTCTCGCCGAGGTATATGTCACCGGTGTTGTATGGAACCCTACTTCTTTCTAGGGCGTGACCTTCAACAATCATGTTGAATCCCTTGTAGTTAGTCTTCTTGGGTATTAGGTTAGTTACCATCGAATCGAAGGACTGGTCTATCCATCTAAAAAACTCAAAAAAGCTAGTGTAGTTAACTTCCCCGACCAAGCGGTTGAAGTATATCTCTCTCATCTGACGGAGGTCGAAATACTCTTCTGAAAACATAGTGTTTGGTGAACCAAGAGCGGTGTCAAGGGCGTTTAGTGTGGCAAAGATTTTCATAATGTCTTCGTTAAGAGCTTGAGATACTGAGAACTCTATTGAGAATCTTACATCGTCTACAGGCTCAGTGGCTCTTGGAATCTCATATATCGGAGCTGGTAGCGTGTCATACTCTGCAATGTTCTCGCCTTCTGTCATACCCAATATCCTCACCTTATTAGATGTCGATGGCTCGTCAAAAAGATATGATATCGCGCTATAGTCGAATCTTTCAGGCTTTATGACTTGAGTCGATGCCTCAAAGCCCCTAAGAGTGCTGAACCCTCCTGGGTTAGAGCTAGACGCAAACTGTTGCGAAAAATCTATCAAGGGGTCTATTACACCGCTGACATCTGTTGTGGTAACAGGTTGGTCTGTCGAGATATCTAGTCTCAGTTTCTCGAATGAACCAGTGATCTCATGAGAAAAACCGAAGTTCTTTAGAGGGTCTTCTACACCCAAAGAAGTAAAGTTCCTCGTGTGTTCTTTCATTTCTTCTTGTGTCAAGGCTTTCGACCAAAACCTTGTGTGACCCATTAGCCCAGAAAAGTTTGTTGTTCTAGCTTTTTCAACTATTGTGCTATCATTTAAGTGGCGAGAAATAGAGTCGTCTAGTGTCTGGCTTCCAACCACTATGAAAGAGCCTGATGCGTTCAGCGTCGTGCCAAGATAATCTTTCTTTTGGAACGCATTTTCTCCAACGACATTTGAGTCCAAGAACAAAGACGATGTTGTGTAATATTCCAGTATCTCGCCATTCTCTTGTCTGGCAAGAGTCAGAAAGTAGCTTGATGACACATAGCTGTCTATCTCATCATTTCTCTTTCTTCCCGCGGATACGTACCATTTATTTCCGTCGAAGATGTTGACATCATTAATAGAGAGAGTTAATAGATCATCTGAGGTTTCAAAGCCGGGTCGGCAATACAGCGTCACTATTCCATTCTCGGCATCTTCGTCAATATTGGGGTCTGCTACCAAGTTCACAATCACGTTGTGCGATACAGACGATCCAGTTGTGTGTAGTCGTAAAAGACTTTGTGGATCATAAAAATTTCTAGTTGTAGGAAACTTAAATCTACTTTCTATCGACCAGCTTCCGGATGTGAACAAGCCGTCATTTTCAGAGTTGGATATGCCGTGTGGAGAATACTCTTCCTGTTGTATCATTACTCCAGAAATGTCAGGATAACCGACTTCTATCCTAGACCCAGTCAAGAAAGAAGATATTAGGTTTGGCTTGTTGCTGTTGTATCCCTGTACGTCTGTTGTAGCAGAGGGAGTGTAGGAGATACTTCCCGAAAAATCTAGTAACGTCGATATTTCTGTTATCTTTTTTCTTGACCGGCCGAGCCGAAGTTGGTTTTCACTCCCGTACTCAACGAATCGAAACATCCTATCCGGATCGATACCGGCGGATCTAAATAGGGATTTTATACTATGCAGTGTCCCTTTCGATCGTACAATCTCAGGTAGATTAATTAATATTCTACGCCATATTTCGTTCTGTAGTGCCAGAAGGCCCGGTACTTTCCCAGCAACTATAGATTCACCGTCAAAGAATTGGTCATAACTTGCGTTCCTAAACATGCTAGAAAGCTCAAAACCGTAATACTCAGATAACATTGGTAAAAGCTGGTTCGCTATCGATTCCTCTGATTCATAGTCTATATGAACTAGTTCAGATGCATGATCGATCATTTGCTTTAATTCGTCGAACATTCTGGCCCACATAAACAACAGAGCTGATATGATCTGTGGTTGTCCCATCTTGGCTGCGCCAGGAACAGAATATGCGTCAGGTGATTGTTCTATACCGTTCAAGGTTGTGCCATAATCGCTTTGTCCAGTTGAGGCTTTTGCAACTTCAAAGTAATGATCAGGAATAAGCTTTGTTATCAAGTTAGGGTTATTGGCATCATAGTTAGAAGCGCTAACCAACAACTGCTCGTTTAAAGAAATGACGTCAGGATGACTTGGAAACAGCGTAGGATGATATACAGAACTTTCAAATAAGCATAAACTGTCGTAAGGCTTTTCAGAGCGTATTCCGGCGTCGTAGTTGACAATCCTGGAGTGTAAACTCTCACCAGAAGAATCTAAAACAACTGAATTGTTTTGATAGCTTCCCGTTGCCTCATTAAACCTTAAGTTTAAGACGTTCATGCTGTTACTGTCGGCAAAAAGAGTCCTTTTTATATAGCGGTCAATTTCAGATGATGTTCTTGTCTTATGGTATACTCTAAAGTTATTGATTGACCCTGAAAACGTTTGAGTTGGCGTAAAGCTACTGATTGCTAAAGTTGAGCCTGATCCGATCAGTAACGAATTTCCCGCAGTACTAATTGAATCAAAAGATACCCTATCCGAGGTTGCGACAACAACACTTCCAGACAATATCTTTGCTCTCTTCTCCTGTATAGAGTTATCATAAGAGAGACAGACGTGGGTAAAGCTACCCTTTTCAATCTCAGTTGTTGCAGATGCAGTAGTCGACCCACTAAAGACTGTGAATGTTAGATCAGCTTTAGAGCTCGATGTTGATGCTCTTGTGAATGCAGCATACCCAACATCATTATTCGAATTATGATATAAGATGTATTGGTCATTAGATGCTTCGCTAGGTATTGCCAAGTCTAGCTCAATAAAAATTGGATTTGAGCGGGGGTTCAAGACAGTCTTGGCAGATACCTTCTTAGAGATAGAAGGAAATATAACACCTGCTTTATCTATGACTTCCACATACTCATTGTTACCATGAAAGGTCAGATAGCCGGTATATGATGGGTATATATCTAAAATGTACTTCTCAAATCCTGATAGGTCATCAAGCCAGTCTTCGTACTCTTTCTTTGTTCCGTCAAACGGAAACTTGTTAATAATTTTTTCGTACGCTAAATTAACGTTTACCTCAGCAGAAGAAAAGAACGTGTGATTTTCAAACTTCGAAAAATCTAAAGGAAGCTGTTGCGATGACTTAAGGGGAGACCCTGGAGGATCATAACGGAATGACCCAGACGGAGTATCATTAACCTCCTTTGATCCAGAGACAGAGCCCAATGTCTGTTCTTTTAAGACTCCAGACGATTTTGTATATTTTCTTACAACAGCTGGTGTAAACAACTTTTGGTTTGAGAAAACGTTCTTTTTTCTTGACATTCTTATACCACCGTGAAAGATATATCATCTAGACTGAACAACCTCTCGATACCTCGGTCATTTACTAAAAGATGTATAGTGTACGTCCGGCCCTTTGGAAGACCAGCTGTCAAGAACGAAATATACATTCCATCCGCGTCTGTTGAAACGCGAGTTGAATTTCTTATCTTGTCGAATGGAACGATGATTGTGCCTGTTTCTTTGTCTACAAGTCTATAATGAGCAACATCAAATACCTCGCTTGTTCTTCTTCTAGGAAGCTTATAGGCTTTCTCATTTAGTGTCTTGTCGAGGTCCTCTACGAATAGTCTAAAACTCGCTTCATCACCTTCCCTGTATGCCGTCTGTGCATTCACAACAGAAACATGTAATCTTCTATTAGAAAATCCCGCTGTGCTTCTAGAACCCTTTCTGATCTTCACAGAACCGCTAAAGAATGAAACAGTCAAATCATTAGAGGACCAAATTTCTTTTAGCTCTATCTCATCGACGTATTTCGTAGAATTACCGAAGAAGGTTGTGTTAAACTCATCTAAGTTAAAAGTTCCAGAATATACGCCTACCATACCAGAACCGTCTGTCGACCCAGTATGTTGAGACACAGATACGTTGAACGTCGTCTCTGTAATCGTACCTGATCCTGATACGAACCTCAGGTTCAAACAGTTCTGTCCTGTTAGTTCAGTCAGCGCTGACCCACTGACGAGATTTGCAGGACGTCCTGAAATGAAGTTCTTTAAAAACAAAGATGATGACACATTAAACTGTAGGTCTAAATGCCGATCTTGGATTGAGTTGTCCCAGGTCAAAAGTAGTCTTGGAACAAGAAGTCTATTTCTTGAATGTCTAGAAGCAAACCTCTTCACAAATCGTGTTTTAGTGTCGCTTTCGTAGGAGCCGCTAAAAGCTATTCTGAAGCCGTGATTGACCATATCATTCGCTAATGATGAAGAGACCTGCTTGGTCACGTCTAACACCAGATTACCGGGTCCTTCAACAAAAGTCTTGGAAGCTCCAAAGTCAATCTCCGCCGAGCCTATTGAGCCACTAGTGATATAGTCGATACCAGAAGAATTAAGATATCCACCCTGGCCTGAGCCCGTCACATTCCATAGAGAAGGTGTTCCAGCAGTTACGGAAGCAGTTATAAAGTTTGCAACATCGACATCAGAAAACTGTGAAGTACTCTTTCCAGAACCTTCATCAAACTTCACCGCTAGAGGATTGGCAATGACGGAAAAATCTCTAGGGACCGGCACACCTGAATTAACTTCTGTTAATTGAAGTTCGGCTTTAAAAGTATCGCTATTCAGATCTAGACTGCTTGAAGTAAGAGAGACTAAGTTTTCATAATCAAACTTAATCAGTATTCTCGATAACTCACTGACAGAACTAGTCACTATGGTTCCATTCTGCGTGAATATCGACTCATCATATAACTTAAACAGATCCAGAGTGCCAGCCCTACCTACGTTTGCGTCGGTGGCTCTAAATTTATTTTGTAAGATTTTGTCAGTGATGTATGTATCAGAGCTAGCTGTAATGATATAGAACATGTTTTATTTACCTCACTGTTACCACGATATCATTTGCTGGATACTTCAGCTCAAATATCGATCCAGGTTGACCTACCACCATTCGTTGCATTGTATTCGCGTCGACGTTGAATGAGACATCGCTATAAGTTCTGTCTTCTATCGTGCCAGAAAGATTTACCACCCTAAAGTCTATTAGCGATATCACACCGGCACTGTTTAATATTGAGTTCATTATATCTGCAGATGCGATCGGTTGATCTATTTGCATATTCTTCAGTGCCAGAAGGTTAGTGAGGTTTGATATAATCCCTTGCGCAACCTGACCTTTGTTTGAGTCAGGATGGGCAACTACGTCGATGTGTACTCCAAAATTGATTATTCTAGCATCTAGTATATCGTAAGCATCGCTAACGGCTCGGAATTCGTTTAAGTAAGTACGTAAGTTTTTCTTCAAAGTGTCAGATGACATTTTTAAAGTTCCAGATCTTGATCTAGAAATCACGAAGATCTGGCTGGCTAGAGAATTTATAGGGTTGGGTCTTATGCCGACCCTAAACACTCTTCCAAACTCATTGGGGAGTGTGTAGATCCTCGCTATTAAATCAGGCTTTGTAATGATTCTTGACTGACTGTTTCTAGCAGCTGGTATTTGCGACCGCAAATCCTCAAGCGTTGGCGCTCTATCTCCGTCCATCGCCGGGAGAGGGTTAGTAACATCTATACTTGCCCTAACAAGAGCGGAGTCACTGGCACTTGCGTTTTGTGGAAACTTTATGAAGAGCTTAGTGACAGTCTTTATCATGTCTGCCGCTACATTGTGCTTTAATCCGCCACCAGCTCTATAGGCTACAGTTAGTGTCGTGTTTCTCGGTGATATTCCCAAGGTCTGCGTTTGCATTAGCTTGTTAGGATCTAAAGAAAATCTTGTGAAAGTAGTCTTCCCGTAAAGAGGTAATGCTAACTCAGATGGGTCAGGTAGCAAGTCATTATCTGTTGTGGTTGCGTCTCCGGAGCCGAATTGTAAAGATGTCAACTTAGTGTCATAATCATAATATGAAACAAATCTCCTGGGAGCTGGTATGACTTCTAAATTATGAGAAACGTCGTCTCGGTCTACAGACACGTTTTCTACTCTTTTAAATACCGTGTCTTGTGATAGCGATTCAACTTCATAATATTGATTATCATCACTATCTTTCACGCTTATTATAGATGTTATGTTCTCATCAGGAAGGATAATCTTTCTAAAAGGTTTAGAAACGTTAGAGATCGCAAATTGCTCCTCTTTTCTTATTCCAGACAACACCAGACCATTTCTTACGACCACAAATGAAGTAGGATTGGAGTCATCATCTGTTTCAACAACGATAGAGTCATACAGGTAATTACCAGCAGAATCTTTTTCAGAAAAATCAACATCCGCAGTTAGGGAAAACGGTACACCATCCTTAGAGACGAAAGTTGTCGCCGCTTGGACTATCGGAAGCAGATTTCTCTTAGGTATTATTTCGTCGTCGACGGTCTCTGCTGGCACTTCAAAATAAAGCTTTATCATCGCGACAGCTGGGTTTGCGCCACGAGCCTTAACACCTGCGTTTCTAAGATGTCTCTTGATGTTTCTATTCTCTATAGCTGTTGACCAGTTTAACTCGTTGAACTGATGATCTAGATAGAATGACATGGTGTCGCCGACATATGCAGCCATGTCTAGTAAGAGTCCCCCTAACCCGGGCTCTGTAAAGTCCTGTATCTTGTCAGAGAAAAAAAGCTTTGCGTGTGAATACAGCTCGTTTCTAAAAGATTGAAAATCTCTTGCAAGATAATTTCTTTTCGTCGCGTTCTTTAATTGTTTTTTTGCGTCAATAGCCATTCAATCATCCTGCACTATACAAAATTACCTCAATTTGACGAAGGTCGGTACGAAGCTTAGGTATGGTGTAGCCTAAATTGACTCCGATCTTTGCGACTTCTTTGTTGTCAAACAGATCAATAATCGGTGTAAACGTCTCTAAAGAAACGTAGGGCATGTACTTTGAAACAGCAGAGTTGATTCTAGACATCGCTTCAGATTGAGTATCTGATTCCTGTAGTTCGAACGTCAGTTCCATCAGGTTAGCTCCAAAGTCAGGTAGTCCCAATCTTTCTCCATGGTTACAAAGTATCAAGTTCAATAAGTTGTCATGTATCTGATCTGGAAAATTATCATGCATTTCCAGAAAAGCTCCGCCCTTTTCAGACAAAGCAACGGGAGTCTTTATACCCACAGGTGGACGCTGTAGGTCGGAGTTCGCGAGCTTCTTCTTTAGCTCGGCTGTATTCCCTACAGATTTGAAACTGTAAGTTTTTGTATTTACTCTTCGTTCAATTGACATAACTTGTTCCACCACCACTCATAAATATCCATTGCTCAAAAATAGTGGTGATGTTTTGTCATATCAATATCCCAGAACCTATTCCGACGCCTGTTCCTACCACAGGTCCTGGAACACCACCGCCTACTCCGACTACAGCTGTATTAACTAGTGTAACTTGTACGACAGCTTGAGTAACATAAGCATTAATAGCTGTAGCAAGATCGTTAGCCAACTGGTCTATAATAGCGTCGGGGTTGGCACCGTCTTCTTTGCCAGCATTCCTAACTCTCTTGAAAGCGGCGGCTATTTGAGTCTCTAACGGTACTTTTGCAACTGATAATGGCATTTCTCTCTCCTATTCTCCGAATATTCTTTCAGACTGTAAGTCTGGTATTTCGCCTATACGGGAAGACATTGCAGCCTTTAATGCGTTTGCAGCTGAATTCAATTGAACTGATGGAGCACCATACCCAGGTGTTGTGTGAGTCAACACTGTATCACAAAATGTTTGCACGTCTTTCATCATCGCAGTTAACAAGTCTTCTAGCTGCTGGTACTTCACATAAGGTTGAGAATTACCCTCTCCTGGACCCTTGTTATCGGCACCCAGTCCACCATCATCAGGATGCCGACCTAGTACTATTCTAGAGCCAGTTATCTGTACAGTACCGTCAGGAAGTAACATGATGGTGGCGAGATCACCATCTGGTGTCCCCTCTTTAACCAGCCGTATAGAACCATTAATTTCTGGTGCTCCTTCTACAGGTGAACCTGCTTCAAGCTTACGAGCTATGACTCTTATCTCATCAGCCTTTGTTGTGATCGCAGAAGGATACTCCCCTTCCTTGTTCACCAAATCGTATTGACCGAACGATTCGCCGATAGGAGTCGGAAGAGTTGCACCGATCTCCGCAATATTAAAGTTTTCGTCCGTCTTAGAGCCATGAGAAATTATTATTCTTGCAGCGTCGCTAAAGAAATCCGGGTCGCCTTCAGTCGGGTTATCCTTTCTGTTCTCCTCTGCGTTATCAGACTCTTGAGGATTCTTGTTTACTTCAACCCACGCTTCACGGCCTTGGTCTGCATCTGGAGAGTTCAGTATGACGCGAGCGGATGGACTTAGAGGCTCTGAGCTTGTTGAAGTTTCGACTTCTTCACCCAGCATTCTCCAGTTGTACCTGCCACGTCCGGCAACAATATCGATTGCTCCCCATACGTGATCTTTTTTCTCAGTAAGCTGATCTTCTGTCTCTGTCGCGTTTGAGGTCTCGCTATCTGCCGGACTGTCATCGTGGCGCCATCCTCTTTCTTCGCCTAAGCATATAAGAGTATTGTTTGAACCTTGCAGCACTAGGTCACCAGGACGTTTCGTATATCTTGGCACATCTTGAGTACGAAACTGATTATAGGCGGAAGCCAAGTTGACAATCTCTTCGTAAGCAAACTCTTCTGCTAAAGTGTAACCATCAGCCTCGCCGGTTCCATTGGGAAAGCCAAAAATACGATCATCTATTCCGTCTTCATTCTTATCGAATGTTTCTTTTTTTCCCTCAGCTTGTCCTGTAGAGCTTGATGGTGAAGTGTCCGTTTTTTCAGATGAACCAGTTGCTGCGTCAGCTTTTTCCTTTGATGTTTTTGGAGCGAGTGATCCAGAAAATTTTCTGTCTGAGTGAGTGTAGTTAATGTCGTCTATATGATCTGGCTCTGTAACTCTGCACATCCAGTACATTATCTTAGAAGGTGTATCAGGAGACTCAGTGACCAGCCAGACTTGCTCTCCAGGTTTGAGAGGCATGCAGAGATGAGGTGGAAAGAACGGATAAGCCAGTATACCTACCTTCCCTATCGCGTCTTTTTCCTCAACCGGCTCTTTGTTTTCGTCAGCTTTTTGCTGTTCTTCCTCTGTGACTTGTTCTCTCGCGACTTCTGCTTTCTTGTCAGCGCCGGCAGTGGTAACTCTCGCAATGATTGAATTTCGTGGTGCTGAGGCGACCAAGTCAGGAACATTAACTAGCGATTTGAGCTCCTCTATGTCCTCATCTGGTATGGCAGCTAAATCGTAAAGTACTTCCACCACTACAGCTCGAAGTAAGGTCTGTGTAGGACTGGCCGTGGCCTGCTGTTGGACGACGTCAGCTACGCTAGATCTTGTCTCTAACGATTCCGATACCGCATCTTTTCCTACGTTGCTAGCCATCTAAAACTATCCTTGAATTTGATCGAACAAATCGTCAGCGTTAATCTTATTGAAGTCATCTTCAGAGCGCGCCATTATTTCCGCTAGCTTAAGTAATTGATCGTTCGCTTTGTTCATTCTTTCCAGGTATTTACTCAAAGTCGATCCCAGCGTCGCATGCTCAGTTGTACCTTGGCTCATCGTTGTATATGCCTCTACAAATAGAACGTGAGCATTTTGTCTGTCTGTTATCGCATTCTCATAAATCTCTTTCCAGAGAATCTTCTTCTTTGCATCAGCATGCTCTAATTTCTGAAGTACTTCAGAAAAATCTTTGACCTTCTTTTTTAGCTCATCAAAATCTTGTAGAGCATTTGAAACTTTATCTAAACTCATACGTACCTCAGAATAAATCTACCAATCTTTCGTCTTTCACTATGTCCTTGTAGTGCTTTCGAATCCTAGACATCGCAACAGATAGTTGTTTTGAATTTAAGCCAGATATCTCTCGGATATAAACGTATATTGCACGTTTATTTAAGAAATCCAGATTGTCTATATTCTCAAAGACTGTTCGGATTGCTTTTACACATGTGACCTCATTCTGCTTTTTAACTCTGTTTTCTATTTCTGTGATTACACTAAATAGCTCATTCTTGTAATTTGCTTGTTCTAATATATCTTCAGGTGAGGGTACAACTTGATGGCTAGCAATAGTGTGCTTATCGTTTGAGTTCAATACTGACATATCTGACATTGAAACGTGACGGTGGAAATTCTTTTTAGCATTTCTACATCTTATGATTAGCCAGTTTTTGGCTACTACATTAAAATAAGAAAATGCTTTCGTTCCTCTTTCTGGATCCCACTTATGTATTGTCTCGTAAAGGAAAGCCACGCAATCATCTTTCATCGAAGCAACAGTCTCATATGGAGAATTAAACCCGTATACGTATATAAGACTCTCAGCAAGCTGCTCAAACGCGGGAGCTATCTCTTTTTTGTAGATGACTTCTCTGGCGTCTTTATCTTCCTCTTGCTGGTATGACTCTATTGAAACCTGAGTGTCTTTGGTGAAATACATATTTCTTTTTTGACCAGGTTTTCTTCTTATAATCTTCTTCTTCTTTATTGTCACTGTTGTTCTCCAACGACTTCTTCTTCAGCAATTTCTCTTTTCAGAGAATTTGAAAGCGAATACGCAATGTCCAGTGTTGCGTCCCTACACGCTATCATGTCCCTTTGTAGCGACTTTATCTCTGGACTGTCAGAAAATAAAGGAATTGCGAGAATTCTCTCCATTGACTCGACCTTGCTATCAAGTACTTCTATACTGTCTTCCAGAGTGTCCTGTACGTTAAGTATCGTTACACCCAGGGTGTACAGTTTAAATCCCATCCATCCTAATAAACATAAGAGGATAGCCAGAACAAAAAGAAGTATTATCTCAAGATAAGTCAATTAAGTCACCTAGCGCTTCATCATATTTCGTAAACACAGACTCAATAGAAAAAAGTTCTCTAATCTTGCTTGCGCTATTGCTTGCCCATTCCGTGGGTGGTCGATGAGAGTCTTTAAATTTTCTCACACGACTCTTAAAGTGCTTTTCGCTAGGCTCAGCCCATCTTGCGCCTTTTACCCATATTCTTCCGTCTTGCATGGCTTCCGGTATTTCCCTTAAGGAAAATTTAATATCTAAGAACTTCGTGTGTTTTAGGAAATCTAGATGACCAGAGTGTCCTGTTGCAATAACAGGTAAACCATTGGCGGCGGCATCAAGAATTGGAAGTCCCCATCCTTCTCCTCTAGTGGGAGCTACAAGCGCCTTTACCTTATCATGCCTGTATACAGCACCGATTTCGTTAGGATCCATGAGCCCATGGACAATATGAATGCGAGGGTACTCACCTTTTCGGACCATAGATAGAACTTGAGTGATTGTAGATGTTGCATATGACCGATCCTGGACAGTCATTCTTCCCAGGTTAGTCTTTATGATAATCCCCACGTCTTCTCTTCCCTCAAATTCTTCGCACAACCACTTTAGACAATTAAAAGTGTTTTTTCTGTCTGTTTCCGCATTATGTGCTGTTATCTGACCGAACATCAGAAAATTAAAATCAGTGCTAATTTTGTCGAGCCTTTTAGTAACCTCAATGGAACCGGGTGTCTGTTCAAATCCACATGTAGTAGCCTCTGGAATATTTACAAGTTTGTCCTTCGCTAGTCCGCCGTTAAGCAAAGCCACTTTTGAGTACTCACTCGGAACGACTACCCTGTCCATTTTTTCGCAAGCAGAAATCCACTTCATGCTACACTTGTCTGCCTCTATTCCTGCTGTTACACCGATATTAACCTTGCCCAAGGTAGGGTCCCACTCATCTGGCAGCTGCACTTGAATCGTTAAATCTGGTTTCGTAGTGGGTGGACTGGAATTTGCCATCACATCGCCGATGACCCCATCCTCAGCTTCAGGATCTACGTAATAAGTGCACGTTCCCCAAGGGACGATGTTGGCATACACTTGCCAACCGGGTTTCGATCTCGCCCACTTCCATATCTGCCTAGTATGGCATCCATATCCAGTTACGCTGAGCAATGGACCTCTAATTAAAACAATCATCCTTACAACTCCTTGATCTCATAACGTGGGACAACCCTCTTTCCTTCTTTCCAGTCTTCTACGAGTTTAAGAAGAGAATCATGCCACAAGTCAATAGTTTTTTGCATCGCAAACTCTTCTTGAACATATTCCATAGCTTTCTGGCCGAGCTGCTCTCTTTCTTGCTTAGACATAGAGTACAGCTTATTTATCGCCTCAGCAGTATCTTCGACAGAGCAATAGTCTTCGTATATGTACGGAACATTTTGAGACCCCACGAGAGTCTTTGTTACAATGTCAAGAGCCACACCATTTTCAGACCCGTCACGATGATCAACAACTTGTCTTGTCAATCCACCCGTCTTACAAGCGATAATTGGATTCCCGACCTTCATTGCCTCTAAAGTTGCAAGACCAAAACCTTCTGCAAAAGCTATATTAATACATGCATCTGATATGTTGTGAAGAACATTCATCTGTTCAAATCCAACACGCTCTCTTGAAAATTTCACAGTATCCAAGATACCCAGCTTTTGAGAAGTAGCCATCAAATTCGGTCCTTCTTGATCATGAGGGTCAGTGTGCATCAGTAACATCACGTTCTTGCGCTGTTCCCCATCTAGCTTATCTAGAAACAACTTCCAAGACCATAGTACGTCATTTGGTCTTTTTCTCTTAGCATTCCTGTTGACCCAAAAAAGAACAAACTTGTCTTCAGAATTTGGACCAAGCAGTTGTTGCCTAAAGCTCTTTTTTTGATTCTCAGGGAGCTTAAAGAACAATTCATCTGGTAGAGCATGAGGTATGAAGTTTGTTCTATCAGGAAACTTTTCTTTGACTATTCCATAAGTCAGGTACGAGTGACAATTTATTAAGTCTGTTGATGCATAAAAGTCGTCATTAAAATCAGGAGACGGATAGTTGTCCCAAACGTGCCAATAAGCGATAGGACAAACTTGGTGGATTTCGTCTTCCATTGCCCACAGCCAAGTATAAAAGCGCGGGTCGGTAAAGATCATGAGTACATCTGGCTTCTCTGTTGCAAGAAGAACTCGTATCATATCTGGGTTACCGAACCCGTCAATGGGCTTTATGATAAACTCTGGGTGCGGTGCTTGGACGTCATAACTGCTGTGCTTCATTGCGGCACCTAGCTGCCTGACTGTCCAATTTCCCTTTTCTATCAGTCCATTCATCAAGAATCGTGACTGACAACCTACACCAGATGTGCTCAAGGCGTGGTCTGATATTAGAAGTATTTTTAATTTTTTGTTTTGATTTTCACTCATTGTAAGCCCTGTCTAAATGTTGGGTACCTTGTGAGTAATCATATCAAAACGATTTCAGAAGTATATTTATCTAATGAGACTATCCTGGACAGTTCGTTGTCCCCTTGAACTCACAGAACAAGCATGAGTCTCTATTCTTCAGAAAAATGCCGCGGCGGACTGTCTTTACCATACTTCTCATAATCGATAGAGCATTCTCTTCCGCTTTAGGACCAACAGACACTTTTACTAGCTCACAAGTGTTGCCTTTCTTGGCACCTCGTTTGAGAAGTACAAACCCGCATTTAACTTGCTTTGTATCTAAATCATTCTTTCTCATCCAGAATGACTTGTATAAAGCAATTTGAGCCCATGTTAGTATGTCTCTTCTCTTGGACGCGTACCACCCTTTATCACCGGCGGTCTTCCAGTCAAGAACATAATAGAATTCTTTCCCCTTAATCTTTACCTTAAGAAGAGCATCGATAAAGCCCTTGAAGAAAATGTCATAACCTTCCACAAACTCATAGAGTTCTTCTTCTGCTGATACTGTTTCCCACTCATCAAATTCAGAATCTAGAAATTGTGGGATTTCATTAAGACAGTTTTCAGCCCACTCAAGCCATTCACTTAAATAATTGTGCGGCTTAGGCTTCCACCCTTGTGAAGAGCGATAGTCGGCTTGAGCCTTTATCCATACATCAGAATCGAAGCCGTGCTTTTCCCACTCTGCTTTAATCTGATCAAGAGCTATAGAAACGTCCATAGAGCGGGTCTTTAAAAAATCCTCTAGCGCAGCATGGACCGCTGTACCATAAGAAAGATACGGACTTGGCTCATCAACAGAGATCTTGTCTATGTAAGTAAGTTTGTGTCTATACGGACACTCTTTCCATGTACGAATCTCAGAGTATGAAACGTGGGGTTTACTAGTCGGAAATTGCACTAAGGCAACTCTGTTATCTAATTCATCACTCATAAAGAATATTATACTTTATTTTGTGACTTTACACAGCCACCAATATATCTTTCTCAGAAGAAACAGATGGCCAATAGGATATGCTATAGTCAAACGGTAAGTTGTTTATTGCTGAGATTATTTTTTCAAGATTTATGGCATCAGGTGATCTATCACCCCACGGTGCTGAACCTTCTATTATGCTTATGTCATCAACCAAGATCACTGGCTTTTGCCTCATCACGCTAAGGGAGTTAATCTCTTGCACAACTGGACACGTCTCGAGTGGTTGACAAACAGCTCCATTTAGTGGATTGTCTATGTGGGCATCCAGCCAAAAAACAACCTTGTCATCCAATATAGAGCTTAAGTGGTTGCCTAAATTCGCACTGTCATCAGGTATCACAAAGTATCTATTTTCAGCAATCTCTTTTTTAAACGTGTCTTTTCCCCTGTCTACGAATCTTTGCAACAGCTCAATAGACACCACTTTTTCAAAACCCATGTCGAGAGCAATCCTCGCAGAATACCCATGATATAATCCAGTCTCAAAAAAGACAGTACAGTTGTGTTTTTCCTTTACTTCTTTTAAAAGTTGCTCAGGTATTGCCATTATTGTCTTCCTTGTTCTTTGCTTAACATCTTTAGGTCTGACTCATACATCATCCTAGCTAGTCCGTCTAAATCAACTGTTGCTTTCCACCCAAGCCTTTCTGTTGCCTTTGTAGCGTCTCCCAAAAGAAGAGGAACCTCATGAGGTCTGAACAGACGAGAGTCTATTTCTACATATTTTTCTACATCAAGACCTGCTATCTCAAAGACTTTGTGCAGAAACTCCTTGACTGTCGACGTTTCGCCTGTAGCAATTACATAGTCATCTGGCGATTCCTGCTGCAGCATTCTCCACATTGCCTCCACATAATCACCAGCAAAACCCCAGTCTCTTTTTGCGTCTAGATTTCCAAGATAAAGCTTGTCTTGGAGCCCGAGCTTTATTCTCGCAGCAGCCAGCGTAATTTTTCTCGTGACAAATGTTTCGCCACGTCGAGGGCTTTCATGATTAAACAAGATACCGCTAGATATATGCATTCCGTAAGACTCTCTATAGTTCCTACAGAGATTGTGGGCAAATACTTTTGCACATGCGTATGGGCTTGCTGGTTGCAGAGCTGTTGTCTCTGACTGCGGCACAGTCGGATTGTCTCCAAACATCTCTGAAGAACTTGCTTGGTAAACCTTTATTGTTGGATCGACGTGTCTAACTGCTTCTAGAATCTTTAAAGTACCCATCACGATAGTATCAACGGTCTCGACAGGTACATCAAATGAAACCTTAACGTGCGATTGAGCAGCTAAGTTGTAAAACTCTTGTGGTTTATATTTCTCAATCAGCCTGTATAACGTTGTGGCGTCGTGAAGAGAATAATATTCCAGTGATAACATCGGGTTATCGAACAAGTGGTCTATTCTATCAGTCGACAGGATACTTGTTCTTCTCTTGAGACCAACCACTCTGTAACCTTTGTTTAGTAACAGTTCTGCTAAGTAAGAGCCATCCTGTCCTGTTATACCAGTTACCATCGCTGTCTTCATAAAGTACTCCCTAAATAATAAATTTAGTTTTTCAAAGTCTAGTTTACAGAACCAATGATGATTTCACAAATTCTGTCTATGTCTTCTTCTTTGAAAGATTGATTGTTTGGAACATACATTCCGCTGTTGTCCACCACACTTGCATTCTTGAGATGCAAAACGCCATACTTACGAGTGTACATGGGTTGAGTGCCCATTGAACCAGCGATAAGTGGCCGACACTCAACTCCCGCAGATATCAAAGAACCTGCAATCTTATCTCTATTTTCATGGATGATGGGGAAGCAAAAATTAGATGTGAAATTCTCTGGACTGTTTTTAGGCAACCAAATCCCTGATTCACTTAAGTTTGACATGTACAGTTGAAAATTTCTTTCTCTAATTTTGCAAACTTCGTCTAATTTTTCTAGTTGTCGAAAGCCCAACTTTGCTTGAAGATCTGTGGCTCTTACATTGAATCCAGGATAATAAAATTTGTAAAGAGCGTCAAACTCTTTAACGTTGTACTCTTTCCTGTATCTTTCTTTTCTGTCTTCGCTCCAGTCGCGATCCCAACCGTGGTTCCTTATACTTAACAATATATCTGCTAAATTATCATCATCTGTGCATATCATACCACCCTCTATGGTAGATATGTGGTGACCAAAATAAAGAGAGAAACTCGACATCGTTCCGAATGTACCAAGCTTCCGGCCGCTGAACATAGAACCTAATGATTCGCATGTGTCTTCTAAGACAATCACGTTATTATCATCGCAGAGCTTCATGAGCTTATCCATATCTGGAACAAGTCCAAGTACAGAGACTAGCATAAGAGCTTTCGGTTTTTTATCCTTAATTAATTGCTCAAGGTGTTCTAGATCCACAGACAGGTCTTCCATGTTACAATCGCAAAGGATCGGTCTCAATCCAAACTGCATTACGGGAGATAAGTCTGTAGCCCATGATATTGCCGGAACGATAATCGAATCGCCGTGGTTTATTTTTCCATCGACTATCAAGGAATACAACATAAGAAGATTCGCTGAGCTTCCTGAATTTACATAAATTGCTCTTTTTGACCCAAGCCAAGAAGCCCACCTTGATTCGAATTCTTTGGTCAAAGGTCCCTTTGTTAGTCTAGGATACGTCTTCAACCACTCGATTAGCTCATCGATGTCGGAATTATCAATGGTATCTTTCACCAGAGGATATCTAATGCTCATATTCTTTTCCATCTTTGCGGTATCACATCTTCAGTGTTTAAGTGAGAATTATTTTGACCAAACCACTGCTTTGGAGCTATAACTTCATCGTCAAAACTTCCTAGCCATGCTCCCCACCAGCTGAACGATGAATTTGCGATTATCTTACTCGACATCTTCGAAAATAGAAACAACTCAACTACATCGTTTTCATTAGCAACATATGTGTGTTGGTCTCCGAACTTCTGCTTGCACCACTGTATATCGTCGCTAAAGAACACTTTTTTCTTATTAGAAAATTTACTTAATGCATCTGTGTAGTACGGTGAGTTTTCAGCAAGATTTGTGTGGACATCAGACAACTTCACATAATCACCTCTTCTTACGTGAACCGCTACACACTCACCAAAGTTAATAACTTCAGTATATCTTTCCACTCTTTCAGTGATATATTCAGAGGGCGAAAAAAGCTCCAGTATTCTATCCCTCTGGTGTACAAAATACTTTTCACTTTGAAAGTACCCGTCTAATAGTAGTCCGTCTTGATAGCCTATCTTGCTGTAATGGAATCCAGGTTCTCTATAGATACTTTTTATCCACGAAAAGTCATATCCATACACAATGTTTCTTAATACAGTATTTGCGTAAAAGGTTCTTTCATAGATATTGGGTGTAGCACCCTCAATGCCAAGTGGGAATATGCATCTGTCACCATTATCTAGAGCGAGAGCGTGTGCTGTTGCGATCTGAAACAACTGGTTTCCCAGCCTTCCCTTTAGATTACATGTGATCATCTAACTCCCCTTATATTTGGGTAGTTTTTCTTAAACCAATCGATTGTTACCTTCAGTCCTGTATCGAAGTCTGTATACATATCGTTAGACCAGCCTAAACCTATGAATTTAGAGTTGTCGCTTGGCTTTCTAAACTGTCCAGCAGGCTTTGTTGGATCCCACTCTATACTACCCTTGTAATCTAAAATATCGCATGTCTTTTCCACGATTTGTTTGATACTAACCTCCCCTATGTTTCCTACGTTCACAGGGTCGGCATCTTCATACTTTTCAAGTAAAAAAATCAAACACTTAGCTATATCGTCAGAGAAAGTAAACTCTCTTAAGGGACTACCGTCTCCCCAGAAAATTGGTGTGCTATTATTAATTTTCGCTTCCCATATCTTTCTTATGATGGCTGGAATCACATGACTATTCTCAAGATCAAAGTTGTCATAAGGGCCATACAGATTGTTTGGCACGGCGCAGATGTAGTTTCTATCATATTGTCTTCGAAGTGCTCTAGAGTGTACATCTAGCATCCTCTTTGCATACGCATATCCAAAGTTGCTTACATGAGGTGGACCAAGATGAATTTGATCTTCAGTTAATGGGTAAACTGCGTCATCTGGATATATACACGTAGAAAGTAGCGATAGCACTTTTGTTACACCAGCCTCGTGACAACAGTCAAGGATATTGGTATTCATCAAGGTATTCTCGGTATAAAAGTCTGCGACGAAATCAGTGTTACCCTTGACACCACCCACCTTTGCAGCAAGATGTATAACGGCATCAGGCTCCACTTTATCAATCACTGATAATACTTCGGACCGATTTGCTAAATCCGCATCTTGGCGGCCTATAGTGATGATTGTGTGAGTGGTGTCTACACGGTTAAATGCAGATCCAACCATCCCATGCCCACCTGTAACTAGTATCTTCATAGATAAACCTTATTTGCGGAACGACATGTTTACACATTACGCTACGTACTACTTCTATTTATATTAAGAAAAACGAAGGAATAGTGAAATACAACACTCTAGATAGTTGTAAAGCTGTCTGTATAGCTACTCACAGCATTTCATAACCAAACTCTGCAAAATCTCTCTCATATATTTCGTTCACTATTGAAATAAATTCAGGGTCGCGTTTCATAGAGCTAGAGTCTACTGGTTTACTACTCTTATTAACATGTATAGGGCTGACGTCTTTTTTTAGTAAGCCCTTTATTCCCTCTATAGAATGATCCATATCGTCAATCGAAACGATTAGATCTATGCCAATCTCAGGATGCTTAATAAAGTTGTGCATTGAAGCCAACCCATGCATCGTCCAGTTCCCAAAAGGAAAGTTCTCTCTTATCAAGTCTAGAGAAGATATAGACGAAAGCTCGTCTAAATTCTTTATTCTATTAGAGTGTGATTTCAAGAGGTTGGTGAATTCTTTGAAGCTAATGCCTCTCGGTTTTGCGGCGTATGTCCAACACGAATATATTCTATCATACGGATTTCTGATCGAGGCTACCTTCTTAAACCTTCTTACTTTTTCTATTCCGTGCATTAAGCAAAAGTCTTCTAACGTAAAGTTACCGGAATTTATCTTGTTAGGTCCTCCTGCGCCGAGGATAGAAGCGAAAGTCTGACTACCTGTTTTCGGCACACCTACAAAAAATAAGCTATTACTTTCCGATATACCTTGCTCTAAATTCCAGTGTTCATTATGCTCTAGTTTACTTGACATAATATACACCCTTGAACTTCTCAGTTATTGCGCTTCCATATCTGGACGCAAAGAGCCGTTTTTGGTCAGCATATTGATCTGGACGATTTAAAGACTGGTCGTTCAAAGCGCTATTGTCATGTGGTGTAAGTTTTTTTGTCAAAGACTTATCACATCTTCTCACTGCCTCGCTAGCCGTATCAACAGTACCGCCCATTCCCAAAAAAGTAGATATTGCCATCAGCTTTCCAACAGGATCGTCTTTCAAATCCTCGTACGTCAATGACATAAAATTCTTGACATCACTGTTATTGGATAACCAACGCTTAAGATGAGCGTAGTATTCTTGTGATATCTTTTCAACGTCCTGGTCTAAACGTTCATTAGTCTTGCCGTCCCAGGAAGGTAGTAGATTTTTTTCGTACCTAAGTTGTGAGAATATCGTGTCTATTGGATCCCTGTAAAGGTATAACACATTCTTTAGTCCTATAACAGGACCCTCTGTATGGTGTGGTTCTTTTATCAACCTATTATGGATATGAAATCCCCAGCATTTAACGGGATTCGGATCAAAAAAACTTTGAACGTAAGAAGGCATGCCCAGGTGGACCTCCAGCATCATCCTTAGCCAGTGTGAGCCTGTTCTTGGGTAGGAAACCAATCTTGGAAAAGACATATCATCGAATATGTTTCTATCCTCTAACTGTTGCGTTATGTCATACATGCTATTTTCCTTTGTTTATCTAGACTTAATAAATTCTTGTATGTGTTGCTTTACTTGACGGTCTACGCTATAACACGACTTAATACATAGCTCGTAGTTCTGCTCAATAGCCGGTAGCATCTCATCATACATCTCTTTATTGATACCATTGATTATGTCTTTTAGCTGCTCTAGGGTATCAAACCTGATTGCTCCATCTTTATTGAAATACTCCCACACATGAGCATCTCCCCAATAGATAGGCACCGTCCTTGTTGCAAAACAATCCATAATCTTCTCTGTAAAGTAGCCTCTAGACCTGCTGTTTTCTATTGAAACAGAAAAATAGTAATCTCTTAGAGCATCCGACTTTTTTTCTAGCCATTTTCCTGTTCCTGATCCGAACATATCAAAAGAATTAGGTAACATCGTGGCGATGTCGTGTCTTAACCTATGCCCAGGAAGAGACCTTTTGCTAGAGAAAATATGTGAGCAAAGTCGGCTTTTATTGTGGTTTGCTTTATCAAGAGCAGGAGTGTCTAAAAAAATACCATCTGCTGTTACGTATCGACAGTCAACTTCTGATAAGTGTTTATCAATAACATCTAGGTTATGGGTTAAGATTAAATCAAACTTCTTGTAATTTTGCGAAAGGTACTTATAAGAAGTTGGAGCGAAGTCTATGGGTTCCATTATCCAAGCTACGTTAATAATTCCCGGTTTGTTATCAACTTGACTCAGCATATTATCGGTAAATACGCTTACTCTTTGAGGGTCATAATCTCTAATGTATTTGATACCGGGCTCTATCCTTCCCTTCTCTAAAGAGTCGTCATAGCTAGTAGCGTGGGCAATATTATAGTCAAACAAGTTGACTTCAAGCACATCATTATCTTTATTAGAACCCATGTTGTATCCTCTATCTTAGTTTCGGCCGATTCTTCTTTGATATCATATGACCCTCTACGCAAGCAGAGTCCAAAGAGCTCAAGTCCATGAAGGGTTGTAAACCTAGAAAGTGAGTGTTTATGAAGCCATGCCTCTCTAAGTGCTGCTCAAGTGGATATTTCGCTGCGTTAAAATTATTTCTGCTTAAAAAATAACCTCCTTCTACGACATTTCTGGCTGCCCAGTCTTGCGCTGCGAACTTTGCTATCGGCGTGGTCGGAAAAGAGCCAATATCGTTATGAACAAAAGCTATGGGTATGTCATCACTAGAATTGAAATCTAAGACATTCTTGACTATCACTTTTTCGTGGTTGGTCGGATTAGCTATGTCATACCCGATGCATCTTTCTTTACCATATCTTTCACAAAGCAAGTTAAAAGAAACGCAATTATTGCTTCCAAGAACCACTATGTATCCGTTATCGGGAATGTCATTAATCTTGAATATGACATCTCTGTAGATCTTACAGACATAATATTCTAAGCCGTATCCGTTAACTTCTCCATGAAGATGAGTGTTCTTAAACCAATAGTCTTCGTTATAGAACTTTCTTTCGCTATCATTCATATTAAACCACTTTCATTAGACTCATTCTAGTCTACGAACCCCTTGAATACGCTCAAGTTAGAGACATCATGATACTTCCATGAGCCACCACAGTCTTTATTTTCTTCTGGTAAGTCTTTAAAGATTTGAATTCCTCTTGCAGCTTGCTCAGGTGGCATGTACATATTCCAACCTAGCATCTCTATCTCATCTTTGTCATACGGTACGTCTATGTGACGGCCTTCGTAACGCGCAACCTTGAACCACCTTGCTGCTTCTGGATCATCTGTTAGAATCATACCACCTTTACCAATATTCAGGATTTTCTTTATATGAAATGACAAACACTGATATGTCCCTGGAACATACATTCCTTTAGTAAACCTTGTTGCACCATCAATTACTGGATACGGGTGAAGTTGGTATGCACCAGACCACTCAACATCTTCAAACTTTACCCTACACCCAGCATGTATAATAGTCTGTGGGACGGAAACGTAAGTCTTAGACGGAACAGTAATGGTACCTTTTGCGTCGAGATACTTTAGACAAAGAAACATAGCATCTGTGCAGTTATCTACTGATACTGCAAATTTACTTCCTGCGTATTCTGCTACCATTTTTTCGAAGGCATCAACAACGTCCCATGGATCATTGATAGTAAACCCTTTTTTCTTCAGGTACGGTATCACATCTTCTAAAGAAACAAACATCTCAAACTCCTAAGGCGGAATAGTATTCACCAATTTTAAACTTCATATTTGTAGTGGCAGTTGATAAGTCATAATCTTCGTTGTAGTACATTTCAGGAAGCACACGAAAATCAAGACTAACGCGAGTTAGCCCAGTAGTGTTTGGCTTATTTCCGTGGCGGCACCTGTTTCCATTCCAGATTATAAACTCGCCATACTCACAGTTCATCGGAGAAAAATCACCTAATCCTGGTAACGACTCAGCCCAGACAGCACTTTCATCTCTCATCTGTGTCAAAGGTAATAATATGTTCAATTCACCCAGCGGATGCTTGTGTCTTTCATCATTGTCACAATGCCAGGTAGTAACGGCTTTTCCTGTGGGATACTGTATTCGAAATGACGGTAATGTTTGATATATGATTCTTTTCTCGTCTTTAAACTTAGAAGCAACTTCATCTTTTATGAATGATTTGTAAGAACTCAAAAACTCGTCCCATCCAGATCTCAATTTATCATAAAACAGTTTGTGGTATTTACTGTGTGTATCATTTCCCAAACCAGTATTTCCATCTGGGGCTACATAAATCTCTTCAAGGTGATTATGCAAGACCTGCAAATCTTCAGCTTCAAACAGATCTGATATAAGGCCTACAAAATTGTATTTTTCACTGTTGTATTTAATCTTGTGTTGCAAAATCGTCCTCACTGAACACCGGGCTTTGGGCCGGCGCTTGTGTTAAATTGTTGGACCAACTTATGGTCTGGTATAATTTGAGCCAAGTAAGTTAATATAAACCTAGCAAGAGGCCTGTTCGCACGGTGAACAAGAACAAAAGTCTCGCCATCGATATCAGAAAAAGCGTTTTTATAGAAATCTAGGTACCCATCCTTTCCAGATGTGTCTAGCAAACTATAGAAAGCGATGTGGTTGATTTTGGGAAAAATAATGTGCGCGGCTAATTTCATAGCTTGGTGATAGCAAAATACAGATATATCTGCTTTTATCATGCCACTTATCGCGACCATGTGTTCCAAACTATTGTTGGTGAGCTCTAGGTTTTCATGGTGCAAATGATAAGACCTCTTCTCACTTTCAAACGTAAAAAAACAGTTGGGGGCCAAGATTTGACATATATCTAAAAAGTGCTTATCTTCTGGACTGTAACCCCAGAACAAAGCTTCATCATAACCACCACTAGCATATAGAAGGAGAGCGTTCACCATTATACTACCACCAGGTGGATACACTTGTTCATACCACCTGCTGCTTATGTTATGTGATATCTGACTCAAGTCTTTGGTACTCAATTCATTCGAAAAGTATTTTTCTGTATTTTCTTTTGAAACGTATTCTAGCTTTCTGTCTTTTATAGTTTGGCATATCCATCCTTCACCAGCAGGTAGTGATGCTTGAAAATTTCTAGCATTGTCCAAGCAACTTTTAACCCACCCATCGTCTGTAACAATGTCTACATCATGAAACAAAATGTAGGAAGGGATATGACTAGTGTCTCCAATAAAGTGATTTACTGCGGCGTTCATCGTAACAGATTTATTAAATTCACCCTTCACTTTTCTCATAAAGTGATAGCTTGTTTTCTCCTCTGTACAGAAAATGTTATGTAAGGGCTCATCATCCATCTCGGACACTATCAACCCAACAGCGGTTGGATCTTCCAAATTATTTATTTGAGACTTTAGACATCTAACTGTTGCTTTTAAGTGGTTACCTCTTTTATGGACAGGCACTATTATTAGCAACTCGCAGCTTTGATCTTCTTCATACAATCGAAATTTGTCTTTTTCAAGTGATTTGAGAGTGTGGACCCTAGTAGAATTAATATTTGAAGTTGATAGATGCACCAAAGATCTTCTATATAGTTGCAGTAGTTGATTATCTTCCATATTCTTCTTCCGTTATTCTTTTTTTACCAAGAAAGTCTTTCGTACTTTTTACGACTTTTCGTTAGCGTGACTGCATCATTTTGCTCTTTGGAGTTTACCTTATAATCCGACAAAGGGTTTTCCTTATTATAGCAATACATAACATACGGTAAGAACGCATGACGCTCTTGAGCCATTTCTAACATTGGTACCATGAATGCAACATCCCAGCCAGCCGAAAAGTACTTTCCACTGTTGTCACGTAGATCTTCATCTTTAATCGAGTACCACAATCGGCTCTTGAATGTTCTTAAGTGCGAAGCGCAAAAAGGGACGTTTCTATAGTCATTTCCAATAACCACTTCTCTTGCATAGGGTCTGCAATTGCTACGATCACCATAGGGGTGGCCAATCCAGTCACCGTAAGTCAACAAGAAAGAAGGGTTTTGCGTATACACTGCTTCTATTATAGACAGGCTAGAATCTGAATACAGAAAATCGTCTCCATCGATTACCATCATGATGTTATCCGGATCTTCATGGCACTTCAGTATATTAAAACCGTCGACTATATTCTTAAGCGCTTTAACATTCTCTTGGTTGTGAACGACTTTAAACCTTTTGTCATCTTTCACAAAGGGAAGGCTATCGATAACTTCTCCTGTCTTGTCAGTGCTAGCATCGTTTATTATGACACACTCCCAATTCACAAAAGTCTGAGTAGAAATAGACTTAAGACAACGCTCTATCCAGTTCTCTGTATTGTAGGTGGGAACCACTATCTTCATTTTTTGCATAGTCACACCCTCTTGTTACCATGTGCAGTAGGATCGAGTTGCCAATCATAAATCTTTTTCTCTCTTTCTCCATGAACAATACCTGCTGTCTTATACATCGTGTAGTATGTATCGCTCATAAAAATCGGTATTCTAGCGTCATAGTCAGGGTCTTTTCTTTGAGTATAATCAACAAGAACATCTTCTAAGTTAGCAAAATCTGTATGTGGTAAAAGCTTAAGCCAGAGATGTAAGTCTTCAGCTTTTGGAAAAAGCTGCTCATAGCCTCCGACTATACCAAACATTTTGTTTCTTATCAGCACAGATGGGTGACATATTGAATTTTGACCATAAAGAAAAAACGCCTTAATTGTATTGTCATCAGTTGGGTAATCAACTTTTCTTCCCATCGTACCCATTTCTTGTAAGTTACCTTCTTCGTCAAGTAACTGTATCTGCGTTCCCAAGACTGACACTTCAGGATTTTCGTCCATAAAAGCAACTTGCTTTTCTAGCTTTTCAGGATACCAGTAATCATCTCCGTCCTGGCGCGCCACAAACTCAAGATGGCAATGTTTAAGACCTGCATTGAGGGCAGGAACAATACCCGGCTCTTTACAGCTCACTATCTTTATGTCCATATCGTCAATAAATTCTTCGACTATTTCGATAGTGCTATCTGTACAGTTATTGTCGACGGCGATGACTTCAAAGTCTTTGTAGGTCTGATTTTTTACTGATACTAATGCTCTACGAACTGTCGATTCGCAGTTGTATAAGGGTATCAATACGGAAACTCTATTCATTTTTCTCTCGTAAATTTAAGAACTCTACAGGATGAGTTGTATTAAGAGTTACATGAGGAACATTCGCAGAGAAGTCAACTTTAGTGTGGAATATCCACCCCCCTAACTCAGAAGCCAACCTTTTGCTTAAAGCTTCGATGTCTTCATCAGTTACTTCGCTCCACGGCTTATCAAACATGACATTGTTCTCTGTGGTATCCTCTGCATCATGACGATACTGGCTTTTCCAGAATGATGCCCAATGAAGCTTGTACTGCTTAATCTTCTTAGAAATATCATACCATGAATAGTGGTGAACTGATGGAATCTGATCTACAACCTGCTGGAACCAGTTTTGATATGCGGACATCGCTTCATCATTACCCATCAAAGCAGCTAGCCTAACCCTATGCGCATCCTCAGTGTAGAAGCCGACGTGGGGTATTCTTTCACCTGTCTCAGAGTGTATGTAATCACATGTGTCTGTCCCTAAAGCAGCATATATGTTACCTTCTTCATCCCATCTTCGAAGTTCACTCGGGATACCTTGCGTAACATATGGTTTGTTTCTGCTTATCCGCCACTTCCATGGATTGATATCCATACGAACTTTTTCGTCACCGCCCCAGTACTCGATAACTGGTAACGACATGATGTCAAACTGTGGTGGGAAAGCCTTCATGACATTTCTAGCTTTTTGATAGTCATTTTCGTGGACTATCTCATCGGCATCCATCTGCCAGCAGAAATCACCTGTACAATAGCTTCTAGCTGTAGCTTTTAGCTTACCGTCTGTCTCATACGCAAATGAGGGGTGATCATTCGGAACAGAATGCTGGTATACTTTAAGACGTCCGTCTTCCTGACCCTGAGCCATGGTCTGTAGTTCTTCCCATGTATCGTCATCGGAACCACCATCGACAACAACTACCTCATCACAGAAGCCAAGCATGGACCTTACAGTCGCCTGCCAAGGGTACTTCATACGATTTGCGTTCCTAACAGTGGTATAGCCAGAAAGTGTAGGAGTATAATTCATGATAGACTTGATTGCGTTCCAAAATCTTTCGCGGGCTGCATAGAGATATGACAGCATGTCGATATCAGATCCAGTGAACCACTCCTCATTAGCGTGCTGAACGTTCTCATTTAAGACCAGTTCGCATCCTAAAGCCTTGGCTTCGATAACCATTCTTGGACATGTGTCTCCTCCCTTAGGCAGATACACAAAACCCTCAGCAGCAGAAAGCTTTTGAAGCAGTTCTTCATGAGGAACTCCCCACACGACTTCGTATTCCAAGTCGTTATCTTTACAGTGCTGCTCGGCATCTTCAAACCCCTTGATCCAAGAATTTGAGCCGAGAACAATCCACCCCTGACGGTCTTGATTCTCATTTTCATACTTCACGGAGTTGACATATGCAAAGAAGCTATCATCGAAAACGCTGCTAAGCACAACTGAATCATTTTCTCTTAGGAAAGGAAAACGTGCTAAGTATCTTGCTTCTTGATCTTCACTCATCCACCATAGGCTCTTTGCGCCATGGAAGAAAGCTGATATCATCTTACCGTGAAGATCTTCATGACAGTCGCATTGAGTACCAGTCTCTAACTCATGCTTCTCTATGCTTCTGAATTTACAGAACTTGTAGTCATATTCGATTATTGAATATTCCATGTTAGCGATGATGGTCGGAATAAGAGATGGATTCATAGAAGTCGAGTTACAAAAAACCCAATGCTTCCCATGCCCGGACTTTAGCATTGCCATGCTTACATCTCTAGCATAAACCTTCTGTACCTTGACATCACTTGCGGCTTGAATTAGAGCTTCGGTTGTTAGCTCAGCACCACCGACATAATCTTCTACAAATAAATCTGCAACTACAACCACATCTGTACTGTCATCGATCAAATTGACAGAAGGCTGCTGTTGCTCAAATGGACTTTTGAATACTGACATATACGACCTCTAACCTTACTCCATCAATAATAGAGAGGGGTCTGAGGTTGTATACGTCAAGTTTTTTTCGAAAAGTGCTTGTACAAATTCTGGAAAGACTGCTAATATATTTCTGTAACTGAATAACTGAACTACTGTATTACTGAATCTTATTACTTATTAAATACTATTAATCTATATATTATATAAGTTAATTCTTAGTTAGAGCTTTCTAAAGCCTCTAATCTATCTTTTACTTCTTTTAGCGCTGAAACTATGTAAGCTGTCACTCTGTCATAAGATACTGACCTCGTGATCTCTACAGGCTCATTTCTTTCTGGGACTAGTTCTGGAAAAATATCAACAACTTCGTCAGCTACAAACCCAGGTATATGTACACTATTGGTATCATCGGATATGTCATAGAACAGACGTGGTAAAAGACTTGTCACCTGATCGAGACTAGCAGACAAATCAGATATATCTTTCTTTACTCTACGGTCGGAAGTAGATCTTCTAATCTGTCCGGCGACATCGACATTGACATTCGCGGAGGAGGCGGTGGATAAAGTGTACACCGACGGTACCTGTAATAGCCCACTGGCTCGATCAACTATGATCCGATTGACGACGCTCGTCGCCTCTCCGCTTTGTATTATAAGGTCATTAGCAGTCCCATCGTACATCACCCTGAAGCCGTAAGCTCCAACGGTTCCAAAGCCTTCTGTTGTAGAAATAGTGTTCTCAATCAAGTCTAATCTAGCTTCATTACCGGAACCAACACCAATTAAAAGTCCTGCGTTTCCACCACCATTTGTTAGGGGATTAGACCCAACAGCAACATGAGCATTATCCATACCTCCGACCTGTAAGTGTTGAGTGGTCGACGTCGCTCCGTTGGCCGTGGAGTTGAAAACAATTCTAGTTCCTTCCGCCGTAGCTGGCTGGAAGGTTTCAGAAAACTCTACTATAACGTTTGCGACGTCATGATATGTAATATCATCGGTGGAGGCTTGGAAGTTTAGCTCACCAACGTTATATCCTGCTGCAGGCGTCGTAGAACTTGGTACATATCTCTTTAGGTACAAACCGGCGCCATTATTCATACTTGTACTATCTGACATGAGCACTACTGATGGAGTTCCGCCACCCTCCATGGCTAGTCTGTTAGTAGTATAAGTTAGGTTAGCACTATCATCTAGCAAACCACCAGTCCCAGCAATCACAACTCTATCCCTAGTCAAATTAGTACTAGTCAAGCCTCCAGCTAGAACGTTCTGGGCCTCAACATCCGCGGTGGCAACGACATTACCAGTGCTAATAGACATCACAGCGGTACCACCGCTGTTCAAGATGTCGTTTCCTGCAATTTGTAAGTCACCACTCAAGCGTGTCGTGGCGGCGGCAAGATCAATCCGTCCTGAGACTCCATTACCTATTGTTGCGCCATTCTCTAGAGTGATCGTGTCATTAACTGTCATGGGAAGATTCACGTTAACAGATGTTGTTGTGTCAACCTCTATAGCTGAATCTGTACCAAGAACATTCCCATGTCCAATCTTGAAGATACTGTCAGTATTATCCACACCGGCATGGTAGTAAAGAGTACCAGCTGCTTGATAATAAAACTCAACCTTAACGTCTTCTGCCCCACCATCACCAATTCTCAAGTAAGGGTTGGTTCCAACGATCCTGACTCCACCGATCGGTTGTAGTTGTATGATACCGTCTGGATTTACATAAAGGTGACCAGTAGCAGTGACACCATCATCGACAGTAGACAGCGTAGTCGCCCCATTTGCTCCAACATCAATAGCAAAATAGTCTGAAGTATTGCTCTCATTATGTATTTTTAAGTTAGCAGCGGTGAAAGAGAAACGATCAGCACCGTTATCCTTGATGTATATTTGACTTAAGTCAGAATCTAGCGTTATGTTTGACGTGGAGTCAATAGTGAAAGCAGCACAATCAATAGAAGAGTTCGCTCCAAAGTTTAGGGTCGAACCCGCGCCGAAGTTGGCTACTGCGCTACTACCCATCTCAAAAGATCCGGTAACGTTTAAGTTCTCTCCCACATGGGCGTGCCCATATGTGGTTGTCACGCTATTAGTGCCGCCGTCAGCAGCATTTAGCTGTACTCTAAACTGGGGATTTTGAGACTCATCCCAAACAGCAAAAACAGGGGTTCCACCGGTGCTATCTGCATCAACCTGTATGATAGCATTACCATCTGACTTGATTGCTAATTGGCCGGCAGTGGGTCCAAGAATGTCTCCACCATTGACTGTTAAGTCACCACGTATTGTAACGTTATCATCCGTATCCATGATGATGGTGTTTCCACCGTCTGAAGCTTGAATAACATTACCGCCGACTTGTAATGAACCACCAGCCTTTATATCTCCGCCGGCCGTAAAAGTGTTTTGTAAATCAGCGCTTCCAGATTTAATAATAAAAGAGCTGAAGTACGTACTACCACTTTCCCTGGTACCCATCCGTATGCGTTTTTCTTGACCTTCCCACATTATGAAAAGACGGTTACTGTTATCATACCCAGCGTTTATATAAGCATCTCCTAAAGCGCTAGCTGACTCTACTACAATCCTGCGATCACTAGAAGTATCGCTTAATCCTAAGTCTCCACCTACCGCGAAAGCTACGTTTGTTTCTGCGCTTACACCTACTCCAACCCGGGCACCGTTAGTGCCACCAGCATAAGATGCTGTAAGGATTTTATGGCTGACATTCTGATCACCAATAACCTCAAAAGACCCTTCGACAATAGAGGATCTAAAGTTCATAGGAGTGGGATCTGGATTAGCAACGGCGCTGTCCCCTACTTGGAAAACGAGGTCACCTGATGTGTTTCTGACTTCTAAAGATCCTGTTACCCAAATTGACATATTCTTATTCCTCGTCCATAAGTTCCATCAAGAGCTTGTATCTCTTGCCGTTCTTATTGTTTCGCAAAGTGAGAAAGTCTTCTTCCTCGATCACAGTCCAATCGCCACGTTCATTTTGCAGGTGTAAGTCGCCTGTATAGATGTTTGCCCACCTGTAATCATTGGACCCAAGATCGTAGGTGTTGTCTGCACCCGGGTAAAGACTCCCGGTGACTTCCATTCGTCCTGAATTTGTGGAGACAGCGACTGTTCCGCCTGAATCAGTGTTTTCAAGTTTCAACTTCTTGACTGAGTCTTGCGTGACGCCATAAACATATCTAGATGTATCCTCAAAATAGATTCTGTTGTTACCCGTAAACCAGACAGCTTGTCCGCCACTCGCGCCTGTCATCCTGAAAACTTCGCCGGCGCTGTTGTGAAATTCGAGCCGGTTGTCTGTCTTCATCTCTATCTTGACATTATCACCGCTACCCGGATACGCAAATGCCATACTTCCTGTGAGAGCTAACAGGTGTTCATTACCTGCATTTGCACCTCTCACCTGAACTGGAATTCCTGATCCGTCCGTATCAATTACTGCACCAGCACCTGCCATGAGCCCGGAAAACGGTACCGGATAACCATAGCCAGGCGTATTATATGCAGTGTGGAGTGTCATATAGAATTGAGGATTGTCAGTGAATATTGAACCAGATATGTGTACATCACCACCGAACACTGCTGTTCCTCTATCCAAGTTGCTGGCTGGTCGGTAGGATTTGACGGCAGAACCTATTGATCCACTAACGTAGAAATATGTATCTGAGTTACCGCCATTCACAGCGGTCGTATACTGATCATCTGAATCGAATGAGAACGAGCCAGTCGTCTTTATGTACGATGGTTCACCACCACTGATTGTAAAGACGTCAGTATTGTCAGTGACAGATAAGGAAGCCAGATCTCTAAGAGATTTAGATATACCTAAGTCACCATCAAGAAACACTAAAGCGTCATCTCCGGTTCTTCTATTGATTTGTACAGTACTGTCTCTAAATCTGAGATATGGTTCATTTGAGCTCACGGATGCGAGTGTCAAGTTATCTGAAGAGATTGAACCAATAGCAACAGCGCCTTTAAAATCAGTGTTACCAGAGACAACCAAGTCACCTCCGACTAAGGTAACCCCTCTTGTGTTAGAGTTGGTTGTACCAACAGCTCCACTCAATAGTGTCCTTACGTCCCGATGTCGAAGCATGGTAAAGTCACGATCGACGTCTGCTTGGTTCCCACCGATAGATATGAATCCTTCGAATCCGCTACCCGGTCCACCAGCATATTCTTGACTGGAGCTAAGAATTATAACTGCTCCACCGGCTTGCTCATCTGAAGACGCACTAAGAACGATGCTTTGTGCCGGTATATTATTCAAGTAACTTCCCCCGCCGCCGTCGGCTGGTCTGTCTGCTATTATGTTAATATGAGTACCGGAAACGAAAAGCTGTGAACCATAGAACCATGTAGATCCAAGTCTCTCAGACCTCAATTTAGTTGTGGGAATACCAATCTGGAGATCAGTGTCATCATCAGCGGGAGTTGCTCCCGCAAGTTGACTCTGAACATTCCGTACCTGGAATGAACCGGCTGGAGCGTAGAAGCTTAAATCATTTCCATCAGAGGTAACCATCAATGGATTGTCACCGGCATTGATTTGATTACCCGGGTCTAAGTTGATCTGATTTTTGAATGTTGTACCATAGCTAGGTCCTGGATTAAACAGAATACCGCCTCTACCTAGTCCGTTTCCTGTCGACGCTGTTAAGTGAGTTACGGTACCGAGAGCATTGTCAGAACCTGTTATTAGCAGGTAACCAACTCCGGGTGCAGTCGCTGGGATACTGACGCCAGCCATTTCTACCCTAACAGGTTCAGAATCGGATACATCAGTTATAGTTCCTTCAACGGTATCTTTTATACCAGCGCGCCACGTATCATTTGCGCTACCTCGCCCGAACACCAGAGATACATCATTTATACTAGAACCACTGGCAATTGCAATACCGCCATTTGTGTTATTTGAACCGCCTCCGCCAGCGCTAGCTAGCTCGATTAGGGCATCCTTAACTTGCAGGTTTACAGTATCTATCGTTGTCAACGTACCGTTAACGTCTAGATTTCCGCCGATGTAAACATCACTATCTATAATAGCGTCCTCAAAAAAGCGGACTGTTCCGTTGTCTAAAACGCTGAACGAAACAACATCATCAGCACTAAGAACACTAGATCCAAAACTACTCCCACCGCCAGGGGAGAGGCCGTCAGCTAGCTTAAGGTTTCCGCTAATCGTGAGCTGAATCCTGTCTGAGACGTTGGGGTTGTTTTCTATAGTTGCTCTTAGCTTAGGGGGTCCAAATCCGCTGTCAGAAGTTCCTCTTGTCCAGAATTCAATCGCTGTGTTAAAATCTGGTACAGTACTCCAGGTTGATTTTGCTCGTGCACCTATGTAAGCTGCATCGGAACGACCTGAGCCTCCATTATTGGAGCCAAACTTGATTACTCCGAGTGGGTCCTCGCTTGAAATACCAGCGTTGATATTCGAAAGATTTAAAACGCCCTGCTTTCGATCACCATCAATGAAGAGCTCTGCGGCGCCATACCCTACTCCTGAACCGGTTATATACACTTCTCCCAATAAGGGCCCTGGCTTTCCTCCCACCCCTTGACCATATATAGTACCTGGAGTTCCACTATATTCTGAGAACCTCAAGACCGTGTCCCATTGAGAGTTCTTGATTTCGTTACCAGCTACTTGCAGCATACCGTATATTCCGGTATTTCCCGCTCCAGTGTGAACAAGAAAAACCGTACCATCAGACCCTGTAAGGGCGTCGTTTCCTATTTTAAGTCCTCTGGTAATGGTGACATCAGGATCTACGGCTCCGAAGCTCAGAGCATTACCAGCGGACCCGAGAATGTCATTTCCACCAACGGTTAGGTCACCACCAATTGTGAAGTCCCCCGCCAGTGAGAAAGCAGACTCTGGAGACAGCTCAAAGTTACCAGAAATAAAGACATCACCATCGAAAAGAGCGAGACCACGATCATCCGTTCCCTTAACTCCTCGTGAACCAGACACGTGGAAAAAGACGTCTGTGTTCGTTGACCCGTCGTCGGGATACGCGAACGCTCCGGCTACGCCGTCGACGATCTTAAAAGATATGTTTCCAGCACCGTTGCTGCTTCCGTTATTACTGGTTGTGGGATCTGCGAGAAATAACGCTTTACCTGTAGTTGGATCCGTAGTGTATCCCTGTATGATCTTATTAGGTACCTTAAAGTCACCGACAACAGTATCTGACACTTCAATGACACTTCTTTCAGCCCAAAGAGTACCACTGACAACAACATCTCCACCGAAAAGAACAGAAGAACCATCAGCTCTTGTAAGTCCTGGATTGGCAGCTCCGCTTACAAACATCCAAACGTCATCACCAACATTAGATAGTATGGCGGAATCAGTGACGTTACCTCTCCAGTCAGATGCTATGGAGGAGCTGTATATTAGCAAGCCGAGGTGGGGTTTTGTGCTAGCAATAGAGCCTGTGCCCACAATAGCTTTTATTCTAATTCTGTCTGCTCTAAAGTCTTTTGCCATATCTTAAAAGCTCCAATTGTCTTATATCTTCACGCATTCTCAGTAACTGTTGTCGTGCTTAGCGTCTTGTTTTTGACCCCAATAGCTTTCCACATAAAAGACATGGTTTCTATGCCACCGTCATCTACAAGATTTTCCCCAACACTTCTTCTTACATTGAATTTCCACTTGTCGTCAGAAGTATCAAATTCAAGTCTCGTGAATAAATGAATGTTGATGTTTGCATTATCATCTTCGTAGTCTGCGCCCACTGCAGGCCTGTACGGAATTACAGTTATAACCGGAAAATAGTCTGACGGGAAATCTAACTCTACAGGATCCAGTAAGTCTTCCTGTCCTGCTGGTATGACACCGACTCCAGAAGCTATGTAGATGCTATCTCCTATCATACTTGCACCACCTGCACATGGACTTGTCCCGTGAATGGTGCACTAGCCTCTATAGTTACTGTAACTTCACGCCCTCCGCTGGAAGGTACACCCGATAAAACTATACCCGTTATGAAGAGATTTACGTTGTTTATATCGCCGTATGGTGTTAAAGTGACTGTTGGTATTTCGTTCTTATAGTATCCCTTGAAAGTTGCTGTCTTGGAATCTTCGTTATTAAAGTCGACCAATATACCATCTAGCACGACATGCCCATCCGCTTGAAGACCAGGCTTGGGCTCTTTGCGAAACCTCGGGTACGTCTTACGCCATCGGTTTCTGTCTATAGACTTTGTTCTAACAGCCATAATTTACACCTCTTGCTTAAATATGTAGCAAGAAGCGTTTAAAGAATTTCTGAGGCAATTGAAGCTATATTGGAGCGCTGTCCCTTGGCGAGCTGAACATGCGCGTGTTCTTTTCTGTCCTTGAATTTATCGATAACGATTGACAATCCGTTGCTTAGCCTGTCGATGTACGGAGTGTCAATTTGATCTGTATCTCCAAGAAGAACGATTTTAGAATTCTTGCCAACACGGGTGATGATAGTCTTTAGCTCATGGATTGTGGCGTTTTGAGCCTCGTCGACTATTACATAGGCATCATTGAAAGTCCGACCGCGAATAAATGATAGAGGAGCAACTTCAAGCTCTCCCTTGTCCATCATGATATTGAAATACGTAAAGTCCTTATCACCCATCATGGTTCTAAAGTTATCCATAATAGGAGCTAACCACGGTGCCATTTTTTCGTCGACGTCACCGGGTAAATAACCTAAATCGCGACCAACAGGTTGAATGGACCTACTGATTACGATTCTGTTGTACCTTCCCTCTTGTAATCCGTCAAGGCCAGCCATCAGCGCAACGTAAGTCTTTCCTGAACCAGCTAAGCCTGTCAGTGTTACCAGCTCTATGTCACTATCTAACAATGCTTCTACGGCAAATCTCTGCTCTTTATTTTTTGATTGAAAATCAGACATTGCTTTTCCTGGCTCATGTCTAAGTTTAACAATCTGGTTTCCATCAAACATGCCTAAGCCAGATCCACCACTCTCAGCAGACTTAAGCACAACAAACTCATTAGGCATTAAGATGAGCGCCGGGTCGGTGAGTTTTACTTCTCCTTCAAGGAAAAACAGGTCAAGCTGTGACTTGGTAACCTCTATTTCTCTCCTCCCCGTAAAGGCAGCGCTGTCCTGCTCGATATGGTCCTTATAGTAGTCCTCTGAAGCTATCCCCAGTGCATCGCACTTAACTCGGAGGTTAATGTCTTTGGTAATTACGACAAGGGGCCTCTGATCGTCATTCTGAGCCTCGTTGAGACAAGTTGCTAGTATCTTGTTGTCGGGGCGGTCGGCCTTTAATCCGTTAGGTAGAGAATCAACTCTATCCTCAATCTTAATCATAACAGTTTGCGAGACCGCGAATTCTTCTGGAACTTCTACTCCCACATCTAGTCTACCAAAATCTCGCATTTCATCTAGAAACCTGTTAACGTATCTGGCTGACTCTCCAATAACTCCCGGCTTTTCCTTGAATTTATCAATCTCATCCATCACTTGGAGCGGCAAGATGACATCATTTCCGGGAAAAGAATGTATTGCTGTTTTGTCATATAACAGAACGCTAGTATCTAATACGAACCTTTTTCTGACGTTACTCAAAATAAACTCCTTGAAAAATCCGGTAGTTCCAACTTAAAATAATCAATAAACCTCATGGAGGACTTCGTTAGTGGGTAAGAAAACAAATAAGAAAGAACCATCATTAATAAATTTAAGAGACAATGCTCAACCAATAAAAGGAGAGACATGTTTTTCTGCATGCAAAAACTTTGATGTAAGTTGTGTTGTTTCTGAATGCCGTTATTTCCAAGATATGGCTGGAAATTTTCAAAATTGTATCATCAACGCTTCTGAGCAAGGACCGCTTACTCTTCAAGAGGTTGGTGACATTTTTGATGTGACCAGGATGAGGATATGTCAAATAGAGAAAATAGCTAAACAAATCTTAAAAACCTCAATAGAGACAGTTGACAATCCTTGCTAGTATTAACTATCTTCGAACACAAAAAAAGAGAGGCGATGCCTCTCTTTTATGTTGCCAAAATGACTTTAAAAACTTAATCTTTCTGGGCTTCGAGAGTTAGCTTAACAAGATCTCCAGCTGCTGACTTAAGAGCCCGAAGACCCTTTCTAGCTCGCACACCGGCTGACTTATTGCCATGAGCGTTTTTATGCACGTCAAGCTCAAGCTCTTCGACTAGAGTCTTAAGAGACTCCCAACTCTCTAAAATGCTAGTAGATTCACTCATCTTCCATTCCTCCTGGGTATATCAATTTTGTTTGTGAATTTTCACTATCAGAGCTTTCAGATTCTTCGGAAGGCTCTACTAGATTTCTAATGCCAATCATCAGAGATCTATCTTCTAGCTCTAATGCTAGTAAACCAATAATCTTCTTCATTTGTGTTTGTGTCACACCAAACCTTAAAATCTCAGTAACAATTTCTCTAGATTTCTTAGTGTCGTTTAACCAATTGACATCTTCATTATGAAGCTTGTCATTATTCATATTCTTGTTAGCGTTCATTTGCTATTACCAAAAAATTCTTCCCTAGAAAATGGCTCAACCTCAAACCGGTTATCACCTTTATACTTTAGGATTTTACCTGACCTTCTTGTATCGTTTAATTCGCTACCTAAAATTAACCATTCTCCGACCTTATTTTCTTCGATCATAAACCTAACGTATTCGTAGTCTGGCAACTCTAGATTGTAAGATGATAATACATTTCGGACGCTCTCAGGTAAAAAAACTGCCACGTCTTCGAGAGACATTTCAGAAGCAGAACCTTCGGCACTGGTAATAATCTTGGACGTACATGCCTCTATAACTTCGTGCATGATACCACAATTATTACAACTAGCTTTTTTTGGGATCATCACCCCATCTTCTCCCACAACAGAAAATACAACAAATGAGTGAGCCGGCGGATCACTGAGTCTTTTCATCGTTGGAAGTATGCATCTGCATTTTATAAGATGCTTGATCCCTTGCTTTTGCACTAGAAGCCTCTATTACTCATCGTTCTGAATATAGAGTCTGCAAGGACGGGCTGAAGGACTGCTGAGATTCTTTCGGCCTGTTCTCTAGTTATTTGCTCTTGAGCAACCATCTCTGCAACTGCTCTGGAAACAGAGTCTTCACAGAGAGCTTTACAGTCTAAGAATGCTTCTTTGACTTTTGACTTTTCAATAACAGGCACTGATGGTGCTGAATTTTTTCTTGGCATGAATATTCTCCTAAAAAAATCGATGCATTTATCTTTTCTACTTAGCGTACGCATCTGCTAACCATGATGAGGCCCAAGAATCAGGCTTTACAATACACTGGTAACCTAGTGATTTTACCCATGCCGTCGCAGAAGTAAAAACTACATTAGATTTAAAGGCTTCATTAGGGTTGATATCTAAGTGAACATTAACATCACTTTGGGTATCACCTATAAGTCCCGCCAAAGAGATCGAGTATTCCGTCTCTTTCAAGAGTCTGATCTTCAAATTGTGGAACAGCTTTCTATCTTTCTTGATTCTAGCAAAAAAGTAGGTCCCGCCTTTTCCCTTTTCGTATAGCGCTACCACAACAGCAAAAATACATCGATTTCCTATGAAGTGTGAATCACATCCAACATGTAGTTCTTTTTTTCCTCTTGATAGCTCAACAGCACTTAGAACTTCGTTAAATTCAACCACGTCAGAACTTGCATTACACCAAGTAAGCTGTGTTAAATCAACATGCTTCATCATCTATCCTTAAGATGGCCTTAATACTACTTAAGGATCTACGATCAGATTTTGCCATGTTGACTGCTTTAGCAGCATCATTAGCTGGTAGATATTTTACGAAATATTCGTCATTCATTTCTACTACATTCTGCTTAGCACATCTTGAAAAGTACGAGAACACTGCTCCTGCTCGATCCTCTAGCAGGCCTTTGCTCGTGTTAGAAAGTCTCGTGTAGATGACAGTATTTCTAGCAGACATTCTGCTTATTCTTTCTGAGAGTATACTTTTCACATCATCAACTTCTTCGTTTTCGTACTGGTCCTGTAGACTCATTTTTGCTTTGTGGATTCGTAAACTGCCAACATCATCTAGTAAAAGTCTAAGCGTATCTTTGCTACTGTCATAATACACATCTATTCCCTTGTGCTCTTTCAAGTCGATGTTACTAAGTCTTAGTCCATTTGCTTTATCAACTGGAACTATACCCAAAGCTGTGCATATATCTTTTGCTTCATTTATCGTTTCTATTGAATCTGGTAACACAAAAGGTATGATATGAGTCTTACCAGAGCTCCAGTTTACGTAGAGTGTATTTGAAACATCATCTGAAAACGCGCTGGACACTATGATAATGTTGTCTTTGGTGTCGTATGCATATTCTAGGATATGATGTATTTCACTGACATCTATAATAGCCCCGTTTACAACAAGTACTTTACAGTCCTTTATTTCTCTGGAACCAACATAACCATGAAAAAACTCATTTAGAGATACTAGGGTTTTAAATCCCAAGTGGGTTTCTACAAAAGGAGATGCATCATCGTGGTGCTTAAGAGTTAAACTTCCTGATGAGCCTGATTGTAGAATTGCGTCATAGAGCGTAGATGAATTGGCTGTTATGAACTCATCATTAACTCTATTCATACCATTAAACAACTCTAAAGAGCTAATTCTCTTTGGGACGCCAAACCCCTTATTACAACTAAAAAATTCTTCGAAGTATAAAGGTATTGCCCATGGGCATGTCTTGTTAAGGTTGTGCAAAGATGAGACAATCATCTTCTTTTGAGGAGAGTCGTTATCTTTATACTGCTCTAAAAACAAACGAAATGAATCAAGCCACCCTAATGAATATAGGCCGCCTTCCGCAACAAGCGAATAACTCTTGCTATCTATAGATTCAACAAATGACTTGATATGATCTAGTAGATCAGAATTAATTCGATCAAGTGAGGTACCAGCAATAACTTTGTTTTTCATAACGTACCCCTACATGTTCAGTGATACTTCTTATTGCTGTTCTTTTGGTTGATATCCGTCGTTACATTGTTAAATAGTTTTGATAGTGCGCTACCAAGCTCTTCTGCTTGTTCATTCAATACCTTTGTTGCGTTTTGTAGCTTTTCTTTTTCTTCTTTCTTTTCTTGAAAGCTGATTGCAAATCTACAAAATGCTATGAACAAGCTTAACGCTGCAATTGAAAGGCCCCACGTTAGACTGTGGTACGTTGTAACAGCCGCAAAAGCCAATAGTGTTTCAGCATAACCGATCTTCATCTCATTACTCCCTTATGTCTAATGGATAATGATAATTGTAATCGAGACAGCAGTTAATTTTCAAGACTAGTATTAACTGTCTCTCCAGAGATTATTACTGGCGTAAGTTAGAACTTCTTCTGCAGAGTCAGCAGTGTATCCATATTCATCAATTAGCGTCTGAACCATCTCTGAATATTTCTGTTGCTGTTCTTCATCTCTTGCTCTAGACTTAGTAACAATCCTGGCCAAGTCTTTTACTGACGTGATTAGATAGGTCTCGATAGCTTCCTTAAGAGGCTCATAGGAAGTATAGTCTACCTTCTCCCCTCTTCTCATCTTAGAGAACATGTAAGCAGTCACGTCAGCTCTAAAGCCATCCTTACCCGAACCACTGACTCCGATTGTTGACTCAATAGACCTCATAAAGTTCTCATCAGGCTGCATCTCTTCTTTTGTGATACGATCCTTAAGCCTGCTCTTCGTTGTGTAAGCCTCTGCATGATCCATATAGTTTTCAAAGATAGACTGCGCTTGCGGCTCATATGCTGTGATGAACGCCTTAGCAATTTCTTTTTCAAGCATCTTGAGGTATTCACCTCTTACTACGTTCCTTATCAACTCAAGACAACGACTCTGGAACTCTCTATCTATAATCTGATCCTTGACCTGCTTGACGAGAGAATCTAATATTGAGATTGGAGTGATGAAGTCTTTATCAGAATCGCTCAATGCATTATCGACGGCTTTCATAATAAATCTTGTAGAAATACCATTCATACCCTCATTCGGTGCTTCATCACGAAGGTCTTTAATATCGATCTTCTTAACTCTACCCTTTTCAACAACTTCTTCGCCGTTGTAAAGCTTAAGCTTCGTAAGAAGATCGCACTTTTGACTTTCCTTAAGCCGGCTAAGCACGGAAAACATCGAAGCAATTCTAATCGTATGAGGAGCAATGTGGGCTTTAAAGTTAGAGCGAGAAAGAATCTTTTCATAAATCTTAATTTCTTGCTCTAGCTCCAAAACGTATGGCACATCAATCTTAACAATACGGTCTAAGATAGCCTCGTTAGTGTGCTCGCTCTGGAATCGATTCCATTCAGCTTCATTACAATGCGCGAGAATGACTCCATCGAAGTAAATCATGTCGTGCTTTCCAGGGGCAGGAACTCTCTTCTCCTGGGTCGCTGTAATGATTGTGTGGAGAAACTCAATTTCATTCTTAAAGACCTCCACAAGCTCAACAATACCTCTATTACCTACGTTGAAGGCGCCATTTAGAGATAACGCTCGTGGGTCGTCTTCTGAATACCTATCAAGTTTCGAAATATCTTCTGAACCGATCAACACTGATACATCTTGTGAGTTTGCGTCCATTGGCGGAACAGATGCAACACCTCGACGAGCCCGTTGGGAGAATGTAGTTTCTTTTACTTTAAACTTTTCGTATTGACCATCGTATTCTTCAAATAGTAGATGTCTAGCGACTGGGGAAAGGTCACCCTCGATACTGACACCCAGCATTTCATTAAATCGGTCTCTTAGGGAACGAGGTAACAACTGAAGTGGCTCTCCTCGCTGAGGGTCTCCTACAAGGTGATAGTATGGTTGCCCATCCAAAGACTTCTTAATGTGCTCTGTTAGCGCAGACTTACCAGCTCCTACAGGACCCATCAACAATAGAACTTGTCGACTTTCTTCACCCTTAAGAGCAGCAGAGCGCATAAACCTCATAAGCTTCGCGATAACTGATTCCATTCCAAAAAATTCTGATTGAAAGTATTCGTAGGTTTTTACGTTATCACCATCAAACAATTTGTGCTTTCGAGGATCAGAGTCTTCCATCACCCCTGTCCCGTGAGAAACTACAGCGTCATACAGACGCTTATGCGCGTGGTCAGTAATACTTGGATCTTCCTCTACTAAAGAAAGATATTCAAGAAAAGTACCGGCGAACTTCTCGCGCTTCTTCTCTTCTCTTTGGCTCTTAATGATTTCTAGAAAGTTTTTATCAGACATGTTTTCCCCGGGTTAGATCTCAAAAGGTTCGTCTTCAATGATGGTATCAAGCTTTACTACATCGCCCCATAGCTTGCTAATATGGTGCACAACTGCATCTGCGTAGTCTAGCTCTAGGTCCCTTCCATCATGTTCATGAATTAAGCAAAGCACATTAGATTCGTCCACATTGTCAATCTCTATTATTGGTATACTATTACCTCCGACCTGTTTGATTAGGTCTTCCTTGATATTTTTCCACCCCTCATCATCAGAGACATCGTCAACAACGTATTCATCTTTTTTTAGCGAAAAGCTAAACAGCTCTAACTCTTCGCAGTCTTCTTGTGTTAAATACTGCCTTATGAAGCTTTCATCATTTAAAGATTCTCTGGCAATAAAGCATTCCTCTAACCCATGTCTTTCTTCTATCTTTCTAAATAAATGAAACCCTAGATGATATGGGTTAATGGATGCTGGATGAGGTCTTACAACCTCATTGTGAGTTTTAAGAAAAGGTATATGCATCGACGAAGGAAGCTCGAGCTCATGCATAAGACGATAGTGCCAATAACTCGCCCATCCTTCGTTCATAATCTTAGTTCTTATCTGTGGCATGAAGTAGTGAGCTTCTTCTTCTACAATCAACAGTAGGTCTCTTTGCCACTCTTCCAAGATCGGGCTTTGGTCTGCCAAGAATGCTAGAATATTTATTTCATTAGAGACTGGAACTTTTTCCGGATCAGGAACATGGAAAGAGTTATCGTATAAACCACCCTTGATGTCACTGACTAACTGTCGCTTTTGGTCCTTCTGTGAAACATACGGTACATACCTGTGAGGAACATTCATTGATAAAGCGTGCGCTGAATCTAGAATATCTTCTACTGCATCGATCCCTATGCTTGGATCTTCGATCAGTTTATCGATAAACCTCTTAGCATTTCTCATCCTTAATATAATGTTTTCTGGGTGTGTATGCTTAAAGGTAATGTTATTCTTAAAGAAGTCGGAGTGTCCAATACAGTGAGCCATGATTAGAACCTGTAGGTACATCGGATTTTCTTCCATGAGATAAGCTAGCGATGGATTACTATTGATGATCATCTCATAAGGTAACCCCTGCATTCCCATTCCATACATCGTATGGTTTCTTTCAAAAGACTTACCGAAGCTCCAGTGACTGTAATGCGACGGCATGCCGTGATAAGCCATAGCTCCAATCATTTCGTAGTAATCACAAGTCTCGTAAGCAAGCGGAAACCAATCTAGTCCGTGCTCTTTTGCCATCTTACAAAGCTTTTCATCCCACTCTGCTAGTTCATCAAAGAAGTTCACAACTCACCCCCAAAGAAACTATTGAATGCCTCCCATATATCTTCCTTACAAGTAATAGAGGAAGACTTAAACTTGTCATACACTAAACCTTCAAAGAGTACTCCTAAGCTTTTATCTCTTAAAAACTGTATCCTGTCTGCGCTTGGCTCAATTTCACAATAGCCATAGAATTGAACCTTCGGGATCATCTCATCAATTTGGCTTAGCAAAGCCTCATTATCACTTGGCCAGTTATCGCCGTCAGACGCGTGAAAAGTATATATATTCCATGATGATGGATGGTATCGGGAGTCAATGATCTCGTTCACCATCTTGACACCAGTTGATGTGATCGTACCTCCAGATGAGCCACGTTCAAAGAAGCTTTTTTCATCCACTTCATAAGCTTGAGATTCATATGCGACAAAATTTATTTCAACGGTGTCGTATCTTGAACGGATGAAATGATAAAGTAGGAAGAAAAAGCTTCTCGACAGGAACTTCTTTTCAGTAGTCATAGACCCAGATATATCCATCAAAAAGAAGATAGCAGCATTCGAAGTACGCTTTTCGGTAACTTTAAAGTGCTTGTAACGTAAATCCTTTTCCAAGAAACTAAAGTTCTCATCAGAGTCGGAGTCTCTTTTGCCCGCGAACTCATCTTTCTTCATTCTCTTAATACGTTGAATTGCAGACTTCTTTTTATCTAGTCTTGGTCTGATGCCTTTTGTCCTGTAACCTTTCCTTCTGATTTTCTTGGTTATTACTTGAGCATTCTTCTTGTCTTCAAAGTTTGGAAGCTTTAAGTCTTTAAAGAGATATTCTGCGACTTGATCAAGAGTTAACTCTACTTCGTAGAACTCTTCGCCTTTTTCGTTACCAGGTTTATCAGGGTTTCCTTGACCTTTTTGCTTCTTCTTTTTTCCGATTGTTTGACCGCGACTAATATCGTTGCCTTCACCAGAACCAGCTCTTCTGGATCCGTTGTCTCCATAGACAAAGCGATGTTCTTTGATTCCCCTAACTGGAATCTTAAACTTCTTTTTTCCACTTTCTCCGATGATAGATTCTTCTGCTACGATATTGTGAATGCCGTCTTTTATCGCTTTTTCGATCTTTTTTCTATGACGTGCTCTGTCGCTAGCTGATCGGTCTGCGATAGTTTTATGCTTCTTGAATATCGACATTCTTTTGTATCCTTGGATCCTAAACCATTCTACATATTACTAACTATGGATTATATTTCCTAGAGTGCTCTGAATAAAAATATTCAACGCCAGGTCTCAGGTAGCTTAAGCAGTTTTGTACAAACTCATCCTTTGTAACCCACCGCCAGCCTGCATGCTCAACTAAACCTGATGATGGGTTTTTTGTGATGGTCGGAGTTTGATTTGTGCTAGCACAAAATGAAGTTAGCTCACCGTTGGTGAAAGGGCTGTAGAGAATATCACCACTCCTAACCATCACTGAACACTCCTCGAAGCACTCTCTGGTGGCTGTAGTAATATCATCCTCCCCCTTTTCCTTGTGACCTTTCGGTATATCGAATATGCCATCTTTCCGAATTAATGCTAACATCAGCGGCGAGGGGCTGCTAATAGTGTCTTCTCGAAATAGCACGAATCCCGATCCAGCCATTATTCATTCTCCCCTGCCGTAATCATCGCTAATTCGGACAACATCATCTAAGTGGTTCGTACTTACTTCGATCACTTTCACATATCGATCTTCTGGTGCACAGAATCTGTGAACTTGTCCAGGTTCTACATGTAACGTTTCACCTTGCATCAGTCTTGTTTCATTATCATCTTTGTCATAATTCAACAACACACCTTCCATGACATACACTGTCTCTGTCTTTTTTTCGTGGTATTGCTTCGAAAGCCGTTGGCCGGCTTCGATAACAATAAGCTTGGCTACATAATCTTCTGTCTGGGCCCAAATTAACTCAAATCCCCAGGGCTTATCAATCTTTTTTCTCATCATTTTCCTCGTTAGCTGCGTTTTCAATTAACCAAGAAGAGCTCTGGATTTTCTCTCCACCAATGTTAAACAACACTTCACATCCGACTTGTTGACAAATGTCCCATTCAGGAATGTCCTCAGGTGCCGCTCTATCTCCACCCTTGGTAAAAAATGTCGGTTTAAGTTTTTCAATGGCACCAATTACTGTTTGGCCACCATCATCCCAAATGATAGCAGCATCAACACCACGAATACCAGCAATAATTTCAGCACGTTCTGCCTCATTCATGAACGGCTTTCCTTTTTTTCTGTTTAGGAAACCGTCACCGTTGACAATGACGACGACATGTCCGCCATCAAGATCTGCCATGTCAGCGGTCTCTAAAATACATCTAAGATGTCCGATATGTAAAGGATCAAACCCACCAGATGTCATGTATATAGGGTTTTCTGTTTGTACCCATGACTCTTTCAAGAAATCTTCTATGTTGTTGTAGACTTTCATAATTTTAAACACTCCCTAAACTTAGCTGGAAAAAGAGATGAATTAGATTTGTAGAACCTCTCGAAATCTGAATCCAGAATATACGTCACTGCTCTATCCTCGTTAGACCTGACTGACCTTCCAACAGACTGTACGATGGTCTTAGCAGTCTGAAGCGGATACCACCACTGCCACTTATTCATCTTCTTTTTAATTAGTTTGTCACCGAGGTAAGGGTACGGTACTTTACAGATAACTTGAAATCTACTTAACTCTCCCTTTAGATCAACACCCTCTGTCATTGAAGGAGAAATTAGAACAGTCGGTTTTTTAGACTTCTTGTGCTTTTCCAAGACTTCGTCCCGGTTATCAGATCCATGGATCAAGATTCTCGTGCTTCTGATATTCTTCTTAATATAGCTAGCGACCTTATACGAATGACAATGTATGATGCCTTTTTCATTCTTGTGTTCATCAATGATCTGCTTAATAGCTTGTACCATCTTAGGCAAAGTACCGTCAATAGCAGAGTACGTCATCTTTCCGATACCGGCGTAGATGATCGGCATATTCTCAACAGGAAACGGCGACTCGAGAGATATAAAAGCCATATCCTGAGAAGGGATACCGACCGACAAAGCAAACGCATCTCTATCAAGAATTGTCGCAGACATTAATACGACGTAACGACCATGATCATATAGCATTTCATTTGCATACGGTGCTACATCAATTGGTTTAAATTGTAGTTTTCTACTTGACATATTGTCTTTTGGTATGTCATTCATAACCCAATTATTTCCGTCATACAAATCTAAGAACCTTCTTAGCTTACACACATGCTTATCAAGCATCTCAAACTTTTTTGCAATTGATGCAAATTCGCCTGATCGAATTTTCTCCTTCAACCCAATGTATTTTTCCATCATCTTCTCAAGATGAGTAAGTTTTGAAACTGTTGTCTTCAAATATACATCACTGATCCATTTAATGTACTGTAGTTGCGTCATCCCATTCGGGATAGACATATTCAAGAATGACATGCAAAACTTATCAGAGATGGTGATCTCAATAAATTTGCTCAACTCTGAATCGATATTGTGGGCCTCATCAATTACCAGAACATCTCTTGGCGTAATTTTGCCAGAGTATTGTGTCTCTGCTAGAAAGTAAGGGAAGTTAGTAACTCCCTCTGTTCCATTGACAAAAGATTCTTTGGCTTTCTTATATACACAATTAAACGCGCATGACTTAAAGAACCTGCTCGATTTGTCTGCTGTCTTTAGAGCTCTTAAGCTTTCTCCACAAGAAGTTCCCTTATTGAAGTTGCAACAGTAGTTAGACGAAGATTTAATCGACTTCATGGGTCCGCTAAATCCACCAAAGTCTTTGACATACTGTTCTTGTAGAATTTTTTGAGTGGTTAAAAAGTATGCACCGGGCGCATGCTTTTCTGAACTTCCATCGCTAAGAAGTCTTGCCACTGTTAATCCAATAGCTGATTTCCCGACACCGGTACCAGCCTCGATAACCACAAACTTCTTGCCTTGTGACTTTATAGCGTCGATTGAAAATTCTATAGCTTGAAGCTGCTGATCTCTAATTGACTTATACGGAAATTTAGAAATAATTTCTTGATTCATGCACTACTCCTGATGCTATATTGTAATAGCAGGGCAAAGCATGTTCAGAAAGTCAGGATTAGAGAATCGATAAGTTCGATGGTTTCCGAGGTGCTTTCAACTTTAAAGGACCGATTGTCAGAAATTAGCTTCTCATAGATGTGCCAATCGTTCCCCCCTGGATCACAGCGGTCGCCGGCGAACCATATATCATGATCAGGGTAGTGCTTTAGAGCGTATGTTTTATCCCATCCAGTCGGGTATATATCAAAACTAGTTGTACCCCCAAGAGCAACAGTCACGTCGATACCATCTTCTTTAAGTAGGGAAGACAATTGTGAACAATACTTCTCTCTTATTCCTTCTTGCTGATCCAAAGAGGTCCACGCGCTTCTTTGTTCTTGGCCGGCTAATCTCCCTATTGGACACCAGTTTAATAACGAGCCCCTGTATTGAAAGAATGTACCGGTAAAAGGAAGGTTCGGATAGTCGGTAGTGATAGCAGTCTGCCAGCTCATACATCTAGAAATAATCTTATTGTATACAGCCTGACCAATTTCCTTAAGCATATCAGCTTCAGAGACAAGTACGTAATTGTTGGAGCTGTTTGACGAATAGAATTTTGTACCGTTGCAAGGTAGAACATCTAGCCTATTGACTGGAACCCCACCGATATCAAACGCTCTTCCCATCTGCTGCATTACGTAATCCATGTCTGATCCGGTCACGATACCAACTCTAGAGTGCTTGGTGAGACGTATTAAAGCAGCTATCATATCATCTTCTATTGGCTCTCTAGCTGGTGTCAGAGTACCGTCCATGTCAAACAAGACAATTTTTTGTTTCGCAGTCATCGTTTATTATGCTTCCTTCTATACTTATTATTAATAAAGATCCCATTGCGGAGCATTTGACAAATGAGAAAGTTAATCATTCAGCTGCTACTCTCGATTACGGCTTTATTCTTTCTGCTGTCTGGTTGTCTCAACATTAAAGTTCCGAATAAAATTATAAGAACAACAGACAATACTGTAATCAAAAAAGAGAACTCATACTTCCCCATAGAGTCATTTGTCATGACAACACAAGAGTTTGTTTTTTCAATCTCATGCGAAAATGATAAAAGCGAAGGGTGTGTAGAAGGAATCTTGGGAAGTCAAACCAGCATGGGTTCAGGGTTTATTTTAGAGACCTCAAGTAAAGATGAATATATCGTTACAGCAGGTCATATATGCATGCCTCCAAAGATGCCAATGGTACCCGGGCCATTAGCGTCAAATCTCAGGGTGGCTTACAGGATAAGCTTGACTACAGGATTTGGCAGAGAAGGACGAGGAGAGATTGTTGCGATCGATACAAACAATGACATATGTCTCCTCAAAGCGAACAAGGACTTAGGACCCGGTTTAGAGATAGCACAAAAGGACATGATGCTCCATTCCAAAGTATACAACATGGCCAACCCAGCTGGGCTATCTTCTCCGTTAGCAGTTCCTGTTTTCGATGGTTACTATATCGGTGATATATCGATGATAAGTCTATTCACAGTGCCGGCGGTAGGTGGCTCAAGTGGTTCTCCGATAATGAACCACAAAAATGAAGTTGTCTCCATTGTGTCAGCGGCAGCTGTTAGGTTTGATGAATACGCTATTGGACCAAAGACTAGATCAATAAGAGAATTTCTATTAGCTCATCTCCCTGATGATTCTTAACATAACGTTTTCTATTAACGAATCAAGTTTGGTAACAAGCTGATCGTGTAGGTTTAGAGCAAACGTTCTTGCCTCTTGGTCGGTCTTAAATGTCTTAAGGCCTGAGTCATAACTCAACTCTTTACACGAAACGTTTGCGTGCACATCTCCCCAAGCCCCGGGATAAATCTCAACACTGATTCTTGGATCGTTAAAGTGAGTTATAGGGTTTGGGTCAAGAGTCTTATAGTTGCTTCCTATCCCATTTTCATTTACTTTGGCCATGACTTTAATTATTACGCTACTTTAAACATAATCATGGTAGCGAAGAGTCAAGTCTTCATAAGGAAGATCACTATCCCGCGCAAACTGTACGGTCATTACCTTACTTACCTTGTTCAGCTTAAGAAAGTCAATAATTACTTCTTCCTTAAAGCTTCCTGTATCACATGTGTTCTCGTAATAACTCTTAATAGCAGTTTTTGCGCAGTCTAAATTAGCAAATGCCCCAATAATTCTTGAGCCATCCCATCCCTTCACGGTAACAACAACACTATCATAGTGGGTATCAGGTATATGTGTCATCAGGCCTCATATACAAACACATCATATGAATCTAAAAACGTGATCAGAGTCATGTTTAGTAACTCTTTTTCTGCAATAAGTCGAGGGTCGCTTTCTTTAGAGTGCTCTAGTTGAGTATCAACAACCTTGATTCTATCAAGCAATCTACGAAGCTGCGAATGAAAAACAGCATGCTCGGCGAACATGAGAAGATTATAATCTGCTTCCTCAAATGGGGTCAAGGTAACCTCCTTTGCTCCCAAAATGCTCGCGATGTCTCTCATATCAACTCACTCCTCATTTAGATATAATTCTAACGAGTAGTAAGATATTGTTCACCCATTACGCTGCTGAAGAAGATAGACATAGTTCTCGTGAGTATCAGCCAGTCCTCCGAGCATATTGTCCATACCATAGCTAAGTACTCCCATATCTTCTAGAACTTGTGCGGTTCCTTCAGTTATCTGGACTAAAGCCTTAGTATATTCAAGAGCGAGAGCAGCAAGCCTCTCAGCTGGTAGACCTACAGGAGATTCCCACTCACCAAGAATAAGCATAGCGTCTCCCATAATCTTCATAGGGCAAGCAATAGACTCATCCTGAAGTACTCCGAGACCCTTCTCTACCACTCCGTCGACGGAGCCTTGTACCTCTTCATAGATCTTACCATAAAGCTCTACATGGTCACCAGCAAAGGACGGACCACTAACTACATTGTGCGCGCCGTGCATCCAAAGATGGTAAGCTCTAAGGAACCCAACATACGCACCAAGTACTTCGGATGGTGCCGGCATCATAAGATCATCAAGCTCTACGTGAGCATCAACTTCAACATTGTCTAGTTCAGCGCCACACGAACCGCAGCATTCTTTCAGTCTCATGATTCATCTCCTTGTTCCATACGTCTAATTTTGTAATCAAGATAGTGGTATACTTTACCGATGTTATCTGCAGCGACAGCGATCTTTGATTGTACCCATTCTGGTAGATCATCATCGTCAAGCAGTTTATCATGCAGTGATTGAGAATAACGAGCGATCTTGTCAAGTTGAGATTTTGACATGCGACCCTCACCTTCACCGTAACCGAGTTGTCGAGGCTGTTCAGGTCCAACCACAAGATCATCTAGTGTAAGCTGCTCTGAGATAATTCTTCTAAGTTGTTGTTTTGTGATCTTCATGATTTCTCCCTATCGCATGCCAGACTTTGCGTCTTCAAAAGCTGCGCTTATCAAATCGACCGCTTCACTATCAGAAGCCCCGACGTCCGAGTGTTTCTCCATTAGGGCATTTAGCCTTTTTCTTGCATCACTCATAAACAAGGCAACTTCGTCAAGCAATGCGTCAAACTCTGCTTCTACTGACGATCCAGCATCGTTGTAAAGACCGTACTCACTCATACCAAATTCGTCGAACGATTCTTTGATGATTCTTCTAAGTTGTCTCTTGGTGATTTTCATGATTTAATCCTGTCCTATGTATCCGCGAGTGGAGACTTTTTCGCCGACCTTCTTGAGAAGCTCTGCGGCTGTTGGGCCGGTAGCTGAAGGGCCTGAGTTAAGGGCAGCTTCGATAGCACTTTCTGGATCGTCAAAATCCTTCCCTATACGACCAGAGATCGTATTGTTAAAGTTACCCCCAACTCGAGCAGTGTATTTACCATCAGGGAGGAGGTATACAGTAATACCTTGATCGCTTTGACCACCAGCATTGTACTTGTAGCTCTGGTATTCTACGAACCACTTACCTTCTCGGCCCTTAATAGGACCCTGCATTTTGTCAGCATAGGGAGCAATCAGAGGGTGGCTTAGATCAGGAAACACTCCATCTTGACCCATTGCTTCTTGTAGAATATTTCTAATCTGTGTTCTTGTGATCTTCATGATTACCCCGCCGTGTGTCTATAATAATCTACAATAATCTGGAGTCCATCACTGGAGACTTTCGATGTGTAGACTCCAGATAGAGCTGCCATTGAGCCACCTGCTTCCCGAACCTTAGCATCCCGGGTTTTAAGAAGATTAATATCTGCTTCTGGAACAGGCTGCCCGTCTTTTCTGGCGTATACAGTCTTCTGCCTAACATCCCCGCGGTAGCGACCATAAGGGTAGCTAGTGTCATCAGAAATAACGTCATAGTCTCTATTTAACAATTCAACGGCTCGCTTATTTGCGTCTATACCACTTTCTGCCATGATAGCTTCCCTGATGATCTTTCTAAGTTGTTTGTGCACAACACTTTCCTCAAAGAGCTCTGGATGTTTCTTCTTGATCTCGGCGTCGGACATACCAGAAGCACGCATTCTGGCAATCTTGACATCTTCGAAATCGTTCTTGCCGTCCTTGTTCTGATCCTTTGCCTCTGAATAGCGCTCAATTCTAGAACCAACAGGAACGTCAGCTGCTTCTACATCGCTGAGTGAATCTATACTGTAGGGGATCTGCTTTGCGCCAGGACTTAACGGCGCGAGGTAATCTAAAATTTGAGTTAACTCTTCGTCGTCATATGCGATCTCTGACTGGGGTTGACCGTTGATGGAGTAACCAACCACAACAGGAAATTCAGTCTCTTCTGGCCGGGGCTGTTTTAGATCTCCAGGCCTTGAATGAGCCTGCATCTCTTGGATACGCCGCCGGACCTCTGCGACAATAATCTCTAGAGTCTCTGGACTCGCAACGTTCGATTCACCACCAGTGATCTTAGAATGGTCGAGGTCGTGGACGAGGTTTTCTCCGCCGGCCCAGGCATCTTCCGTAGCCTCTAAGTCTTCAAGCTTTTCAAGCTCAATCTCGAGCTGTTCAGCAATGATCTTTCGAATCTTGTCTCTTGAGTTGCGCATATAAAAAATCTCCCGTGCGTAGATACTAATAGTAAATATAATCTAAGGCTGTGTATTGCTGGTCAGCAGCGGCATTATCTGCCACCTTTTGGGAGATCGCGCTGTATAAAGTTCGCCGGGAGAGAAGAGAAAAATACCAGTAGAGAGATTTTCTGAATCGTCTATCTTTTTCTTTACCGTGTAGAGGCGCCCAGCGAGACTTCTTGCCTCATCCCAAGTAGAGCATGCTCCGACGCACGTCTCCTTATTGACACTGGCATCTTTGTACCAGACGCAATAGAAAGACGAGACCATCAATCTACTAGAATGCCTGCTAGCTTACGCCAACGTGCAAGGTCAGCTGACTCATTCAAATCATCATTACCAACGCTCTCAGGAATAAGCTGGAATCTGTGAGCAAGACGATCGCGGTTAGGAAGCTTGTCCCATCGAACAAGGTGATCGAACTCATGGTCTCCATGACCGACGACTTCACCGGCGCCCCATTCAGGGTGCGTAACACGAGTGCCGACAGGTAGTCGCTCAGCATCGCCCTTTGGCATGGGCATGGCAGCGTCCATCTCGTCTAGCTCATTGTGCTCGCCTTCTTCGTGTGCTTCTTCATTTAGCACTTCCATGATCAGATTTCTCAACTGGGTTGCATTGATTTTGTTGGACATTTTGATTTCTCCATCCTGGTTGTTTTTCTAAATATACAGCATCATCGCTCTGTTGCTTGATTGATTTTACGTACATGTGCAACCAGACAGCAACTATTATAGATATTACAGCGAACGTCTTGTTGATCTTCTTGATTCGCTCCAACACGACCCATCCGCCTCCTCCTCAACGATTACAGCTCTATTATAATAGTCAAACCCACGTTGTTACCTTTCCCACCCTCATACAATGGCACCGCCGGAGAGTGAAGTGGGTTTTCTCATTTATCGGCGCGTCGGCGCCGGACACACGCGTTTTTTTGGAAACAGTGAATAACGCGGGACGCGTTTTCGGCACACCCACTTTTTGCGTTTCATGGGTGCATCCTCGCGCCGAAGGCGTGCCTTCTTGCTCGGATCGCACTCCAAGAGAAATCACAATACATCCAGTCACCATACTTAAAGGTAGATCGGTTGTGAAAGGATACCCTATGGATATGGGTTTTGAATTAACGGTCTATGCTATTGCCATCATGATCACCGGGGGACTTGCCTTCGTAGTGCGGAGCGTCATCACAATTGACAAGGCGCTCAAAAAGCAAATGAGTGAAATACAGGCGCAGATATCCAGAATCATGATGTCAGATCCAGATAGAGACTCGGAACTCAAGGGAGAAATTGACTTGACTCACCCGCGAACAGGTGAGAAGCTCCGTGCCAAGGCACGCTTCAGAGTCATCTCCAGTCGTCCCGGGACTCGCCGACCTTAGACTCAATCATGTCTCGAGACCGCGGGTCTCAGAGGGTCACTTGTGACCTACAACCTCGGCCCATGAACCCCACTCTTTAGCGCCGTCTCCGTCGTCAATGATCATGCAGTGTTGCATGATGCGTTCGTCAACATCTTCAGCGGTACCGGTCTCAGACCAGAGAACAGTCCAGACTTGACGTCGCTGTTGCCGGACTTCAGTCCAGTAGCGATCCGTGCTCGTGACGAGCCCGTGACCCAAGTGCGGATGAACGATGATGCACCCAACAAGGTTCCGGTGCAGAGCACCGCGCGGGGAGAATACAGTTTCCTTTGCCATATCGTTAAGTATACGCTCTAGATAATCGACGTTAACACAAGGTAATCGACGAGCCGGTTGGCGGGCCAGCCAGTTTGCAACTCACCCGTGTTCCATAGGACGCTACAGACAATGATGTAATCGGGACGATGCGTGCTTTGGCGCGTCGCAAATGCGGGTTCGGTCGTGACAGCAGTGATCAGCCCCGGGCCGTAGACCGGATGGTCAACAAGTGAGCCAATGATAACATCAGAATAGCGTGAGTCGGTGTCCATAACATTTAAGTATACTAGCAGGTCACGGGCTGCCGGCAGAATGCACAAGCAACAGCACGTTCATATCAACATCCTTGAACATATCACCCGAGGCCCAGAGGACGTCTACAAACCGAGTACATGAATTAGAAAAGCGAGACTCACAAACCCGGGTAACAAGACCGAGTCCCATTGCTGTACCCAGTAGATCTCCGTCAACGCAGACAATGTCTCCCACACCGATCACGAATATGCCTTCCTGATTTGGGCGATCGATTCGATCGAGAACCGACCATCCGGCCAAAGGACTTCATAGCGGACCCATTCACCCGAATACTCCTCTAGACCAGATGCTGCATCTCGCATCCATAGAGCTTCCCCCATTTCGAAGTCATCTCCCTCTCCAAACACCATACTCAAGAGTTCACGAGGTTCTACCCGCCTGATAACGAGTCCTGGGTAGGGATCGGTGTCTTCCTGCTCATGAACCCGGACCACTGTGTCTCCCGCGCCGATGCTGAGCTTGCTATGGTGCGTCATCTCGAACTCTCTGAATGTGGTGTTCAACGATGTGATCTGGTCGACCCGATGCAATGCCGTCTCTGAACCACTGGACTGTGTACCACATGTGAGGGTCTGCCCATTCGTTACGCTGTGAGTCGGGGTCTGGGTACTTGACACCTACAATAAGACCCACTGCATCTCTAAAGACGTGACCGGAGTTGGCGCCGCCGATCGGTGGAGCCCACTGGACAATGTCTCCTACTTTGAAGTCTCTGTTTTGTCTTGCCATGGATTTCGATCCTCTGTGACTCGTGTTATCTCATTGTTGAAGACGTGCTCTTGAGTGATGCTGGGTTGTCCATCTGGGTAGAACCACTGCACAACATAGCGGACTCGCGGGTTGGGCACTCTGAATCCGGCGCCTCGAGGTTTGATATCTACTCGCGTCACGATTCCCACGCGAGAATCGCTGTGGAAGCGGGGCCAGCCCCACCGGACCAGATCTCCGACCTCTATGAGCTTACTTGCGGACATATCCATATCCTTCCAATGTCAACATCCATCCACCGCATGGGGTCTTGCACCAGAGGTGGTGAGCGTACCGGCGACCTGAGCTGTAGATCGGGTTGGTGAAGTACCGAGTATAGTGCCCTTTGCTCCATACCTTTCCGCGCTCCTGGCACAAGTGCTTTGTGACATCCGTGTACCGCGCTCCTGGGTTATCGAATAGATAGTTGGCAATGATGTGGAGATTGTTCATGTGCTCTTCTTTCGTTTTCTTTAGTACCGCGTTGAGTCTCTCTCTTGGGGTACCCTTTTCGTTTTCAAAATTTCCCGAGAATTTTTTTTGGGATTTTGGGCTTTTGGTTTTCAAAATCGCTCCGAAAAAATTTTTTACCGCGCTTAGGCATATGCCCTCCAGAAAGGCCCACTGAGTAGGCTCCAGGGGGCCACCAGAAGGGGCCAAAAGGGGCCTGTTTTCAGGGGCCCCCGATGGGGCCATCTGGGCCACTTTTTCTCGCTCGGAGTGGGGCCCCTCTGTACATTTTACCAGGCCTGTTTACCAGCCCCCCTCTATACAGGAACTCAAGGCCGAACAACTCTCCGGACCCGGACACGCTTCGGGGGTAGAGCTTTCCGAATCCGGGTGATCATCCCGGCATCTGGTTCGTACCCCCGACGCTCTGCCGCTTCAAGCAGGTCTCTATATAGAGTCAGCATCTCTCTCTCGTTCCAGTCTCCCTCTAGCTCTATGTTCGGCGGAGGCTTGTATAGAGGTACCACTTCTTCGCTGAGCTGGATGAGATACGTCATGCAGTTTGTGACGTGCCACTCTACGTTCTCTATATCTGTATCAAAGGCAGACATCTTGTCCCAGTCCTCTATCCAGAACATTCTGGCAATGTCTACTTTTTCTTCGTCTACTTTCATGTGATGCTCTCAAAATCTGTTTTTACTAGCGGCGGAAGCTCTCCACTGATCATGCCGCCATGTGCTTCAATACACATCATAACTGTATCAGCTGGTACCCAACCGTATACTGTCCCCGTTGGATCCTCCGGGGTCTCAGCGTATTCGTGGAGGTAGTAATCATATGAGGAGGGGAAACCTACCTCTACCGCAGTATAGGGTCCCTGGTCGTCACGTGGAGTACAGTAGCTGCGTTCACTTGCCTGTACACTCATGGAGAATCCATCAGCACATTCCACTCGTTCATTTGCCTTCTTAAACTTCATTACGCCTCCTGCAGACTCTTTGGCCAAGTCATCTTTACGATGACGTCCTTCTTGTAGTTGAACATCCAGTCCTGAACTGCTCCGTCAGGGGTAACCACCCAAGCTCGGGGCAACCGGCTCGGACCCGGGTCAGGAGCGTAGCCGTCGGTCAGGATGATGTACCCGTCGAACTCCCGCTTGTGCTTTCCAGCGTGCTCGGTCGGAGCAGCGAAGTCCGTACCACCGCAGCGAGTCCGGTTGGCAGGGTGACCCTTACGCTTCCATACCGTCTTGCTCTTCTCATCCACCTCGGTGTCGAAGTGGTAGCAGGTGAACTCAGTGTTCTTGGCCAGGTTAGCCAGCTCGCCGAAGCAGAGGGCCAGCTCACGATCGCTGACTGAGCCGGACTGGTCAATGTAAGCTGCCACCGAGCTCGTGTACCCACGCTTGGCACCGGGAACCAAACGACCCATGGTGCTGTGAAGGCGGCTGTAGCTCGTGGTCCGGTTGGCCCGTCGGCTGTAACCACAGAAGCGGTCAAGGATCTTCTGCCAGGGAACTTCGTTGACCAGTGCTGCCTTGATCTGCTTCCGCAGTTCTGCAGGTACCGAACCCCAGCTACCCTTCTGGTCGCACTCCTTGGCAGCGTCACCAGCAGCCTGCTTGACCTTGGCCTTGATGTACTCACGGTCTTCATCGCTCATTTCGCCCCAGCCGTCATGGTCATCCAGCGTACCAGGGACAGTGGGGAGAGGGTTACCGTCAGCATCACAAATCTGACCGTTCTCGTTGATGGTCACATCACCATCGCGGAGAGCATCAGCCAGACTCTTACCGTTCTGCTTCGGGTTCTCAATGGCTTCCTTGACTTCATCATCTTCCATGAGCCGCGCGAAGTACCACTCAGCAGCCTGCCCAGCTGGGAAGCTTTCAATCTTCTTGGACACTGCCTCGTACTGCTTGACAGCTGCCTCACCCATTCGCTCCTGTTGTTCCTCAGTCAGCGGCTTAAACGCCTTACCCGGGAAGAGACCAAACTCAGGAAGCTCGTCCATGAGGTGGCTGTTGATCGCCAAGTCAGTGGCGTAGTTCCAAACCTTGTGAGGCTCGTACTTACGAGTGGTGGTGTGTTCGAGGATGAGGTGGAGCATCTCATGCTTGAGGACTCCCCGAATCTGCTTACCGGGCAGAGCCGCCATGAACCGGTCGTTCCAGTACATCTGCAGGTCCCCGTCCTTCGCAATAACTCCGGCGGTCGGGATCTTCCGAGTCCGGGTCTTGGTCAGGATTCGAAGGACCTTAGTGTAGAACGGCTCCTCCAGCATCATACCAACGAGGTGAGGCTGAAGGTCAAATGCCTTGGCTACCTCTTCAGAGGCGTGCTCAAAGGGAGCGTCTGTTGCGGTCGTCTTGTCTGCCATGTGGACTCCTGTAGTTTTGGGAGAAGCTCTATTCCTTCCCCACCATCATTTATATAATACCACAGGTTAAAGCACTATTGCACGAATGTCTACTCTTTGTCGTTATTATTCTCTGTCGGCGCCGTCTGAGGAGGGTTGATTGACTCTACCACAGCTGTCATACGGGCATGTAGGAACTCTAGTCGATCCTTAAAAGCCTGCTGTGTCCATCCATCGTTACGCATGTTAAGAGCTTCAGTATGCCACTCTCGAATCTGAGCGATCATCTCGTTAAGAGTTACTTTCTTTTCGGCCACGGGTTACCTCCTGTCTATAGAGGATTGTATAAAGAAGGGGGACCGAGTTAACCCAAAAACCCCGGTCCCCCTTAGGGAGCAAACTCCCGTTTACTTCTGAGTAGCGCGAGCGGCGTTAACCAGCTCGACCACCTTCATGCCGATGGCCTGGTTCAGGGGCAGCAGGTTCTTCATGTTCCCTGCCTTCTGAACTCCGGTGAAGACCTGGATGAGGAACTCACCACCAACCTCTTCCGCGAACTTGGCAATCCGCTTCACCTGAGCCGGCTTCCAGTTGTTGTCCGCGGCGTGAGCCGTGATCTTCTCAACCACCGAGGCGAGCTGGCTAGCAGGAGCATCCTTGATGTCTGCAGCCTTGATCTTACCCTCGAGGATGTCTTCAGCGGTGATCTGGAGCTCGTAGTTCTTGACGAAGTCGCGGAAGGCAATAGCTGCCTCAACTCCGACGAACCCAGTCAGGACGGGGTAGAAGTGAGCCGGAACATCGTTACCAGCCAGCTTCTCCGGTGCCAGACCCATGTGAACCAGCGAGTCGCTGAGACGGTGCCAGCTGGCCGGAGTCGGGACAACCGTACCGGGCTCAACCGAGGCCGGGTCAACACGCCAGTGCGCAGGCTCCTGCTTGATGAACTCGACCATGACCTTGTCCACACCAGCACCGGCAGCCCAATCGGTCCAGTCAGCCACTGTGGGCTCAACATCGCAGACCCAGAAGCGGCGGAGCAGAGCGGGGTCCATCTCGTTGACGTCGTACTCGTTACCGGCGTTGATGGCCGCGATGACCCGGGTTTCCGGGTGGAGTCGGTAGGGGACACCGTCCTCATCGTTACCGAGCTCACGGTCCAGGACAATCTGGAAGAAGGCCTGCATCACGGTCGGCATGGAGCGGTTAAGCTCGTCCAGCATGATGACACAGGGGCGGTCACAAGCGGTCTTGAACCAGCTAGGGACCACGAAGGTGGCAACCTTCTTCTCATCGACAGCCCGCATATCCGGCAGACCACCGACCTTCGCCTCATCCATGGTGGAACCACGGACATCGATGAAGGGCAGACCGAGCTCATCAGCGAAAGCCCGGGCTACGTGAGACTTACCCACACCTGTCGGTCCTCGCATGAGAACAGCAATGTTGGCGGGAAGGTTGGGAACGATGGTCTTGATGGTCTTGATGTCCATGTGAACTCTCCTTGGTTGGGTTAACGTTGGCGGCCATTCCTTATCCCCACCAACATATAAATAATACCACAGTTCCTATGCTGTTTGCACGATTGTCAAAACTTATGCAACATTTTTGTCATTCTTTTCGCGCTTACTGTTTTCATACCCACGCTCTCGAGCGATCTTGCGTCGGACCATTCGAGAAATAGCTTCTGGATCGACACCACGGAACCAGAGGTCCATAACGTAGTCTCGCATATCTGGGTCGAGGTGGGGGTTGGGGTTGTTATGACTGTACTTCTTGTTCTTATCCATCACCGTCTCCTTCGTAATCTTGGTGATCAACTCAAACTAAACGATCGTTAGCATGTGGAATGGAACATCCCAAACCACACCACTATTGAGATCCTTGACCAATGCCTTCTTGTACTTTACCCTATGAATTGTTCCGTGGATGTCTCCCTGCTCGCTATGAAAGAACTTCACAGCCTGTCCTTGATACAGCTTGCTCTTTGTCGCTGCCTCTCGTCTCTCCCGCCGAACCAGCATCTCATCTGACAGAATCTTGAAAGCGATGTTCAACTCATCATCAGTCAAGACAAGACATCCGGTCTTAAGCGCTTCTACCAAACCATTCATTTTCATTATACCTCAACTTTGTGAAATGTACAAACTTCTAAGTGGTTGATATCGTTGGCTTATTCAGCCGCCGCGGCACAGGACTGAAGGGTGAACATATCGACCATCTGCTGGATGTCCCGAGCGGCAGCGATCTTGCCCTGTAGCTGCTTGATCTGGAGCTCCATCTTGCTGACGGCATCATCGATTCCCTTCGAGTACTCCTGGTTGGCTGCCATGATCTCATGGACACCGTGACTCGGTCCGCGGTACACGACTCGGATCGGCGCTTCATCACGCTCACCCCAGCCCGCGTTGATGAATCCCGCACGAGTGCCGGCATCAAAACCAGCCTTCAGCATCATTTCATACTGCATCCGAGCGTGCTGCTCGCTGTCACCGAAGACCACAACCTCATTGGATTCATGACCAATACGGATGTTGTAGAGGTTCTTCTTGCTCTTTTCGGCGACCATCTTCCGCACCTGAGTGAACCGTTCGTTCAGTCGGTTGAGACGGCGAGTACTCTGAGCCCCGGCCTTGAAGAGCTTACGGCTTACAAACACTCTCTCCGTTCCGTCCGCGGAGGGCATATACTGGTGGTAGCCCATACCAGCTGCTTCGATTGTCGTTGAAAGATCAGCGAGCTCCCACGTACCGATCCCGGCTTTGGCAACCTTGTAGAGCTCAAAGATGTCGTAGCCGAGCTCACCACCCAGCAGTTCATCAGAGACCCAAGTGTCGGACCACGTATCCGCACGACGATAGTGCTTCTTCCGGAGCTTACCCTTCGGTCCACGTGGGAACCGCTCGGAGAGATCGAAGATCATCGCGGCGTGGGGGTTTTCCTGCTGGAGGAGTCGGAAGGTCTTGAGGTTCATGGTGTCTCCTTGTGACGTTTACTGTGGCGGGGGTTCAAACCCTTTCCCCACCTTCATTTATATAATACCACAGAGGGGGTCACATTTGCACGATTTTCACGAGTTATTCAAGTTATATTTTTTTATGATCCGAGTAACGCGTGTTTTTAGACCCACGTATCGCTGTGGTTCTTCCAAAGCTTTCGGTAAGTGATCTTGTGGGTCTTTGGCAGAGCCTTCGCACAGTGACTACCGATGAAGGTACCCCACTCAACGGGATCGTTAGGCAGCTCATGCTCTGGGATCGGAAGGAACTCTGCAAACCCAGGCTCATCACAAGAGCGCCGCACGACCACAGTCGCAGTCTCACGGTTCCGGATCGGTCGCTGACAACAACCGCACTCCATATCGTAGTCGCGATACCCATAAGAGCGTCGTGGGTTATAAGGTTCGACCTTGATCTTGATTACGTTTTCCATGAGACCCCCCAAGTGATTGAAATGATTAAACTTTTTAGGCTTCCACGCGCTCGAGCTTCTCAGTCTTGATGAAGACTTCCCGGCCCGTGTCAAGGTCAAGGAGCTTTGTCCAGCCGCCAGTGGTGTGGTAGTTGAAGTTCTGACGGCATCGAGCTCTGAGGACTCGGTATCCGATACCCTTCTTGAGGTAGGTAATGCCATCATCACCCATCAACCGCGGCTCACCCGCATCATCAAAGCACATACCGAACGTGTCTTCACCCGCCGCCTGAGCCTCTGCGATTGCCTTCCGGCGTTCTTCCCGCATACGCTCCTTGTCAGCAGCAGTGTAGTAGTACTTGGCGCGGACGGTAGTCTCCGGCACATAGTCCCGTACCGTGTTGTCCCAGCGGTCGCCGAACGCGTCGTCCCGAACCTTAACGATGTCGCCCTTACCGAATCCTACCTTTGCCATGCTGAACCTCCGTGTTCCTTATTAACCAACCTTGCTTACATTATGATTATACCACAGTGGTCAGCCCTTTGCACGAATGTACAAAATTATTTTATTTTTTTGTGATTATTTTAGAACGGCATGTCGACATCAAACTCTGGAGGATCGTACTCTGCATCAAAGCCGTAATGCGGCTCCTCCCAATACTCATCGCCCCAGACAATGATGTCCTCATCGGGGTCTCGGGTCTGCTCCTCGTAACGCTCACGAATCAGGTCTGCAATTTCACGCCACATGTGCTCTCCAAGCTGTTGATTTTATTGGCAAAAACAAAGGGTGCGGGAGGTGGGATTCGAACCCACAGAAACGGTGCCTACTCACCCTGCGGCTTTCGATGCGATCCGTGCAGACCCAGTCCGCTCGCCAGGGACGCCCATCCCTGTGCTCTAACTCTCCAGCGTTACCGTGGGCGCGGCCTTACTGGCTCCCGAATAGATTCCTTAATCAAAGATGGGGTAGTTCTTCCAGAAGCGATCCTGGTTCTTCACCCGTCGGAAAGTCTTCTCGTCGATGGTCAGCTTACCGGGCACAATGGCGTTACCCAGCTTCCGTGCCTGAGCCTTCGTATCGGCGTAGCACTGGTTGTATCCACCCTCGTTCCAGTTCCAGCGGTAAAGGTGCTTTCCCATTATCTCTCCCTCTCAGTCAGTGTCTCTAGAAGTTGGCCCACACAAGCCGAGCGTCAGCGCCCCGGCCCTCGAACCAGAACTTGAGATCGTCCCACGGTCCCATGGGGACAAGGACCTCGGTCATCCACCGCATCCGGTTCTCGTCGTCGACGTCGCACCACTGCTTTTCAACCCAGGCCACATCGGCAATGGTGAGGTCCTCGCGGACAGTGGCCAGAGTCTCGGGTGCCCAGTCCGGGATGGTGACAGTGCCGACCTTCATTCGCTCTCCTTTGCCGAGTTACCCCGACCAACATCTAGATTATACCATAGAGGGCTGGTACTTTGCACGATTATCTGAAGTTTATTCACACTCGTCGGTGATCGGGTCAAGGAAGGCGGCAAGGACCCACACACATGCGTTGTGCCACTCAGGAAACTGGACAAGGACAACGCTCTGCCAGTCGTGCTGCCACTCCTCTGGAACCTCTTCCCGGGTGGGTGCAGCATTAAGGACAAGACCCGTACCCCAGTTCCAGTGTGCAACGAGATCGCCGGCAAACATGTCTACCTCTCAGTCAAGAAATTCCAAGTCATCAATCTCTACCCACCGGACGAACCCCTCAAACTCGACAAGGACTCGACCGCAGTACATACCGTTGAGCGGCCGGACAATTCCCTCACCCAGCTTGGGGTGCACGGCCCGCAACTGAACATCAAACATGGACACCTCCAATCAAGAGCTTAACAACACACATGATGATGACGCCCTTCAACAGCGCGCCAATGATGATATCGGTATTTGTCTTCATGGTCAATCTCAGAAACGCTTGAACCGTTCAAGGGGAGCGCCGTCACCGGTACCCGCGAACAGGAGCTGGGTGGTCATGCCGTCGGCGTCGACATACTCAAGCTCGGTCATGGTCAGGAACGCTCCGTCACGGATGATCTGGAAGCGCTGTTCCTCGACAACGCAACCCATAATGGCCAGGTCCCGGCGGGTGTCGCCGAGCTGGGCGGCGAAAGCGGTGTTGTATTCGGCGGTGGGCATGCGGTCTCCTTTGTTGGTCTACCCCGACCAACATCAATATTATACCACAAACCGCCGGCGCTTTGCACGCTTTTTTCTCTTTTTTTTGTTTTATGCCGTGACAACAATCGCGAAGACGATAAACGCCAGCACCGCAGCAATGCCGATGACTTCTGTGACGTCGATACCTCTCATACACACCTCCCTAGAAGATTACAAAAAAAAGCCGGCGACCCGTAATGAGCCGCCGGCCCGGAGTTTCCCGTCACCTGCTGGTGAGAGCTTGATCCTAACTGTTGACCGCGGTGTCGTTAGTTCCGAGAGTCGAGTTAAGGAAACCCTGAAGAGCGCGGGCTTCCTTTACAGTCATGGAGAGCTGCGTGGTCGGCGTGGAGTAGAATCCATCCCCCGCGTTCGTCGCGATTGTGACGACATTGCTGCCGGCCTGCTTGCTCGTGGTGTTACGGTTCACTCCGAAAGTGAAGCGACTAGTCTGATACTGCTTCTCATAATTCATGTATGCTTTCTCCTTTTTTCTCAGCATGCGTTTGGTATTCCCTACCAACATTTAGATTATAGACGCCGCGGTCCGAGTGTTCATGAATCGGCGGAACTTTTTTTCACTTCAGCCCCGGGGAAAAGCCCTCTCGATTCCTCGCTGCGCGCGCTGTCGTGGAAAGTGTACAGAGGCGGCTCGTGGAGTTTTGTATAGTCGGAGAGCCCATGTGTTCTCTTGTGTTCTGGCGGGGAGTTGGGCCGAGAAAGCGGGAACAAAAACGCGATCAGCAGCGGGGCGACCAAGTCTCTCGTGTACAGAGGGGCAAAGTGAATAGTGGGGAACTCTACGCGAGAACTGGAGGAAACGCGCGTCTCCGAAA